TGGATTGGGCCATCCGTGTCCTAAAGCGCGATGATCGCATCGTCTGGTATCTCCGTTTGAAGCGCATTGACCGTGCCGCCGCTCAGAGAAACTTCCTTGAGCGTCGGGGGACAATGACACCCCAGCAGGCGGCTGAGGCCAAGCAACTCAACGATTGGATTGTCGTCGAGGGATCGCGACTACTCCAGAAGATGGGTGAACCCCAATTCAAGGATAACGAACGCTGGAACATGTCGTTCGGGATCGGCTTCGAGCGCGAGCTTGGTCACTTTATGGGTATGAATCTGCCCAAGATCAATCAGATCGTTTGGGGCTATCAGACCCCCGAGGGGCTGGTCGCCGAGTTCAAACATATCGAAAAGGAGTGGCAGAAGCAGGTTAAAGGGCTGATCGCTCAGCAAGATGGAACCGAGAAGATCATCGAGTTCCCGGATGGCTCGGCTTGGTTCAATTTGAACAGAGTATCCTGTTCGGCCGAGGCTAACGCGATGGGTCATTGTGGCAATAGCCAGGACATCGCTCGTGAACGGGATACCTTGCTGTCTTATCGTACGCCTAAGCCGGTCGATGGGCAACAGATGTGGGAGCCTCATCTGACGTTCGTCCTGGATACCACGAACGGCATGCTTGGTGAGATGAAGGGTAAATCCAATGATAAGCCGGTGGCGAGGTATTTTCCCTACATCATTAAACTGCTCGAACATCCCATGATCAAGGGGATCAGAGGTGGTGGATATGAGGCTCACAAGAATTTCACGCTGTCCGACCTCCCACAGGCTGATGCGGATCGTCTTGCCGAGATGAAACCGGGACTGGCTGATCCTCAGTACATTCTGAAGAAATTTGGTCCGACACAGCCTGCCTTCTACGACAAGGCACGTGCTATCCTGGATGCTGCGGCCGGACCAAACGGTTATTTGTTGGAACCATACGATTCCGACCAGAAGGGTTTCGTCATCGACCGTAATCTCTCAGATATTGAATCGTTTGTGCACAATTGGGGTTCGGAGAAAGGAACATACTGGGCATGGCAGGCCGCCGATTATATGTCCGGCAATGGAGAGCATGCAGATTACAGCTACAGAGACATTTCTATTGATCAACTCGATGATCTCCTAATCGATCTGAAGAAGAAATATCCGAACAGCCACACCAATCTCCAGAAGTACGTATGGTCGGAATACAACGAGGATTGCACCGATATGGGTAATCAATCGTATTCGGACCTAACCGATAGTGAGATGCTCCAAATCCTGGACGAGCATGATGATGAGATCATTCGTGCCGGAAAGGATGGTGTAATTGCTGGTCTGGAAGTGGGAGAACAAAACGACGCGTATGAACAGTATTTGAAGTGGCTTGGTAATCCTACAGGAAAATATGAACTCTTTGTTGTTTGGGGTGATGAAAAGCATCAGAAGGCACAGGATACAAATGTCCGAGTGATGATTCGACCTGAAGCCCTGGCATTGGTCCTGGGTCAGGACTACGAATTGGTGAACAACGGTGGTGATTGGCAGAGGATGTTCGAACTCCGTGATCTGGATGAACCCCGCTATGGATGGTCTGGTTATGATAGGGAAGCCGCCTTTGAAAGGTTTATGGAAGAGGTAAATATCCCATTCGTGGAGCCGGAAAAGAAGAAGCCTGTCAGGAAGAAAGCAAAGTGAAACTGAGCCAGTTCAACACACCGCTCTACGAAGCTCCGATTGGGGATTTCGAGACCATCGGTCTCTGGGGCAATAAGGATCGCAACAGCCGGTTCCGCATCCCCTCGGATCGTAAGCTCGTGCGGTCGCCAAAGCTCCAGGACAGTGCTCGTCAGCAATTCGGCAAAACTCCGTTCGTCCTGAACATGTACTTCGTGAATCTACCCGAGATTAATCCGGCCACGTTCGATGGTGTGATCAGTCCGGAACGTCTGGCCGAGAAGTATCCGAAGACCTGGGCCGTGCTCAGTCAGAAGAAGCCCAAGTTCGACGACATCAATGTGATCTTCACCGGTAACAAGGGATCGCCCAGATACCCACTCACACCGTGGATGATGGCTCATCGTCTGGGACACGCTTTTCGTCAGTCCAACGTAATGAGTAACGGAAACAACATCTACTCCTGGGGAGAGGCGCGGCGTGAATTGACCCGCGTAGTTCTGGGTCTGTTGGATCAGGTCTATGGGGTGCGGAGACGATCCGCCAGTTACTCCCAGGGGCGTGAATTCGAATTCCGTGATGTCATGGTAGGTCACTTTCTCTCGGCTATTGGCACGATGCGCTCCGCACGTGGTGGGAAGTTGGTGGACGCGGTCGAGTTCCTCTATGAGCTATTCGCCCAGTATGTGACCACGGGGAAGATCACGTTTAATCCACTCCCGAAGTATTTCGGTAAGCGTGGAGGCTACGCGGCTCGGTCTAAGGTGAATGATCACGATTTCGACTACTATGGTAGATGGCTCGATGATCTTGCTGAGATTCTTGCATCCCATTTTGAGAACGCCCTGGCCGAGGCTCAGGGAAGGTATGTGCTGGTATGAGACTGATCCGGTTCCTTTCCGAAGCCGTCCGTGTCCATGACCTTCAGATGTGGGCGTATGCGGCTGTGGTCGCCGAGACCTACGACCGGAAGCCTCAGACCGAGCCCCAGGCGGTGCCCGCCTACAAGGCGCTATTGGCGCGGAACGACGTGATGATGAAGCGTCTCCAGTCGGATGTGAATGTGGAGTTCACCCAGGATGACCCCTATTCGGGTCCGGAAGGTGTGGGCCAGGATATCATCCAGAACAAGCGACTCAAGGTATTCCGGGGTGGTGGTAATCATCCGATCATGCGGGACGAGCAGAACAACATCTTCCGTACCGTACACGACTACTACGCCCATGTCGGTCCGAACAGGAAGACTCAGGGCCGGTACAAATCCCACAACTTCACCTATCGTGGCGAACTCAACGCGTATCTGGTCCACGCCCGACTCGCCCCGAAACCTGCGGTCCCCGCTCTGTTCACCGAGGTCATCGGTCAGGCCAGCTACTTCCTGGTCATGAACCAGTTTCCCCAACAGAAGGCTGTGGTCCTGGAGGGATTCGACTACTTCCAACTTGGTCGCTCCAATCCCCAACACCAAGCCCGCATGAAACAGATTGTCCAGGAACTCCAATCCGGTCGGGTTCGCCTCAATATCCAGGGCGGTATCACCTATCCCCAGTCCAAAATCAACTGGTCTCTCCTCCGGACCAGCACCCAACGGAAAGTAGCCTAGTTAAAATTTCCTCCCCGTAAATACGGGTGAGGAAATTTTTTCATGTTCAAAACATTCGTCTTCATTCGTGGGGTGGATTCGCCGCTGAAGCGTCAGGTAGTGGCGGCGGTGATGGAGTTTCTGAATCCCGATCTCAACCACATCACGGCCTATAAGCTGGCCCTGACCGACTACTGCACCCTGCGGGATAAAGCCGCTCTGAAAGCGGCAGATCGCACCTGCAAGAACATCGCGAAGAAACTCCTGCTGGGCTCGTCCTATCAGGAACAGTTCATCGTCGTGGATAACGAATCAATCCTCCCCCAACACTGGCTCAGCTACCTCGATCTGGGCGAATCCATCTCCGTCAACACCCTCGGTGTGGGCATCGATGTGTTCGATGAAAATATTAGTGAAGAGGATTTGAAGGCGAAGATAAATTTACAAGAGCAGAAAGTGTCCCTGTTTATTGCGACCACGTATAAATACATTCGTGTTCAAAGTGACACTGACCTCCCTGAGGTATTTGGGGAATTGAAACAACTAAAGAAAGGTATTTGAGATGTTCAGTACAGAAGAGCAGGCAAAGCGTATCGAGGTCTCCGTAGCGGAGGCTTATGTGAGTGTTCAGGTGATTGACCGTGCGTTTCAGCGTGGCGCGATCACGGGTGCGGAGGCTCATATCGTTGGTCTGGTTCGCAACCGGTTGGTCGCGAACATCAACAACGCGACTGGCAAGAATCTGGATCAGCCCCAGCAGGCTGTGACGCTTGAAGCCCCGGCGGCCAATGCCCCGGCTGCTGAAGAGGTTGCGGCCGGTTAAGTCCGGTCCTATTGGGGGAAACCATTATGACTGAGTCAACTCTCCGTCACTATGGAAAGCACAACCGCGAGGAGGTGGTGGTGATCGGCTATAAGAAGTCGATCAACGCTGTCCTCCTGGTGCGTGTGAATGCGCTTTCCATGGATGACCAGATGGACCTGCGTAGAATCGCATCGTCCGAAATCGCACAAAAGATGGACTATCTGATCCCGCTGCTCCAGAAGGAGCCGCATCGCTCGGGTCAGGATTGGTTCAGCTACCTGTGCAAGCACCACGCGTTCAAGACGATCATGAACTCGCTCCCGATCAAGGAGATCACCGAGATGCATCCGGAGCAGCTTGCCTTTTTCAAGGGCTACGGTCGCTCCATCGAGGGCAATGCCGCACCCGAAGTGGTGCAGGGATATCAGCCCGTGGTGGGTGCTCCGGTTGGTCTTCCGGCTCCGACTGTCTCGACGGTTGATCCGACGCTTGCTGCGATCCTGGCCACCCTCGTGGAGGGCCAGAACAAGATGGCGGCGTCCTTGGAGAAGCTCGCCAGCAAGGTGAAGACTCCGAAGGCTAAGAAGGCGAAGGCCAAACAGCCTGCGGCCCAGGCGTGAGGGTCGAGCTTCTCACCCAATACGTCGGGAAGGTGATTACGTTGGACCTCGTTAGTGGGGTCCAACTCGTCACCAAATTGAAGAGTCTGGACGCGGCCAACCAGGAACTCGTGGTAGGTCAACTCCGACTGTTTCAGATTCAGGTGGTGCAGCGCACTCCAAGTGGACCGCCGGAGGGGGTGGTGCAAAACTTCCCGTATGGTCAGCCTCTATACCAGCTTGGTGATGAGCATCGAATCCAGGCCAATCACGTCATCCTGGTGATGGTGCCGAATCCGGAGATGGCTGCGGTCTACACCAAGGAGACCTCAGGTATCCTTCCAGCCGGGGCAGGAGCCCTGGACGCCCTCAAAGGGGTGGATTTTACAAAGATTGGTGGATAACAAAAAGGCCGGGAAATTTCCCGGCCTTTTCTTTTAGCGGTTCCTGGATTCCTGCTGCATGCGAATCTGCTTGACCTTGGAGAGATTCGCTGAGTCTACCGATCTGCGCTTAAAAAGTTCATTTAGATAGTTGAACGCTTTCTGACGTTGATTGCTCTCGAACAAGATCGCGCCTTTGTAGCCATATTGTGGTCCTTCGGTAAAGAACGTTAACGGCTGATAATCCTCGGTCTTGGTCCTCAAGACGTTATAGAGTGACTGAATTGCTGCTGGGGTGATCTGATCCTTGAAGAATGTTACACCCACCTCACCATCGTCACTGTCAAAGAAATAAGTGACCATGGCTCCATCCTGTGGGATGTTTGATTGACGGCTCAATGCCGTGGCGCGACCATCCCCGTTGATGAGAACGATCATATCATCGTGGTGATCACCACCACCACCAATCTGAGGTTCCTGATCAATCAGGTCTTCAGTTACTTTTTTTTGACTCAACCGGAGCCCACTCCACGATCTGCTCGGGAGCGAATTTCTTGCCGTCCACGAAGACGTGGCGCAGCTTCAGATCGAATCCGTACTCGGCGATGATCTGCTGGCGAACCTGACGCGCAGCCATCTCATGGCCAGTCGCCTCGGTCAACACGGTCATGTCGAACACCTTCTTGCCCTTCCGGACACGAGCGGTGCACTCGAACAGTTCCAGACCACCAACATACTTCTTCTCGATACGCTTCTCGACCAGGGCGAACGCCGCCTTCACCGCCTTGAGGAAGTCCTGACGGGACTCAAACAGGCCATTGTAGGAGGACTTCGCGGTGTTGTAGAAACGCTGGAACGCTTCCTTGCGGGCCTTCTCGGCGATGGTCGGGACGAAGTTGAACTTCGCATCCACCCACTCGCGCATCAGCTTGAGGAACGCCTTGTCGTCCATCCAAGCGGAACGGACCGGCTTCACATCGACCTTGTAGCCGAACTTGCCGTATTGCTCCTGGAGTTTCTTCACGATGCCCTCAGTCACGACTTCCATGCGACCCTTGGTCTTACCGTTGACGATCACCGCCACGGCGCTCTCACGCACGTTGTGGCCCTGCTTCTCGGTCTTGAACGTGACCTTCTTCGGGGCATCACTCGGCGTGGGAAGGTCTCCCGAGGGCTGCTTGGTCTGGTCCGGCTTCTGCCGGTCCTTGGTGTCGAAGCTCGCTTTACGTTCACCACCTTTCGGGCGAGTCGTCGAGTTAAGGGATGCAGCCTTCGGGGCCTTTACCACCGGCACATCATCGCCGGAAGCGTTGAGATTCTTCGATCCACGAGGCATCGCGTCCACGGTCTTGCTCGGGTCCTTACCCGCTGGCAGACCCATTCCGCCTTCCTTATCGGCCTCGGTATTCTTGATGGTCTTACCGACCTGCTTGAGCTTGGTCGTCTGGTTGGGCTTGTCCCGCTTCGTGCTGGGCACCTTCGGTGAGCCCTCGTCACCGGACTTGCTCCAAGTCGGATTCTTTTGTTTGTCCGTATAGGTGTAGGCGAAATCAGCCTGGGGGATGCCCGGCTTCTCGCTGGCCTTGCTCAGAGACTTCTCCGAGGGGACCTCGATCTGCGTGATCTTGGTCACCGAACCGCTCAGGTCCTTGGGCTTGCCCACTTCTTTGGACTGGCGATTCTTCCGCAGTTCCTGCTTCTGGTAGGTGGCCTTTTTGACCTCGTCTTCCTTCAGCAACTTGGACTGAATCAGGTTCACAGATAGCTTCGTCACGTGGAGACTCCTCTTGGGATTCTGTAATTGCTAACTATTTATGTTCGGGGCAAAATCCGAGACCACTGGAAATATTACCACCCCGGAACCAGATTATCGGGATGAGTACGAAACTCCTGGAATTACCCGACCGCACTGTGACCGACCGTGGCGAGGTTGTCCTCAGCTACGACGCGTTGTTACGCCGTGCTCGTGGTGGGGAATCCCTGGACGGACTCCTAACCCACCCCCATCCGGATGTAGACCTTTACCGACTACGCTCGGGCAAACCCCTGGAGGTGTGGCGCGATCAGGGCGATCTGGAAGGACCTCTTCCCTCTACATTTTCCTGGAATATTCCCGAGGAATTCCAAACCCTTGACGTGGAAGAACTCGCCGTGGAAATGCTGCTGGAGCGTGGTCTGGTTCAGGACCCTTATCCGGAGCGTCTCGCCGTTGAACTCGAACAGATGCGGATGAGGGAGATGTTCCCGTTCATCCGTTGCCTGCTCTATGTGATCCAGACCTTCAGGGATAACAAGGTGGTTTGGGGAGTGGGTCGTGGCAGTTCCTGCGCGAGCCTTGTCCTGTTCGTGTTGGGGATCAACAAGGTCGATCCCGTCCGCTACGATATTCCGATTGAAGAGTTTCTTAAATGACCCTTTGTCGAAATTGCGGGAAGACCTACCGCACCCAATCCATGCAGTGCATCTATTGCGACACCTATGCTCCACAAGGAGAGTATTTCATGAATCCCAAGGTATTCAAGTTGATCACCGGAGAAGAGATCATCGCTGATGTGGTCAAGGTGGAGACGGTGAGCGCGGCCGGTCGCACCCAAGTCAAGGTATTCGAGGTTCGCTGGCCCATGCTGGTCAGCCTCAACCACGGTCAACTCGATATTGTACCGTGGATCATCGGGGAACGTGATCCTGGTCAGCTATACCCGATTCGATTCGAGCATATCCTGTTCTATCTGGAACACATCGATGATCTTTTAGAGGAGATTTACGAGGGATTTCTCCAAACACGATTGGATGAGGCCGCTATGGGCGTGAGAATTCGAGAGGATCAAAATATCACTGAATCCTAACACACTTTTGCAAACTAACACTGCGGATGTTAGTTTGCAAAAACCATGTTAGTGTGTTGAAAAGAAAAGGGCGGGTGAAGTTCCCGCCCTGTTCGTTACTCGGCCTTGTCCGAAGAGAACCAACCCTTCACGGTCTCCCACACGGACTTAACAGTGTCCGGTGCGAGCCACCAGAACAGACCGACGATGGCGACACCGCCGAGAATGAACCACAACATAGCAGACCTCCTTCAGGACTATTCCTGATTCTGTCTCGTATTTAGACTCGGCCCCTATTAATTTCGGGTGCATAAATATGAGACAGGAGGAACAAAAATGAGTACTGGACATGTTATCACTGCGCGTGGCGAAGCGTTGAATCTGGATCATCTGATCGAGACCGCAAAGCGCCCGCTCAACTACAAGGAGGCGAAGACCGAAATTGGTATTCGTCCCGCACCGAGTGCCAATCGTTCCCTGAATGTGCGTGCGTTTGTGCCGCCCCAGGGTCGGAGTAAGGCCCCGGTTATGACCCAGGCGAACACTCCGATTGAAGCGGCGGCCGAAGCCCTTCCCATTCCGAGTCGGTTTCGTCGTGCAGAGGATGGTGAGGCTCAAACCCTAGCCGATCTCACAGGAATCCGTGTGGATACTCCGAAAACACTGCGTCCCGCCAAGGATGGTGAACAGGGCGTGGATCGGAAAGAACTCGCCGAGGGTGCGCTCCTCAACAATATCCTGGGTCAACTTAACCAGCAGCATCCCGGTGCCGCCCAGGAGGCGGAGCGTGTGGCCCGTGAGGACGCCAAGCTCCAGAAGGCGAAGAAGGCCAAAAAGGTCGATGACGACGTAGAAGCCTAATCCCAGAAACATCTGGAAACTCTTGAAAACCCTACCAATTTCTGGTAGGGTTTTTCTTTGGAAATACTCGTGCCGGGTTGAGATTCTCCTTGACTAACCCTGGGGTTTCTGCTATAACCATACTGTCAGGCACCACAGGAGACCACCTTGAAGCAGTTCACCCGAGACGAAGTCATCCAGATGACCAAGCTGGCCACCGCCAGCGATTACCAGGGCGACATCTTCATGAGCTTCTGGAACGAACTCCAGAAGTACGAGGCTGGTCAGGCCACCAATTCTCTGATGGTTCAGGCGGTCGCCGGGTCCGGCAAGACCACGACCATCGTCGCCGCCGCCCGCTTGATCAAGCTGGGCTACCGCGTGCTCTTCCTCGCCTTCAACAAGTCCATCGCCGTGGAACTCCAGCAGCGCCTGCCGCGCCACGTCGAGGCCAAGACCCTCAACGCGCTCGGCTTCGCCATGTGGACCCGCTACGCTCGCGGTGTCCATCGTGGTCAGGTCGAACTCAAGTCGTTCAAGACCAACGAGATCATGCGCAACATGTTCTCGAAGGCCGAGATCAAGGTCTATGGCGATGACGTGCGCTTCCTCGTCGGCATGTGCAAGAGCATGGGCCTGACCCCGACCGGTGTGCAGGGCGTCGAGCCGATCAACGGCAGCTACGTGACCACGGAGTCACTCCTGGACATCTGCCACCACTTTGGCCGCAACGTCGAGGTTCCCAATCGTCCGACCGTGTTCCGCATGGTCGAGGACGTGCTGCGCACTTCGCTCTCGAACGAAATGGTCGTGGATTTCGACGACCAGAAGTACATGAGCGTGGTGAAGCGCCCCGGCGGCTCGCCGATCCCGGCCGAGAAGTACGACGTGATCATCATCGACGAGGTTCAGGACGTGAACGCCGTGGACATGGCGCTGATCAAGATGTCGTTGAAGCCGCGTGGCATCGTCATCGGTGTGGGCGACAGCAATCAGGCCATCTACGGGTTCCGTGGTGCGGACACCCGCTCGGTCGAGAACTTCAAGGCCGCGTTCAACGCCCAGGAACTGCCCCTGTCGATCACCTATCGCTGCGGCAAGAGCATCGTCAAGCTGGCCCAGGAGATCGTTTCGTCGATCCAGGCCGCTCCGAACGCCCATGACGGGGAGGTCAAGGAACTCGGTGTGGTGCCGACCAGCATGTTCCAGCCGGACGACCTGATCATCTGCCGCAACAACGCGCCGACCATCAGCTACGCTTTCAAGCTGATCCGCGACCGCGTGTCGGTGGTGGTGCGTGGCCGTGACATCGGCAAGAACCTGATCAGCCTGATCGAGCGCCTGTGCGGCACTGAGCAGTGGGTGGACAACCCGCGTCAGGCTGGCAAGAAGATGAAGGTGATCTCGTTGGACGGTGTGACCACCGCTGAACTGACCACTCAGGTCCGTGGCTGGATGGAGACGCAGATCGCCCTCATCATGAAGGACAACCCGGACGACGAAGCGGCGGTCCAGAAGGTCCAGGACGTGGCGGAGTCCGTCCTGGTGTTCACCCAGGCCAATACCGACAACAAGGCGACTTCGGTCGTGGCCGACATCCAGTCCCTGTTCGACACCACGGGTTCCGACGACAACGGCACGCCCAAGGGCAAGGTCGTCCTCAGCACCGTGCACAAGGCCAAGGGCACCGAGGCTGATCGCGTGTTCATCCTGGACAAGGACCTGTTCTTCCCGAAGTACGTGCGCCGTGGCACGTGGCAGTGGAACCAGGAAGAAAATCTGGTCTACGTCGCCTACACCCGCGCCAAGTCGCTCCTGGGTTTCATCTGGAGCGACGAGGACAAGGCGGACGAGCAGGAGGGTGCGTAATGGATAAGGTTCGTGTAGCCCACGCCCGTGACGCCATCATGGTGTTCGCGATGGGCGGGTCCAAAGCGCCCGCCATGGCCGGGTTGGTGACGATCCTGGATCAGGTCTATCCCAGGGATGACGATCTGATCGAGTCCGAGAAGGACCCCCATGTGGCGTTCATGATCTCGGTGATGAACGTGGAGAAGGCCGAGGAGAAGCTGACCGAGGTCAAGGGTCTGATGGAGAAAGCCCGCGAGGCGCTTCTCCTCAAGTTGCCGGTGTTGAAACTGTAGGAGTCGGCTATGCACGACTACGAGAAGCGAGTGATTGAGGCGTTCGCCCTGGGCAATCAGGAGTTTCGCGAAGCTGCGATCAACGTACACCGCCGGGAATGCCGCGCCACCAATCAGGCCCGTGGCACCCCGCACATGGATTTCATGGCGGAAGTGGACAATCCGGTGCCCGATCTGGCACTGCGTGCCCGCTACCGCAGCGCCCTGCTGTTGACCGTGGCGAACCCCACCGAGGTCGTGCGGGTGGCTCGTGAGTGGATCAGTGTGAAGGGCGACTGATGTCGAAGCCGTTCATCTACGACCGTGACATGTACGAGAACCTCTCCGACCAGGAGAAGCTCGAATACTGTCGTCGGGTGTTGGCGGAGGAACTCGGACCCCAGTATGAGCAGGTGAAAGGGAATCCTTTCTCGGATGCCTACAACGAGGTCAACGAGGAGATTTTCAACAACTACGCCGAACAGGGCCGGTTGCTGCGGAAGCTCGAAGGGGCCAAGAATGGCACAGCGTAAGGATGTCGAGGAGTTCGTGAGTCTGGTCAACCAGATGACGGCGAACCGTGAGAAGGCCGCGCAAAAGCGGAAGGGTAAGCCTCGTGCCTTCAAGGACCTGGGTGAGCGCACCCGGCTGGTGAAAATCCGGCAGTGGGTGCGGGATCGATATCTCGGCGGGAATGAGACGTGGCCCTCCGTGAAGGATGCGCTGGTCGAGTTTGGTCTGACCGAGAAGGAACTGGATCAGTTGATGGGGTGCACCGAGGTTTTGGGCGTGAACATCTACTACACGTCGTACGGCAAGGGTTATCCCAGGGTCGAAGTACCCCTGTCCAAGTGCGGCCTCGCCGTGAACATCAGCCAGCGTGAGTACGACGCGGCCGGTAAGGATTCCACTCCGTGGTTTGTCAAGAGGATGCAGGACAATGGCTAAGCGTGAATTGACCCGCGTATTCCGGAACGATGGCTACGGGCTGGAACTCGTCTACATCGACGAGAAGGGCAACGAATACCTGGATGATCCGACCGACGACACATACTGGGTCAATCCGAATTCGCGCATCACCAAGCAGGAGTCGCCCTACGGCTACAGCGAGTTCTACCTGTGGCGCGATCAGGACTTGACCCATTCCACCGGGGACTACTCGGATCGGCTCCAGCAGTGGAGCCAGGACAAGTGGAAGGCCGCTTGGGCATCGCTGCCCAAGAATAAGCGCATCACCGAATTGACCAAGCAGGATTGCTCGAAGTTCCTCTCGATCTACCACGGTCGGCCGATCAAGGCGATGGGTCTGATCGAGGGCTGCAACCGTGGCAATGGCTATCCCTACTGGGTATTCCTGTACGAGGCCGAGCCCCAGTATTGGCCGGAGAACCGCGCCAAGGAAGAGAAGCGCCGCAAGCGCAACGCCCGGCGTCGGCAGTTATACGCGCAGAAGAAGGTACAAGCCAATGGATAAGAAATTCCTCGACACCCTGCACTCTCGGAGCCAGTCGCTGAATGCGATTGCAGCCGATCTGGAGCGACTCTCGGCGGCCTTTGCTACGACCGGCAATGACATCGTGGCGGATCGCCTCGACGAGAATGCCCGGTTGATCCAGGAACACGTCACGTTGATCATGGGCGACTACAACCGTGCCCTGGGCAACGCCGTGGACGCGTCCATGCGGGAACTTGGTGAGGTTACCAAGGCCGCGATCAACGCCAGCACCAGGGTGCGTTGATGGTCGCGCCGGTCATCCATACGGTGTTGCGTCGGAGGGAATCGTTCGCCGCGTTGCTCAAGCGGGCATCGATGTCGATCTTCTCGTTCAATACCGGTGTGGTTCGGCCGATGGACGAGGGGTTCCGGATCGGCGTCAGCAGCGCCCATAACCCGGTCTATGGGGATTGCGTCGGGGTGAGTATCCACCAAGAGCGGAACAATCCGCAACACCTGTGGCAGATCACCCATATCAGTCCGGCCCGTGCCCGCATCCTGGCCCAGCACCTGCTACGGGTGGCCGACTACGTAGAGCGCCAGGACGGCCAAGCGGGGAAACCCGATGGAATCGACAACCCCACCGATACGACGGAGGCGAGCTACCGATGATCGACCCGACCCTGTTTGCGGCGACCCTGCGTGCGCCTGCCCTGGATCAGCCGGAGAAGCCCGACAAGGGCCACTTCAACGGCTCCTGCAATCGTCGTGCCTGTCAAGCACCGGGTGCGACCTTTTGGAACCCTTCGACCCGCGCTCACTATTGCCGATCCTGCGCGGGCAAGATCAACCATGCCAATCCGGAGTTCCCGGAGTGGCGCTTGAAGGATGTGGCCCTGCGTGATGCGTCCGGCAGAGTTGTCGGCAGAAAGGATGATGCAGATGTTGGGGGATAAATTCTACGAAGGAAAGTCCCTGACGGACTTCCGTGATTTTCCGGATCGCGAACACTACGCGATTCTCCTGACCGGCACGCATAGCCGTGATGATGGTTACGGCGGTCACTACAACCAGCCCTACGTGGACTATCGCATCTGGCTGGATCGCACCGAGTGGGAGGCCACGATCAAGGCCATGATCAAGGTGGAGGTCAACGTCGGCATCGATTAGGGCTGTGGTGCCTGACAACGTCGCAGCCCGACCGGGGGCCAGGGGGAAACTCCTGGCCCCTTAAATATGAGCATGAAGATCAGCATGCTCCGTGAAGCCCAAACTCCAGCTTGGCGATTCCGCACCCTGTTCAACAGGTGGTGGAAGCGGATGGGCTGGGACGACATCGAGGCTCCAATTGGGACGGACTTCGCCATCATGGGTCCGAATCGAATTCATATCGAGCACATCGAGGTATTCAACAAGGCAGATCGCGCCAAGGGTTTAGGCACAACGGTCATGCGCAAGTATGCGGAACTCGCTGATCAGCTTGATGTGGTTCTGACCCTGGAACCAGCCGCACTCGACGAAGACACCCCGATTCTATCCCAGTGGTATTCCCGGTTTGGATTTGACTGGGGAAATATGGGGATGATCCGTAAACCTCGCTCTTGATCCTGGCTGATCTAATCCCAATATCCTTGAGATTAGGGGGTTTTCATGGACATCGTATTTGGATGGGTTTTAATCCTGCTCACCGACCGCATGGAACAGGTCGCGATGGAGCACAGAGAGGCGTGCCGCAACGCTATCCAAGCGATCTACGACAACACGCCAGTGGCCAAGGAAAACATCTATTGCCTGAACACGGCGACGGGTGAGGTTCATTTTCCACATCAAAGCGAGGGGGAAGAATAATGGATGCGATTCTCGGTTGGGTCTTGGTGATGGGCATTTACGGTGGCGCAGGGGGAATGACCGTGCAAATACCAATGACTCATGAGGCGTGCCACACGTTCCTCACGAATATGCACGATCAGACTGGATTCGAGTTCGAATACTGCGTGAACCAGAAGAATGGCCGTGTCATGGCGTTCGACGACGACACGAATTCGATCACCATAATTCCAAAGATAGAACTTCCCTCGGTTTTACCCGAGTAAGACTTGACCTCCACGAGGTTTCCCCAATATTTCCGGCAGGGGGTAACATGCCGGAAACACTTATTGGAATTCGCCCGATCAAGGATTGGGTTCTCGTGGACATCTACGATGATGGGGAAAAGTTGCTGAGATTCGCCGGGGGCAAGAAATTCTGGCTCCCCTCCGATACCAGCTTCGACAAGAACTCCATGAAACGTGGAACCGATCACAAGCACTCGGGAATTCGCTCGCGTTGGGCCATGGTCGTTGCCACCAACGAAGAGGCCGAATCTCGTGGTATCCGTGTCGGGGACAAGGTCCTGTGCGATGAGATGAAATGGACGCGTGGATTCGAGCATTCGCGCGAGCATCACAACCGCGCCTGGGCGATCAAGGCCGAGGACATCCTTCTGGTGGATGAGTCGGGTTTCGACGAGGACGAAAAGGCGAAACTCGCCGAGAAGTATCCAGAGGTATTTGATGCCCAGGAAGGCTGACACCATGGAAGAGGTTGATCTCCACAATCACATCACGGGTGGGGTTTGGAAGCCCGCTCCGGTGGAGGAGCAGCCCGAGGCGTTCCTGATCAGCGGTGGTTTGTTCAGGGTTCCGGCCTGGGACAAGCATCCCGCTGCGATCCACATGGTCGGCTACAACCTGAACTACGGCGAGGGTCGTGTCAGTTCCCCGTTGAGAAACTTCGGGATTCTCGATGGGGATCGTCCCTACGTGAGGGCGACCTCCCGCAGTGGTCGTCTCTATGCGCTGGCTCTGCCGTTGAATTCGGAACACGGAATCAACCTTGATGCCGCGTATGTGCTGGGTTCGGCCTATCGCGCATGGGGACTGCCCGAGGAGATCAAGTTTGAGTTCCTCACCATGGAGGATTTACTCCAGGTGATCGAGAAGGAAAAACAAAATGCTGAATGAGTATTTGTTGTATCTATATCTGCTGGGTGTAGTTTGTTCGGGATATCTCTTGTACAGGAGCTACTTGCGTAAGGACCTCGTCTGGTCCTTGGTGTGGGGCGTTTCCTTGGTTTGGAACAGCTACAGGTCTTTGGAACTCTGGGGATTCCTCGCGTGACCTGTATTGCCGGACTCGTCCATAACGGTGTGGTCTACATGGGGGCGGATTCCATCGCCATCGATCACCATTCGACGTTCGAGACCGCGAACACCGACAAGGTGTTTATCCGTGATGATTTCATCTATGCCATCGCGGGAGCTTGGAGAATCCGTGATATTCTCCAGTACTCATTCACCCCACCCGAACACAACCCGGATCATTCCACGGATCGTTACATGAAGTCCACCTATGTTCAGGCATTGGTGAAGTGTTTCGAGGACAACAAGTTCCTCACCATCAAGGACGGGGTGATGGAACTGCCTGAGGCCGCTCTGTTGATCGGGTATCGTGGTGAACTCTACATGTTGAACTCGGACATGGCTATTCTGCGCTGCCAGGACTGGGGCGCGGCCGAGGGCTCTGGATATCAAGCAGCGTTCGCCGTGCTCTATGCGTTGCAGAAACTCGTCGAGGACCCCACCTCTCGTCTGCTCATGGCGCTGGAAGCGGCCGAACAAACAATCGCTTCCGTGCGTCGTCCATTCAAGGTGTTGTCATTATGAGAGAGCTTTGGTTCCAGAAGTATCGACCCAAGACGGTCGATGAATACGTTTGGATCAGTCCGGAATTCCGCGAGAAGGTTCAGGGCTGGATCAGAGACCCCGGCTCGATGCCGAACCTGATCCTGCACGGACCAAGCGGTACCGGTAAGACCAGCTTGGCCAAGCTTCTCAAGAACGAGATGCACGTGGAGGATCAGGATTTCCTCTACCAGCCCGCATCGCGTGGGAACGGCGTGGACGTGGTCCGTGGACTGATCACGGAGTTCTGCGAGAATCAAGGCTGGAACGGATTGCGTCTGGTCGTTCTGGACGAGGCCGAGCGTCTCACCAGGGATGCGCAAGAGGCCCTGCGCGACCTCACCGAGATTCACACCGATTCGGTCCGCTTCATCTTCACCTGCAATGACGTGCGCCGCATCATGACCCCATTGCAGGGTCGCTGCGTGGTGGTGCCGATCCAGGCTCTGGAGCAGGAAGCGTTCCTATCACGTCTGGTCGAGGTATCCATGGCCGAGGGCGTGGACGTGGAGAAGGACGAGAATCAAGAGGTTCTGGCCACGATCTCGGACCATTTCTACCCGAACCTCCGCAAGGCCCTGGTCACCCTACAGGATTCGGCTCGGGGTTCCGATCTGACCTATGTAGATCACCACGAGAGCGATAGTGAGATCGCCATGGTGATCCATGGACAGATCACCAGCAATGCTCCGGTCGGAGAGATCAAAGCCAGCGCCTACGCCGTGGCTCGTGATGAGATCGAGGACATCTACCGCTACCTCTACGAGAACTCCCCCAGCTTTGGCCCCCACGAGGAACGAGCCATCCGCATCATCGCGGAACACGTCTATCGACATTCCGTGGTGGGGTTGTCCGAGATCAACCTGTGCGATGCCCTAATTAGGTTGAGAGACCTAGCGCAAGAAGGGTAGCCAAGGTGACCAAACCAGGACGCAATCGAGGCACGAAAAATTTCCGAAATAAACTCACCGAAAAGGATGTCCTGTTCATCTTCAACGACAAGCGGCACACCCAACAGAGACTCGCCGAGAAATTCGGCGTCTCCCAAAGTACCATCAATCACATCAAGAAGGGCCTCACCTGGGGCTGGCTAACTAGTAAGTGAAAAATTGAACATCCCTAACTAAAGGGATGAGACATAAGAAAGTTCGGTTTCGCGTGAAAAAATTTGCAAAGGTTCTAGTGGGGGATTGGGAGACCAGCGGGTTACCGGATGACGAGCCCCGATTCGACTATGGTCCGCAGGGAATCCAGATGGGATTTTGTGTGGTCGAGGACCCCTATGATCGCTGGGAGATCGTCGATGAATTTCGGGCCGATGTAAAGTGGCTTGGAACGACCCAGCAGTATGAGGGTGAACACTGCCATCTGACATGGTCGCCCGAGGCCGAGCGCGTGCATGGAATCTCGCAGGCCAGTCTCCTCACCAAGCCCCATCCAGAGGTGATCGCCGGGGGGTTGATCCCGATATTGCAGCGTCACTGGGTGGGTGAAAAAATTATCTTCGCCGGTCACAACCCCTGGTTTGATCTGTATTTCACCAAGCAGTTCCTGTGGTTTGCGGGAGTCAGCAGGGAGGTCCGTCTGGATCATCGTATGTTGGACTCGTCCACCCTGGGTTTCTTCACCCTGGGAATCGCCAACAGCGACGATCTGTTTCTGGCCACCTCGGGTTCGCGTCGTGGCAAACACGATGCTCTGGAGGATGCCCGTCTAACCGTGGGGGCATTCCGCGAACTCACCAAGCACATCCGTCCGGTGTTTCCTCTCGACTAGTACGCCCCTCCTGGGTGGTTTTCCTAAATAAAATCTGACCACTAGAGAGGGACCACCATGTCATCGTTCAGCGATCTTGTGAATCAGTTGTCCAAGGGCTCCGTGAAGGAGTCTGCCAAGCCTGCCAAGAGGATTGGAAAGTCATTCAAGGTGGAATCCCGTGTGGAGCACCCCACGAAGGGTAAAGGCGTCATTGTCTCTTTGAGCGAGACCGCCGTTGGTGTGCGTTGGGATCGTCTTGATCTGCGCATTCTCGGTGAGGACAAGTTGGGTGCGGCCGAGGCCAAGCATCTGAAGGTGATCGAATCCTATGCGAAGGATTCCAAGAAAGCAGCAGTGGGGAAGAAAACCGTGAAGAAGATCGATGCGAAGAAGGCTAAGGGCAAGAAGAAGGTTACCGAGGCGATTGCGGCGATTCCCGGTATGTTTGTGGGTCGGGGTGAGAAGCTCTGGAAGAATGATTCGTTGGTTCTGGACGCCTACGATCTGGGTCTGTTGGAGGCGGATGAAGACGCCCCGGCCGCTCGGACCGGTGGTGAGGTCGGCACCAATGATCTGAACAATGACAATGTCGAAGCCATGCCCGTGACCACGCAGAGCCCGCTCTCCACCGAGGGTGGATTTGAGTCGGCCAGTGAGGGCGGCGAGGACAATCTGGAAATGCCCGATGACGCGCTGGACGCGATCAACTGGAAGCGGATGGAAGCTCCCGGTCAGGGCAACACTCGTTCGGCTTCGGCCGGTGGTGATGCGAGTTCCGGAAACGGCTCCAAGGAGACCAACTTCGGGAAGAGTTCGGCTCCGAAGTCGGATAGTTCGGAGAAGTCCGATTCCGATTCCGACTCGGATCGGGACGAATCCAAGGAGAGCAAGTTCGAGCAGAACAAATTCAAGAAGGCTGATGAGTCCCGCAAGGCCAAGCCGAGCTACCGCAAGCTGACCGAGGGTATGACCCTGGCTGATGCCGACATCGAGCACATCCTGGTGGAGTGCACCGGAGACGGCATGGTCACCAGCAAGCATGAGATGATGGATGGTGTTGGTGGGATGCCGACTTCTGCTCCGAAGCAGTTGCCGAACCCCTCCATGATGAACGAGCACGATATGGCTGCGGGTGAGATCGCGGTGACCCAGGAATTCCTGGTGAAGCTGCTCAAGGCTGCTGTGAAGCATCAACTCGCCGACGATAAGCTGTCGGTGGTCGCTCAGGCCGTGGCCGAGTGCTGCGCTGAGGATCGTACCCTGGACGTGGCCGACATCGGCATGGTCATGGGTAAGCTCAAGGAACTCGCTGACGGCGCTGGATCGCCCGCTGCTGCCCCGGTAGCCCCGGCGGCCAGCATGGGGGCACCTGCGGAGGTCCCTGCCGAGGAGCCCGCCAGTGAGCCGGATTTCGGCGGCGACGAGGGATCGGAGGAAGCTCCGGCCGAGGAACCGGATTTTGGCGGTGATGAAGGATCGGAGGAAGAGGTAGAGGTTGACCGGGTCGAGGTGGAAGAGCCTGCACGGGACGAGGGTGATTCTGAGGATGATCGGGACTCCGAGAAGAAGTCCGACGAGGATTCTGAGAAGGACAAGGATAACGAGTTCGAGGACAAGGCTGAGGGTGACGGTGATGTAGCCGGAGCCGAGGGCGGGGAGGAGCACGAGGGTAAGACCAAGCTCATGTCCGGCCAGATGAAGCCTTGGGAGAAGGACGAGGAGGAGAAGGACGAGGTCAAGGAGTCTCGCCGCAAGAAGGTCGCCAAGGGTAAGAAGCCGCTCAAGGAAGCGTGGCTGTCGAAGGTTCCGGGCATGAGCCCGTTGGCCTCGCCGAGTGCACCCGATGTGGGTCGGGAAGAAGAGAAGGAACTGGCGATGATTCGTCGCCGTGCCGGTCTCCCCAACTGGTGGAAGAACTAAAGCGAAAGGCCCCCGAATCGGGGGCCTTCTGTTTTAGAACTCCGGTAGGTCTTTGATCAACGAGGCGTAACGGCGCATGAACCGGGCGATGTGCTTGGCCAGGATCGGTTTCATCTGCTCCTCCATGTATGATCCCGGATAGACGCCGAGGTCCCTCGTGAAGAAAGTCATTTCAGGATCGTTCACGATCTGCACAGCGATATCGCGCTCATGCTTCACCCAGGCCGGTTCTGGCCATGGCTGACGAACTTCACCAATTTCCGACATGTAGGCTCCGTTTTCGTTTAGGACATGTTGTCCATCTGGCGATACAGGTAGTAGAGCAGTCCAACCCAGGCTAGGAGGCTACCGCCGATCCAGGCCCACCAAACCCCACCGATGATCCACCATCCCAGCAGGCCCGGTGTCACGCAGAGAGCCAGGATGATCAGGATGCTGGGAAGAACCGAGCGAAAGAGATAACTAAGGGGGAAATTCATACCCCTATTTAGTCGTCCGCATGCCTCCGAGCGATGTTGTCGGCATAGGTCAGGTTGGAGCAGGTGATCTCGTCTCGGTCGGACCAGACCAGATGTTCCTGGAAGCAGTAGAATCGTTTGCTGGCGGTGTCTGCTGGGGTTTCCGCAGCGAGATCGATCATCGAGTTGACCAACTCACGAGCCCCAATCCCGATCTCGACCGGTTTGCGTCCGGGACACAGAGCGAATGCCCGGACCACACCATTGTCGCGGCCGATTTCGGTTCCACCTAGGCGGCATTCGGAGGCTTCCCACACGAGGATGCGTTCCTGGCCGTCGCTCATGAAGGACTGTTCCACCAACACCACGAGCATGCCGACCAAGCATACGAGGGCGTAGATTGCGAAAGAAAGTGGTTTCGGCAGCATCATTTAACCTCAATCTTGATGATCGTGCACATGTTGCTGTGCTTGTCCTGGAGCCACGTCCACAGCAGCTTGAATAGGCCCGGACCCTTTGCGGTGCGGGAAGCACGAACGGCCTGTTTGTGTTCGGCCCGCGCGATCCACATACGGCGACGATCCCGATAGGTGTTCCGGGTGACATCCCACATGCGCTGGTAGGCGTCGGAATTCAGAATGGTCACGATCAGCCAGAACAAACCGAAGGCCGTAGCCGCACACACGATGAGTCCGAAGAGCGCGGTGAGGAACACCCGCAACACGCTGGTCGCACCGAAATAGCTGATCGGGAAATCGATCAGGGCATAGTAGTAGATGATGAAGGGAACCGCCATCACCACGAGATAGAGCGAGCCCCACAGGAAAATGGTGCGGATGAACGTGCACAGGTTGGTGTGGGTGATCGAGCTATCCTTCACGTAGTAGGCGAATCCCGGTTTGGATCGTTCGCCGTGGAAAAACCTGGACCACGCATAGCTGATGCGCAGGTACAGTTGGGGCACCCAAGAATTTGCTGAGAGTTCCATGCTTGATCCTTATTCGATGGCGAACGCTTTGATTTGCTCGAATGCCTTGGCCTTCTTCCGGGCGTTCGCACCGAACCATGCCGACTCCAGTCGGTTGTCCACGGTGCGCCCTGCCTCGGTGTCGAGGTATTTGGCGACGAGATTGTAGTAGCCCCAGGCGGTGCCCTGGCAGGACGGTGTCTCCTGGGCGAAGTAGCCCGGCGCGAACGAGGCGACGTTCTGGAGGGTTCGGCCGTAGGTGCTGGTCTCGGCGAGCGCTTCGAGCGTGTCGGGGAGTTCGACTTCTTCGTCCTTGGGCTTGAAGATGTTGCCGAGGAATCGCACGGCCTGACGCTGGGTCAGCTTGGATTCCTGGAGGAACTTCGCGGTCTGTACGAACCGTTCCAGATTGGACTTGGCGATGCCCAGGAGTTGTTTGATCTCTTTGATCCGGTTCTCGTCGAATTTCCTGTTGTGGGACATCCGGAAACTGCTGGTCTTGACGCCGATGGGCTTCACCAGGGTAAGGCCGCCGGGATACCGGACCGGTGTGAACATGGCACGGAGCGAATGCCCGTACTTGTGAGACTGCACCAGTAGGAAATAGCCCTTGATGACCTCACCATCGGCGAGTTCGAAGTGGTCACCGATGGTGGCGAGCCCCCACACGTGCTGACCCTTCTTGAGGGAACCAGCCGTCTCCATCGTCATGTTCCCGGCCAGGACGAAATCCTGGAACACCTGGAACGCGGCGTCGTTCTGGATCGGCTTGTAGTTGGAGCCCACACAGGGACTGAGGACGTGCAGATCGGTCGAGCGCAGGAGCGAATAGAATTGAGGGATTTCCACAAGGCCATTGCGCTCGAATTCGGTGGACAGCATTTCGTCCGTGGGAATCTGATCGACCGGACGGCGGGTCGCCGCTAACGGATGCTTGTGGACCGCCCAATCCAACCCGGCCAAAACCAGGGTATCACGGACGCTGGCGTCCTTCGGGAGCAGAGTTCCGACCTTCTCCCACGGGGTGCCCCGGAGGGCATCGTGGGCGGTCTGAACCATGGTTTCGATTTCCTGATGATTCGGTGCGAACATTAGGGGTCCTCGGGTTGTTTCCCCAAGGCTAATCTAGAATTCTGGAATTGTCAAGATTATTCGACCGAGAATAGTCGGCCATTCTTGAAGGCGAAATGAATGGTATGGACGAAGGTCCCGCCATTCCTGAGGGTCATGTAGAAAACCACGGGGATTACAACAAATCCCTGGTCATCCGCCTTGCACTCCAAGATGCCATAGAGGGATTCGGTGCCGTTCGAGATCACGATTCCAGTAATCCACAGGGAATAGCTGGCCACCACCATACTGGCGGCATTAGCCGCAGCCGGAACATGAGGCTTGCTGATCACCTTGAACCCACGCAGAGATTCATCACCCTCGGTCATGGAGTTCTCGGCCATTTGGATTTCATTCAGGGAGTAGGAGACACCGGTCTGACCTTCGACCCAGGCCAGGACGGATTCGAGCGCGTCGGTCAGGGTCATACAGTTGGAGCGACAGGAGTTGTTACGGTCATCGCTGAGATCAGCAGTTCATCGTAGATCGCATCTTGCGGAGCGGTCATCTTGATGACGCGGGCGATCTTCGGAGCGAGCTTGTTCAGGAGGGAATTGCGGTCAGCCGCTTCAAGGTCCATGTTGCGGAACGGATAACTCATGCGTGAGCCGACCACGTCCTTTACGCGACTGCGATTCATACCAACGTATTTGCCGTATCGAACCATATGGCCGATAACCACGCCCTTGAGGGTGATCGGGTAGCCACAATTGGTGCTGTCGTAGGTGATCTTGAGGTCTTGTCGGACCTGATCCGCAGAGATTTTCATACCAGGGATATATCAGAAACCTCTGAAATAGTCAACCCAATTATTCGTCAGCACCCCCTTAAATACTCTGCGTAGAGGTGAGATTCCTCGCCTCCACGGAGGTCAATTTTAATGCCCAAAAAGAAGCGTGCACCACGCGTGCAGCAGACAGAAAGAATCCCGGATACCTTCAAACAAATTGAGATTACCGCACGCAACCGAAAACAACACGAATACATCCGAACAATTGAACGCTGCGACGTGACCATCGCAGAAGGCCGGGCTGGTACCGGCAAGACCTACTTGGCCGCCCTCATGGCGATGAAATACATGAGTGAGGGGCGCATCGAAAAAATTGTCATCTGTCGTCCTGCGGTTGAGGCCGGGGGTGAACGTCTGGGTCATCTGCCCGGTGGTATCAACGAGAAGATGGACCCCTATATTCAGCCGATTTTTGACGCGTTCCGTTCCTATTGGAGCAGGTTCACCGTCAAGGACATGATGGCGGATGGACGAATCGAGATCGTCCCGCTCGCATTCATGCGCGGTCGAACTTTCCGCGACACCTTTATTCTCGGGGATGAGATTCAGAACGCCACCGAGAGTAACCTCTTGATGTTGCTGACCCGTCTGGGTGAGGGCCGGAAAATGGTTCTCACGGGTGACCCCTCCCAATCCGACATCAACGGTTATACCTGTTTCAACGTGGCCCGCCGTTATCTCGGGGGTTTATCCGAGATCGGTTTTGTCCGTTTCGATGAGCGTGATGTGGTTCGTCACGATACGGTTAAGAAAATCCTCATGGTTTGGCCCAAGCAGGCGATTCGGGTGGAAACCCCTGGGTTCCTGGATACTCCGAACGAGGCTAAATACGAAGGCTAACACCCTGGGGAAGCTTATAAATGGTCACGAAAGCTACACGCGACGTAATTGATCTCTCTGTGAGACCGGTCAACAAGCTGGTCGTGAACAACGTGGGTAACACGTTGGGTCCGCGCCGGATTGACGCGACCGCCATCGGTGCGAGTGTGCCCGATGTGGGTTTCTTCACGAACGTTCAGAGCACGGCTGGAAACGTATCGAATCTCCAGTCCTCCAACGTGATCATTTCGAGTCTGTTGGATGTGACCGGGGCCACGGTTATCGGTCTGAACCTGAATGACCGGATCATCACTGTAAACCTCTCGGCCAACTATACAGCCCAGGCTGCGGATCGCGGCAAGGGTTTTCTCTGCAACGGAACTTTTTCATTCTTCCTGGATAATGCGGCGACTCTCGGTGTGGGTTGGTCCTGCCAGATTAAGAACACCGGTATCGGTAATGTCACGATTGACCCGTTCAGCACCCAGACCATCAACGACACCAGCACGGTTGTTCTAACTCCGGCTCAGTCCTGCCAGATCGTCTGCACCGGAACCACAACGTTCCAGGTTTTCTTCCTGGGTAGCGGAGGCAGTGGTGGCGGTGGTTCGGCGGCGATCAAGAACATGATCGCGGTGGATCAGAAGGCTGCGAACACCTCGGGTGGCACGACCACGGCCGGAACGTTCCTGACCAGGAACCTGAATACGATCCTCAGCAACACGATTGCGGGCGCGACTGTCACAGCGAACCAGTTCACGTTGCCTGCGGGTAACTACAATATCAAGTGGTGGGCTCCCGCATACAACTGCGCCCGTCACAAATCCAAGCTGAGAAACATCACGGATGCGGTTGATGTCGCGATGGGTTCCAGCGAATACGCACTGGGCACGGCGGATGTTCAGACTAGTTCTTTCGGTAGCGTCGATGTCTCTCTGGGTTCCGCAAAGACCTTTGAGATTCAGCACCGTGTTCAGAATGCCCAGACGGGTGATGGATTTGGTGTGGCAGCGAACTTCGGCGTGCCCGAGGTTTTCACGATTGTCGAGGTCACACGGAAAGACATCACCGGAGTTGCGGGTGGTGGAGGTGGTAGCGGCACCGTCCAGCTTATGGTGGTTCAGGATCAGAAGGTGGCAGGTACCAACGGTGGTACGGCCATCGCCAACACCTGGACCGCACGTGCGCTGAATGCGATCCAAACCAACTCCATTACCGGAGCCTCGCTCGCGTCGAACACAGTAACGTTGCCTGCGGGAACCTATCATGCACATGCGAGTGCACCGTTCTTCCATCTGGAGCGTGCAAAGATTCGTCTGCGTAATGTCACCGACAACACCACTGCGGTTGTCGGATCGTGCGCCTACTCCAACATCGACCAGGATTCGGATGTCTCGTCCTCGATCCTGGATGGCGTGTTTACGATTGCTTCAAACAAGAACTTCCAGATTCAGTATTTCACCTCCACCAATGGTGAAGGTAATGCAGGAGCCCTAGGTCTGGCGACCACGGGTAGTGGAGAAATCGAAGTCTACGCTCAGGTTCGATTCTGGAAGCTCGCCTAAAACTAAGGGGGCCTTTCGGCCCCCTTTTGTTTACGCCCATGAACGCTTTCTGATCGTGGCGAAATCCTCGTCAATGATCAGCTTGCCATTCTTCCAGACGAGACGGTCGATCTGCTCGGGTGGGCGAAAGTCATGCTGGAGCAGATCATTGTAGTCCATGTTCGTGGTCTCGTAACGACCATCGTCGTAGCGGACCGTGATCAGCCTGCCCCTCTTCGAGACCTTTCCCTTGTCGGTGATGGGGTCCTTGAACACGTCGAGCCATCCAACCGAGTCCTTGATTGCGCTGGCCTTCATGGCGAAGCCCAGGCTATCACGGCTGACCTGATGCTGGAGCAGACCCCCGCCCATGCCGAACGCAATGTTCTCGGCCGACCAGCCGCGCACCAGAAGGTTGCTGAGCAACTTGTTGATGGTGGCGTGCACCATGCCGTCGCCCTGGATGACACGGCACTTGTTCAGGACTTTGAAGCCCTTCGAGTTGGTGGTGTAGCCGAACTTGTCGCCGAGGATTTCGATGATCTCCACCGGCACCCAGGTGGGATCGCCGGAGTCCGGACGCACCACAAGGGTCGCCTTCATGTTGAGGACCTGCTCACGCAGTTCCATGCCCCACAGCACCCGAGCGGCGTTGTAGATGTCGTAGGAATCACTCACCACCGCGACAAGCGGACCATCACCGAACTTGTCCAGCATGTTCTTGAACGCCAGAACCTCATTCTCACGACCCCAACTGGTGATCGTGGAGTGTTCGGCCGCCGGAATCGAAAATCCAGCCATGGGCTCGTTGTAGAAGGCACGGGCATACATCGCACCGATGGCGGTGTCTGTGCCCATGAAGTTGACCAGATGGGCGCACCCGCCGATACCAGCGGATTCACGACTGCTGACTCCACGGAAGCCGAAGTCGTGCAACTTGAAGCCGATCTCTGCATCCGGATTGTCGCAGGTCGCCTTGAGATAGCCGTGGATTATCTTCTTGGTTTCCCAGGAGAGAGTCGCGACCGTGGTCGGGTACCAGATGGCCTGGAGCAGCATCGTCTCCAGGTAGCTGACCAACCAGGGCACTTTCGGATCGGTGTTCTGGACCTGAACCAGCATGTTGCTGACCGGGATGACGGTGCCCTCGGGAATCGCTCGGATTGCCACGGGCAGCTTGCCGTTGTGAACACGCAGGATGTATTCCCAGCCCTCTTTGTTGAAAGGCTCGCCGTGGGCGGCCCAAAACTCCGCCGCCTCATCGATCTGTTCCTGAGTGATGGGTTCGCTCAGATACTGCTTGAGGAACATTTGGAGCCCGAAGAACACGAGTTCCTCGGTGATGAACTGTTTGCGGGCCTCGATGTAGGAGGACACGTATTCGGTGCCCGGCGGGTACTGGAGCCAGTGGCTGACCTTGTACGAGTCGGTATCGATCATGATATTGGGTTTCACATACATTGCTAGAACTCCTCTAGTTCGATGCCTTCGGGACGCCCCCGAGGGCGTGGACGTGTTTGACGGCATCAAGTAGACGATCCCCGTATTGGCCGCCGTCAATGACCTTGTAGGGAAGCTTGTATTCTTCGAGCAGACCAACGTAGTCGTCGAAGAATTGGTCGCGCAGGTGTCCGAGGTTACGGAGTTGATCCTGCACCCACTCAACATTGGGTTTGCACACCAATGTCAGATTAGGCTTCCAGGATTCCGCATCCAGATAGAGGTCCTCGGACACCTTCTTGAAGTAGATTTTCGAGAACAGGATCGTGGAGAAAACGTCGGTGTCCACGAATAGTCTGCGATTGGCATGGCGCTTGGCCGCGTCTACGCTGGCGAAGTGTCCGTGTGCGATCAGTTCCATGTGTTCGTAGCGCACGTGGTTGATGTCGAGGTTGCGCATTTCGTAGAAATCGCGGCCATACTCCGGGACGTAGATGGTCTTGAATTCGTCTGCGAGCAACTTGCACATGGTGGATTTCCCGCAGGACTCTGGACCACCGATAACAATGGTCTGTACGTAGTCCTCTCGGGCTTCTTCTGTGAGGTATTCCCAGTAGCCCAGGGGATCAGCACGAAGCTTGGTCGCGCTGATCGGTACAATGGAGCGGATCGGGTTGACCGGGACGTATTCCGCTCCGAGTTCACGAGCGAAGCGCCACGCGTAGTTCTCCGAGGCGAATAGCGCGTCGTAGTGGATGCGACCACGTGGACCGATCCCCTTGAGGTAGTGAACCTCGTTGGTCACACCACGCACCCATGCCTTCCAGAACGCTTCATCGGTGATCCCTGCGGGTTCCTGCGGGAGATCGTTCTGATACCACAGGACGTTGACCGTGCATTCCTGGAGCCCAGCAAGACTGCGGGCCACGCACTGCCAGCGACGATGCCCCTCGATGGGTTCCTCGCGGTTCGTGCACACGATCACGTCCAGTGTGTTGCAGTGTTGCATGGCGAAGCGGATCAGGTACTCGTGCCCGCGATGGAACGGCATGAACTTGCCGATGATGAGCCCGCGATTAAACATAGTTGTTGTCCTTGCGAGGCACGCGGGTCTCGTGAGTGAAAAGCTCGTTGTAAATTTGATCAGCAAGTTCCCTCAGACCAACGACACGATTCTGATGCCACTGCCAGCAGCCGTAGGCGGCCACGAAGATGAACCCGAAGTAGAGCGCACCGATCATGTAGAGGCCCGTGGTGAAGTAGAGCCACGTCGAGAGCACATTCACCGTAATGAACAGCAGCCATGCTTCGGGACGTTTGTAGTTGAGTAGCCATTGGGCAACGATACTGATGCCCATGATCGCACAATCCACTGCGATATACTGGGCATCGGTGTAGCTGGTGAACCAGCCCCAAACCAGGGTGAAGCCAAGGATTGCCAAGATAATACCGATACGCTGGGTCCAGGATTCGGTCCACTGAACGAGGCGACCCTTCTCCCACTGGTACCAGCCCCAAAACTGAACCAGGAAGTAGTATCCGGCGTTCAGAATGGCGCTGGCGTAGAGTTGATATTCGTAGAAGGTGTAGGCGAACAGCAGCACACTGACAATGCCGGTGGGCCAGCACCACATATTCTGGCGACCCGTCAGCCACACACAGATCAGGGTCAGCCATGTTCCGAAGAACTCGACCGGGCTCGGCGCGAAATCCTCGAACAATCCGATGCCGATGATCTTCCACAGCATCACGGCGAGCAGACTCAGCCAGGACACCGTGAAGAGTTCACGGAACGAGTTGTATTCAAACAGTTTAAGCATTTGGTTCCCCCTGAATGGTGTAGCGAGCGTGACAGTTGTCCACGTTGGCCCAGGATCGTTCGCGCCATTTGACTTCGGCCGCGTCGTAGGTCGGGAATGGACCGTATTTCTCGCCCTTTCCGTCCACGAATTCTTCGAACTTGGTGTTGGTGTATTCGCCGCCGATCACATAGTAGGCCATGGGCGTTTACTCCACGTCCGTATCGATGAGTTTCTGGATGATGTCGTAGTGATCCGCGTAGAAGTCGGAACGCTTCAACGTGCCCAGCGGATACCACTGGGCGGATTCCGCATCATCGCCGCCCTTCACCTTGTAGAGCGATTTGGAGTCGGGTAGCTTGAACAGGTAGGCGTGGGTGATGACACGGCCACGAGGATCGCGATGCGGGGCATCGTAGACACCCCAACCCTCGATGAATCCCTCCAGCACGCCCGGTGGGATCGTGCCACGACCATCACGGATGTTGGTTTCCTCTTTGAGTTCACGGATCACCCCGTCGAGGATGCGTTCGTCCTGGTTGACGAAGCCACCGGGCAACGCGAGTAGACCACGACCGGGATGGTTCTTGCGGCGAACTAGCAGGATATGTCCGGACTGGATCACCACGGCGTCACCTGTCACGAACACCGGAGCGTATGGTGCTCCTGCCCAGGATTCACGATACTTGCGGATGAATTCGTATTCTTCGCAGAGTGACATGTAGTCGGGTGTGTTGGTGAATTTCAGAAGAAAATCTGCGACCGAATTCGGCATATCGCCGACACCACCCTTGCGGCCGAAGAATACGTCACGAATGTTCGTTGCCGCCAGCAGTTCGGTCTGCGGCACATTCTCGGAGGACCACTGCGGGAACAGCTTCAAGTAATAGCTGGTGTTGTCCTTGTTGTGGCCGATCAGACAGACCCGTGCGTCCAGGGTACCGTGGATGCCCGCGTTGGGATGTGCGGCATTGATCTCGCGTAGGACGACCTGATCCACAATCTTCTGGACCTGCATGACCCAGGTGGTATCGCTGTAAGCGATGTCCGGGAGCGGCTCGACCAAGACGCCGACATTCGGAGCGTAGGGGTTCAATCCGTCCACGTCATAGTGGCCCAGGATCATTTCCTTGCGCTCATCGAATGTGAATGGATTGCGAAGAGTGCGACCGGAGTCGGCAGAGCCAACGAGAACGATCACCTTGTGGGCGAGTTCCAGAGCGCGGTCGATGACCTGCTTGTGTCCGTTGTGGAAGGGTTGGAAACGGCCGATGAATACGGCGAAATCGTATGGCTTGTTGCCACCGAAGAACTTGCTCATGACCTGGACTCCCCAGTTATTTCGTATCTGACAGACACCCCGCCAGACTTCTCTTTCACGAGTATTTAGGTGGATTCGCGGAGTTTGTCAAGAATATCTTCTGGAAGTGCGGAAGTGAGAAGGCTCCAGGTCTGACGATCTGGATAATATGCGGCCTCATACTGAGTTGATGAATCCTTATATATCTCAACACGATAAATGAAGAAATCAGGACTGGACAGACGGAGACGAACTTCTTCCTCAACCCACTCTTTCATGGCCATGCGGGTATCGAAGTCGGAGTTATTGGCGCTGGTCAGAAACTCTTTTCCGGCGTCGTTCTTATAGAACCACTTCATGAGGAACTTCATGAAAACCTCAGGGTTAACGTTTCAGAAGATTCGTCTCGACCGTGTTGGTTCCGGTGCCACCGATGTGGCCGGAGGTCGGACTCAGAGAGTAACCGCCGATAATCCTGGTGTAGACCGCAGCAGCATCCATGAAGAAGGAATAGCCACTGAGCTTCGCACCGCATCCGACAAACTGGGTGTTTTGTCTGTTCGTGTAGAATGCACGCGTGCAGGAGGTGGCGTGACAGGCGGAGAGAATCGAGTCATCACTCTGGATGTCAAAGGCATCAGTGCAGTTCTGTGCCTGAACGTTCCGGATAACATTTCCAATTTGATTCACCCGCACGCCCTGGGAGCAGCCCTGGACGAATCCATCCCGGACGACACACTGAAACCCGTTCAGTTCGACACCACGGGTACCATTCTTGACGAGGGCGTAAATTTGGAACCCATCGATCACAGATTGATTGCCTCCGATTTCCGAACCATCAGTGGCAAACACACGAATCCCGATCAATCCGGAACTGGTCGTGCCCATATCGCTGACGAAGGTATCACGGATGATACCGGGGCCTCGCAGATTAACCGCAGCCACGGAATTGCCCGGATTCAAACCGAATTTCCGCACACGCATCCCGCGCACGAGAAGATTTCTATTACCGCCATCAAGATTACGAATGTCCAAGCCGGAACCACCGCAATCACGAGCCACACAATCCCGTACGAGCACATCCTTAAACGAACCCTCATAAAGGGTCATGGCGTGGCCCCAGGCGTTGAGAATTTCCACACGCTCGATCCGCATGCGATCCCAGCCCTTTCCGCGCAGGGCATGTCCGGCAGTTTGGTGAGAACGATTACCGTCCAGGGTGAGATCGCTCAGGGTTCCACCACCCCGTAGGTTTTCGAACTGGAATAGATGGCAATTCCGACCGTTAGCGAGCCTGATTTTGGAGGCACCGCGTCCCGCACCGACGATGCGAATGGGAATATCCTTGACGAGCAGAGCGAAGCCATCCTGGTTGTGATCCCGAACCAGACTCGTACCGGGTGGCATCGTCACCACACGGTCGCCGTTCTGCGCGGCAATGATCGCACCCATCCAGGCCGAGGTATCGTCGCTCAGGCCATCAAGCACTGCACCATACTGTCTGATATCGGTCATCCCCAAATACCCCTTTTGTTCGGGGTATTTAGGGATGGTTCCGACAGTTACTTGAGGGGGCCGTAGACCTGATTCTTCCACGTCTTGATCTGGTTCAGACCAAGACGATGTTCACGCTGGCTCGGTTCCAGTGTGAAGACAGCGGACATTTCCTCCATCAGATCACGACCCGCTACAGCGTTGGGCATGTCCTTGAACATACTGGCCTCACCCGGCAGGACCCGAACCCGCCCGGACTTCACACGGAAGCCCACGACTGGTTCGCGATTATCCTCGCAGGATTCGCGGTCCATCAGCAACACGCGCAGATCGAGAAACGGAAATGCCTTGGCCAGGATCGACCAATCTTTTCGGATCGCCTCGATGCTTGGCCATTTCCCGACATTGTCCTGGTAGAAAATTTTACCATCCGGGTGGCACCAGCCGTGCGGACCACCCACGAACGAGCAACTGATCCAGGAGTTGTGGACGTACTCGGTCTCGATGACCTGCCACTTCTCGCGCCACGCCTGTAGTCCATCCCAGCGCTCCTGCCACAGCTTGGTCCGGAGTTCATCGGACCACTCATTGTAGCTGGGCTCACGCCAGAGATCGGTTTCGGGCATGCCCACGATCATCTTGGCTCTGTTGTCGAAGCCGTGATCGTTACCCCCGTAACCGTGGGTGAAGAACATGTCGGTGCGACGGATGATCTCCAGCGCCTGCTCGACCGTGATCGTTTTCCCCACAACAATCATCTGGGGCCATTTCGGGAGGTGTCGGTTTAGGACTTCACTGGTCAGTGTCATGGGATTTCTCTCGGAAACCCTAGAGATAACATCAAAACCCCGTGGGGTCAAGTTAATTTGACTATCGACTGGTTTGGCCTAAATAGGTTTGAAGGAAAACGATAAATGTCCGACAGAAAGCTCCACATCGTTGATAAGTTGATCGAGGGGGACGAGGAAGGCGCAACCGCCGACCTCCTGCTTGAGGCTGAGGAGGAAGACCTCCTAGCGAGTCTCGGCGGTGAAACCACCTTGATGAACTACCTGATCAAGTTCGAGGAATATCTCGACGACCATGACATTTACCTGTTCAAGGGTTGGGATAAGGCGGTGATCGTGGGTAAGCCCAGGGTTGAGAAATTCTGGACCACCATTGATGTGATGGTCGCGGCGGATACCGATCTCCGTGGTGCTCTCCGTGTGGTCAACGACAAGGAGGCCCAGAACAAGGTTTCCAAGAAGAAGACCAGGGAAGGCATCATTATCCGCTTCAAGATTCTCAAGCGTTATCTGGACCAGATCGAACAGCGCAATAAGGAACGTTCGGATCAACTCTCCGACGAAGAGATGGAAACCCAGTAATGTGGAAGATTATCGCTCAGGATGGTGATTCCTACACGAGCAGTCCGTATGAATCGCGTGAAGATGCGAGGAGAGAGTTCGACCGTCTTCCAGCATTTCTGAAGGAATCCCACATGATCGCGTTTCGCTCCGGCAATGCCTGGGTGGATCGTGTTCTCACTGAGGGTCTGACCAAGAACGATCTCGAAGGGATTCTACTGCCCAGGATGAGCGTGGACGAGTATGTGCCGGGTGATCCCAACACCGATAATATCGTGCTGGCGTTCTTCATCAAGGGCGTGCCCGAAGCGGTGATCCCCTACAAGAACTACTGCGAGCACTGCAATGGTGTGCTCAACGTGGATTACGGTGATTCCGACACGATCCCGAACACTTCCATCGTCTATGTCGAGATGGATCGCGAGAAGATCAACCTCAAGGATATCCATGAGATTCTCACAGGCGCGAGCATGTTGGGGAATTTCCAGGTGGACGATTTCACTCTGACCTTCCCTCACACCGACGATAAGTTTCCGTACACCGAGAAGACTCTTCAGATGTATTTCCGTTCCAGGAACCGCGAGCGCAACCAGATGGCCCAGCGCAAGGCCGAGGAACTCGCCAACCAGGAAACGGAGAAGACCATTCAGAACTTCCAGGCGCAGACCCTAGAGGAGCCTCAAGATGAGGCCCTGACGCGGGATCAAGCCTCTCCGGAAGCCAAACCTGCGCAACCCCAGCCTGACCAGTCCGGTAATCTCGGAAGCCCTGGTGAGGCTCTTGATCGTCTAGGAAAGCCCGATGTTTCTAATCTACGGTAAGGATAATTGCCCATACTGCGTCCAGGCTAAGGCTCTGATCGAGCAGAATCAGTGGCCCTACGAATACAAGGACATCATGAAGGACAAAGCAGCACGAGCCGAGTTCTTTCAGAAGATGCCTACGGAGCGCTATGTTCCGCAGGTATTCTGGAATGGTGAACATGTTGGGGGTTTCGACAAGCTTCAGGCGGCGGTCCGTGAGGGCAAATTCCCGAAAATCTCCACTTGACATGGAATCTCTGGAGTTTTACCTTTAATCCATGAGAGATTTCCATCTACCGCTGCTATTGAAGAATCTTCTTTTGGCTCTGGGCTTGGTCGGCGTTGTGATGGCTCCTGTGTGGGCCAGCGACTATCGCACGTGTTCGCCCGATATTGAGCAAATCGAATGGAGTCTCCTCCAGGAGGGTGAAACCTTGGTCCATCGTTATGACGATGATATACAAGGGATTCGCAAATTTTTCTATGCAAATGCGGATACCAGGAAGTGGACCCTCGTGGTCTACGATACGGAATCCACATATTGTGTGATTCAATCCGGTTCCAACTTCGTGTTATTCCCGGATTTCTATCAACCCCAACTGGAAGGTGAATAAGTTTTGCGACCACAAGATTTGAACTCTGCCCGTCCGCAGCGTCAGAAGGATGAACGTCTTATCCAGGACACCCGAATTCTTCCCGAACAGGTCCGATTGATCGATTCGCGAGAGGGAATTCCGGATGATCAAAAAAGTCGAATCCTGACCCAGTCCGAAGCGCACTGGCTTCGCGTCAACTCGGGTCTCGATCTGATCATGCTGGACAAGGACGCAAAGCCGCCCGTGATCAAGCTCCTCGACTACGGCAAGTTCAAGTATGAGGAGGAGAAGCGCAAGAAAGAGCAGGCAAAGAAGAACCACGAACGTGATCGTGGATTCAAAGAGTTCTACTTCGGCCTCAACATCGGTCCGCACGACTACGAGACCAAGCTGAACCACATTCGCGAGGCTCTGGCGAAGAACTTCGATGTTCGTGTTGGTGTGAAGAAGAACCGCGATACCCGCATGGCTCTGAAACGCTACCAGACTCTGGAACAGGCCGCGCAGGAGCAGTCCTTCGTCCTTCGTCGTGTTCTCGCCGATACCGCTACCCTGGCTACGGCCGGGAAGTGGAACATGGGTGAGCGTTCCATCACCATCGACCTGAAAAAGGTAATTCAGTGACGCGTGACCCACGTCTTGATCCCCGAAAGGGTGATGTTCTTCGTCTGCATCGTACCCTGAACACAGGGGTTCGGCGCATGGAGAATCTGATCGTGTTGGCCGCGTTCAACGCGAACAACCAGGGTAACTCCTATGTGGAGTTTCAGTGGATGACCGTGCTGGGTCACCCGGTGGATTTCATCTGTGAGAACCACTCGTTGAAGGGTCGATCTGGACAGGTCACGGACCTCCTGTCGTGGCATTCCATGGTGGAGAAGGCCGAGGTCATCCAGGCGGTTCCGAATGATGATCCTCCGCTATGGGCGATCAATCCGGATCATCAAGCTATCTTGAAGGCTCAGGATGAACAGCGTGCTCATGATCGAGCCAACGCCCATCTTAGTGACTACTTCAAGATGGAACAGGACATCCACAAGCTGTTCGGCTACGAGGAGGGCTACCGCACGTTCCCGTTGGTGGATTGCCGCAACTACTTCTGGTCGGTCACCTCCTATGAGGTCAGCTTCGCCGACACCCGAGAGGAAATGGAGGACGAACCCACCTACCAGTGCGAACTCCATTGTAGTCGTCATCTGCCCCAGACGGTTTGGCGCAATCCCCATCACACGCTGATCCTGTTCAATACGGGAGCGGATTTCAACATCCATCTGGGTGTGTTCGACAACACCAAAGAAGTCAAGTGATGGCCTACAACGAGGACCAACTCGAACCCCTCATGGACGGCCCACTGGAGGATATCCTCCAGAAGCTGGAGCGCCACGCGTTGATCCCGGAGGACCCCAAGAAGAATCCTCCGATCCTTCTGGACGATCAAGAACTCCGTGATATTGAGCAGGCCATCTACTGGAAACTGACCCAGCAGGAGTTCGTCTACAAGGCACCTCGTTACCTCAGCGATTTCGAGGATGCCCAGAAGGTGATCCCCGAGGGGTGGCATCTGGCTGAACTCTGGCAATCGGTTGTTCCGAAGGATCGTCCGTGGTGGGGCGCGGCTCTGCGCCAGGATGACCCGTACCGGTACTACAAGGTGTTGGCCAGTCGCAGTCCCTACTCTGCTATCGTCATCATCGCCCTGCGCATGAGGATCAAATTTTCATGAGCACTCAACTGATTCTTCTCCTGGCGTTCTTCTGCGGACTCCTTGTGTCGTTCCCCGGCACGCTGAATTCGATCACCGAGTCCAAAGAGGTCTCACTCGATCTGAGCGGGGCCAAGGGATGGAGCCTTCTCACGATGTTCGTCGTGGGACTGCTTGGGTGGATTGCCCTGCTCTACTTCTCCGATCCCGTGCAACTCGCCGAGGACGGTCATTCCAGGTGGAGAATTTTCTCAGCCGGGGGCGCAGGTGTGGTTCTGGCTTTGGTCGCGGTCCATGAACGATTCAAATTGTTCAAAAACAACTGGGGCCGTTGGCTGCTATGGGCGATGGTCGTGGTCAACGTGTTGATGGTTTGCAACTGGGTCCTTTACGGTCCGGAAGCTTTTTACTTTTCAGAATAATAGCCTAACACTTTTGTTATAACACGTTGTAATTTAATCCAAAATTTACAACCCACACGGGTTGTCTAATCCTTCGAGGTCGTAAATAACCCCGGAGGAAAACTCTCATGTACACCAGGGAAAATGTTGCGCTCGTCAAAAACGTCGTGTTGTTCCCGGTGGAACGCCTCACGGATCGTGCATGGCATAAATATGCTGGTCATAACGATTTTGGACCTTTGGCGATGGAAGCATATGAAAAGCCTTTGTTCGAGGCACAAGAATCTCTGCGAATCATAGCCGAGCGGATCAATATCGGTCTGTTCAAGACGGACCCCAATGGCCGTATCGAGTTTGTCAACCCCTCTGCCTGCACGCTTCTAGGATTTACCCCGAAGGAATCAACTCAGATGAAGTTGCCCGAGCAGGGTGAACTCATCTTTGGGCGTCGGTGGCGAGAGTTCGTGAAGGATCACTGGACCCTGGCCACGAAAGGAGAAGAAGGAGAATTTGAGGTGACCCTGGATCGGGGTCATACCCTGCATATCAATTATTACCCGATCAGAAACGGGGAGTACCTGGGCACCGTGGGGATCATTCGAGATGTAACAGCCGAGTACACGGTTCTTAAAGACCTGTATCGCCTAAAGGCAGAATTCCGTCATGATGGACTTGTTGGTTGATATTGTAGAGGTTTTCAAACCTTTATCCTGGGCCGGAGCTTTTGGCCTAGTCGCATCCGTTTTGGGTGCGGTCACCACCGTGGTTCTTGGTGTGGTTCAGGTCGCTCGTATGTGGATCGAGAATCGTGTGGATGGGGAGAAGGAAAAGGACCCCGTTCAGCATGCTGATCCCAAGACTGAGCAAGAGATTGAGGAGGTCCAGAGGGAACTCGCCGACCTCGAACAGAAGCTTGCAGTGCTTCAGGAGACCCTGGATGGCACCGTGCGGGTGCAGATCAAGAACGTCGAGAGCCAGATCATCGAGGTGAAGCGGTCGATCCAGCGCCTCCAGGATCGCATGGAAGCGCTGACCGATTCGGTGATCAATTATCTGACGCGGAAATCACTTCGCCGCTAACACATCACCACGCCAGCGCCTGTCTGGGACATGATCTCTTCAAGTAGATCAGGTGGGCACTTGCGGTCGCTCAGAATCTTCCTTGCCTCTTCCTTGGTGATGTCTTTGTGGAACTCATCATCAAGAGCAGTGCCGGTGAGACAGTAGTTGCCGTATTTGTCGCGAGACATGCAGATCGGACTCACAACCTTACTCATTGTCTTGTTTTCCCTTCAAAAATGTCAACACTGGTATTGGTTTGCCCACGTCCTTCAACATGGGGTGTTGATACTTCACCCCGTAGTAGCGTTGTAGGACACGCTTGAACGCGTCGATTCGTTTCTGTGCACGACCCACAACATCTTCTTTCTCGGCCGAATCGGACACACTACTGTAGGAATCGATCAGGGATTCTTCGTAGTCGATGGCCAAACTCAAAGCCACTCGAATAGCCTGTTTGTCAGTGAGCTTTTTCACGAACCCACTCCCAGGCTCCTTTATGAAAGATGATATCTTCATTGTTGCAATATTTGCAGGTGAGACGTTCTCCCTCCTGCGGTTTACTCACGCGGGTCTCCGCGTCCTCCCGTATTGTGGTGGTGCAACACCTCAACAGTCCACCGATTCGGATGGAGACCTGTTTCATCAGGATGCCTCTTTAAGCTTGAGGAAAAGGACGTTGCCACGAACCGTTTTGTACGGGCTCGGCAACCACACTTCCTCTACCAAATCCGGCTCGCGAAGTAAACGGTTCCATACGCCCGGATTGATTTCTGTGCGTGGCAATGGGCCTAGGCGCAAACGTTCAATCACTTCAAGCGCATGCTTGCTCAGCGGATGCGTTTTCGTGCCGTTTAGTGGTGTAAGTTGTGGATAAGTCACTCGGGATACCAAATCCTCACAGGAGTCCCCAGAATAAGGGATTCACGACGTTCCATCAAGAGTTTTCCCAGATGACTCTCTCCGACACCATAGGTTTTCCCCCAGAATTGATCGCCCCAGGGCGTATCCTCTACGAGATAGGCCGCCTGGGTGTCCATGAGGCGATCGGCCGCCTTCGAACCTTCAGCGAACTTCAGAGCCAGGGTTTGACGCATGCAGTCTATCTTGACCTCGTCCCAGTCCGGACGCAGGGTAATAGAACCACCAATCTGCTTCGAATCGAATGCGGTACGGGCCATCTGGACCCGGCTGCGATCCTCCTCGTTTGTGGCTTTTTGAGCCTGATAGTGGTGCTCGCTGGTGGACCAAATCAGACCATCCTGATCGACGAATTCAAACCCCTCGGCAAAATTCGACATGAACCCGTATTTGGGATCGCGCTTACGGAAGAGAATCTGCTTGGACTGCCATAGATCGACACCTCCATGGGCCTCGGCAATCTTGAACATGTGGGCGGTTCCACGACCACCAGGGAAGGCCATGATCATATCCGGATTGGACTTGTCGAGCATTTCCTGATTACGGATGGGTCCCGCAGACTTCCCGTGTTTGTCCCAGTCAGCCGGATATACCTCCTTGGGAATACCCATCTCGTCCGCCCAAAGCTCCGCAAACGTGTCCACACCCCGAGCGGCTCCGGCAATCACACAGGTGATCGGATTCCAGTTGTGGACGTGGTTTAGGTAGTGGATGACGAATTCTACGTCCTCAAAATCCCTACCACCGCAGACGATGACTCTCATGTTAATATTTATGAAATCCTCGGGTTCCCCTAAATAAATGAGTATACGATTGAGGATTTTCAACCATGCTCCCGTTTGCCTTTTTGGGTGCCAAATTACTTGCGATGTTTCCGTTCTTCGGATTCCTGAAGGGAATTGGTGGAAAGCTCCTTCTGGTTGGCGTCGTCGCCCTAGGTTTGTTCCTCGGATATATGTGGTGGAAGAAGTCTATCGAAACCGAAGCTGTGAACAAGGTATTTCAGGAGCAGGTCGAAAACCATCTGAAACAGCAGCAGGAGCATCTGGAGACGATGGAAGAGGTCATGCAGGCGCGTGAGCAGGCGATCCAGGATTTCATGCAGAAGCAGGAGAAGCTCCTCCGCAACGTCCGTAATCTGACTGAGCAGATCAAAGAGGGTCAACTGAAGGATGGTGAGATTCCCGAAGTCTTGCAGAAGACTCTGGAGGACATCCGCAAACTCGAACTCAACATTCCGGTGACGCCAGCCCCGGTACCGACCCTACAGCCCGAATTGAAGCCGGAGGTTCAGCCATGATCAAAGTTTCTCCTTACAACTCGAAGAGAGCATTCAAGATTTTGCTTTGGATGTTGTTGATCATCACTGTTCTATTTCTGGCCACGGGTTGCGCCGGGACCAAGAAGGTCTTAGTCACCGAGTACAAGTATCAAATGGTTGAGGTCCCGGAGGATTTCTCCAAGAACTGTGTGAATCGAGATTTCCTCAGCGCTTATCCGGAAACCCCCGTGCACTTGGGTCGGGAAGCCTCATTGATCGCGGTGAACTTCTACGACATCGCCAAGATATGCCAGTTAGGTGCTCAGGCCACGGTAGAATACTTGGCCAAGGCCAAGATCATCGTTGAGTCCGAAGGCGACCCCAAGACGATCAAGGAAAAACTGGCAAGGCTCGCTAACGACGTTCGCGAAAAATTCAATCTGAAGCGTTAAGCGATCTTGTAGACGGCCACATTGTTCGTGGCAAACCCAATCGCCGAATTCACCAAGTAAGACTTCAGGGCCGCAGCATGGTCCAGATCGGTACCTTGCTGGACAATAGCCACGTACTCGTAGAAGGTGCTCGCGGTCGCCCCGAACTGGGTCTCGTCGATGTTTCCACCCGATCCCATCGGATTGACCAAGAGTGAGCGTACGGTCGCTTTCGGGGCAATCTGGGTGGTGAAGAACGCGTCGATTGCGGTGAGCGTCTGAGACTCGTTGGTGCCGGGCGACACAATCGTACGCACCGAATAGAGCCGCACCAGTTCCTCAGCCCCGGACACGGCCCACCGTAGGAGCCAATATCCAGAATCTTCGTCGCGCCGCACAATGTATCCGGCATTCTTGAAGGCGTCGTAGAACTCCTCCTGAACCACCGTCAGACCCTGATCGAGATCATCCAGTGGCGGATTGCCGATTTTCGTCGCGTTGTAAGCAACCTTATAATGCTGACGCCGCGCAGCGTTGCGGATGGCAGACTCGGCACCACCGATCTCGTCCACGAGGAGACGGTTCTCCTGGACGTTGATGACGTTTTGAGTAAGGGTGGCTGCGGATGTTGCGCTCAATACCATGGGGGATTCTCCTGTTCCCCCGTATTTATTTGCTAATGGTATCTTGCGACCTGAAGAGTTCCGCGCTTATAGACAGTTTGTGGATACCGTCCGTGATGTAGTCGAACGAGAAATGATCCGCCTTGATCTTACTCTGTTTCTTCCAGGCATCTACTGCTTCGTGAAAAATTTCACGATTATCATAGTTGAGGAACTGTTCCTTCACCATGGAGGATTGGTCCATCAGAAAAGTGCCGTTGGACCAATTGGCGCGATAATCCCAAATGCTTACACTGACCGGACCGAATTTGCGGAACTTTTCGCCCAACTCGTTCTGCCAGACCAGTTCGATGTATTCGATTTCTACAGCCGGTCGGACCCCATCATGGAGTTGGCCATGCTCGAAGCGATGTCGGCCACCACGGAGGATCGCCTTGATGTGTTCGTTCTCACGGTAGAAGTGTAGGATCAGATCGCGGTAGGTAATCTCTGCCACACTCCCCCTTTCGGGGTTGTTCGTTTTTATATCGAGGTTCGCGTTGGACGTGCATTTGATTCCGGCATAGACCTCGGTCTGGAGACCTTTGAGATTGCAGACGTACCAATCCAGGTCATGAGCGGGATGTGAATTCGTCATTATACGATTCGATCCCGAGCGAGTTCGTCCTGCATGCCTTGGAGGAAGATCATGAACTCCTGTTGGCTTTTGAAGAATTGGTCCTTTGAGAACTCTTCATAGCGGATGTTTTTGGCGTCGAGAACCCGCTGCACTGTTTTTTGAGCGATGTTTTTGCCACCCATGGTGTTCCAGGTATGATCGACAACGTCAATGGTAACGGTGTGATCGTTGAGGACCAATCCCTCCCCTTCGTTCTGAGGGAGAATCCTGATCTCCTCCAGTAGAGTCGTGTGGGGACCACCGTTGTCTCGGAGGAGTCGTTCCTTGTGGACCCAATGGCACATGAGTTTGCCGCAGTTGATCCACTGGACCTCAGCACAATTGTGCCAGAATCGGACGTGATCCATACGAACGATAGCCGGAGCATTAACTCGGCGTACCTGAATGTAGCGGTTTGGTGTGGTTTCGGTTCCTCTGGGTTTGGCCTTGTTGATCCGTTCCATTGTTCCGGTGATTGCGGAGGAAATCGAGCCCCACAACAGGATCATGCTGCGAATCTTGAGCGAGGGATTGCTCTGTCCACCACCATGAGGACCGTGCAGGAGTCCGTCCTTGTTGAAGTGGTACTCCGGACGGCTCTGCACCAGGATGAGGTCGGGTAGATCATGCTCCGGAACCAACGAGGCCAGAGTTGGATTGAAGTCTGCCCGTTCGATTCCCATGAAATCGGTGTAGTCGAAATCCGCCACCTTACCCTTACTGACCTTCACCGAGTAGATCGGAAAGGTCTTGCCCAAAGGCACGGATTGACCACGCGAGGCCGCCTCGTGGAACAACAAGTAGTAGATGTCGGCCTGGGCCAGATACTCTACGATACTACCCGACATGCTTGGACAACTCCGAATAGAACGCCATGCGAGCGACAGATGATCCGTAGACCGAACCCGTGGCGAGCAGGTTGAAATCCAATCCCCGGCGGGATAGTTCTTTGTAGATCGGTTCGAGAACCTTCGTGTGATAGGTCCGTTGGTTCATCCGCCAGATGTAATCGATCTTGGCGGTCTGTTGAACCTCAAGCCCTCTCTTCTTCGACTTCACGCTTTCCCATTCTCGAAAGTCGGTCACACACACGGATTGGGGCCGTTCCTGGTGTTGCCCCTCGATCAGTTCACCCTTGTGCATCCACAAGGCATGGAACCGGTCGCAGGTGATCGTGGATTGACTCCCGACCCGATACCGTTTGCCATCCTTGTGCCACTTCTTGAGCTTGCTCATATAGACCCGAGCCGGGCCATTCTCACGGTGGCAGACGAATTTCTTCCGACGCTTCTCTTTGTGATCGATCTCCCCATCCCAATAGCCCCAGTAGAGGTAGAGGTTGTGCATTTCCACCGAGGGAGAACCATCCAGTTGGGTATTGATGAGCCCGTCGATCTGATGCTGACGACAACCAAATTCGCTTTCGAACCCGATCAGATCGGGGATATCATCAGCGGCGATTTCGATCTCGTTCTGGGCGAGGCCGAGGATGTAGTTCTGGTAGTTGGCGCGATCCGGAATGAACCAGAAATGATCGAACGTGGTGAACGAACCCGGCTTGGTCTTGGCAAGGTTCGTCTCGATCTCGCGATCACCCCAGAAGTGCTTGCCGAGGCTCACACCATCGATACTCTGGAACAGAGCGAGCGGATCATGCCGGACCTGACTGCGCGGGTGCCGGTACGCCAGCGTGTGGTAGAGGTCCGAACGGATATAGTCGAGAATGCTCGTGAACATCCTAATATCTTAAGGATTTCACTGAGTTTTGTCAAGCAAATCTGGTCACGTACTCCGTGCGATTCACCGAATCCAGGAAATAAATGTTCTGGTAGGGATCGGTCTTTCGGATTCGAGCCCGGAACGCTTTGAACTCGTCCAGGTCCTTCTCCGGAGTCGGACGCCAATACGTGTCCACGCTGGAATGCCTGCAATTGGATCGCTTACCGTCCTCCCAGAATTCCCGGTAGGAGTGGATGATCATACCACAGGGTCCAAATGCGCGATAGGGACGACCGTGGCGGCACCAGGAACCGGTCAGATGGGTGCAGGTGATCGTGCGCTTGCGCACATCCCCATAGGGGAGTTGGGTCAGGGGGTTGAACTTGCCATGATACCCAAATAGTCCGATTAGTGCCGGAAACCCATCTTCGCGATGCAGGTAATCGTCCGGAACATCCTTCCATGAAGGCTGACTACGAGGGTAGCTGAATATGGGCGAATTGGCGGCCCAGGAAGAGCCTGTGCTCCAGGACCGATGTGGAGCCGGTTCAATCGCGATGTTGCCGTAGGCGAGCAGCACAGAGCCGTGGAACGTCTCGTGTCGTGCATGGGCTCGATGACGAAGGCCGTCCCTCCACCAGAACACCTGCTTGGGTGCGTATTTGCGGAGTTCCTCTGGAAGCTTTTCCGCATCCAGATAGGAGTGCCGATCTACTCGGAACGAGGTATCGTTCTGGATGGGCTCGTAGCTCATTTCCGCGATCTTCTCCCCACCCGGCATGAGATCGACCAGAGCCTTCATTAGAGGATAGCAGGACGCGAAGTCCGTCCAGTTCTTGATCAAAATCCGAACTCCTTGATCTTCGATAGCAGGATCATTTTGTCCTGTTGGGATTGGAAGAACGGACCCCACGGATCGATACGCGAGAGCATGTCCTGCTCGAACCAGCGCATCATCCTCACGCAGGCTTCTTCCTTCTCGATTCCGCTGTAGTTGGTCCCGTTGAAGTTCCACTCGAACATGCAGGGACCAGTGCGAATCATTCGGCCCTGCTCGATCTCCTCCTGGTGCTGATGGATGAGCAACTTGGAGACCAGGAATTCCGTGTTGGTGTCCTTGTCGTCGGGATCGCGCTGGAACAGAAACATGCCGGACTGGCACCAGTACGATCTCACCCCTTCTTGGCGGATCATCGAGTAGGGTGACTCGCGTTCGCGCAGGGACCATCCCGCCTCTAGCTGAACCGTGGCCGGGAACGGCCACACCTTTCTCGTGCCGTTGATGAACCAACCAAGAATCGCAGAATCCCAAAACTGAACCACCTGCGAGGGCTTGATCGGGTCTAGTGTGGTCGGGTGGGTTTCGTCACAATGATAACCCTGATAGGTGATTCTGGCTGGCCCCTCGGTGTTGTGGAGCACCCCGTTCCAGTGCCATTCCTGCATGGTGAGATATTTGGACACGCCAGTGGGGTCCACCATTGGGCTCATCACAACCTTCGATGGCAATCCCTGGTAGGAGTGGAATTGTCCGGCCAGGGTGCGATGCAGAACCGTGCTGTTATTGGTCGGCACTTCCATGACGAGGAAACTCAACGGAATCTCCTCCAAACCGGGGAAATTCAAGTAGTAATTCATACGCTCGGGAAAATTGCGGATTTCCAGGCCCGTGATCGACATGGCCTGATGCATATTGAAACGCAAGCAGACCTCGTCATATCTGGTCCTGAAAATGTCCGGCCACCCCGTGGCCTTCTGGAGTGCGATAACGGCCCTATCCAAATTCATAGGGATAATCTAGGGATTTGCGGCGGGTCTGACAATGGTGCCGGGCTTGGTCTTTTCCAGCTTGAACATGGTCTCGGTCAGGAGTTTCTTCGCGGCGACCCATTTCTCTAGGTTCAGCACACCATCCTTCGGGGTGTAATCCCGGTCCGGATTCAACATAAAGGATTCGGCCTGCTGGAGAGTGAGTTCACGGATAGGCCCCTTGCGTCCTTCACTCTCCAGTCGGTAGTGCACGCGCTCGCCCGTCCCACCTAGAGCCCAGGCAAAGTGAACGTTGCCGTGTTCGTGCTTGTCCTCGCTCACTTCTTCGCCTTTTTCTTGACCTTCTTCTTCACCTTCAACTTGGCGACCTTCCAGCCTTTGGCCTCGCCCATGACGAAGATTTCCTGGATGAAATCCTTCGGATCGACGCCTTTGAAGATGTCGGAGTTGGACGGCCAATACCGACCCTTACCGAGGATATGCTGGGTCAGCCCATCCACGAAATTGTCACGGTCGTACGTGTCCATACGCGTGGGATCAATCGACTCATGAATGACCACGGCCAAATCCGGATGCTGTTGGAGGAACGCCGTGAGGAGTTCATCCGTGGCGATCAGACCGAACCGCTTCTTGATGAACTTCTTGGTCTGATTGACCTTGTACGGGGTCAACTCGACGCTGATGGTGATCCCGCTCATGGTCTACTCCGCTGCGATGGGAAGGGGTTCGGCGACCGGTGTTGGTGCAAGCCGCGCAATGTGTGCGACCAGCTTCGCCTGGGCCTGATCCAGGCGTTCCAGTGGAACCGAGACGATCTTCTCCACCCCATTGATGGTGCGGGTGAATTGGACCATGTCGGTCGGACCGTGGCGGAAATCCCGAAGAACCCCGACCGGCGTGCTGGTCTTGCGACTCGATCCCTTGAGCCGCGCCGGGACACCGGGAATCACCATGATCTGGTTGGGCTGCTCGTGGGGGTGTGAGCGCAGTTCCGACTCCACGCGGGTCAGAACGGTTTGAAACGCTGTGCGAAATTCCTCGCGATGCTGCTCCAGGCTCTTCGGCTTGAAGCTGTGGCGAGCGTAGGTCACGGCGGGTTCCGCCCGTTCATAGGTCAGTGGCTGCGGACTCGGGACGGGTTTCGGCGCGGGCAGGTCCGGGTCCAAGGTGGAACCCCGGAAGAGATTCGCCAACGCAGTGGGATAGAACAGACCAAGCATCAGAATAACCCCGTCAGTAGTTTGGCCCCGAACGCCCCGAGCAGGAGCGCCGTGATGATGAACACGCCGACCGTCATGGTGCGGCGCTCGCGGCAAACCTCAGCCTTGCGCTGCTCCATATCGGCGTGGAACAGCCGACACTGCTGTTGCAGTTCACGAACCGGTGTCATCCTAGGTCCTCCGATTGGCCACCTGTTGGGCCAGCGCTTCCAGCGCCGACGTGACATCCCAACCGAACTGGTCGTAAAACACTTCGTCACCGGCCGTGGTCGTGATGGACTCGCTCCCGAACGTCACGGTGACCTTGGCCCGGAGTAGGACCTGGAGCGCCGCCTCGGGTGTCCGCACCACAACGGCGCTGGGATCGCCGCCGACCGCCCGGAGCAGGGCTACGCGGTTCTCGCCGCTCATTTCTTCACCTGTTTCCGGGTATGGGCCTTGTGGTCGGCCACGACGATGGAGACATTGGCACGGATCATCGTCCGGAGTATCGCCGACTGGCGGTGGAAAGCACCACCCATGTCGTTCTTTCGGAACTCCTTCTCGATAGCCTGGAGCACAGAGTTGGTCAGGCTTTCAATGTCCGTGGTCTTCATCGGGGCTCCTATCTGAACCCCATTTATACTGGAAACTCCAGGAAATGTCAAGGATTAGTGCATGATCACTTCGATCAACCGAATGGATTCGGGACCGTAGGCTTTTTCCAGCAATTCCTGAGCCTTATCGGTGTACTCATCATAGACCGGCATTTGAAGATCATCGGTTAGAAAATCCACGAATTCCGCATGGAACCGGTCGCGTTCAGTATCGAATTCTTGGAGTTTTCCATCCATATCGGCCCAGGCCCGAGCGACCCGAAATACATCATTCATGTTGAAGATGTGGTTCATGTAATGCTCAGATGGTAAATGCCGAGGGTGACGAAATAGATCACCCAGATACCAATGGTCCCGTTGATTGCTATCACCATGGAGACGAGTGACTGCATGTCCAATCGGGGTTGTGTCCAGGCCCAAAGCCAGAGGAGCACGGTCAGAACAATCGGGAATACAATGGATGACATCAGAAAATGATGAAGTAGATCAGCCATACCGCGAGACTGACGATTGCTGCGACTGCACCACGAACCAACGGCATAGGATCGGGAAGCCACATCACATCGCTCTTCGTTTCTTCGGCCGGAGTCAAAATAACCCAGGCCCACATGCTGATGGTGATCAGGGTGGGAATCACCCAAACATAATCGAGGATCGCGGGAGTATTCGTCATGAATGCACCAGGAGATAAATGATCCACGAACCCAGGCTCAGGACCGAGGCAATAAGAGCACCGAACCAAAAGATTGGATTGACGAACCAGGGGAGAGTAAAACGGGCTCCCTTCATTTCGTCGTTATAGAACCAAATGGCTACACCCCAAGAGATCAGGGTCACCAACGTGGGCAGAACCCACCATAAATCAATCAGTGTGACGGTGAAGGTCATTTCTTCACCAACGGAAACTTGAACACGACCTCACCCTTGGTGTTCTCGTAGATGTGGTAGGAGAACTCCAACGTATCCAGGGTGCCGCAGGTCTGATTCCCCTCGGAATCCTCGATATGGAATTCCAGGTTCACATCGCTAAGAGCGACAGGTGGCATCACACCTTCGGGAAGGTGTTCGAGAAGGACCTCCTTGAGGAGGTTGACGATCTGCTCGCCCGGAATCGACAGTGTCATCGACGCATGCTTGTGAACCGAAACCGTAGGCTCTTCCGGCCTTTCAGTTTCCGGCTTGGTCCCCGCTCGGGTGCCTCGACGAGTCAGCTTCATGTTTCCCCACCTCACGTATCCCCATGAATATTAGGATTCGTCCTGTTGTTTTTCAAGTTCGGTGCGGACTTTTTGTTGAAGGCGAGCCTCAATCATCTTGGATAGATCGCGTTCGACCTCATCCCAGGTCTGACGATAACCCGAATCGTGATCCTTCACACGATTATCCGCGACGTGATAGGTGCGAATCGTATCGGTCTGGGGGTTATAATCGGGACGTTTCCCGTTGACCTGTTCCTCGATCCACGGCATCAGACGCTCAACCAGGACCTTGAACGCGGCTTTTTGGTTTTTGGAGCGTTCACGGTGTTCCTGGCAGGTCGCCTGGATACCCGTGGCGATATGGGTGATTCGGCAACACGCCTGAACCTTGTTGCGGTTTTGACCGCCCGGTCCGGTGCCACTAAACCATTCCAGGCGAAAATCCTTTCGGGTCAACGAGAATACGGGTTCTCTAGTCATGGTTCCTATGTAGGGAAATCCTAAATATGTTCAATGACAAACCCGATTCTCTTCGAGGGGGCCAAGGTCCGGCAAGCCCTAATCAATCAGGCTCTGGCCGATCCCAACATGACGATGGGATTCGAGACGGAGTTCTACGTGTTGAACGCGGCCAAGAGAATGGCCGGTCTCTACAAGAAGAATTCCAGTCGCAGCAAGGATCGTTTCTGGTACGTGAAGAAGCTGGGAGACCTCCGGTGGTACGATCTGTTGAAGAGTTTCACCCCGCTCGGTGCGGAAGGTCTGGGACAGGACAATCAAGAGATCGTCCGCGAGCGCATGGACCGTCTATTTCAGGCCAATTTCCCCGAGGCCGGACAGACCAAGTTCCGGGATATGTTTGGGGCGTTGGTCAAGAAGTTCAAACCCTACGGCTTGATCACGGCTCTTCGTGTGTGGCCGGATGAGGGTTTCGACATCGAGGATGAAACTGCCCTGCGCAAGATCAAACGTCTTATCGCGAAAGGTGATCGTGTGGGGATGGTCGCCTATAAGAACCTCGATGATGAGAGCTACAGGCAGTTCATGATCGGTGAGGAGGATCAGAATTTCGATCCCAATGACAGTCATGTTCAGATCGAGGTTCTCTATCAGGTAATCGCCGAGGCGCTTGAGGAGTATCTGGGTGAACCCGTGGTGGTGCGGTTGATGCGGGGCGATACCAAGACGAAGACCCACAACTACTCGACCTGGGCCGTTACCATGGACAACTCACTGGACATCAACGAGCTATGGGAACAAGGCATGGTCGGTGTCGAGGTGGTCTCACCGATTAAGCCTGCGGCAGAAGGTTTGAAAGCCTTGCACAAGGTGCTCCTGTTCATCCAGAACATCGGTCGGCACATTCCTGGAACTCAAGCCGAGACGAATCAGGCTACGGGTTTGCACATCAACATTGGCAAGGCTGGTGCTGATGTGGATTACGTGAAGCTGTTGTTCCTGATGGGAGACGCCTACATCGCACAGAATTACGACCGTCTCCAATTCAATAAGGGTGAGGGTCACGCCGTGAACAGCGGGGTAATGGCCGCACAGACCTATTACCAAATGGTGCAGAACTTCGCCCGGAACAAAGCCGAGCTTATGCGCGTGCTCTCGAATCTTGGTGGTCGGATCAGACTGAACCAGCAGGACATCCAAAAGGTGATCGAATTGTTTCGTCGTGCCGTACCCAAACAGAAATACTTCCGGGTCAACCTGACCAAACTAGATCAGGGCTACATCGAGTTTCGTGCCGCAGGCAACTCCGACTACGAGGATCGTTGGTCCGAGATCGAGGACACTTGTCTACAACTGATCGTGATGATGTACGTGGCCACCACTCCCGAGGTCTATCGCAAGGAGTTTCTGACCAAGCTCTATAAGGTCGCGGTCGAGACCGGCCGCAAGCATTTCGAGCAACTCTACCGTGCCAAGCAATTCTATCCGAAAGCAGCAGAATGAATCTGTTTGAGATTTATAGCCGCCCTGATGCGGAAGTTCCCGGTCGTGTTCGACAAACCATCGCCCGCAAGATTCCTGTGCCGGGTCCGGTCGCGTTGACCTTCCGCCAAATCCGTCCGAAATTCCGCCTCATCATGGCTAAACCCGACGCCCGACAGGCTTACTGGGACCTGGAACACCGTCGCCTTCCCAGGGAGACCGAATACGAGCGCACCCGCACCTTCATGGGGTTGGTCCGCATGGCCCACCAAATGGGTGTCCACGGCAACATCCAGGTTCAGACCGGGTTCAAGGACCTCATGGTCATGCTCGGATACGCACGGCCCGACCGATTCCACCAGGATATCCCCATAGCGGGGAATTCTGACCGCCAGCGCCTCCTGACCTATTTGGCCACCCTGAATGGGTGGAAGCTCTAGGCCGCCTTCTTGCGGTCTCTGGCGCGTTCTAACCGCCCCACGGTGGGTTTGGCGCGGAGATTGTAACGAACCCCGTGTTGATGAGCCCGAACCATCAGATGAATCAGGGGGATATTGAGGTATTTCCGCAGCAATTTCATGTAGATTCCCACGAATTTCGGTCCGTGGTCGGGTTCGGTATCCACCCACTTGGACTTCTCCAGCATGTGGTGGGCGATTTCGTGAATCAGGATGAACGCGCGGGTACGCCGCTTCCTCTTGATCTGAATCGTTAACGTGTTGCCCTCTCGAACTGCTTTCGCTGCGGTCGCCGTGGCGTTCGGACGAAGCGTCGTGATCGTCGGAGGATATTTGAATCCCTCTTCCAGCCAGATTAAATTTACTATTTCCTGCGCGTTCTTATAGAAAACCTTTGTCGTATCCCAATGCGGAACGACGGCCCATTCCCAGGTGTAAATTTTACTGCGCTGATCGTCCCTCATCCACGCCACCCCCACCCGGTATATAGGCGGGGATTCCGGTCAGATTAGGTCTCTTTGAGTTTTGATTTCTTGATGTCGAGTTTGGCGTAACACGCTGCCATCATCGCGGAGATCAGATTAGACCGTTCTGGTTCCGGAACCTCTTTCACCGCGATCCAGGCTCGTTGGTTGGCTGCGTTGGACGGCAGGAACAGATAGCCGTATGCGGCTTTGAATGTCTCTCGTTGTTTATCTTTCCGACTCATTTCAAAAGAAGTCGAGTGTGGTCCTCAGGATTTCTTCTCTTTGGCGATGAATTTGACCGCGTCCTTGGAGAGATTTGTCCAGTTCTTCCGGATGAAATCGGTCGAGGGAAAATCCTTGGACTCGTATTCGCTCGACGCGATCAGCCGACCGTTCCGCCAGTGACCGATCAGGCGGGACTCCGAGTAGAGATCGCCACCCCCGCGCCGGTCTGGTTCGAACAACATGCCGAGCAACGCACTGGCGGAGCCCCAATCGCCGCGCATAATCCCGGCCAATGTGGCGACCTCACCGAACGCGATGGGATCAATGAACTCGTGGGTGTCGAGGTTCGCGAACACGCGGGTCTGACCCTGGTCGATCTCGTCATCACCGATGCCATGGCTGGAGCCATCACCGGGCGCTCGATCCCAGGGTGAGTCGGCGAAGTTCGGCATCACCCGCTTATAGTAGTCCAGAGTGTTCTTGTCCTCGATGCCGAGCAGATCATAGTGACCGAATTCATCCTCACCACGGCGTGCCCGTGATTTCACCTGCACACGGGTGAAACTGGTGTTGGTGGTGATCTCGCCGGTCTCAGTGTTCTTGAGGGACCAATCGTGCGGAACGAAGCGAACCGAACACGCTTGCTCGATCAGCCCGCGCAATTGGGGCGTGATGTTGTAGAACATATTCGGGTCACGCCCGTCGCCCTTCCGGGTGGGCTTGGGCAAAAGATTGTCCGTGTCGCACATCCCGTAGAGATCGCCCAGGGGCGGCCCATCATAGTTGGGGATGTTGGCGGCGTCCGAATTCTCCGCGTAGTCTCCGACGCAGAGCAGCCGATGACCGGCCCAACGCCCGACATAGAGGTTGTTGGAGAGATCGGCCGGGGCATTGCCGGGATTCACCGCGATCAATCCGGCTACGGCGGCACAGATCGATTCGCCGTTGGCGATGATCTCCCAGGCTTTCAGCCCGCAATCCAGTTCGTGGCTGTAGAGGAATTCTTTCGCGGTCAAACTGACCGGCATGTGATACTGACCCATAGAACCTCAGACGGTTGGGGGAACGAAGGTGGAGAAGGTGCCGCCGTTCGCCTTGTGCTGACGAAGAGCATCGGCCACAGTGCGACCCAGGGGAGAAAGGTGCAGGATCACGCCGGGTTCCACACGATCTGCTGTGGCGGGTTCGGCACCGACTCGGAAGTATCCGGCCTCAGCCATGTCCTGCACACAGTGCCAATCGTCATGACTCTCGACCATGGTGCCGTCGTTGAGACGGGTCGAATATTTCATGTCCATGATCATGGCCATGTCCGGGCTGACCCGACCCATTCGTTTCGGACGGATGCACTGCTCCCGCATCACCCGGTAATGGCGGCGTCCCTGGCGCATGTGCGGATCGAGACCGACCTGGAAGCCGCCGCAGTCCACCATGACGGTTTCGGCATAGGCCAGGGTGGACCAGTGATCCTTACCGAACTTCGCTACCGGCACATAGCCATCTTCGAGTGTCATTGGGGTCCTCTCAGTGCCACCACAGAACGACACGCCAATCCGGGTCCTTGTCGGCGAGAACCTTGAGATAGGCCAGCGCAGCCTGAATTCGGGTGTTGTCCTTGATGTCCTCGACATGCATTCGGGCGAGGTTCAGGATGTCCTTGGCACAAGTCCAGTAAAGCGGACCGCCGTAGTTGGACTCGCCCTGCTTGCCGTAGCAGTATTCGGACTCGTTTGGTCCGTCCTTGATCCGGTCGAAGTGGCAACAGATCGGCTCCGGGATCACCTGTTTGGGCAGAGCGTCGGTGTCGCATGACTTGACGAATGCGTTGTAGGTGGTGCCCACGTACATGTTCTCGTGGCACAGCCAGAGACCCTTCGGAGGCACGCCCGGCATACGATGGATCAGGAAGTCGAGTTCCACGCTCATCTGATTTTCCAGTGCGTTGGGGTATAGTAGACGTACATCGACCTGTCCGGGATGAACCAGAGATTGCCCTGGCGGATCAGGTGCTGCTCGTTACGCACACCTATCGCGTCACCGATCTTGGTCCAGAGCAGCACCCCTTCGGGTGCAGTCTCGATGGGTTGCCAATCCATTTCGGCTGAACTCATGCCCATGACTTGTATGCCTCTCGCACCTGTTCCAGGGTGAAACCAAGCTGGGTCAGCGCATCTGCGCCGATCTGGACAACCCGCAGAGCGCGGGCCTTGCACTCGATATCGAACTGAGTGTTCTCCGTGAGCAGCGGAGCCAGCAACGGACGTGGATCGATGCCGTCCTCGCGGGCCTGCTTCTTGATGCGGCCCAAAGTGTCGTTGGAATGGGCAACTCGGCCGTAGAAGTCATCCACCAACGTATGGTAGTGCTTCCGCCAATATCCTTCCTGGATGAGGTCCTCTGCCTGGATCATTTCCCGATCCTAACACAGATTATCGGGATTGTCTACGGGATTTTTTGCGGGGTTTTCGAGCGTTTTTGCGGCGAATCTTCTCGGCCGCTTCGTAATCCGCACGCTGTTCCTCCAGGGTTCGGATTTCCCCACGATGGGCGGCCACGAGTTTCTCCACATCACCGTATGAGAATACCTCCTCGTTGGTGTCAAAATATCCACGACCACGATTCTCTCGATCCCTGAGGTATTTGATATTCCGATCATACTCTTCCTGTGGAAGTGAGTAGACCTGGAGGAACAACTCAGCCAGTGGTTGGTGACAGCGAAGTTCGTAATGGGTCAAGCGAGGTCCGCTATCACCTAATGATCCCGAATATCCATTGCAGGAAACCCAACCCTGATAGTGGGCCAGCAGCACATAGTAGTAATCCATCGGACCTATGATGCCGCCATCACGCTTGGCCGCGACAACACGACGAAGCCAGTCGTCGAATTCACCATAATTGGGGATCGAGACCTCGTTGAAACTGATATGGAAAACTCGATGCCAGTTTCCGTGCTCCTGGGTGACTGGAACCTCTTTGATCGTGTAGATTCTCATCGCGTGAATAGACCCAGGAGCTTGTCCCCGATCCAGCCCAAAAACCATCCGGTGATGCTCAGGACGATAGCCGGACCCACGGCGAGAGCGACCATGGTCAGAACCAGTTGGGGACGAATCTCATCCGGTGATCCCTGTGGAATCTGCGGGTAGATCAGAGAAACCATGATGATGCTCAGACCCAGACCAGCACCAAACCCGATGGCTGAGAGGCTATCACGGAACCACATCATTTGGATTTCCTTTGTAGGTAAAGGTCAATGCAGTGTCCAAGCAGACCGAGCATTAGATACCCAAATCCAGGAAATGCGATGGTCGTGTAAATCAGGACGAACCACCCGTTGATCGCGCCCCAATGCGAGACCGGTACATCGTGCAGGTAATCGTAGTTGGCCCACTGCGCTAACAGGAACAGAATCACTGCGGTTGGAATACCAAGTCGATTTGCCCAGGTCATCAATAGATGCCCCATTCCTCAGCAACACCCACGATCTCATACTGCACGTTCGGGCGCGGGGGCTGTCCGATCTGGGTCGGTTTGCCGCTGGCAATCCAGCCCTCGATGGCGGCCACGGCGTGGGCCAGATAATAGTCGCGCTCGTCCGAGTCGAAGAGGCCATCGCCCTTGGGTGTGGCCTCATACACGCGCAGACCGCCCGAGTCCGGGCATTCCACGTAGAAACGGCCATGGCGCAGACGGAGGTAACCTACGCGCTCTTCGCCCAGGAATGCGTCATACTGTTCGGGGCATGCGCCGCAGGTGAGAATCAACTTGATCATTTGGCGTCCTCGGCGGGGCTCGAACCCACAACCTCTACCTTCGGAAAGTAACGCTCTGATCCAATTGAGCTACGAGGACGCCTGAATTATGGGGATTCCCCGGAGTTCTGTCAAGGCTTTATTCTGGGGTTGGCAAAAGCAAACCCCTCCCCGACTCGACAATACACGCGGACGCATCCTGGTGCACGATTACGCGGGTCCAGTCGCCCTCCTCGGGATCGCCCACGATCATCTCCACGTCGGTCATGGGTTTGCCGATCTGGAACATGACGATCTTTCGCTGACCCTGTTGGGCGAGTGAGTCGAGTTGATCCATTACGTTGAGGCATTTCACGTTCTGCTCCACCGGGTCAGAACGCTCTGCCCTTATAGTCCACGCAGTCACTCCGAGCACGCCGCAGACACAAACGGTCATGCAAATCCAAAATGTTTTCCAGGTCATGAGAAAACCCCCGTGTTTCCAAGATGGGAAACTTCGGGGGTTTTTCAATTGGCGAGCCACGGAGGAGTCGAACCCCTTGAGGCCGGATTAAAAGCCCGGTGCAGATTCCTGTACTGCTATACTCTCGCGGCCCATTACTGGGAAACTGGGTGGACCTGGAGAGAATCGAACTCCCGTTGACGCTGGGTAAAAGCCAGCCGCTAAACCTCTCAGCTACAGGTCCTTGGTGGTGGATAGAGGAATCGAACCTCTACTTCACGCTCATCAGGCGCGCGTCCTACCATTAGACAGAATCCACCTTGGCGGGCACGGGAGGAGTCGAACCCCATGCTGGGAGAGTAAGAGTCTCTTGCCTTTCCTGTCGGCTCTAAAGCTCCGTGCCCTTGGTGCCAGATGAGGGAATCGAACCCCCGCTCCACGGTTATCGGCCGCGTGTTCTACCACTAAACTGTAATCTGGCGAATTTGGAGGGCCGGGTGGGAATCGAACCCACGACCGTCAACTTAAGAGGATGCTGCTCTGCCTCTGAGCTACCGGCCCACTCCAATTACCCTTTCGCGCCTTCCTCACACGACGCGACGTGCTTTCTGATCCAACGCATGAACAAGATCGCCTTATCCTCCGACTTGAACACCGCATCTCCGGTGTCGCTGATCGGAACCGGAAAGCGGAAGCCACACTCCGTGATGTACCAGAGTTCTCCGGCCCTGTAGAAATCGAACTTCACGCGTTTGTCTTTGACCATCTCCTTGATGTTGTACACGGGACTATTCCTCGTTAGCGACCCAAAGAGGACTTGAACCTCTATCTCCCGCCTTCGAACGACGGTGCTCTCTCCATTGAGCTACTGGGTCTCGGTTTACTTGGCGATCCAGGTGGGAATCGAACCCACTACCTCCGCCTTCGCACGACGGCGCTCTTGTCCGATGAGCTACAGGATCATGTGGTCGATAGGTGCTGTGGCGTTCCCGGAGGGAGTCGAACCCCCAACCGCCAGATTCGTAGTCTGGTGCTCTATCCAGTTGAGCTACGGGAACAAACAGCAACAACCCCTTGTGGGGGCGTCCTATCTCAGATTTAGGTGGGAGTTAGGGAGAGTACCATTACCCACGGAGCCTAGAACCACTCCGTGGACTGACGGAGTGATTAGGCGCTAATCTTTCGTTTGCGTCGAATCAGGGTCATTGTGGTAACTCGTTCCTCAAAAGTTGAAGCGGCTGATGATTACTCACCATTTAATTACTCCCAACCATCTCCGCTGGGCACCGCTTGTGATGGGTATTTAGGGGAAACCGTTCGGGAAGTCAAGAGGTTTTTTCTGGAGCGTTGATTTTCTCTGTGGTTGTCTGCTCCAGAAGGGTTTCGACCTGCTTGTATTCGGTCTGGATTCGGGTCTGAGTTCCCCGATCATAGAGATATGCGGTGACCGGAAATCCCAGGGTCTGGCAGAGGTTGATGATCTCGATCAAGCAGGTGTTGGGCATGTGCAGAGACAACATGGGCTTGGCCATGTCCGTGTTCGGTCGGATCACCGGGAATTGCGTTGCGCCGGGCAATCCGTTGTCCAACCAGGATGGTCGAAGCTCCGCATCACAATGGACATCGTAGCGATTCGACCGCGCATCGATCAGGTTTACCAGCATCAGAAATCACTGCATTCCTGGGAAGGACCAGACGTGACGATTACCCTCGGCTGGCTGGTCGCGTAGGGTTTCACGACGGTGCGGAATTCCCACCAATACGTGGTGGAGTAATGATCGGGTTTCCTGAACGAACACAGACGTTGCTCGTAGGTTTCCATCCAGACCCAATAATCCTGGATGCGGATGGGCAACCACGCAAACACGCGATGCCACTCAGACACCTTGGGCTTCTCTCGGATGGGATCGTAGAACTTCACTCGGTGCGCTCCTCAACCTTACAGGGGCGACCCATGGATTCGAGCAGCTTCTGCACGTGCAGGAAGTCCTGTCCGAACCAGGGTTCCTTCTCATCCACACCGCGCTCGATCATGCTCACGATCAGACAGTGCACGGCGTTGGTGAAATCGTTCGGCCCCCCATCATGAGTGTGGAGGTTGCGCTTCTCGCGCAGGGCATTGCCGAGGTCCCGCAGGAACATGTCGAACCAGAGGCCACGACGACACGTGCAGGAATATTCAGACCACTCGATAATACCATTCTGATCCAACGCGTACAGTTGCTCGTCATCGAGGAAGTTCTTCGTGGTCCACTCCTGACGCTTCTGACCGGCCGGAACATTCGGTAGGTCCTCGAACAGAGCCATGGCATCCACTCGGACATTACCGTCACGGGTGGGTAGCTCGATCCAAAACTTGTCCTCGTGGATGACTTCAACCTTCACTGGGTGACCTCTCTGTAGACCGGACCACGACCGGCAAGCCACTCATCGAGTTGCTCCACTGTGTAGTATCCGGCCTTCTGGTTTTTCTGATCGAGCGGATTCAACCAGAAACACACCGGGTAGGTGGTTTCGGCTCCGTTCAGTGCGGATTGCTTCTGCGCAACCCATGCAGGGCGTAGTGAGAAATGGGCGAATGGTGACCAATCCGGCCATTGACGCTGCCCTCGGGCCTCATTCACACGTTGGACCAGACCGGTCAGGTGCGCGGCCTCATCCAGGGCGAGTTGGTTCTGATCCTGATCCTTTAGGTGTTCGCGAAACTTCTCGGGCACTCGACTCACGATGGCCAGGACCAGACCCCCACGGAGCATGGAGCCGCTGAGTTGGTTACCACTGGCCCACATGGCAAGGTCCATGGTCAGGAACGCGTCGTAGAGATCACTGATTGCGAGGATGTCCCGACCTAGCGTTTCGGTATGAACGAGAAATCCAAACGAATTTCGTTTCCAAGCCGTGATCAATCGGGATTCCGGCGGAGGCGAGTTCCTCCACCAGTTGTCCTTGGGGTCGGACAGTTGCAGGGAATCGATCTGAGCCTTGTCCAGGCGATGCTTGTAGGAGCGGTAGTCGTCGAAGATGATGCCTCGATGCATCGTCCCCCTCGCGTCCCAGTCCAGCAAGGACAGACGTTCCGGGACATTGGTGATACGACGAGCCTCGATTCCGAATTCGGTCCAGGTCGGTCTCAGTGGGATACCGAATTCGTGCTGTAGGTCCTCGATCCCGCATTCGTGTTCGGCCACGTAATCCGCGCCGAACTCCAAGCCGATGACTTGCCCACCCTCGTAGACGAATTGACCGCCTTGTGCTCTTCTCATAACCCCGAGATACTCTCAGACCCCTAGGTTGTCAAGAGTTTTATCGTTCCAAGAAAACAATTCCATCAAGGTGATCGAGTTCGTGCTGGAAGATGCGGGCCATCATCCCATTCACGTAGTGAGACTTGTGCTCTCCAGTGATCGTGGTGTAGGCCACGCGGATGCGCTCGTGACGAACAATTTCACGATTCTGACCGGGATAACTCAGGCAACCCTCCACCATATTGACGGTTTTGGGCTCCGACTTGACGATCTCCGGATTGATGTAGACGTTGGTCAGACCGCCGTAGGCGATGATGAAGAAACGCTTCTTGATTCCGACCTGGGGCGCGGCCAAACCGACGCCCCCGGCGCGGACCATGATCGCGATCATTTCCATCAGCACGGGCTCGACTTCCTCGTTCACGTTCTGAACGGGTTCGGCCTTCTCATGCAATACGGGATCGGTGTCCGGGATCAGCTTCAACGGCATCGGAGGATTATACTCGAAAATGTCGAAAATGTCAAGCATTTTACAGGAATACCGAGTGGTTTCCAATATTTACGCCAAAGCCGCCTCGAACTGATCCGTAGCGGTTTCCCAGGTGAAACGTTCTGGATACTGGATCGGACGCTTCATCCAGAGACAGTTTAGGGCGGCCAGACGGAGGTCCTCATTGAGGAACCCGGTCACTCCATGATCGACCACATCCTTGGGTCCGATCACGGGATAAGCCGCCACGGGCACCCCCAGGCTCATGGCCTCGATCATGACCAAACCGAACGTGTCGGTGCGGCTCGGAAACACCATGACCTCGCACGCCTTGATGGCCCCAGCCAGATCAAGACCAGTGCGGTAGCCAAGGAAATGCACCGTGGGGTATTTCTGTTGGAGCTTCTCTCGGGCCGGTCCATCCCCGACCACCACCTTGGTGCCGGGGAGTTTCGCGTCGAGGAATGCTTCGATGTTCTTTTCCACGCTCACGCGTCCCACATAAACAAACCTGGGTGCTGGCAGGGCGAGAACCTCGAAGTCCGCTGGAAGATTGCGGTAACCGATGAAATCCGATCCACGTGACCACATCGCGGTGTTGGTGATCCCGTTACGATGGAGTTCCTCCACCATAGCCGGAGTGTTCACCAGGACCTTGCGGGCCATCGAATGGAACGCACGGAGGATCGCCCAGGAAATTGCTCGGGGGAATCGGATACGATGCCACGCGTAGTCGGGAAAGTTCGTGTGGAAACTCGTCGTGAAGGAGATTCCCGCAAGTCCACAATATTCGCGTGCAGCCCAACCCAGCGTGCCTTCGGTGGCGATGTGAATCCGATCAGGTTCGAACTGGTCCAGGCGACGATGCACTTGTTCGGCCGGAAACAATGAGATCGCGATCTCGTTGTAGGTGGGCATACCGATCTGGTGGAATGTGGAGGGCTCAATCACCATGACTTGATGATCTCGCGCTCGCAGGTGCTCAACCGTGGCCTGGAGCGTGCGGACAACCCCGTTGATCTGCGGAGCCCACGCGTCGGTGACGATGGCGATCTTCACCATGATCTACGAGTTTCCCAGAATTTGTTCTGGCGACGATGCTCCAGAATTCGAAGGCCGAGATCACACAGCCACCACGCAAACAATATCACACAAATTAGCGATACCATGTCAGGCGTTCCTTCCATTCGGGCATGTTAATTCGAAACGCCCATCGACGTGCTCGACCAGCGCAGTATTCGACTCCACCCAATCACCATCATTGTAGTAAACAACCTCGTTAATTTCAAGAATTTTCGGTTGATGGGTATGACCACACACCACACCATCCAGGCGTTTGCGTTTGGTCGCGGCGGTAATGGCCCGTTCGAAATTGTCGATCACTCGGGTATTGGTCTTGCCCTTGTCGGCGACGTAATTGGCCAGGGAGAACTTGCCTAGCTTTGGAATCAGCTTGTTCTTGCGCAGCCATTGACTGAACTGGATCAGCAAATCGAGAAGTTGCGTACCGAGGATGCCAAGCCAGGGATAGTTCCGGACCACCGGATCGAACTGATCTCCGTGGGTGATCCAGAGACGACGACCGTCCAGACACTCATGAATGACGGATTCATCAATTCGTAATCCGCCGAACTCAACTCCGTCGAGATGACGGAGGAGATCGTCATGATTACCCGGTATGTAAATCAGGCGGGTTCCGTCCATCCGCATACGCAGGAGACAACGAATCACCTCGGAATGAGCCTTCGGCCAATACCACCCGGAACGAAACTTCCAGAAATCGATTATGTCGCCGATCAGATAGAGGGTGTCGCACTGAACCCGACTGAGAAAATTTCCCAATTCCACCGCTTTGCACCCACGGGTTCCGAGGTGTGTATCCCGAACAAACACGGTACGGTAGCGGGTTTTCTCCATAATTCACCTCCCCGATATTTAAGGATATTATTGTCTTGACGACCATCTCGGAATTTGCTATAAGTATCCTATCGCCGCGCTGTGAGTTTGCCCTCCTGGCCGTGTGCGATGTCCGGGCCAACCTTCTGGGTTGATGGTGGTCGGTCAGGAAGAACCCAGAACCTGCCTGAAGCTTTCCGCTGACGGCCATAAGGCCCCCTGAAGCCCTCCTCTTCAGGGGGCCTAAATATTTCCATGCGATTGCTGGCTCTCCTCGAAGATAATCCAATGAGCAACCTCGGTGCGTCCGGGCTGACTCAGTTGGAGCGCTATCTGGATCGCCTGTGGCAGGCTGTGGGCTTGGGGCTGGTTATGTCCCGGCATTGGAAGGAACGCCTTGGGGACGCCCGCAACAAGGCTCCTATAGGCGTTCAGGAGATCATCCATCTATTCCAGCAGGAGATCGCCCAGCACGGGCGTCAGATCGCTCTATTGGAGCCGGGCGCTCAGGGCGTGTTCAAGGACACCCGGAACGACCTGAATGTGCCATTCGTCCTGGATGTGGATCGCCGTGACCGCCGTTTGAAGATCATCGCCAAGACGGTCATCCGCAAGCGCGACTTCCACACCCCCAGCCAGACCTGGGTGGTCTAGCAGCGCATCCCTTCTTTCTTGGGCACGACAAAGTGCTGAGGATTGATTCGACGCGCGATCTCCAGGAGACGACCCGTGTCGTACTTGTTGAACTCCCCCGCCCGGTTCTTGCCGATGCTCTCGGCCAATGAGGTCAGATAGTCCCAGTCCGTGTAGCTCTGGAAGTGTTCACGAGTCGCAGCGATCCCCTTGAGCTTATCGCGGAGTTGCTCTGATGTGAGATCGTGCTTATCCTCGTAGATGAGTTTGGCCACATCCATCGGGATGAGCTTACCCCCGAAGATTTCGCCTATCTCTTCCCAGGTCATTCTGTTGTCCATGATCAGGCTCCGTATTCGGCACGAGATTCGTGCTTGCTGTGCTTGTAGGATTCGTTCTTCTGCTTTACCTGAGTGGCCCACTCTTGAAGCTTGGCCTTGCGCTCACGCAACGGCAGTGGATCGTTCCAGAGCACATCCACTGCTCTCTTGAAGGTGTGATTGTAGTGCTCGCCCAGGAGGTCGCGAACCTCATACGGGTTGATGGTCCGCTTGTTCTCGGGCAAGTTCTTCCCGCAGTGTTTGCAGTATATTTCCCTGAGGTAGACACTCGGAATGTGACAACGCCTCCATTCATGCGTGCACTTCCGCTGACGTGCCTCCATGAACCTCTTAACCTGTGGGGACCAGACCAGATACGAATTCCATGCATTCCCGGCCTGCTCGACCAGACCGAGGTCTCGCAAACCATAGCCAATTTTCGAACTCACCGGATAGGTACCGTCTCCATAGAACTCACGCAGACGATGCACATAGAGCGTGAGCAACCCTTTCAGGTGCTTCTGATCGAGTTCTTCCGGAAGTTTCTTCACGGTGATATGGTAGGTCTCATCGTGATAACGTCCGTTGAACGTCCAGGATCGATCAATCTTCTTCACCATTCCATGACCTCGATGGCTTGCAGGATCAGACTGATATCTGACTTGTAGAATCCCGCACTGTTCAGGTTGTTGATCTCGATCACCTTCAACCCCATGGGCGTACGTGCGATGTCCAGCACATATCCACGGGCTGGACTCCATTGGGCGGCTCGCTCCCTCGCAAACTCTGTGACATCCGTGTCGAGCGGAACAGTGGTGTTGCGGTTCCAGGGTAGCGTCATGGCTCGGCCGTCGAGCTTGTAGATGGACCCGGTAATGACCTGACCATCTACGATGAAGAAACGGTACTCCGCATTGATCTGAGTGGGCTCAGCGATCATTACCGGGGTATTCCCGTCGATGGTCGCTCCACTACGCAAAACCTTGTCCTGCCATTCCGCGAATTCCTTACGGTCCAATACTTCTCCGGTAAAGCTCTTCGAGTCCAAGCAGGGACGGATGAAGAAGGGGTCCCATTGTTCCGGGACATCACCGAATGTGCAGAAGATCGCATCCGCGTTCAACGCATGTGGTCCATAAGCGGGAATCCAAACACGTGCGTCATGATTCTCATTCAGGAATGATCCCGGAGTCCAATCGCGCTCGGATGCGATCCTGGCCAACGTAGTCGAACCGAAGATCATGCAGGGCTGCTTCGGTTCGATCTCCTCCTGGAGGCTGCTCGTGAACGGGATGATATCGACAAAACAATGATCCAGATCATAGCGGGTTACCGCCTCGACCAGACGGGCAAAGTCCGCCTCATTCAGAAGATTCCTCTGGATCACGTAGAACATCAATCGGTTTCGGACTTATTCGCGGTGGTGTACAAGAATACGATGATCATTCCGATGAACACCAAGAGTGCCACCAGAATACCAAATCCACCCCACCACGAAAATCCGAGCACGACCTTCCCGAGGGTGGCCCCGCCTAGGGTGAATATCATCCCGAGTAGGAACAGTGGACCGAATGCGTCATCCATGATTTTCGATGCCTATGGTTGTTTCTGTGCACTGAACCTTCACGTAGTATTCTCGATCCTTGACGAGTTCCTGCACGGCCGGGAGGCTCGCCGCATACTGGATTCCGGCGAACATGCACTCTAACTCATTTTTCACTTCGACGCCGGGAAACATCCGCTTGGCAGTGTTCGATTGGCAATCGGCCGCCACAAGGCCAGCAGCGCAAACCAGAATGGTCATGATCATGATGATGTTGCCTTTCGATAGGAAGCAATGATGTTGCTGGTTTCGATATGGGTTTGATTAACCTTGGACACGGCCTCTGTGCCTCGACCTGCGACGGACAAAATCCTGGTGATTTCGACCAGAGCCTGGAGTGCGGCCTCAACACCGGGCTCGGAAATGTCTGCACGAATATTCTTGGAATCCAGCGACCAACGACCGGAATAGCCCTTGGTGGTCTCGTATGAGATTCGAATACGGCTGGATTTCAACATGTTTCCCTCTAAAGGAACCAGAGCGGACTCCCCCAGTCCGCCCTGGCTCTCCCCCTTACTGTGGCAGCTTCGCTTCGGAACGAGGCGCTCCCCCGAGCGCGTCCTTCACGATTGCCGCCACCCCCTCAAACGAACCGCCTCCCATGACCATGGTCGAGGGCAGCTTGATCGAGCCCAGGATTTCCGGGTTCTTTCCGAGACTAGCCAGGACCTTATCGACCATATTCAGGATCAGCACGTTCTCTTCGCCCAGGACCAAAGCCTGGGCCTTCTGACCCGCAGCGAGCGCTTCCAGGTAAGCCTGTTCGGCCTGACCCTCGTTGGTGCGCTTGTTGATGGTCAGCTTGGAGACTTCCACGCCGATCTGCGCGGTCACCAGGGATTCCTGCTGATCGGCAGTGGCCTTGGCCTGCTCCACCTTGATACGCTGGGTCTGCGTAACTTCTTCCTGCTCGAACGCCTGCTTCATCTGCTGGGCAAGCTGCTCACGCTTGTTGCCGAGAAGCATTTCGGGCGGAATGTCCGGATTGGCCAGACGAACCTCACGCACGGACAAACCCGCCTTGGCCCCCTCGGCGCGGATACGATCCTCGATCACGCTCTGGATGAATTCGCGGTTCACGATCAGATCGTTGATCTCAACCTGACGTGCGACGGTTTCGCTCGGGAACAACAGCAGGCCGCCCATCACGTCACGCACGACCGACTGCACCGCCGGGGTCACGATGGAATCCTCGATCTGCTTGAGTCCACCGACCGCACCCACCACGATGGGGGCGTTTTCCGGACTGACCTGGATCACCATCCTGAGGTCCTGATGAACCACCCAGGAACCAACCTTCACGTTGATCGCGGAATCCGCTGCACCTTCGGGCGTGCTGATCTTGGACGCGGACTCGGCTTGCTCGATCTTGCCGTCCAGGCCGACATTCAGTTCGATCTTGCGCGAGTCGTAACCACCAGCGTACTGGAGAGTTTGAACACGCGTATCGACGATGGTCACCTGATAGGCGAGACGGTTCAGGTAATACGCACCCGGCGTCAGCACTTCATTCCAGATACCGGTGCAACCCTTCGGAACGAGTAGCGCGGAGAGCGCGTTCGAATCGTGGGCCACGGTTGTGTCCACCTTTTCCTCGACCTGCTTGCAGACGATACCGGGATCGGTCACGTTCGACTTCACCACACCCACGGAACCAGCCGGGATGATTGTGGCCCTTGTTCCGGAATTGGTATCGGAAGCAGCCTCGGTGCGAGCGTCCCACAGGTAGGTGTTCAGCGGGTAGATACCCGGCGTCAGCACGTAGAGTTGCGGACCCTTGATCCCGCCCTTGGTGAGGAACGTGGCGGCGTCGAGCATTTCGCTCTCTGTGCCTTCCTTCCAGGCCGGAGCCACATACTGACCCGCTGGCATCGGAGCGCCATCCTTGGCCGTCAATAGGCCGTAGAAGCCATCCGGCACCACGAACTGATCGGCCGTCTCCACGTCATACAGCACGTGCACGAACGGGATGAATTTGGTTCCGGGTCCGAGAAGATCGGTCTGCGGACCACGCTGACTTCCACTACGAGCGAGGATCGCGCCCTGCTCACGCTCGGCACCCCAGATCAGGTTCAACATACCGACTTGACCAATCGGTACGTGCACGAACGAGAGACTGAGAACCCACACCACCATCACACCCCACGCGATGACACGCGGAGCCTGAACCAGGAGCTTGCTCGGCTCCGATTCTTTGCTGGTAAGGATTTTGTGAATGAAATTCGGAGCGAATGCTCCGATCAAAAGAAGGGCAACGAGCCCAAATGCCAGAAATAGCAAACCACCCATTAGATTCCCCCACGGATTACACTACGGTCTCAAATGTAATCCCAGGGTTACCCGGTGTCAATGATCAATGCGGAATATTTTGCGAACCAGAAATCCCGTAGATAATCGCACAGAGCGATCCCATGAGCACACCAAACAGAACGAGATTCCCCCACCACGTGCGATAGGGTTGGTCGATGAGAGTCGCGGCCGAGTAAATGATCCCGATCAGACCCAGGAAGAGGATCACCGAGGTCATTGCTTTTTCTTGAACAGGGCTTGGATTCCACTCAGAATGAGCGAACCGATCACAAACACGATGATTCCGATGATTATAGTTTCAACGATGATTGGCATTAACAAAATCTCCAATCAATCCTTTTCATCAACGATCCCGTTTTGAAATATGTTGCCGGATGTCGTAGATCAGGATGATGGTTGTATTGGTTTAGATATGGGTCCCATAGTAAAAAGTCAATCCATTCATCAGGAGGTATCGAGCGTAATTCCCATGCAGTAAGACGAAGGCGAATGATTTGCCCGGCCGGAAGAGTCATTTTATCCCACGTCATTGATTGTAGTAATTGGAATTCGAGTGGGAATGGATATAACCAATCGTAGATATGAATCTTCGTGGCAAATAGATAATTCGAAAGACCTAATATAATAACGGTAATCACACCACTAATGATGCCAGCAATTATCTGATCTCCTAACTCAGACATGAAAAAACTGTTCTTCAAATTGGAGACGATCTATTCTCATTTGTTCGGTATATTTTCCATTACGAGGTGTTAGCGTTCGGTAATTCTCAAGGATGAAATTTGCTCGATTCTTTTTCTTCGGACAACTCATATGCGGAGCAATGATTTTCAAAACCTCAATCACTTTTTGAGAACCATGCATCTTCCACATATATGCTAGTTTGTGATGTGGCGCTCGTTCACGATTTTTCACAGTTATACTGCCACCGATCATTCCCTGAATACGGTTCAAAATCTCGATGTCTGTAGATGATACGCTTATGACTGGTCGGCGATAACGATTGGATTCTTTGTCAATTGTGACAGTGCCTTCACCGTCAATAATTCCAGCGAGCCAGCCGATAGAGAATTGATCCATTTGGCGGAGGGTGAGAGATTCGAACTCCCATGACCCTTCTGAGGTCAGCCACGGTTTTCAAGACCGGCACAATAGCCTTTCTGTCAACCCTCCATGGGTGTTCGCTGGTCCTTTTCAGATTCAGCCCGCTCCCGAGCGGTTTGACGGCCACCAATCGGAACTTCAAGGGTTCCAGGAACGGCCATGCTGGCGGAAGATGAGGGAGTTGAACCCCCGCTACCCATGAGGTAGGCCACCGCTTTCGAGGCGGGCGCATTACCAGACTCTGCCAATCTTCCAAAAGGCTTGGAGGAGAGCAACGGACTCGAACCGTAGACCCTTTCAGGTCCTGACCGCTTTCCAGGCGGCACCCCAACCTCAGGGGTTTACTCTCCGAGTGAGGGGTATTTAGGTGAATACCCCTCGGGTGTCAAGAAGTTTCCGACTAATAGGTTCCGCTCGACATGAATGGAGTGTCGGAGGGCGACTCGACCGGGTCCAGAAAACCTCCGTTGGATCGAGCCTGATTCAGGAACTCCTGAGCCTTCTTGGTATCCGTGACAGTCAGTCCTTCGGCCGCGAACACACTCACAACATCACGTGCACGCTCCGGAGTCATTGAACCGGTATCTGTGACGAACAATTTCTTGAGTTCGTTCGCTTTCATCTCGGCCACGGTCAGGCGCATTGATTCCAGGGTATTCGCGATTCCTTCCAGGACCTCAGCGGTGGACTTCGCGAGTTCCACAATCGGGGTCAGGTTGGTCGTGACCGGCGTGCGGCCCTGGGCCATGGTGATGCCGTGTTCCTGGCACCACTCGGTATAACTGATGGTATCCTCGTCGAGGTCATGCAGAACCGCGTCACTGAGGCCGAGTTCGTCCTCATCGAATTCCGGCGGCAACTCGGCTTCGTCAATCAGCGAGACCAGTTCCAGGTGCATGTCCTCGCCCAGAATAGCATTGTCCGATCCGTATATCACGGCGCTCGCCAGCATGGCTTCGAGTCGGGTTTCGAACGCGAACGGATTCTTCAAGATATACAGGTTGGCGCGGTTTGCCACACCAGAATCCTCGACCATAGCGATCCAACGATCCAGGCCCTGATCGGCCTTCATGATTTCAATTGCCCACATTGGGATTTATTCCTTCTCGTATGTGCCGGAGGTCATGGTGACCTCGGGCTTGGGGTTGGCCGCCTCATAACGGCTCATGATACTATCTAGGCGCTTGGCGCTCTCCGGTCGCATGTAATGGCCAGAGGTCATCACGGGTTTCTCCACCGAGCGCACGACCGGAGTGATCGGTTGAATTTCCAACTCGAAATCCGGTGTTATCTTTTCCCAGGTGCCAATTTTTGCACCATCCGAGAAGAGTTCGCCTCCGTCTTCGTCCATGCTGGGTAAACGAACCGATTCCTTGCCGAAGATGGCGTTGCCATATTCCAGCTTGATATCGATATTCGTGAAATATTCGATATCGGCTTGTTGTTCGAGTGTGGCCGGACGATGAAGAGCATAGACCTTGACGGCGTCCTCCAGCATTTTGGTTTGTTGAGCCCCTCGATCCGACGCCTGAAAATTAGTGGTGTCAAACAGGGTTGAATTAAACCAAATCGGGGATTGCTCCGGATCGCTGATTTCTTCTGGAGCAAAATCAACTTCACGGCTCTTTGTGGGAACCTTGGAGAGGGTATCCGTATTTGGATTATAATGCACGTAGAACAGTTCATTACCCTTGGGCAAACTGGGAAGGTCACTAATCTTCACCGGTTGGTGAATCACCTTCACTGTGTCCTCAGCGTCCAGGAAGAATGCACTCGCAGGCATTCCACTGTCGTTCCCCACATACCAAGGATCGTGAAAGTCCGTGGTCTTGACCTTGGGCTGACGCTCTGTCTGCCACGCCGGATAAATCTCCGTCAGCACGGTTAGGAAATTCTTGGCCGCCTCAGTGGCCTCGACCCCTTCGGGGATTTCCACGTGGAACTTACCCTGGTCCACACCCAGGGTAAGGACGGTCTGGGGTTCCCCGTTGATGTTCAAGGCAAAGCTGATCTCGGGATCGCGAACGCGATTATCGATATACAATGGATTCTCCCTGGGTTTAGACGAATTCGAATTCGTGCTCTTCTTGAGCGATGGGAGAATTGGTGGGTTGATCCTCGTATTGGACCTTATAGACGTGGCCACGATGTGAGATCGAAACGACTTCCCCGTAGCGGTCATTTATCGCGGTTGAACGAACGCGACGACCAATATCGTTGATATCCATATTTCCCCCTTAGGTTCAGAGGGAATCTAGGCAGGGCTACGGGGATTTCAAGCTAATCCTGGATGAACTCGGGTTTTACCGAATCCGCAAATGCCTGAACCACACGGGGTTTGCGGGAGGGTGCACAGGTGTCGGCATAAGCCTGGGCCAGGAACTCACTCCGCCAGACTCGGCGGGTGGCCTGAACCAGACCCCATTGGTCCTCGACCACCACCATGTGAACCCAATCCATCATGCCTCCGTTTTGAACCAGTACCCGTAGACGCAACGAGTGCCGTCACGGCTCGGATCATGGGTGTCGTGGATGACGCCGTCGATCACAGCGGTCAGATGACGGCTCACGGAGACGATCATGCGCGAATGCGCGGGAAGCTCATCCCGGCGCAGGTGCATGGTGCAGCCAGTCCCGATGGCCATGGTGGGTTTCCAGATGAAGCCCAAGCGTTCCATCACCTTGTGGATGGTGCGCTTGTAGACACCCGTGCGGGCGCGGGAGACGCCCTTCTTGCGACGGCCACGGCGCTCGCCCTGGGCGTGCTCGTTCACCAGATCGTAGACCTCCTGATAGGGCAGGCCCGTGACGATGGCGATGGACCGGGTCACGCAGTCACCGGTCTGCCCCTTATATCCGGCGGCGGCTCGGCCGCCGTCATCGAACTGAAACGGAAACTTGGTCACTTTACCTCCTGCAATCGTTGACGACCTGCATCGTTGATCCGGTAGGACCAGGACCCTCTGGAGTAGCCACCCCGGCGGCGGCGCTCGGCCAGCCCCTTCCGGACCAGCTTGGACAGGGTGTAGGAGTGGTGGGAACTGTTCGTACCTCCGCAGTCTATCGGCTGAACCCAATCCTCACCGGTCACCTGCTGGTAGTTGCGACAAGCCGCCTCCAGTTCGCCAAGCACTTCCAGATCGCGTTCGGTCAGATGGTTCACGTCAGTAATCCGAGGGAAACAGCACGGTGGTCACGCTGTGGTCGGCCTCGGTGATCACCCAGACCTGTTTGTCCGGGCTTTCGGCGGCCAGCGATTCCGGCAGCTTGTAGCTGCTGAAAATGCGCAAATCTCCAGCCGCCAGAGCTTCGTCGTTGCTCTGCTTGTCCTCGGCGTCCATGTCGCCCCAATCCGCGTGGGCGTGACGTTGCAACGCCACCAGGACGAACGCGGCGAACTCTGCGATGTTCGCGATTCGCTCGTTCACCGCTCTGGTCCAGACAAGCTGTCCCAGGGGGAACTTGGGGTCCATCACCAGAATGCCAGTCATGTGAGCACCGGAAGGAATATGGTTGAGGCCGGAACATCCTGGCCGTCCCACTCGTCGATACCCTCCAGCAGGGTATAGCCGGGGTAGGTCGTCTTGACGTGGGCCAGTGCCTCATCCAAGGTCGAAAACCCCTCGGTGTGATGACCGATGGATCGATAACGCATGACGCTGCCGATGGGCAGATCACCGGTCTGGCCAGGGAACGGCGCGGGGTGGAACAGGATCGGATGGAACCGTCCGGTTGCAGTATTCCTGAGCATACCAGCCTTCATGACTTCCTCGTATTGATCACCTTGACCATGGCCTGCCGCTCCTGTTCGAGCTTCTCAGCCCGCGCCGTCATGTTCTCGACGTTCGCACAGAGCATGCTCTGGATCGCCGTGTGCAGCCGATCCCACTGGTCGTAGAATTCCACCTTGGCCTTCTCTTGCTTGTCGCGTTCCGGCCCATAGGCGTTCTTGTGCAAGACATTCGCGTACTCGATGCCGTCCTGCTGGGAGTTGACCTTTTCCTTGGCCTGGAACACAGCGCCATCTGGACGATCTGACCCGCCCGGCAGGTAACGCCAGCGCCACATTGTCCAGATTTTGCCCTCTTTCTGGACAGTGAACCGGAGTCGGCCCTCGAAAGTGCCCTCCATGGTGTCGCCGTTCTTGACCCAGGTCAGCATCAGCGCGGTCCCTGGTTGATCAGAACCCGACCGGGCTCGTCCGTCTGCTCGCGGGCATCCGCCGCGTCCATGAACGGCCCTTCCAGAGCCGGATTGATGTCGCCTTTGCGGACCCACCACAGACCCAGGGACTGGCTCAGGTAGTGGCGTTCGGGTTCATGCCGGTACATGGCTTTATCCTTTCGCCTTTTCCATTTCCTTGATCCGCTTCCGGACCGCCGACACGGGAACGCCCAATTCGCGGGCCTTCTCCCGGAGCATCTGGTTGAACCGGTACTCGTCGAGCCACGCCGCGACTGCCTCGCAGGCGGCCTTCTCATCGTAACCATCGTTGGTGTCGGCTTCGTTCGCCTGGAGCCACGCAATGGCCGTGTTGAATTGATCATCGGTGGGGGTTCGGGCCATGGCTACCTCAGATAGGCCGGGCCATACGGACCCATCAGGCCCAGGCCCTGCTTGGCGTCGAACAGGTTGCCACGGGCATGCTTGGCCGGGGCCTTCCAGCCCGCCGCCTTGAGCACGTCGCCGGTTTGGCGGTCGATGAAGCAGTGGACCGAACGCTGGCATCCGCCCTCGCGAACGATCCGAACGAACTTGGAACCCTTGGAGTTGTCGAAAGAGAAGGAATAGTCCGAGCCGGAAATCCGGCTGCAACCCGCGATGAAGTCGTTGAGTTGGGCTTCGGTGACCATCGGTATCCTCCTGAATTGCAAGAGGAGTCTACCAGAAACCCTAGGATATGTCAAGGGAATATTGGAGCCAGGAACAGGATTCGAACCTGCGTGGGGTTTCCCCGGAGCGTTACAAAGGCTCTGCTTTCGGCCACTCAGCCATCCTGGCGCAGTTCTTATTTACGCGTGATCCGGCTCAAAATCAAGAGGAATCTTCCCAGAACGCGTTGGGTCAGAGATTCACGTCGCCTTCTGGTGTGGATATCATTGAGGATTTCCGCCAGAGATCGGTGGTTATCGTTAGCGGTGATCATCGACGGAACCAGCGGATGATCGTGTCCTTAACAAGGGTCCAGAACACTCGGCGTTGCATCCGACGAAGTTCTTTCTGAGCCGTTCGGGTGATGGCGGCGGCCTTGTCCTGACGAGCGGCGATGTCATCGGTGATCTGTCGGGTTAATGCCTCGATGTCCAGATCATAGCTGGCCATTTCCGCACGACTCTTGCGGATGCGATTCATGCGTTCCTCGGTTGAGGGTTTCATGGAGTCGTCGAACGTCACCGCCGCAGTATGACTCTCTTGGATGCTTGCGATCAACGCCTCGACCTCGTTATTGATGCCGCGATCCTTCTTGAACTGCTGGAACTTCGCTTCCTCACGTTGAAGATCGGCCTTGGTGATGTTGGTTGATGGTGTGCCGATGGCGATTGGTTGAATATCGGTGCTGTCGATTGCGGCATTCATCATGCGCTCCTGGGATTCACCACGGTTGAAACGGGAATGACGACGGAGTGAGGCTTTGACCTCGGGATTTCCCAGCACGGCCTCAGCGATACGCTGATGGCGATTTGGGGTGTCCGCGATGAATGCTTCCCATTCCGGCGTCATCACGACCTTGCGCTGGCACCAGGGACAATCCGGCCCCGGACCAAGCCCGCAGAAAGCAGGTCCGTGACTGCCCGAGTTGGCGCTATCACAGACATACTCGAACTCGGGCCAGCCCGGATACGGAACGTCCTGATCAGGCATAGATTATTCCGTTGTCTCTTCCTCGGGTGGTTCCAGAATGGCGAGGAACTCCTCCTGAGTGGGCAAGGCCGAGAGTGGCCATGCGTACTTGAATCGACACGGGTGGTATTCACTGCGACGATCTTGCGGACCCACCAGGGTGGCAAATCGCTCCTGCGGGTCAAGGGGTGTTTCGTTGAAGCCCTCGTAGACCTCGAACGTGCCCTTGTCCAAATCGATCACGTAGGCCCACTCGCAGAACAGGGAATCGGCCGGGAATGTCTTGTCGATTTTGAGTTCGAGTCCGCCCGCATCCTGGATCATCTTGAGGATGTCGGAACCACAGTCACGGTGCAGATGTGGATATTCGAGCTGAAACTTGTCGCTCGCATTCGATCCCATCATGTAACTATCACCGTCTTTGCGAGCACCCATCGAGAGCCAGATTTCCTCAAGACGTTCATGGGTGATCTCGGTGCAGTGTCGAACCGCTTCGGTGAACTTCTCCAGGTCCATTTCCTCCGCGAGGAAATGGAGGATACCCGTTCCTTGACCGCTCGGATAACCATCCCATTGACCGTAATTGGCCACCTTGTAATCGTCGTTCACCTGAACCAGAATTGAATGACGCGTACCCATGATAACCTCGCTTTCATCCGCGCACTCTCAGATAGCAATCCAGTAGACCACGGATGTTTTCTACACCCACGGGATTCTGAGAGTGAACGTAGTACTGGAAACCGTCCGGCATTCGGTTGGTTTCGAGATCAAGCTCCACCAGCCAGCGGGCGAAGTCCATACCGGTCCTTTGCAGACCCAGGTTGGCATCATACCCCAGATCGTGGTCAAAGCTCACGAACTGCGGAAATCCCTTTTGTTTGACGATTTCGATGGCCTGGGCCACAGTACGGGCGATCTCCCACCGTCCGGCAGGAGGATGTCGTTCGTCGTCCAGGAAAAGGCTATACCGCATCGGGGAATACTTAGCGGATTTACCCTGGGGTTTCAAGCATAAATATGAGCATGGAACTTCGTGACCTAACCGAACAGTTTTTGCCTAATCGTCCAACCTTTCAGGAAATTCTGAGGCGGGAGGATGAAGCCGTGATCAAAAACGCGCTGCGAGCGTATCGTAGTGAGATGATCGAGAAGATCATACCAACACGCGATCAGAACAAGATCGACTACTACAAATCAATGATCATTCAACTCGAAAGATCATTCAACTCGAAAGGCGCATCGCCGCATTGGGAGGAGTTGATTGGCACGACCGTCAGATTGCGCAATCTGGGTTCGAGGATATCCATCGTGTCATGGACCATGGTATGTTTTGGATTACCGCGCAGGGAACATACGGTTGGGTTCCTCCGGCTGGTCACCACGAGGATGCGGCATTTCAGGCATTCGGATACGGAGATGACGACTACAACGAGGATGGCACCGATTGGAACCGTATTGCCATGGAGCATGGCTGGGTTCGTGGCATCTATACGACTCGTGGTGAACTCGATCTGGAGTTCATTCAGGGTAAGATTACACCCCAGGTGAAGAAGGTCCTCATCCAGTTAATCCAGTATCTGGAAGAATCAGCCGTAGGTTTTGTGTTTGAGATACATCAGCCCAACGGGACCATCAATAAGTCCGTGCCAGATACTCGATCAGCGGCTGCTCTGGTCCGTCAGAACTGAGCACGGAACCTGGGTCAGTCCCACGGATTTCTGAAAGCCGAGGCTGGTTCCCACATAGGCGTAGCAGAGTCCAGTGCGGGAATCACGCGTATAGCGGATGTTGTCGGGGTCCAGCATGTAACTGTTCTGGCTCTGATAGAGGTAGACCGCAATCGCACCGATCAGACCCAGGATGACCCACGTCTGGGGTCGTTTCATTGATGAGCCTCATGGATCACCACGTCGATCTCGGCCGGAGCCGAGATGGTGAAACCCGGAACAACCTCGACGGATTCGCCCGGTTTCAACTTGACTATCCTGGTGGTGTTGCCCTGCTCGATCAGGTACGCACCGTTTCGGGTGCGAACACGAACCCCGCCTTGAAGCTCCATTTGAACCTCCCCCAATTGTTGAATTCCGATCCTATCAGATGAAATCCCTAGGCGTCAACTTGACTCTTCGAGAGTTTCGAACAGTTTCCTCCAGAAGGGGAAACAAATATGCGTCAGGAAACTCTGGATTTCATCAAGGTTCTCACCGAGCGCGACCGTAAGACACTCGGTCAGAAGGGTAACAAGCTGGCGGCCGAAACTGGTGAACTCAATCAGGCCATTCTCCCACTGGAGGGCGCACCCGACACCCTGCACCGATTGACCTCACGTCATCACGTCCTGGATGAAGTTGCGGATGTGATCCTGGCCGCACTCAGCATCGGATACTCGCTCGGGTTCAACGATCAAGACCTCGACGACATGCTTCGCACAAAAATGAATAAGTGGAGCGGTTTACAGGCACAGGAAGGCACCGTCAAGTTTCCCATCCCGTTCGAGATTCACATCACGGTGGGTTCGGAAGTGTTGAATCACGAAGAGGTGTTATTTGCGTTCCGAGACTTCTGTTTCCGAAACGAGATGAAATGCCTGGATATCGAGCCCTATCATGTGCTTCGTGGGTATGACCCGTTCAAGGCCGATGTGATGTGTTCGAAGGTGGTGTTCGGAACCCAGCAGGAAGCCATGGATGTGATGACGAAGCTGGTCTACGATCTCACTCGCCATACCATGCTCAATGTGGTTCGACAAAAGATCGAGACTCTACCCTGGCATCCCATCATCAAGCAGTTAGAGACCGAGGGGAAGCCCGTGGGCGGAGAGCCCGGTGTGTATCTGGAAACCCATATCGAGATCGTCACGCCCGGAGCGGAGGATATCATCCGACAGGCTGTCGATCTCTCCTTCAAGGATGAAGATCAGGAACGCTACGCCCTGTTCATGTCGGTCAACCGTGCCAAGCAGAACGCTCCGCTGATCCTCACCTATAGGCACGCGGGAATCACGAAGTCGGCCTACGATGACAACCTCAAGACCATGCTCTATCACCTGAGAGAGGACCTCGGTCTGACCGTGCTCAAGACGATCACGGAGTTGTCGATCTTCGACACCGCACCGAATCACGATGCCGAGGTCTATGCCTGACCTGTGTCCACGGCCATCTGGTGGTAGAAACTGGTAATTGATTTCTGTTGGGCTTGCAGACGCACCGTGATCTCGGCCACGGCTTGATCCAGGTCCTCATAGACCGGCACACGATGGCGGGCGCAGACGATGTCCACGTTACCCTTACGCCAATAGCCCTTGGGGCAGCGCACGATCAGACCACGGTCATTCGCGTGGAGCCCTAGCTCCAACAATGAGATCGGGGACTTCGAATCCGGTTCGAAGTTGATCAGGATCAGCGTGGCCATGTCCAGACCATCGAGTTCCCAATTGACCTGATACGCAAACTCAGGATTGTTAATGTCCTGGTTCCAGGACTTGTCCCAGGCGTCACGACGCGGATTCAGGATGGTGCCCGGATACTGCTTGAGACGGGTGGCGGTATCAGCCTGCCAATCCACGGAATCGCCCATGTCGATGGTCCCGGCCAGGAACAAGATGGGTAAAAACTCATCAATCCCTGTCAGTGGACGCGGTGGTTTGATCACGTTCATTTGCGTTTCCTTTTGTCACGCCGGAGCAGCCAGAACCACCACAGCCGATGACTGGCCGTGACGTGGCTCGGCAGGGTTGGATTATTCCAACCGAAAATCCGCAACAATATGGGGGATTTGATCCTGATGATCATGGATTGGAGCCGGGAACAGGATTCGAACCTGCGAGGAATTGCTTCGGACGCTTACGAAACGCCTGCTTTCGACCACTCAGCCATCCCGGCATAACGGGGTATTTAGAGGATAACCCCGAGGATGTCAAGGGGTTTTGGAGCGTTTCGGCTTGGGTCCGAGTCCATACTTGCGTTTCAGGCGTTTGCGATGTCGGGCGACTCGCTGTTTCAGAGTTCCGCGTTGCGCTTCCGCAATCGCCTCTTTCAGGGTGATCTTGTCGCCTCGTTCTACCATTGGCTCAGCCGTGGTAGACCAGCATCAGGCCGAGTTCCTTCCCGATATTGGAGGCACGAATACCGGCGGCCTCCAACGTCCGTGCCTCGATGACGATCTCGAATTTCTCCTCGACCGGGTCCTTCGGACCAAACGGGTAGATGGTCTTTTCGACCTGGAACGTGTACTTGCTCATGCGGTGACTCCGTTGTCCTTCCGGACCTTGCAGGCGACCTGGAAATTCTCACGGGACAGCGGGCGCGACTCCAGGCAGTTCGGTGCACCAAGCAGGCCCTTGACCCGGCCGTCCTTGGCGATCTCGAAGAAAGTGCCGCCGATGGCGCGTTCGGTGATGGACCGAGGGGTGGGATTGCTCCCGGTGATGATCTCGGGCTCCATCAGGTAGCCACGATCATTGTGGGCGATGCACCGGTAGGTCGCGCCGTCCCAGCCGTAGAACCGCTTGCCCACGTTGGTGGTCAGGGAGCCATCCCAGAGCATTTCATCGGTCGGGGTTCCGTCGAGGAGGAGGACATCTTCTTCGACCAGAACCTTCACGTCCTTGTCATTGCCTCGGAACGACAGGCTTGCCCATAGATCGCCGTCCAGATCGATGGTGACCTCGATGACCCGCCCTTGGACCGGGGGTTCCACATTCCAAGTAACCAGACTGCCTTCGAGCAGCTTGCTCATGGTAGCACCTTGTCCTTTTCCCAATCAGCGGCCTGATCCGGTTGGACCTGGATCAGCCAATCAATTCGGAGTCCGCCATCGACCGGCATCACTTCGTATCCGGCTGCTTCCAATTCGGGTCCAAAAATCTTCATCATGGCGAGAGTAGTGCCCTCATCCATGTGAACTTTCCAGCGCCGATAGATGATATAGGTGATGGGCTCACCGCGCTCGGTAGCCTCATTCAGGTAGTAAGTAATCTGGTCGCCTATATCGCGGCGAATTTCTGCCTGATCCTTTCGTACGGCTTCATAGCGGTCGGACAGATAGCGATCTCTCGCGGCCTTCTGCTTCTCGCGTTGGATACGATAGTGCTCGCGCACGACCTCAATCTTAGGGATTTCAGTCATGCACATATCCTCGGCGGATCAGAAACTCGATGAGTTCGGTTTCGCTGGCGGACTCACGATAGCGACCACCCTGGGGCCACACATAGTAGACCGTCGTGCCTTCCCGACATAGTTCGCCGATCATGGGTTCGGCTTTGGCTTCGAGCCGTTCCCGGCGAGCCAAATACCGATCTTCCGCCGCTAACCGGCGGGCATGGCGGGCTTCAAGATGACGGTCGATCTTGGTCATTTCCAGCCTCATAGGGCCGCGACCTCGGCCGTGAGTTTGGCCATAATTTCCGGCAGGAGCGGTTGGATAACCTCGCGGATACCGGCGCGGCCGAGCTTGTCGGCGGGACCCGATTTCAACGCGGTGCCTACGGTCTTTTCAAAGACCGTCTCCTGGGCCACACGACCCAGGTCGTCAATGGGGCGACCCACGCGGATATACACGTCCACGTCGGTGTATCGGAAATTGCGCGAGAACAGACCCCCGTCATTATCGGGACGCCACGAGTAGCCGTAGCCGATGTAGTGGCCCAGCGTGCCCACGTAAATGGTTCGCATCTTGCCGTTCTTATGGGAACTCTTACGGATGGAGGTGTCTGCCATGTCCAGAAGTCTACAGGAAACTCCGGGATATGTCAAGGAGATTCTTGGGTTAGCGCCCCAAAATCGACCGAGGACCGCGAACCGGTGCCCGGTTATTGCGGGGTTTCTTCCTGGTCAGGGGTGGAAGCTCGAACTTGTGGTCGGACGTGTTAAACTCGCCCATGTCGGTGACCAGGATGAGTTCGTCCGAGTTCGGGCTGTGATAGCGGCATCCCACGCAGTAGGCATCGCGCAAGATCGTTTCACGCCCCTCGATCAGAATCGGCTTGTTCACACGTTCGTTGAACCAGTAGGGAACCCCACTCATCTTGGACGATTCCCTTGAAGGCGTTTGACCAATCGATCCAAGACAAGAGCGAGCCAATGGAGGACACAAACCCCAACCAGACCCGCTCCCAATATCATGCAGAGAGCATGAAACCCGGCCGGACCCGGCACGAGCAATGCGATTCCGATCAGAGTAAATCCCACCAGCATTCCAGAAATGCTCGTGTTCAGACCAAGAATCATCAGGAAACCTTTCAGATCGGGCGGGGCATATTAACGACCTTGCCTCTTACCTCCTGGAACGGTCACGCAGGCGGCCCGAGATGGGATTGCTTGGCAGGCGAGGAGGGACTCGAACCCCCAACCTTCGGATTTGGAGGCCGCTGCTCTTCCAATTGAGCTACACGCCTGCAAAGCAATCCGTTGTGAGGGATATTTAGCGAATCCCCTGCTTGAAGTCAAGAGGTTTCTCGGATATCTTGGGAATAACCAAGGGGGACCAGATGGATTTTGCTCACCAGACCTCACAAGAACGATTCCACTATCGCATCCGTTTGTTCAAGCTGTTGAAGAAATCACTCCTGGTGCATCATTTCTGGTGGTTCACCCACAATTGTGTGGCACACCCACTGATCGGGGTTTGCCCGGTAGCCTGGACCTTCCAGTTCCACGACTTCACCAGCGGAAAGATCAACGGGAGATAGACATGGTCCACGAACTCCATCAGATTACTCGGCCCAAGAAGAAACTGATCGAGGCCGACTACGAGCGAATCGCCCGATCCTGGGGATATACCACCAACGGGCATTCGGAAATCGATGGTCGGTTTCTTGGGATTTACCATCCGGATTGGTGGGGAACTCCACGTTCACCCGACGCCAATTACAAGACCTGGAAAGAATGCTGTGAATCCGATTTGAGGATCGTGTTATGAACCAGAAGAAACTGATCCGCCAGAAGTTCCGTGACGCCGTGTTTGCCCGCGATGGCCACAGGTGCGTATTCTGTTCGGAAACCAAGAATCTCGACGCTCACCATATTACGGATCGCAGCCTCATGCCGAACGGAGGCTACGTGAAGGAGAACGGAATCACATTATGCCCTCAACACCATTACGATGCGGAACTCTTCCATATCTCAGACGGGCATAAATGTATCGTTGGGATGCACCCTAACGATCTCTACGCGAAGATCGGCTCCTCCCACGAGAAGGCTGTTGCCGCTTCTGAGCGTCTAGGCGGGCGCGATGGGTGAACTTGGCTATGAGTCGGTCGTAGACCGGGTCCGCTGGTAGGCGATTCCAAGCCGCTTGCATATCCTGGATCAGGGCGTCTGAGGACCACCAGATACCGGGCTGACCTACACCCCAATTTCCAGCGACTTGATAGCGTTGAATCGGTGGTAACGGCATCAGTCAAACAGCATGAACGGCCAAGTCAGAGACTTGCAGAATTTGCCCCATTGCGAAGCATTTTCGAACTGAGCGATGGTCGCCCAGCAGAAAATTGTTCCTAAGGCCCAAATACCCAGAATAATCGCGATGATCCAAAATAACACGGACATATGAATTTCCTCGGAATTGGTGCCCGTAGAGGGATTCGAACCCACACCCCTTTCAGGAGGACGTTTTAAGTGTCCCGCGTATAGCCGTTTCGCCATACGGGCATTCTTTGATTGGGTGGGCCTGGAAGGGATCGAACCTTCGACCTTAGCGTTATCAACACTCTGCTCTACCACTGAGCTACAAGCCCAACGCTTATTTATTCCGCAATCTTGGAATTGTCAAGGGTTAGGCCGAGCGGAGTTCCGAGATCGGACAGGTGTAGTTGACACCATTCACAGCGACCAGGGCCAGTAATGGTCCCCGCATGGAACTCGCTCCGAAGCACAGAATGGTGCCGGTCTTGCCGTCGCGGAACTTCACCTTGTCGCCGACTCGGAAATCCTCCACCACTTGGGGCGAGGTTGGAATCCACTCCTTGAGCAGACTTCCGGAGCCTTTCTTACGAGCCTTTCGAGCGTGTTCCAGATCGAAGATCATGAATTCTATTCTACCCCAAAACCCTTGGGTTTGTCAAAACTTATTCACCCACCGCTACCCAATCCGTGGGACTGACCGCGCCGGGATTGTAGAAGTCCAGACGCACCGCAAACCCCCAGAGACGCCTCACATGGAGGAGAGTTTCCTTGAGATCGGCCTGATCCAGCGGCACATAGTTGTGACGGGTATGGCGAAGGATCAGTTTGCGATCCCCATCCACATTGACATCCGACACCTGAATCTGTGGAATTCTCATGTTGATGTCGTAGTTGCGAGAGAGGGATCGACGAACTTCCTTGTAGCCTTCCCGGTCGTGGATGTTCTGGACGATATAGTTCATCGAGTCCGTGCCGTAATCATCCAGGATCGAGAAAAGCTTAAGATCGCGGATCACCTTGGGGCTGAGGTACTGGAGGATCAGGCTCTCATCCTTGTAGTTCTCACGCGCGTCCTTCGCGGCTTCCAGCCAGTTCATCCCGACCAGATCGGGGAACCATTCACGATCCTCATCGGTGGGTTTCTCGCACATACGCTTGATGTCGCGGAAAATGTTGAATCCCAGGCAGTACGGGTTCAGACGCTGCATGCGATACTGCGCGATAACGCCCGTGTGGGACTTGAAGAACTCCAACAGAGAACCGTCCGAGATCAGACCCTTCTCGTAGAGACGATTCATAATGAAGTAATGGGTATGGGTGGCCCAGCCCTCATTACCGACCTGGGTCTGCATCTGAGGCCAGAAATACTGCGATACCTTACGGACGATACGAACGATCTCTCGTTCCCACGGCTCCAGGATCGGCGAGTTCTTCTCGATGAAGTAGAGGATGTTGTCCTCGGGCTCCGGAAGAATCCGCTTCTTGCGTTCTTCCTTCTGGGCCGGGGTCTCGGACTTCCAGGTGTCCGGCCAAAGCTCACTCACACGACTTTGGTGATAGGCTTCACGTTCGGCCGCACGGAGCTTCTCCTCCTGACGGGAACGTTTGCGGGCTCGCTTAAAGCGGTCCATACCCTGGTCCATGAGAGCGTGACAGGAATCGAGAACTTCCTCGACTCGTTCGGCACCGTATCGCTCCTCACACTTCGCCACATAATTCTTGGCGAAGATCAGGTAGTCGATGATCCCATCCGGATCGGTCCACTGCTGGAACAGGTAGTTAGTCTTGAAGAAGTTGTTGTGACCGATGCTGGCATGGGCCATGACCAAAGCCTGCATGGTCATGGTGTTGTCCTCCATGAGATAGGCAATGCAGGGATTCGAGTTGATTACGACCTCGTAGGCCAGACCCTGCTGACCGTTCTCATAGAGTTTCTTGTTGACCGAATACGACTTGCCAAAGGACCAGTGCTTATACATGACTGGCATGGCATGGCTTGCATAAGCGTCCAGCATCTGATCACTGCTGATGACCTCGATCTGATTCGGGAAGATGTCCAGACCCATCTCACCCACGCCGATCTGCTCGATCTCCTTGTAGACCTTGTCGATGAGCGGGAAAGTCCATTCATTATCATTCCAGAGCAGGCTCATACCTTGATGTCCTTCTCAAAGAGTTCGCGAAACACCGGGTAGATGTCGGCAGGACCATTCAGGTTCTTCACCTTGAAATGGGAGGTATTCTTCTCGATCTCCTTATAAACCTCGTAGAGGGAATTCGTGCTCGTGGTGTTCCCAAGACGACCCGCAAACACACCCCACATGTTGGCCATCTCATCGCGCTGATGTCCGACCTGGACATACGCAAAATACTGGACATAAGGCAGAATATCCTCACGGATGATCTGGGTGCACACGGAGTTGTCATCGTAGGCATTGTCGCCGTCCGAACACTGGCTCACGTAGATGTTGTAGTCTGAACTGTTGAAGCGCCGCTGAATCAGATCAGCAGTCATTTCCAGAGCCGTGCTGACCACGGTTCCACCTGATTCTTTCGAGTAGAAGAACTCCTGCTCGTCCACCTCTTTGGCTTCGGTGGTATGACGGATGAACACCACGGTGACCGACTCGTATTTGCGCTCCAGAAACATGTAGAGGAGCATGAAGAAACGCTTGGCCAAGTCCTTCTCGTACTCGCCCATACTGCCAGATACGTCCATCAGACAGAACATTACCGCTTTGGTGATCGGCTTGGGCTGCTTCACAAACAGGCGATAGCGCAGGTCCACGTCATCCATGAACGGGATGGTCCGCTTCCTCTTCTCCCAGAGCGCGATATCCTCTTCCGATCCACCATTAGCGCGAAGTTCGTCGATCTTTTTCTGGTAGGCTCCGGCCAGAGCGAAATGGCGACCCATCGAATTGATGAAGGTTCGGGTAATGTCGAGATTCGACGGCATACCGACCGAGGCAAATCCCGAACGGGACCATTTGTACTCGACCACCTCTTTGAGGGCGGTCTTGACCAAGTTGGGCAATTCCAGGTCCTCAAAGAAGAAGTCCAGAAATTCCTCACGGGTCAGCGTGAACTCGAACTCATCCATCAACTCAGCGGGGTCTTTGGATGGATCACTGTTACCACGGCCCGAAGTCTGATCCTTTCTGGGACGTGGAATCTTGTCACCCGGCACAGTGCCTGGATTACCCGGACGAACGATGATCTTACGACCACCGTCTCCATTGCGGAAATTCGGCTCTGTCGTCCCTTTGTTGGGGATTCGAACATTACCGCCGGATGAGTCTTTGATCGAGCGATCCTTATTGAGGATGGCTCCACGGATCGACTTCTTGATCGCTTCCTTGGCTCTTTTGATGAACCTCTGCCTATTGGAGAGGTTCTTCTGGCGGTCGGTCTTACGTCTGTCAATGACCGTGGTCACTATGATAGCCCTCAGTTGGACTTCTGTACCTTCATGAACCAGTCCACGACGATACGGGTCTGGCGCTCGCTGTATCCCTTCTCTTTCATGCGCTGCACAAAATCCTTGTGCTTCTTCTCGTGCTCCTCGGAGGATTTCTTCTCGAACGAGATCACCGGCAGGAGATCAGAGATGTTCGCGAACATCTTCTTCTCGATGATTTCCTTGAGCTTCTCGTAGGAGTTCCACCTCGGATACTTGCCGTGGTTGGCCTTGTAACGGAGAGAGTAGTTGACCACCTCGTTACGGAATTCCTTGGGATTCGCGATACCGGAGGGCTTCTCGATCTTTTCGAGTTCCTTATTCAGGGTTTCGCGGTTGTACATCTCGCCGGTCTCGGAATCACGATAGTCCCGATCCTCGATCCAATGATCCGCATAGACGATGTAGCGGTCGAACATGTTCTGGCCGTATTCGGTGTAGGACTCCAGGTAGGCAACCTGGATTTCATTGCCGATGAAATCGATGTACTTGGCCTTGATCCACTGGAGGTGTTCACGAAGGTCCTCTTCGACTTCCTTCGGGAATTGTTCCTCAGTGATCTTGTCCTCCAAGATACGGAACAGATGGACCGGATTCGCGCCGATCTCGTTCGGATCATAATTGAACACCGATGACAGCACCTTGAAAGCCCAGCGGGTGCTGAGACCGGTCATACCCTCGTTGACCCCGGCCAGTTCACGATATTCCTGAACAGATTTGGCGTAGGGATCGGTTTCCTTGATGTTCTCACCATCGTAGACCTTCATCTTCGAATGGATCGAAGAGTTCTCCGGATAGATCAGACGGGAAAGCACGCTCATTTGGGAGAGCAATTCCAGCGTCTTGGGTGTGCATGGAGCCTTGTCCAGGGACGAATCACGCAAGAGCTTCTGGTAAATTTTGGTCTCGTCCGTGACACGCAGGCAGTAAGGGACCTTGATGATGCTGATGCGGTCGAGGAATGCCTCGTTGTTCTTGTTGCTCTTGAACGACTCCCATTCGGATTCGTTGGAGTGGGCCAGAATCACACCCTGGAACGGAATACCAGAGATCGCCTCGGTGCCGTTGTAGTTGCCCTCCTGGGTCGCGGTGAGCATCGGATGCAGCATCTTGATCGGTGCCTTGAACATCTCGACGAACTCCAGCACGCCCTGGTTGGCCAAGCAGAGACCACCGGAGTAGCTGTAGGCATCGGTATCACGAGCGGAGAACTCCGCCAGCTTGCGGATATCAACCTTACCGACCAGAGACGAAATGTCTTGGTTGTTCTCGTCACCGGGTTCGACCTTGGAGATCGCTATCTGCTTGAGCTTGCTCGGGTAGAGCTTCACCACACTGAACTTGCTGATATCCCCGTCGAAGTCCTCGTTCAGGCGCTTTACCGCCCAAGGCGACATCAACCCGGTCAGATAACGACGAGGAATCCCGTATTCCTCTTGGAGGCGATCACTCCACACGTTCGGATCGAACAGACCCAAGGGATTCTCGAACACCGGGCTGATTTGATCACCCGCCTTGAGCACGTAGATCGGCATCTTCTCCATCAGAGCCTTGAGACGCTCTGCCAGAGAGGACTTAGCCGATCCAACCGGCCCCATCAGATAGAGAACCTGCTTCTTCTCTTCCAGACCTTGAGCGGCCTTCATGAAGAAGGCGACGATCTTTTCGATGGTCGCCTCCATCCCGTAGAAATCCTTGAACACGTCATACACCTTGATGGTGCGGTTCAGGAAGATTCTGGAATGGCGCGGGTCCTCGGACGTGTCAACTAGCTTGGGCTCGCCGATAGCCGCCAGCATTCTCTCCACCGCCCAGGCGTAAGCCATTCGATCCTGTTTGCACAGGTCCAAGTATTCCTGGAGAGAGAGTTCGGTTTTCCTGGTTTTTTCGAAAGTTGTCTTGAAATCCGCGAAGAGATTAGACATTCGTTGTTCGACCCCGTTGTTGATTTGGAATCCCCATAGAGGCATCTGAAACCCTCGGTGCCTCTTAGTATATAGCGTAACATAAGGTCTTTAATGATCACATCAAGGGGTTTCCGTTAAACATAGAAACCTTTTAGATCACGATGTAAAAATAACTTTCGGAGTGTGGGAAAAATGTTCAGTTGATCACAACTGATACCGGAGAATCCGGAGTTTCCGTAACTTGACAATGAGCGTGCATGACGATTCGACCAGTGATCTGGTCGTTGCTGACGCGGATTTCCTTGTTCATATTTTCATTACGAATGAGAACAAGCTTTGTGGCGGGCCACACCGCTCTGATCCAACCGGGCCAAGTCTCACTCATCCCAGCAGCACCTGCGTGGGAACGAGATTCTCGGCGACCTCTTGGAGGGGTCTACCGTTTTGCACTTGCACAATCCACTTCCCATCGACGTAACCCGTGATTTTTCCGGTCTGTCCGGTGTATTTCACGCGCACAAAATCGCCGATGGAAAATTTGTTGGGTTGGTTGTTTTCGATCAACATGTCGTGTTCCTCTGTGAATATTTAGTACTGGGGCTCTGGCACATAAGCGTGGATCATGGTCAGACGAGGGACACGCCAGGAATTACCCGGTTCATACACGTAGGGGACAGCGTTCGGAATCCAATCATTCGGAAGCTGGTGAATGATTTTCCCGTACTCACCGAATCCCAGAAGCTCGAACAGCACCTCCATCACAAAGAAGTGAGAGACCACTAGGACATTCCCGTCCAGTGGGGCAATCACCTCCTTGTAGGCGTCGGTCACGCGCTGGATGAAATCCTTGCGATCCTGAACCAGAATGCTGGGATCATGAACGTATCCAACTTTGACCCACTCATTCAGGCGCGGCTCGACCACGTAATGACGTTGCCAATCGTCCATGGTCTGCATCAGGGTGGTTGCGGTCTGGCGAGCGCGGGTCAAGCCGGACGTAACTACGTGATCGAATCGGATGTTACGGCGGATCAGATCGATGGCAGCAAGCTCGACCTGTTTCACCCCACGGATGGTCAGAAAATTTGCCGCTTCGTTCTTGTAAGCGCCCACCCACACATTACCCATGGATTCGCCATGGCGGATGAAAACGATCTTATTGTCGGACATCGACTATGGTTCCGGTCTGTTCGGGATTGATGTTGCCAAGGTCCACCACGGTCCTAACCTCCTGCCCACCACGTACGGCCAGGGCAGGAATGTTGATCATGGGATCATCAGGGGTGAATTCCTCCTCGTCCTCGGGGAGGTGTTGACGAGCGATCTGGTTCACGATGTCATAGAGGTAGACCGCAATCTTCACGTGCTCCTCGGCGTTCGGATCATACGGAGCCTTATTCTTGGCATAAATTTTATCCAGATCGTAGATCAGGTGTTTGTTGTAATCGGAATCCACCGTGACCTCGGTGGACTTTGTTTTACGTCCGACCAACACACGAAAATAGGGTTCACCGATCATCGACATGAAGTTGCGGACCAGACGATCATACTCCATGGTCTTCATCAGGTAGTCGTGCAGAAACACGGCCACCTTGGTTTTCTCGTCCATGAGAGGATCATAGGCGATGTCCTGATCCTTGAACTTGCGGTCCAAATCCTCGAAAAAACGACGATCCGTCTGAACCTCGTGATAGACCGAGCCATCCTCGGCGCGGTGAAACTCCACCCGAAACCAAATCTTTTTCTGTTCCACCACGGGAGTCGGAGCAGGTGCCGGAGGGGTCTCTTTTTTTCCAAACCACTTCAACATTATTCGGCCGCCTTCTTTGCAGTCAGGATAATTTCGTATTCCAGGTTTGGTGTCTCAAAGATGGATTTCACCGCCTTATCACAGAACTGGAACACCATCCCGTCCTTGTGGACCTTCCAATTGGTCATCCCACCGAGGCGGATGAAATGGTCCGTAATGAATTTCGCCGAGAATCCTGACTTCGGATCGTCACGATCCACCTGATCGGTCAGGACCAGACTGGATTGGTTACGTTTGCCGAACATCGCTGTCATCACTCCGGATTTGTCCGCGATCAACTCGAAGAGAATTTCACCCGTGACCGAACTCGCAGCCTGAATCTGGCTCATCTCGGTTATCTCTTCGAACGCCTTCCCCTCCAGGATGAAACTGACCGGCCATTCCGTGATCTTCTGTTTGACCGGCATCACCAGATTCCCCATGAATGGGTCCGTCGCCTGATAGAGGATCGCGGACTTCTTGGGAACCGAGAACTGTACGGTATTGACCGAGGCCGGTCGATTGTCCTTGGCATCCCTGTAGGAGAGGGTGATCTCGGAATCCCTGATAAAGGAGGATTTCAGGATTTGCCTCAAATAGAGGAGATTGCCCAGACACGCCACTCCCTGGAGGTCTTCCAGTGGTTGTTTGGTGATGGCTTGAACCTCGACCGAACGATCCCTACTGGGAGCGGCCAAGACTCCACGACCATCCTTCATCTTAGCCAGATGGACGTGAGAGATCGATTTCGTGAATGGAGCGATCTTCTCCAGAAACTCTGTGATGGACGAAAACAGATAGTTCACCTAAACCCCCAGACTTCACTTAGGGGAAAACCCCAGGATTGTCAACCCGCCATGGAGTAGAAATCCGTGTTTTCCTCAAATACTTCAGATGCATAGTTTGTTTGTGGGGTAAAATCCCACTCCAGAACATCCCCAAGAACGTTGTGGAGTTTCTGATCGATCAATTTCTGCTCCATTCGGGCGCGGTCCACCGGGAGGGTTTTGAACCACTCCGGGACATAGGTTTCACCCGTGCGGATGCCAACCACGTCCATATCGAATTCGTTCGGACTAAGGTAAAGAACCTCGACCTTATCGCCGTCACGGATCACGTCCCAACGGGTCTCGTTGTAGTGGGTCATCAAGGTATTCGTGTTGAGTGCCGCCTTCACGTAGAAATGCGAGTTTGGCTTGGCCAGCCCGACCACACCATCCTCGGTGCGACTGTTGTAGACGTTGTGTTTCTTCGTGGCGGTGGCCAGCTTCTTGACGCGGCCGGGCGAACCGATGCGCCAGGGATCAAGTTTGCGGAATCCTGCACGGAATTCATCCACGATCTGGCGAATCTCCGCATAAGATTTGTTCTCCTTGATGGTCTGGGTAAGGCACTGGATGAGAAACTCCTGGATATGCTTGGGAGTGTCTGAGCGGCGCGTTTCCATACCGACGATCTTGAGATCGTCCACCGTTTTGCCTTCCTTGTCGATGATGTGCAGAGCGTAGCGTTTCTTCTTGTCCTTAAACAGACCACGGCGACCGACGATCTCTCGACCGGCTTCGAGTATCTCACCACGCTTCTGGTCGATCAGGAACGCGCCTTCCAGGAACGGAGGCATACTGGCGTTGATCTTCTCACCCAGTTCGTCCGCGAGCTTCACCATGTTGCGGTCGGTGATCTCGATACCATTCTGCTGCATATACCAGTGCATGGTAGCGTAGCAGGAGTCAGTGTCACCATAGATGATGGCGCGGCGATCAAAATCGTAGACCCCGGTCATCACATAGGAGGTCTGCTTCACCATGTGCTTGGTCATGACACGACCACTCAGCGTGACCGACGCACCCAAGCGGGGATCATTGAAGCGGAAATACGAGTTCAGGTAGGCTCCGTAAGTGGAGTTCAGGAACAGCTTCTTCGCCTGCTGGAGCATGTCGTAATAGGCTTCAAGCTCCTTCAACTCCTTCAGTCTATCCGGATCGTTTACACCCTCCTGGGCCTTGCCGTATTTCTTCTTCTGATCCTGGAGCTTCACGCGGTCCGCATACCACTCAGTCATGCACTTGGTGACGATACCCTCTCGGGATAGATCGAAGACCGTGCCGAATCCGCTGATCGACCAGTTGTTCTCCTTGAGGACCTCTTTCCATTCCTTCCCGGTCAGAGTGATCTCTTCACCAGTGCCTTCGAAGACCAGGGTGAGTTGTTCCTCGGTCTCATCGATCACGTCATGGTATTCGAGCACTCCGGTGAAATGCGACCATGCCTTGGTTCCGGCATCCTTGCGGCCGGTGTCCCCACCGTAATCCACAAAGTGTTTGCGCCACTTCGTGATGGTACGGTTCAGATCGAACTGACCAATGATCTGTTCCGGACTGATATTGACAAGACGAATCGTCGTCGGATACAGCGAGTTGAAGTCGTATGAGGCTACGCAGCGATAATCACCCTTCTCTGGGTTGACCACGAACGCACCTGGAATTGGGAGGTCGTGTTGCTTCTCCATCTTGTCGAAACAGATCAGCTTGTCCTTGTGCAGACGCTTCAAGATGGCCTGTTCGATGATCACCACCGAACCCAGAACTTCGCGCAGAGTCACACTGGCCATGTGCGCCATGACGTTGGCCAGATCGATGTATTTCTTCTTCGCGTCCAACGCCTTCAACCCGGCAACATCCTGACGGTTATAGGCGGCGAATCTACGAATGTTCAGACGGTATAGCTGGTCGAGGCTCCCCTCGTAGACAACCTTGGACTGCTTGACCTCATGCTTCAGAACGAAGTCCAGGGTATAGGAGTGAAGCTCCTCATGGGGGAACTTCTGGTAGAGTTCCAGATAGTCCAGATGGACGCGACCACACAGATCGTAGACGGTCTCGAACGTGCCGAAACGTTCCACATGGCGCTGTTTGGGAACGGTCGGAAACAGGTTCATTCTCTGAATGTGGGTGACACTCTCCGACGTTGGATCATACGGATGCTGATCCGTGCCGTCTTCCATCGCGAGTTTGTTGATGGATTCTCCGCCCAACACGATACGCATGCGCTGGATCAGATAGGGAATATCGAAGAACGTGCTGTTCCAACCGGTCAGCACGTCGATATCCTCGATCAGTTCCAGAAACGTCAGAAGAAGATCGGCCTCATCCTCACAGACGAAGTATCCATGTTCCTCAGTGAGATCGGAGAACTCATCTCGGCCCGGCCCCTCGACGTAGCTACCATCCTCTGCTTGATGTCCGGTATTGGCCAGAATCGATTCGGTCTGTGCGACCGTGAGATTCGGTGGTGGCACAATCAGAGTGATGTAGGTGTCCAGGTGCTTCTTATAGATGGTCAACGCGTTGATGATCGCGTAGGGATCACGCACGCGGGTGAAGCCCTTCTTCGGGTCCTTGTCGGCCTCGATATCGATGATGCCCACATTCAAACTGGGCAAATCATCAAGATGCCCGTATTTCTCCTCCAACACACGGAAGACCGGCTTCACGTCGGATTCGAAAATGTTGCACCCGCGATCCCTGTAGTATTGGAGATCGTTCTCGTGGGCACGGCGTGAGGTATTGTGGACGCGCTTTAGCTTGTCCCCGTAGATACTGGTGAAATTGCCATCCGGGTCGGTATAGTAGAGCACATATGGAGGCATCTGGGACTTGATGATCCTTTGACCATCCTTGCCCCTCTCACTCACATAGATACGATTCCCATCCTTTTGGATTTGTGCGGCATCGATGTACATCAGGTTCTTCTGCGTTCCAACATATATCCGACGAGTGCGGCGGCCTCAATCGCACCACCTTCGTCGCCATCAATATTCTCGTAGGGAATATTGTGGGCCTGGATGTATTTCAAGACCACGTCATCGATCTGCTTGGCCCCCTCCAGGTCCTGGTTACGACCGGCCGGGTTATAGGGTTTCACGCGATTGATGTAGAAATTGATCGAGTCAAACGAGTTGAACTTGTCGATCACAAACTGATGAAACGATGGCAATTCCTCTGGCGGTGCATAGACCGAACCCAGAATGATCGGAGAATCCGTGATGATTGCTTCGACCTGTCCCATCAAGCGGTAGATCGTAAACAACTGCTTGCCCAGGACGTAGGGCTGACAGGTCAGAGCCATCCCACGCTTTTCCCAAGTGAGTTGTTTCGCGTACTCAGGCGCTTCCTCTACGTTGTAACCACGCAGCTTTAGTTTGTGGAAGATTCCAGCGCGGGTCGTGCTTTTGCCACATCCTGGGCCGCCAAACAAGTTTACGAGAAGCGTCATGGACTACTCCGCAACGGGCTCGATCAGTGCAATGGTCGGGACCTGGACCCATACCGGCTTGGCCTCCAAGAGGACCTGAATCCATCCCGCGTTGAACACGTTCTGAATGTTGTCGCCGAAATCCGCGTCTGCTGGGCTCGTGATGGACACACGCTCCATGACGGTACCGTCACTGAGTTGAATATGTGCTACTGTGGTCATAATTCCTCCTTACTTCATGATTGGTGCGGTGCGATCCGTGACGAAACGCACGTTGACTCCGGCCTCGGACAGCATGTCCTTGACCATGACGAAGTCCTGACCCCACTTCGGGTCGTTCCAGTCCGGCTCAACACTGACCAAATAGGAGATGCCCGCCTGGATCACTGAGCGAGCGCAATCCGCGCAGGGATACCACGTGAGATACATGGTGGTTCCACGAGTGGAAATGCCCTTGGCGGCGGCATTGAAGATGGCATTGCGCTCGGCGTGCTCGGTCCACTGATACTTGGCCGGACGCTCGTGACGCTGCTCTACGTTGTCGTCAATTCCACGCGGGAACCCGTTCCAACCCACCGCGATGACGACTTGACGATCATCAACAATCACAGCCCCGGTTTTGCGACTGCGATCCTTGCTCCAGGATGCGACCAGATCGGCCACATCCATCCAACGCTTCTCCCAAGTCATGATCCCCCTCGATCTTTCTTATCAGCGCTTTCACGCGGAAGCGCGGTTTGTTTTTCTTTCTATCGGCCGGTTTGACCGGTTCTGCTCGTTCCAGTTCTTTACCGGGTGTGTAGTCGTCCGCGACTCCCGTCTGATAGAGGATGATCGCCTGCATCAACGTGAGTTCCTGCATGAACTCGTAGTCCGGACGATCCGGACCGCCATGCCAGATTCGATTACACAGGCGATACTCCCCTCGGTCGCCCGTAAAGATGACCAGATCAACAGCCATTATTCTTCGGGGTCTTCCCCCTCGGAGGTCATACCCAGAGCATGCTGGTAGAGTTCGAGCAGCGCGTCTTCTTCCTGAAGAGTCTTGCGATCCTTCTTACGGCGCTTGATGATCTCCTTCATGATCTTGGTCTCGAAGCCTGTGCTCTTCGCTTCGTCATAGACCGCCTTGATATCACCGGAGATTCCAGACTTCTCTTCTTCCAGACGTTCGATGCGCTCGATGAAGCTCTTCAAACGTTCGCTGGCAATGCCACCTACATCAGTCATTTTTGTCCTCTTCCACTTGGTCAAATACAGGAAACATGAAATCCCCATGTCGGTCCGTGCCGCACGTCAGTAATCGCACGGTTTGCCGTCTTGGGATATTCTCGCCCTCATAAAGTTGACGGGCGTTGGGAGATTTCAAGCCTGCTTTGACAATTTGCGTATGCGGGGATAATCCATTCCGCACGAGCACATCAATGGATTCGAGGATTTTGTTCTGTTCCGTATAGTTGTCTATTCGAACCGAAACCCGGTCTGTGGGCTGCACCAACATATCGCTGCGAGCCGAACGCAAAACCATCCCTCGATAACCCTGCTCCCAGAACATCGCGAGTTGATCGTTCATCGCTGCGGTTTCAACCTTGTGAACCTCGGAGAATTCCACGGTATCTTCCAAGCGATGACGGATATCCTCCAGGAGTTCCATGCGTTCTTCCAGATGGAGATTGACCCGAGGGAAATGCACGTCACGCACCACCAGGGGATCAGCGTAGACCTCCAACAGGATCGGAAACGCGATCTCATCCGTGAGTAGGAGTTTCTCGAAGATCGCTACGACCTCCGGACGATCCACGGTCTGCTCGAACTCGTCCACACCGTATACCCGCACCGGCTCGATCACCCACATCTCTCGACGGGGGTAATCCTCGGTGGGTAACGGTTCCACGTAGTATTCGGTCTCATAGCGCCAATTCTCATCGACTGGTTTCATCGGAATCAGCCTGGGCCAGCGGATTCGAAACTCTTCTGGAGCAACTCGATTAAACAGATGTGGCGGCACATAGATCGAGGGACGAATCTGATTGAGGATGGGCATGTAGAAGAGTTCCCATTCCTCTTGGGTGCAGGCTCCGGCAAATGCCTGGACGGCCTGGATCATGCGCTCCTGCTTGAGTCCTTGCCGCTCCAACGCATAAACCAGTTTCTGAAACACTCCGTGAACCACACCGCTTCCGTAGGTGGGATTCGGACCGAATACCATCTGATAGGGATTGGTCGGACGATTCTCCGAATTCAGATGGAGACAGAACCAAAAATCACTATCCGTGGCGATGGCGCGGAGCATTCCCAGGCGTTCGCCATCAGTTTTCAGCTTGGGCCATTTATGGATGATATTAGCGACGGATTTCATACGGACTCAGACTCGTTTCATAGGGTATGTAGAGGGGATGTCCAGGCTGGCCGGTAGCTTCGTTGATACGGAGCATGCTGAGATCGGGGATCATCTTGGTGACGATCTCCGCTCGATTCAGATGCACTCCGTGATTACCCCAGGCGGCCACTCGGATCGTGGCATGCTTTGCCACTTCCTGGAGAATCCGGTCATTCTCCGGTCCCACAGGATCGGCCACTCGCATCATGTTAGCGGGCTTGGTGTCGCGCCACGCAAACAGATTGGTCATGCAAATCGCACCCGCTCCCCAGCGGCGAGCGAATCCCACGCACTTACGGATGGTCGGGTCATCCCGGTGTTCGTCAGCGGTGCTCGGATTCAGGCCGATCCACTGAACGATTGGGAGCGAATCGTCCCAAATCCTCCACAAGGTGTATCGGTATTCCTGATTCGGTCCACCCCAATCGACGTGCGCCAGCATGTTTCCCCCACACGAAGGTGGGTGGAAACCCTGGGGATTTCAACGCCGAGGATACGTAGGTAGGGCTTTCCAGGCAGCAATGGACTCGACCGGAGAACTTGTGTAGCCCCAATAACCACCCTCGGAGGGAAGCGCCGGTACGAGCCAGCCGATCTGATCGGTCATGTGGCCGGGAATGTTGATCACGTCACTCGGACGAAGTCCCGCTGCGGTGAACAGTGAGGCATCCTTGCCCTGGTCCTCACAAGCATGCTCGACAGAACAGGCGTGGATCAAACGTCTGATACTCTCTCCAGAGCTTGCAGCCGCCCACACCACAGATATCGCAGATATAGGCATCGGTTTTACGGCGGCGCTTCACTGTGGCGTTCCGTTCTGACGGGCTTCGAGCCAGAAGAGGAGTTCCTCTTCCTCGATCAACCAGATGAGTTCGGTGCTGGCTGGGATCGCATTGGCATCGCCTCGGTCGCCGATGAGGAAGCGGGTTCCCTCCTGGGCGACGATCTCCTGCTTCTCACCACCCGCGTTGAACACGCGTAGGCGGTCGCCTAGGGTGTATTGGGCGCGGCCGGTGCGCTTGGTCACCTGGGAACCCAGGGGTATCTCATCGGCCGGGAGAACCACACCAAGTCTCGGTGCCAGACCACCAGTGATCTCGTCGAATCCCTCATCCTGTGGTCTAGTCATAGAATCGATCCCATGGGTCATACGGCATGACGCTGCACCTTGAAGCTGGGACGATACGAGACGTTCTGCACGTAGATCGGCACCACGCCGCGAGTCGGACTCTGGAACGTCTCGGTCAGGGCCTCCACCGACAACGGCACGGTGAACTCACGATCCATGAAGTATTTGGTCCGCAGAGCATCGGCCGATGTATAACGGACGTAGTTGACGATGTCCGTGGTCGATGTAACCACGGTGACCTGATCCCACACGTCCAGGATTGTGTAAAGTTCCATCAGGCCAGCCCCTCGATCTGCTCATGGTCCTCGACCCGGTTGTGCCACGCAGGCACTTCACCGAATACCTCTTCCAGAACTTTGTTGGATTGGCTCCAGACGATGCCAGACCCAAACCGAAATGAGTTGGCGATCACCACGACCAACTCGTTCATGTGCTCGGTCGTGACCGAGCCGGATTCGATTCGACGTTTGTGCTCGATCATGGCCAAGCGATAGCGTTCCAGCTTTGTCAGTTCGCGTTCCTTTTTCTGCTTGGCCATAACCGCCTCAGATGTACTGGTTGTCGGGGTAGTCGATCATACACTGGCGATACCCATCGGTATGCGCCCGCTTGATCAGGAGGTCCACCAGGATATTGTCGGGCATCGCCTCCAGGGAGGTTTCCCACTCCGGATCGCCCGAGCGGACCGGCATCTTCTTGAGTGCGGACAGAACCAGTTCACGCATCAGAATCTCCCTTCAAGGGCGCGGAGCACCGGATTCGCAATCATGATCAGGAACACAAGATTCGAGATCGCGATGGGGATCAGCCGATTGATTGTCTTGGGCAGCAGCACCCAGAGCACGAGGCTCATCATCACCATACAGGTGACCACTACCACAGCAAGGAAAACTGGATCACTCATAACCCCAGCATAATCCTGAGGTTTCGAAATGTCAAGGATTAGTCGATGCGGAGTTTACGCCACGCTGCCTCGATGATGCGCTGGCTGACCTGATCCGGAAACAGCGGATCATCAATGATTCCTTCGGAATTAGGCCCAGCGTTGACCTTGGTGTAAGGGTTATCCTCGCGCCAGAGCCCGTAGAAGTTCCTGATCCACATGCCCAGGCCGTGGTGGAGTATGATCAGGTCCTGTTCCGGAGTCTTACGGAATTCCGCCCTGTCCTGAGTCGTCAACCTGTTGTCGATCAGGTCCGTGACCATCTCGGGCTCGCTCAGAAAACGCCCAAAGCCGAACTTGAAATCTTCTGTCATGATGGATTCTCCCCTGAGAGAAAATGGTAACAAATCAAGGGATGTCAAGCAGTCGGAGCGAACCCGACCTCTCCCGATCCATCATCAGGATTTGTTTGCGACCTTGTTATTGTCAGTGGGGATGGGACAATAGGCCCTAGCGCGGAACTAATGGGATTTTGGCTCCAGACCTAGGACTCGAACCTAGCTCGATACTGGTTAACAGCCAGCCCGCACACCCGGTGCGTTGTCTGGAATAGGACATTTGGCTCCCCAGGAAGGTCTCGAACCTCCGACATTTTGATTAACAGTCAAACGCTCTACCAACTGAGCTACTGGGGAATATGTTTGGTGACGGGTATTTAGATGATACTCTCGGGAATGTCAAGGGGTTTCGTTCGGCATCTGTGCGGGCACCGCCGGAGCGTTCAGATTGATGGTTTCCTCAGACCGGACGGGTTCCTTCTCTGGAAGAGGTTGGGGATATCCGACCTGGAACGTGCCGACGCCTCCAGCCGGTCCCTGACCGCCAGCGGAGAACATCAATTCCGCGCCGGGTCCGGCCTTCTCCAGGTTGACCATGGCGGAATCTCCGCTCTCGGCGGTCTTATCGGACCAGGGTAGAATCAGGCTCACGGGCTTCTCAGAGCCCGGAACCTTGATGACCAAGTAGATGGCCTCGCCCTGATCCTGGGAGTATCCGATGACCTGAACCCCGTTGAGTTCGGGATTCCACGGCAGAGACTGGTACCAGGCGATGGGCATGGGACGGGACAGCAGGTTCACCGCAGTGAGGCCGCCGCATCCGATGAATCCCGCGAACAACAGGATCACAGACCAACGCGATACCGTCGAGAGTTGACCGGTGAGCGCGATCATCGTGCTCAGAAATACCAGGACCAGAGAGATTCCAAACCAGATAAGTTCATTCATCAGTGCATGATCCTAATTTCGTTCTTCTGGAAGATACTCTTGAAGTTGTTGTTGACCGATCCCGGCACCAACTGCCCACCCTTCATACGGAATCGGAACAGTGTGACTTCCTCATCATCCTTGGTCAGCACGACCTCGCGTACGACGAGTTGCTCGGACATCTTCTTCCCTTCCAGAGCGCTATCCCCGCTCGACTTGGGACGACGTAGCGTAACCGCACCGTTTACCGGAACATCACCGACTGATGACTTGTTGTACAACTGGATATTCACGATGTATTCACCATCGGGAATACCACGGCTGAATTGGGTCTCGTAGTTGATCTTGGTACCATCGCTGGTGCAACCCAGATCGTCACGAAGAAGGTCCATGGTGCGACCACCACGATTCGAGAATCCAATGGGTTTCTCCTCGTTCGGTGCCATCAGCCAGAGATCAACATCATCACATTGGACATCAGGCCATCTGATCTCGACGATGATCATGTTGTCCTGGTTGATCGAACCTTCATTGTCGGTGTTGTTCTTGGTCTGTTGGATCGCGATGAGCGGGATCATCATGACCAGAATCAGGGTAACCGCACTCACCATGTTCCAAAGAACATCACGCCACGCCAGTCCTAGAAACTCATCGCTGTTCGAGTCGAACATCAGGGCTGTTTCTCCTGGACCAGAGCGACTATTTCCGTGCCAGCACCACGCAGAATGTAATAGGTGTTCATCAACCACATTCCGAACACCATTCCGGCAATCGTGGTGTAGAGCATGTAGTTCATTCCGGCGAACATCGTCGTGATCATCCCGGTCAACGCACTGGGATCACTCACCGCGTTGGGATCAACCTCGGAGATCGCGATTTTGTAGCCCACAGCGGTTCCAATCAGGCCCAACGTGACCAGGGCTACGGCAGCATCCTGGAAGATACGAACCTTACCGGCCATTCTCGTCATCAACGCAGACAGCTTCACCCCGGCCGGATCAACTTTTCCGGTACGAAAGTCTTCGAGTTGGTTCGAGAAGTCACGGATTCGGAAGAAACCGATTCCTTGAAAAATCAGGAAGATCGCGACAATGATCTTGGTGATGTGGGTGTTGTCCTGGGTCAGAAACATCTGGACCCAACCCTGGAGAGCCGAATAACCGATTAGCGCAAGGCCAAATACATTCCAGACCAGCCACGAGTAGATTGGAAGGTTCTGCGTTTTCTCAAAGAAACTCTTAATCATGACCGCACCCCCTATACTCTATATAGGAAATTTGGAGCAGTCAGGAGGTTTGTCAATTCCCTATGAGAAAAACCCCGTGGATTAAATTTATCATCCAACAATAAGGGTACGGTTGTAGATAAGGCGGCTGATCACAGCGGTTGGAATCAGGATGAACCAGCCGACAAAGTTCAACACGAATGTCCATGTCTGACGGAGTGCGCCGACATCGGGTTTGCGGTGGGCCTGGATCGAGCAGGCGTAGAGTCCCCACAACAGACCGACCACCAAGAACACCAAATACTGCATCAGGTAGTTCCCTTTTTGGAGAAGAACTCTGCGGCTTCCCTGTAGAGGGCGCGGCCGAACAAATACGACCCGATAATTATACCAATAACTCCTGCAATTGGCCAGCCCAAAAATAGTAGGGTTCCGGTCCACAACGGCAGGGGTGGTTTCGCATCGAGTGGGGCATCGTCATACGCCGACCAATAAAATGCAATGATGCATGCTCCTATAAACGAGTAGGCAAGTGCAACAAAAAACCAATTCATAGGGCTTTCCCGGAAAGACGTGACCAGAGCAGTTGAATCTCCTTAGTGGCGCGATACAGCGCATAACAGATCAGTCCCAATATAACACTCGGAATAACCAAAGGCCATCCCAGCAATAGAATCAACGAGATCAGATACGGATATTGGCTAAACAATCCGTGATCACTTTCATCGAAAGCAACAAGCCCCAGAACCCCGAATGCCCAGCATAAGCCACCGACCAAAATATATGCGAGAATCCCACTGATCATGACTTCACCATCCCCAGCAGTACGCCGATCTCACGCCCAGTCTGAAACAGAAAATACCCGAGCCCGAAGATTGCAGCCGCAACCAGCCCGAGGGGCCAAAACACTGTAACGCCAAGGAACCCCAGATAGGGGTATTTCACTGGAAGAGAGTCGTTGATCAAAAAACCAATAGCGATGACCAAACCGGCCACCAGCGAAACAATCAAAATACTGATCATGAATTCCCCCAACGAAAATCCCCACGACTCACATAGGAGTTTCGTGGGGATTTTTCAACTGGTCTTCCAATTTTGGTCTGGGATGAGGGATTTGAACCCTCGACCTTCGGCTTCCAAAACCGACACTCTAACCTGACTGAGCTAATCCCAGAAAGAAGACGGATAAGAGGCGAACCGGACTAGAACTACCGCCAAGGACACCCTCTTCCGAGGATGCGTGGGAATCGAACCCACTCGTTTGCTATCAAGGCAACAATAACCCAATTCTAACGACCCGTCATCAACATCCTACTTAGGACAGATCAGAGGGAATGTCAAGAGTTACGACGACGATTCGTGGCTTGTTCAATCCCCGATTTTAGGGCCTGATCCATGAACGCGAATACCTCGGTGAATTTCGCTTCCAACTCGGGCGTCCAGGTCAGATGCTGGATAGACTTCTTGAAGTCGTCCAGTTCCAATTTCGCATCGAGCACCGCCTGGAGATACCCCTCGGGATTATCCAACCGAGATATTTTGTGGATTCCGGCACGACGCTTTAGATCGACGATCTCATTCATGGTGGTTTCCCCCAGAATATTTACTGGATAGATGGTAAGCCACCGGTCGTGAAGAAAGCCCTAATGAAAACGGCGGGCCAGAGTTTCCTCTGCCCGCCGGGGCCTACGGTAAACCGCAGGCGTGGATATCATCTGGAATCGGTCCCTCATGGGCCACCTATCCAGGTGATCTAATTGGTCAGGATGAGTGGATTTGAACCACCGGCCTCCGCGTTCCCGACACGGCACTCTAACCAAGCTGAGCTACACCCTGAAATCGCCGGTACTAGGGCACCGGCACGCCCAACGGATCACCGTCTCCACCCGGTTTAGGTCCGGGAACCGGGGGCGAGATTCGCACGTCCTCGCGCTCCTTCCACCACTCGGTTTAGGTCCGAGAACCGGCCTGAGATACACCCCGAAGGGTGGTTGCATGAATCTCATTGCCTCGGCTACCAGCCGCCATCATGTCAACACTCGGGGACATGAACCCGCAGATTCCTACTAAAACTGGTCTGGGTGAGAGGATTTGAACCTCCGACCTTCGCGTTCCGAACACGACACTCTAACCAAGCTGAGCTACACCCAGAAAATCACGAGGGCAAATTTGAGAACCGGTGGGATGCTATCCCTCTTGTTTTGGAAGAACAATAATCCGATTCAGTTCGGCCCTCGTTGGCGAGCGCGACGGGATTCGAACCCGCGATATGCACCGTGACAGGGTGCCGAGGACGGCCTCTCCTCTACGCGCCCAACGAAGTTGGTAACGGGTATTTAGCGGGGCATCCTAGGGAAGTCAAGAGGTTTTTACGAGGTAGTGAATTATTTCACGCGTTTGTTCGAGAGAGCCTCAAACCACTTGCCGGGCTTATCCTTGAGAAAGGTCGGAGTTTTGCTCAGGCTGTCGATGCAGATCGGACCGCGTTCGGCGTCCCAGATGCATAGCATGGCGTGGCCCAAGCGCTTCTTCGTGGGCGGGGTATAGACGATCCTCATCGCCTCCAACGGTACACCCTTCTGGTTCAGCCACTTCATCACTGCCAGAGCCTGATCCTCACAGTCACCGATCCAGGAAATCTTCCATTTGTCCCGACCATTCGGTTCGGGAATGTAGATGCCCCTCCGATTCAACACGTCCTGGGCGGCAGCAATCAATTGGGGTTCAATTTGGGCTGGTTTGATCTCTCCCTGAGACATCTGGTCGTGATTCTGACCATAGAACTCGACGGCACCCCAATTGACCTGGATAGGTGTATTGGCAGCGGCGCTCGCCAGATCGGCGGTGATTGCCTGGAAGCCAAGAACCAGTGCTATGGCAGTGGTTAGAGATCGCCTCATGCGCGTATTATACCATGGTTTTCCTGGCCGATCCAGGAAAAAATACCACGGTATTTACGCGGACTCGTGCTTCTTCCGAAGGGCTTCAACCTCCCGGAAACTCATCGGATCGGTGATCTTTACGGGTCCATCACATGCGATCCAGGCGCGAGCACCACATTTCAGAGGCTTGTGCCGCCTAGGATCGACCAGGATGGTCTTGCCGGTGATCTCCACACCGAACCCGTAGACCGAGGGCTTCGAGCCCCTGCGGACGATATACGGAGGCAGGAGAGGCTTCCCGTGCTTCGCGTTGAACGCGATGACCTGCCGGTTCACGTGGATCACGTAGGAGGTCTTGCTCATAGCCAATAGACTTCCTCGTCGGCCCGGCGCTGATCGTCGATATGATTCAGACAGAGTCCCTGGTAGTGGGGGTTGCCCTCACGATGCCGTTCCTCGTCCTGGTCATATGCACCAAGCTGGTACTCGCAGCAGGGATCAGAACAGGCGATCTCCATCTGTGGTTTCCCGAACAAGAAACCAGCAATGACACGGCGGATGATCCGTTGTGGCTCAGTATCCATAGTATTGGTGCCTCAGTTGTTCCTCAGTGATCGGATTTGGATCGACCACCGCAACCACATCCCACATGGTGCCGAAGAAGTTGATCCCTTTTTCTCCCGGCACCGCCTCACGCTGGCGGATGTAGGTGCGAGCCTTCAAGTGGTTCCAGGCCACGTCACACAGGAGGTAGGTCTGATCAAGAGTGGGCATGGGCGTCGGCCGCCGCTGCCTCGAACGGCGTCATCGGCGTCGGATTGATGATGCGAGTAACGATCCACTCGATCTCGTCCTGGATCACCTTCGCGCCAACACGAGTCGGGTGCGGGACCGGCATGATCGAGACACAGCGAGTGCGCTGAAAGTAGCGCTCGACCTCGCACAGCACGGTCAGATGGCCGTTATGAGACATTGGCTTCCCCCTTGAGATTGTTAGGTTGACGGGACTCAATCAAGTTCCAGAGACGTTCGACCTGTTCATCGGAGGCGGTCTGAACCAGCCAACCCATCGGGTTCTGGTGGAACTGCTCGTAGGAGAGGATCACGCCGAGCGTGTTGAAACTGCCATCCTCATGCTTCGGGAGCACGTCAGCCTCGACCAGATCAGCCAAATCGAGGCTGTACATGATGCGGAGGCTGTTGTGAAACTTTTGGAAATCGCGGGTCATTCCGGGGCTCCCGTTGAGGAATTCCACAATAATTCCTCCCAATCCGCGTCGGAACGGATATCGGCGAGTCGTTCTGTTTCCTGGTCCTGCCAGACCTTCTTGTTGTTCAGAAACAGGTCGATAAACTCCCGTGAGAAATTCGACGGAAACACTCCGGCGACCAGATTGTCAGCCGTTTCCTGTGCTTCTGACTCGGTCGAAAAATTCCCGACGTACATCCCGAACACGTCCAAGCGAAATGCTGTGGCGTTCCCTGGTTGGCACGGAATCCCATGTTGAATGGGAATGATCTCGATCTGCTTCATTGGACCAGAACTCCCTGATCGGCGATCCACGTCCGCAGAAACGACCGGTGTGCGCCATGAGGGAAATGGTTGTAGACGATGATCGCCTCATCCAGCGGGAGTCGCTTGATCTCGGCCAAGAGTTCCTTTCCGAGACGGAGCTTTGTCTTGAATGCGGCTCGATATCGGGGATCGTCTGCCGGAAGCTCAACCTGACCCAGCGCCTCGTAGTCGGCGATGATCTGGTTCATCACATTCGTCTGACGACGCATTGTGTCCAGATCGGTCTGATACACCGAAAGAAATTCACTGGCGGTTTTCATTCGCCTTCTCCTGTTGCCGGACCCAATCCGCAAGGAAGGCCCGCTCCACGCAGGGTGGGAAGAACGCGATGAACCGCTTGGCTTCGGCCAACGGCAGCTTGATCGCCTTGACGTAGAGCCGATCACCCATGCGGTTCTCGATGGTTGACCATTTCGCGTATTCGGGGTCCATCAAAGAAGGACCAGACATTCCCTTATCCAAAGCCGCTCGAATTATCCGTGTGGTGTGGGTGCTCGCCTCCAGCAATCGTCGAAAGGTCGCGGGGTGGCTGTCACGGAGTTGTTCGGCTGTCTTGTGCATTACTGCTGTACCGGGGTCAGCTTGTAGCCGAGCGCCTCGGCCGCATAGCGCAGCTTCTGGACTTCCTGATCGCGCTCCTGCTTCTGTGCCTGGGTGAAGCGCTCCGGCGCGAACCGGGCGAGGATTTCACGAGCCGCCGCCTGAGCCTCTTTCAGACCGGCACGATACTGATCACGACTGATCGGACTCTCCGTGTGCTTGTCCACCTGAACATCCCGGTATTCCAGGATGCGGTCGGCCAGTTCGACCATCGCAGCCTTCCAGGCCGGAGTCATGGTAGCAGGCCAACGATTGACATTGTAGATGGACAGATTGGGCGGAGACGTGAACTCGCCCTCCAGCGTGGCGATCAGATCGGCGTTGTTGCGGGTGAACAGCGCGTCGTGGTTCTCGCGCATCCGTTCCAGGGCCATGCGATGATCGAAGCTATCCATCAGCGTCGAGCGATCACGGCCGCCGAGCTTGCCGCGCTTTTCGGCCAGAATCTCTTCAAAAGTCTGGCTCAGGTCCTTCTCGGAGTCATCATCCTCCCGATAGGGACAACCCGTCTTGTCGTTCCAGGACTGAGTGGCCACCCGCAGGAGCGCATCCTCGCGGCTCGCGAACAGGGTGGGCCAAGCCCGGATGAGGGCGGCGAGATACTGATCGACGGAGGCGAAGCGGCTATTTTCCATACCTCGGAGTCTACAGGAAACTCCGGGGTTTGTCAAGGGAAATTATCGGATTTCCTGGAGATTCCACACACCCTGACTGTTTTGGCAAAACGTGCCAATGCGGGTCAGAAGGCCTGTGGCCACGCCGATCATGCTGACCCTGACTTGACGGCACAACGGCTGTGGTGCAGGTAATTCCTGCACGTCCATCTTGTAGGCTTCGTTGACGATCCAATCCTGGGTGTTGTCCCGGCGGCAAGCTGCGTTCATGTAGCCGGGATTGCTCGGGTAGAGATCAACACTCACATAGGTGCACTCACGTCCGTTCGGCTCCGTGATTGTGACCTCGGTAATCGAGCGGCCAAATCCATCCTGGGTGTCCCAGGTGACTGAGTCGTTCCCGACCAACGTCGAGAAGCCCACCGCGACCAACGCCTTCTCGTGATCGTATTCGTCGGCCAGGACCGGGGTCGAGGCGGACACGATCAGCATCAGTCCAAGCAGTGATGTACGCATTCGTTCCCCCTACGCGTTAAGCTCGAAGTTTTGGATTCTTGATCATCGCCATCATCGTCATGCCCGTCGAGATCAGGGCACAAACTCCGGAAAAGGCGATATTTTCGTAGAGACTCATTTGATGTGCGATGGCCCCGATCAAGAATACCATTCCATAGGCCAACCCACCCATGGTCAGAGTAAAACCGATATTGCTCAGGGTTTTTCGCAAATTCATGATCACCAGAATATCGGACGAATGCCATGACTGTCAAGGAAAATATTAGTCTTAGAGAAGGGTTTTGATCCAAAGAATCCAGTTCTGGCACTGAGCGGGCTCGGATGTGGAGATCGATGAATCAGATGGTTTTGGCGACGGTTGATGTAGACGGATTTCCCCTGGGCTGGGTTGCCCCAGAGGATGAACGCAACGTGTTCCTGGTGGCTGCTAACAGCCTCTAAGGTCTGCCGAATCAGACTTGTCCAATATCGTTGATGGGAACCCGGCGAACCCGCTAACACGGTCAGGCTCGTATTCAACAAGAATACACCCTGCTCGGCCCAATCCTGGAGATTACCCGTGACCCTGGTTACACCCAGATCGTCCTGGAGTTCCGCGTAGATGTTTCTGAGTGATGCGGGAATCTCCACCTCGGGACGCACCGAGAATGCTAATCCGTGCGCGTGACCAGGGGTCGGATAGGGGTCCTGGCCAAGAATCACCACACGGACCTTGTCGAGTGGCGTTGTATGGTAGGCGTTCAGAATATCATCGAGATCGGGCAGCACCAACTTGCCTTCAACCTGCTCATCCAGGACACGTTGCAGGGTCTGCTCAAATTCGACTTCGAAGAATGGTAGATCGAACCAGTTCACGATTCCCACTTGGCATTGGCGATGAGATCACGGAGAACTCGATCCAGCTTGAAATGCTGAATCCGGACGGGTTTGGTATAGAGAACCTTGGTGATTTCGATCTCGTCCAGATCATTCAGGTAGATCGTGATGGTTTCGGCCGGAAAGAATTCGACCCCATCATCAATGAGGCCGGATTCTTCCTTCGTGTAGATCAGCTTGCGCTCGATATCGTAGCTCACTTACGCCCTCTTAAGCCGAACCGTCTTGGTCATGACCGTGGTGAAGTTGATCTCCTCGAACTGGATCACCAACGTGTGGTAGGCCGGATCGGGATCACCATAGGCGAACCCACAGGAGTGATCCACCAACTTGCCTTTGACAAACATCCAGGAGTGACTGTCGCCGCTCATCGGCTTCAACTCAACCGAATCGATCTCCTGCGTCTCCGGCGTCAACAGATGGAACAGCAGGTCCTGGACGATATCGTCCTTGGTCTGCCTCACACGGATAGTCAGGGTCTTGCTGACCAAGTTGAACGACGCCGACGCAATCTGAGCCGACAGCTTCTTGTCCCAGCCCGGCTCCCAGTCCTTGTCCGTGAACACCACGGAGAAATCGTTGGCATTATACGTGCGCGTCAAGGTATTCCAAAAATCCAAACCCATGTTTCATGTCCTCCGAAAATTCGATACTATTTATCGGAGGTCGTCAAAAATTTATCAGGTCATTCCGACCGCAAACAGATAGTTCTTATCCTTGAGACCGAGAGGCTTGCCCTGGAACTCACGAGTGGCCAGAGGGAGCAGGCGGTTCAGGAGGTTGCGATAGTAGGCGTAGTCCTGCGGATTGTCACCGATCTCATAGAGGGCGTACCACTTCGCGCCATTCGGGATGAACGGCTTTAGCTGATCCGGAGCCAAGTCCGGGTTCTGAATCGTCAACATCTTAATCAATCCCCGAGTAAATTAGTGGAACCACAACAGTGGCGATTCCGATGAACAGCGACGACATCACCCATGCCGCAGAATGGCCTTCGGCACTGGCTCCGAGTTCGACCGCCATCATCGCGATGAGCCCACCCCCACCGACAATAACCGAAACCACCAACAGACCCAGGAAACACCCGAACAGAGCTAGAAGAACAAATCGGGTTGTTTTCGAATCCGTGAAAAATTTACTGAGTAGTCCCCACATAGAATCCCCCGACCGACTAGATGTCGGTCATCTTACGCATGTTCTTGTAGTCCTGCGTGCGCTCCTGAATGAATTTGGAAAGCATCTTCGTTCCGACCTGGATCACCTTCCAACCATCATCCCAAGTGCCATCGTCCTTCTTCAACTGGACATACTTGTCCTGGTTGGCGAACTTGCTGGGAATCCAACTGGTCTGAGTGGAACCGTCTTTCTTCTGGAGGGTACACTGGGTGTGGTAGGTGGTCGATGACATCAGTCTTTGTCCTTGCCGCCGATCTCTTTGTCCTCCAGCAGGAGGTTGAACAGGGCCTTCTCGCGGAAGCCCACGTCCAGTTCGTATGTAGTGTTGTCGAGCGATCCCAGGTCCTGGAACCACACATGACCGACCACGACGGCGAATTTGATCTGCGCGATCTCCAGCATCAGGGCACGGGTCTGTTTGGTGATCTCGGCCTTCTCCGCGTCCAACCACGTGCCCAGAAGAGCGTCCTGGTTCTTGCTGGACTGGAATGCCTTGCTCGCCTTGAACTCGTCCAGGCGTTCCAATGCGGGCACCATGACCCACTGAGAAATGGTCAGGACATCCCTGGGATTCTTCCCGCCAAGGGTGGCCAGCTTCTTGCGGACTTCCTCGACCTTGGGCAGGCTGCTCAGCCCCTTGATGGTGGTCTTGAGAATCTTCGCGATGTAGACATCGTCGAAGGCACCGGCCACGGTCTTGGGGTTGAACCCGTTGTAGTCGGTGATTCCGATCTCTTTCAGCCAATCGGCCGCATCCTCGCCGTAGAGCAGGGCGAAGCTCTCCGAGACACGCTCGAAGTCCGACTTGAACGCGTCGTTGAACACCTTCTGCTCCGCCTTCAACTGCTGGAGCTTCCAGAGCTTCGTGCAGAGGTCTTTCGCGGTCACGCTCTTGACCATCTGGCGGTTGATCACCGGCAGCGGGCTCAGATCGAGCACATAGACCCGACCAGTCTTGTAGGTCTCACCCTGGAGAAGTCCCTCGGACTGGAGTAGATCGAATGTGTCCTTAGCGAGGCTCACCGGCAGCACGCGGGTATGCACGATACCGTCGCGGATGATCGTGTAGTTACGGTAGATGAACGAATCGATACGTTCCGGCAGCTTCTTGAACTGATTTTCCGGCAGTTTGATCGACCCCTCAGAGCGGGTCAGGATGCTGACGTTCGGGCGGTCGCTGTTGTAGACCAGCTTGCTGACCGGAACACCCGCGTCTTTGTCGTGCTTCTCGAACACCAGCTTGACCTTGCTGGCCTGGAGCGCGTCAATCTCATCCTTGATCGCGTTGAGGTCATCAGCCTTGTTGGCGTTGCGGACCTTCTCCGCGAGCAGATTGATTTCCTTGTCCGTGACGGTGTCGGCCACGTCCACGCGAGCCGCGCCGATGCGCTTGTAGCCGAACGCCTCGTGGTTCAGATAGAGAAGGTTCTCGTCATCATCGGCGAGATCACGCAATGCCTCCAGCACGGTGTAGGCGTCCTCCGGCGGTACCGCGTTGAGATCGCGACCCTGGACGAACTGGTGTACGAAATCGCGAGACCCAGCCAGGGCCATTGCCTCGAATTCTGAGTAATCCTGCTTGGAGAAGCAGTTTACGAACTTGTTCACCAGGGCTACGTCGCCGAGGTCCGCCAGGATGTCGAAGATTTCCGTGGACATCATGCGCTGGGATAGCGCGGCGAGGCCCGCATAGACGCTCCAGTGTACCGCATCCTCGGTGGGATCAAGACTGTCGCCATCACGAGTACGGGTGAAATAGGCGATCTCCTGGATGTTTTCCGGCACACGCACGGAATTGTTCTCCACGGCGAACGTGATCAGGCCGCCGTCTTTGTCCTGAGCGAACACGAACCCATGTGCAGCCGGGGTCTTGAGTCGAACCTCGATCTTCTTACCACCCGAGCGCTTGGCGAGTTCCTTCTCGAAGATCACCTGATACGCCGAGAGATTCTCCGAGAATATGTAGTTGCCACCGACCGTCTCGGCCATCTTGGTGATCAGTGAACGGTTGCAGTTCCAGCCATACTCGACGAACGTTGCATTGACCAGGAGCGATTCCAGCGCCTGCGCAGCCTTGAGAATCTCTGTCTGTCCCCACTGATTGTCATAGCCATCGGTCATGAAGAACATGGAGAAGCCGTGGTTGTTCTTCTTGCTGAGGCGGCCGATCACCTTGGAGACTTCCTCCAGGGGCTGCTTGAATCCGGTCAGACCCTGCGGGACCAAGAAGCGGTCAATGGCCTTGTGAATCTGACTGAGGTCGGTCAGGGTGCGGATGGGCTCTCCCTCCAGCAGGACACCGTAATGGTCACGGCCGGAGAACCAGATCATCGTCACCGTGTCCTGGTCCTTGACCAGCGACACCAGCTTGTTCTTGAGTTGGGTGCGGAGTCCGGGCAGGTCCGAATACATCGATCCAGATACGTCGATCACGATCACATGGTTCAGCGCGGGCTCGACCAGTTTGGTCGGCGCTGCTTGAATGATCTGGGTGTGGAGGGAGAAATTCTTGAATCGAATCGCTGACATTATGGGCTCCTTGTTGTCAAGCCCAATATAACAGGAATTATGGAATATTCAAGAATTAGTTTGGTTCCAGAGGTAGGAGTCGAACCTACGTCCCTAATCTCGGTTCAAAGCCGAGCGGCCCCTTGCCGACAGAGCAACTCTGGATCACGGCAACTATTTGGTTCCAGCGGTAGGAGTCGAACCTACGAATTCCCTGCTTCAGAGGCAGGTCGCCCATACCGACAGAGCAACACTGGATCAAGAACACGGACAAGTTAGAGACCTGGACCAGGGTTTCGAAGCCCTGCGGCAAGAGGAGTCATCGTCCTCAGCCTTCATCCAATAATCCAAGCCAGTCGGCCCGTGTTTGGTTGCCCCTCCAGGGGTCGAACCTGGAACCTTCGGATTCAGAGTCCGCTGCGCTACCAATTGCGCCAAGGGGCATCATTCAAGCAATAAAAAAGGCGCTCAAAACGGAGCGCCTGTGCATGACCCGTACATCCGGGGCCTTACACAGACTTCTCCTCGCCGCGTTGCTGAGCATCGCGGGCGATCTGAGTGATGTGAGTGTTAACGCCAAACTTCATCTCAAAGCACCTCTAAAAAGGAGGACGAACAAAAAGCGGACCGGGATATGGGCTTACGCCCGTTGCACCAAGCAATAACCCGAACCAAGCGGCTCGTCCTATCCAAGACCTATTTAGGGGAACCCCATGGGGATGTCAAGGGGTTTTTGTGTTGTCGTGAAGAAACTCTTCCTTCCAAGGCTCCCAAGAGTATTCCCAATAGTCCGGCACACTACCCATGAAATCACTGCCCCAACCCTCATAGAACATACGAAAGCTGGGCTTCCCGATCAGGCGGAGCCACCACGGGGTGATTTCCCAACGGCCGGTAGGGGTTGCGTCCATGCTCATGATTTGATCTCGTCAATCGCAATGCTCATCAAGAGTCCACCGATGATATGTCCGAACACCGAAGCCATGAACAGGAGGGTAAGCATGGTTTTCCAAAAGGTTTCCCAAAAACCAGAGAGTTGGCGAATCTCATCCACTGCTTCACCGAGACCAGCCATGCTGAGGGAAAACGTCACGAACAAACCCAACCAGAGCAGGCCGATTCGGATATTCTTCTGAATTCGTGTCATGGTGCCCTCAACTTTGCGATTTGTCGTTTTCCATTGGAAACGACCGCGATGGTCACGCGAATTTCTCCCGCGTTGATCACACTCGATGGATTGTTGGTGTCGTCACAAATCACCTGATAAGCGTCGATTTGATACCCCTCCATCAGGGTCAGATCGTTCGCATACTCGCTGATCTCATCGACCACACTCTGTCGGAGTTCCGCATCGTTCTCCTCCATCAGGGCATCATCGAGGATGAGCCTCGCGTATTGGATGAGGGTATCAAGGGCAGGGCTCACGCTTCTTCGTCCTTCGTGGACAGCGCCTTCAACGCCTGCACGTACCAGACCGAATCGATGTCGGTGTTGGTGATCTGCTTGAGATCGTCCGGGCTCTCGATGTTGGACCACCAACTCTCATACCCCATGACCACACGCTTCAACTCGAAGCAGTAGATCGCAGGGTTGCGGTTGAACGCACCAACCATCGGGATGAGTTCGTCACCCTTGATGCTGTGCATGATCCCGGTTGGAAGGTCGCCCAGGTAGATACCCAGGTAGGTTTGATTCTCAGGGTTGTCCGTTACCGGACGGACCGCACACCAATCCCCAATCTTGTAACGACCCAGGAATGGCGGTTTCGGTGCGAACTCCTCATAGGAGAGGCCACGCACCTTCGTGAATGTGTGAGACTTGACTTCTTCTTCCATGAAATCCCCCAGGCATACCTAGGGGTTCTTTGCGGGATTTCAATACCCGAAGCGTCAGCGGTAATTCCAACCCGAATTGAAACCGGCTGAGTATGTGGGTTTCTCACCCCATCCCACGATGAAAGCGAAAAGAACTTCCTCCGGAGAATCATCCGAGGGATAATACTTTCGGGTATCTTCCAGAACCCAAAACCCCTTCGATTCAAACAGCTTCATGAGCTTTTCTCTATGGGCTCCAGAAAGATCACCAGGACATTCGATTCTGATGTAGTCCTGACCATCCTTAGCGGCTTTCTTGGCTTTCTCGGTAAGGGTGGACCGAACCTTCGTTACGTAGGCATCCCAACGCTTCTTGTCCTCGACTTGCGTCTTACGCGATGCAACATCTGCAACCTTATGAGCGCGGCGTTCGACGGTCTTTTGAGTGCGACGAAGAGATTCAGCCAGGGTAGGCATAGATTGACTTTCGGTCGTTGGTAGGTCTTGCAGGAATCGAACCTGCTCAATAGCGGCGTGTAAAACCGCAGCCGTCCCATCTGGCTCAAGACCCAAACAACCCGAAGTCCTAGGGACCTCTTATAGACCTGCCCGATCCGGCTGGGGTCACCGCCGAGAACGACATCTGCCCGCTCTAAGCCGCCTTCCCTTAATATACGAGTAAACATTTCGCCAAGGCCGGGAAATCCGCAAGGTTAAAGCCATAGGCGACGTGGCACTCTACCCGTCTGTAATATTTATGGGAGGAATCCCCGAGGAAGTCAAGAACTCACTCGGGATTAAAAGCTGATCCTCGATTCGAGCGGTGATTTTGAGGAGTTTGCACATCTGGTTGAAATGACGAAGAAGGAATCCGTCCTCCTCGGTGACCTTGATCAGGTTGGGAAGTTTCTTCGGATCACCCATATCGTCGATGGCCACCCACTGTTGAACCTCAGGGTGCTGATTCAGCCAGAGAAGAATCTCTTCGGTGCGGGTAGCCATAGAGCCACCACCATATCGGGGCGTGGCCCAGTCCGGGTGGAGGCGATCCACCGAGACTCTATTCTCTTTGAGCAGCGCGACGATCCATCCGCGTCCGCTATCGCGCCACGTCGAACTGATCACGTAGTGGGCGTTGACCTTGCTGGCGCACCATTCGATCATCCCTATCGCGTAGGGATCGTACGTGCGAGGCATGACGGTCTGATTGTCGGGATGGTAGAAGCCACGCTTCGGTAGAAGCGGACCATCAAAGTCCAAGAAGATGACAGGACGCATAGCTCTCCCCAAGGCGAGCGATCCGGTTTAGTTCCCGGTCCCACGAGTTCGAATCTACCCACCGGCTTGCGCATTACCAAGCCTCTATGCGGACGCTAAGAGCGGTCCTACGACCTACGATTCGAACTTCCACCCGGCTGGCACACGTCTTGTTGCGACCACCCCGAGGGGCATCCTTTAAGGCCGGGTTCGACGTGTGTTACGCCATCGCTCGATTAATAATCTGTTGGATGATCAGCAATTTGTCAATACTGACCGTATCTCCAGACGATCTTATCGTTGTCTGTACGGCGGCATTGAGCGATTTTGGTCCAGTTGGTGCCGCCCGAACTGAACGGATTGTTTTGGCTGCTGTGGAACAGCGTATACAGGCTTCTGGCGTGAAGAACACAATAGTCACGCGCTTCCTTATCGTTCGGAACTTCAAACGATTTCAGAGCCGGGGAATTGATGCTCCCGTTCGTGGCCAATGTGGGGACTTCAAGGACGTATCTTGGCATGCGAATATTTACGTCATCTGCATGAGATCAGCCGCTTCCTTGTCGGTCAGGATAATGTCGTTGTCCTGATCCAGGTAGGCGTGGGCGTGCTTGGCCGGATTGTAGCAGTAGAGCAGGGTGCGGCCGGAACGCGACTTGAAGGGCTTCTCCGCTCCACCACTGGCCGGGAACCAACCATCTGGAAGATGTTCCTCGGTCAGAGCCGGGAACGGATTCGGTTCCAGATCATCCTGGGCGAACTCGTGTATGATCGGCCCGTAGGCTTCAAACGGTCGTTCGACCGCACAACCCACCACGAGCTTGCCGGGTATTGCTGATTGGCCATCAGCGTAGCTCAGGTTCAACACGACCAAAGGCTTGTCACGACACCAGCGGGCCTTGCTGGACTCTTTCACCCGCACGCGCTCACCGATGCGAAACCGGCAGAGTTCGAGTTCGTAGGGACCTTTCAACAAGGATGCCTCCTAGAGCTTCAAGCCTTCGTAGATCAGGACGCCGACCGTAAACAGACCCATGACTGAGACACCGTAGGTCTGTATTGCCCCTGCTTGCTCGATGGTCAAATCTCCGAACAACAGGATCAGGACCAGAATGAATGCAAACACGAACATGATGAAAATCGCAGTCATGTTGCGAACAACCTTTCTGGATATCGCCGCCGCATCACCGTGCGCAAGCTGCTCACGGCGTTGTTTTCACACGCCTTGTAGCCACGTCGGAACGCGTCATGCTGGGGACGCCGAGTATAGGGATTCTCATTGATCCGGCGGAGCATGATGCAGTAATCCCAGCCGGTCAGCCATGCCTTGTCAGTATAGTCACCGAGGGGGCGCGGCTTGCGTCTCATGCCTGGACGCGACCCTTCTCGCGTGCCTCGTCGGCGTATTCCTGGAGGGTCTTGTTCGGGGTGAACCAGCGATCACGCTCGATCCCCAAACCGAAACGCACTGGAGTGAGTTGAAGCTCGGTCAGGCTGACGTAGCCGAGTTCGGGCTCCCCGAAGCCGAGATCGCAAAGGCCGAACAGGCGATCCCCGTCCGGGTCCATTTCCGTGATCAACCACGTGGCCGCGCCGGTTGGGTTGAAGAACTTCACGACGGGTTTGAGCTTCTCTTTCTCGGACTCTGACAGAGTGCCGTTCTTCAAAAGCTCGCGGCGCAGTTCCTTGGTCAGCAACATCATGCGGTGGTTTCTCCTGATTTGGTTCGCCAAGTCTATCAGAAACCCAGCGATTTGTCAACCAAATCCGTATGTTTGCGGACGATTTGCTCCCCGAATTGATCTGTGCAGATCAGAGTGTGTTCGATGGAAAAGTCCCAGCCGATCCTACCGAATTCGACCCGATTCATCCCGGCCAGGATCGCACCCTGGGCGAAACACCGTTCCTCCGTGATGTAATCCGCTGGGGAATGATCCTCGATGCAGGTGGTCGGGAGCAGGCAGGAGAGGACGATCAGGGTGAACATCTAGGCGTCACCGACCAACCGGTTGTAGCGGTCGGTCCAGGTCTGCGACTTCGCGTAGCAATAGTCGGCACGCTTCTGATTGCCGCGCTCTGCCGCCTCGTTGCCATCGGCCAACCATTTGTCTCGGAGGGTCTGCGCGTTCAGAACACGCTTGTGATAGTCATCGTAGAGCGTACCCAGCTTCTCGTGGAGGTCCGGCTTGAACCCGGCCAGGAACTGCTCACGATTTTGATGCTTGGCGAAGGCCAGCCGAACATTCGCGTTGAAGAAGTTCAGCATCTGACGGATGGTCGCACGGGTGCCGGGCATGGGTCCTCCTGAATTGCAAGAGGATTCTACCAGAAACCCTGGGGATTGTCAAGTATTCTCGGTATTTCCCCGATAGGATGCGTGTTTGATCAGGTCCCAGGTGAACAATTTCTCGCCCTGGGGATCGGTCAGAATCACGTCGAGGGTGCCCGGCGGTGGGCGCTTCACGATCTCACTGGCCGCCGACAGACATTCACTCAGGGTTCCAACAACCTTGCGGACGCTCTTGTCCTTGTGGTCCATCGATAGCGTGTAAACAGCCTGGAACATGGGATGAGCACACCCCTTGTCGCACTTCGGGTTGTAGCAGGCCAGCATCGCGTTCGGACAGAACCGGCTCATCGGATCACGTCCGTCACTTCGACTTCGCGAAGCTCATACCACGTGCCAAAGGGCTCGGACTTCCGCTCCCAATACTTCTCGTATTTGGCGCGGGCATCGCTCGTTGTGTCGGCCTCGACCAGACGAACCTCCGTGATGATGGCGGCCTCTTCCTCATTCTGGTAGCCGTGCTGCCAGATCGTGGCTGTGACCAGGAAGAGTTCCTTGGTGCCATCGATCATGTTGGCGAATCCTTATGATCCTCGGCGATACGCTTGCAGAGTGCGATCAGTCGGTTGCGGGACCGGACCTCCTCGGCATCGACCACGGTGTCCAGCATATGACGGTATGCGCCCTGCAACGATGCAAGCGCATTCGCCCAGCGATGGTCAATCTCGTCAGTATTGGACAACGACATGGTATTTCTCCGTTTCCCCGGAAATACCACGAAACCCCGAGAATGTCAACGAATGATCTCGACTTCTCCGGTGTGGATGAACTCGACCCGAACCAGTTCGGATTTACGTCTCGCATCCACCGTGATCACCTCCGACTGAGTGTGGATCACGATCACATCGGGTTCCTCAATGGTGACCCGATCAAGACGCGTCCCATAACGCGTATGTCTCGTTTCGATACGTGCTGGAGTCATACCCCGTCTCCGTCTGTATCCCCCGGTTGAACAACATCCCCGAAGTGCTACAAATCACACAAAAAGCACGTTGTCAATTGAGCAGTAGGTAATTTCTGCCGTTAAGAATATTTTGTCACAGGATTGATATCTCGGAATTATCAGATAACAAATCCCGGCAGATATCCCTGACCCTGAATGAATGTCAGAGTTTGATGACGATTCGAAGAGCTTGCGTACCGGATATGAACCCATCCGGAGTTGGGAATTCCGCGACGATAGCATTCAAGAATGATTTGGTCGAACTGTAGATTTTTCCGCACCCATTCCGCCAATAAGTGATTGGAAACGCCCGGCAGTTCGATATCGACTGCCTGTCCCATCATGTGTTGCCGTGTTTTGGAACCCCCGGTAGCCCTGTTCACCTCAGGACTACGATAGCCGGAATTTGGTGCGAAGGGAATACCGAACTGAACACGGATCGGCTCTAGGATGTGAAGGGCAGTACTACGGAGGTTTTCAATCACTCGGGGTTCGCGCGGCCAATTGTCCAGGCCGAGGCGGGCAGCAGTCTCCGAACGTACCAATTCGGACATACGAAAGTGTGGGCTAAGTTGGATATCCATGGGGGTTCCTCCATGGGATATTTATTCAGCTACGCCATCCCCGTGCGGTTCGGGCCTGGACCATACCTCGACCGGCTATACCGTCACAGAGACGATTTATCGCGTATCTGGGTTCGTTCTTGTAGGAGTGACCCTTGACATGACGATATGAGAAGGAGAGTTGATGCTCGAATCGTAATGCCATCAAATGGGCACGAGCCCGCTTAATGATGGAGGTCATCACATAGTTCGGTTTGAACAGGATGTGCTCGACGGACTGACAATCAGATTGGATCAGAATGAAATCATGCTTTTCAGTGATCTTGGCTTTGATCGACATGTGGACGGCATTGACCACGGCGAGAAACTCGGCCTCGGTTGATGAGGCAAGAGGGGTCCGGATCGGACCCCCCTCATAATGAGAACCACGGTCGGACTTCGCCCACCCGGCCCAGCCTCCTGCACGGGACTCGTGATGGTACGAGGCGTCCGCGAAAACACTAACCAGCACCGATCTCTCTCCAATTCAACACGGTCAGCCCGTAGACATGAGCACTATTGCCCCGTCGTTCGATGCAGGCTCGGTCGCGCTCACCGCAAATGGTCTGTTTCAGACTGGATTGGAGCGCTGCGATCTCTTCCTTGCAAGTTGGTGTCGGACAATCAATCACGCGCCAGTCAAATTCGTGCTGCGTGATACCAGCCGTGTTCAAGACGTAACTCACGAACAATGCCATTTCACCCTTCCCTGGATTTTTTGATCAAAATCTCGTAAACACTGCGCGGCACATATTTCGCGACAATGCCCTCCCAACCATTGGGGCCGATCAACCCCTTCACCGTACTGGAACTGATCTCACAGACCTCCCTCGGTGGAATCAAAAACACTGTGGTTCTGTTCCGCTCGGGCCAATCCGAGCCAATATCCTCGTTGATGTTGCGCATATTGTGTTCGTATTCGTAATCGGCGGCCGAACGGATTCCACGGAGAATGTAGTTGGCTCCGATCTCACGCGCGTAGCCGATGAGGAACTCGTTTTCGAACGTCGTTACCTGGACGTTTTGCAAACCATATCGATCACATACCAACATGTCCTGGAGCATGGCTTTGCGCTCGGCCACGCTGAACATGGGGCGTTTCGCCGGGTTTACACCGATGGCCACAATCAGATTGTCGAAGAGCTTGGCCCCCTCCTGAATCATCCATTGGTGACCATTGGTCGGTGGATCAAACGATCCCGCGTAGATGCCAATGCGTGTCATAAAAATAATCCCCTGCACTCATCTAAGAGATACAGAGGATTTTGTCAACTGGGTGCCCCAGGTCGGACTCGAACCGACACGCCTCTCGGCACTGGGTTTTGAATCCAGCGCGGCTACCATTACGCCACCAGGGCAAACAACTCGGATAAAAAGGCCGACTGGTTTATACAAGTCCCTGCCTTAACCACTTGGCTATACCCGTCATACGACAGGTAGTGGGATTCGAACCCACGATGGGGACGGGCTACGATAACCCAATCTAACGACCCGAGTTTAGTGCGCCTAAGAGGACTCGAACCTCCATGATTTTACTCGCTGGACTCTCATTCCAGTGCGTCTACCAGTTTCGCCATAGGCGCGAAATCAACTTCGGATAAAAGGCGGACCAGATGTTTTACGTGCACTACCGTTATGCTATCTGCCGGTATTGGTCGGCAGAGTAGGATTCGAACCTACACCCTCGTGCTTATGGAGCAATAACCCAATCCAAACGACCCGAAGTTGGTGCGGCCGGGGAGAGTCGAACTCCCACGCCTTTCGGCACTGGCTTCTGAGACCAGCGTGGCTACCGTTACACCACGACCGCATTCTGTGCAGGCGGCGGGGGACTCCTGGCGGCCCGCCTTTAAGAATTTCAGGAGCTAATCACCTGCGATATTTGGTGGGTTTCCGAGGAGTCGAACCTCTCAGCATCCGCTTCACTCGATTTTGCGCCAGCGGTTTTACAGACCGCCGTGAAGAAGGAAACCCATAATTGGTGCACGAGGTAGGATTCGAACCTACTCAGGCGAAGCCGGGTGGTTTACAGCCACTTGATCTCTCCAAGGAACGGCTCGTGCATACTCAAAACTTTGGGGTGGAAACGGGGAATCGAACCCTCGCCTTTCAGGTTCACAGCCTGACGTGCACACCAGTACACTATATCCACCATAGCTGCGACTTTGTTCGACCGTCACCACGGTCACTGGCTCCAATCCAGAGGCTATCGCAAAGCCCAACTTCTTGGTGCACCCTGTTGGAATCGAACCAACTTCTTCGGCTTTTCAGACCGCTGTGAGCACCAGCTTCACCAAAGGTGCAGATACAAAAAAAGACCACCGAACTTGCGTTGGGTGGCCGGAGACGCGTGAACGTATTTGGGATACGTTATCCGCCCCAGCCCTCACTAAGCAAATAATGATAAAATCGAATGGTCATCTCAGATTCCTCTAGGACCTATTTAGGTCCGGTGTCAGTTTCGAGACGAGGTTCAGCGACCTACGGCCATTCCAGGAGTGCCTGGGTTGTATTTGGCTATCGATGTTCACGGGCATCGCCCGACACCTCAACGACCACCGGCAATCCGGTTACAACGGTCATTTCGGCTCCACCGCACCTCTTCTCGATCCGTATATAGGAAACCCCTAGGTCTCGTCAAGCGGTTTTTTCGAATCTTCGTAAAATAGATCGTTCCTCGAAGATAGTGGGAATCAGATCGATCCACTTTCCTACAGGATCATCCTGGTGAAATGCCAGAATTCGGGTGTCCTCAGCGAGCTTCCCATTGTAGAGTGGGTGGGTCTCGCCATGCAGGCGGTGCTGTCCGGGAACGACATGATCAACGTGACGCGGAGAGATCACCCGCATTTCAATACCGGGTTCCCGAGACAGATTCAACCACAGCTTACGCCCGTCTGGTGTCTGTTGGCTTCCGCTCCAGAGGCGTGTGCGGGTTTTGATGATCAGGAACACGTAGAGTTTCATCGCCAGCCTACGGCCACGAAAATCGGGATGTACCCCCACCCAACGAATATCGTAGCCAGAGATCAATCCGCTTTGATAATCACCTAGACCAACCATGGCCACGACGCGTTCGTGATCGTGCAGCATCACGCAACGACGTTCGCCCTGGAAATGTTTGGGACTACGAAAGGTACAGGTGGCTACATAGAATTCTTCGAGACGACCCAGAATTACGGCAGTCTCGATGTGGTTCTTCATGCGTGCGAGATCGCGGACGACAACGTCGTCCTCGTACGCATCCTTCCCCAAGGTCTCCATTCTTCCCCCAAAACTCGTCCCCGATTACCAGAGTTACGAGCCTTTCGATTCCGTGTCAAGATCAACGAGATCAATTTGGTGATGCCATCCCTGGTCCATGTAGGCCAGGGCAAGTGCACGATCAGAAGAACATGCGAAATAGTCTACGACACGACCGGTCTTGGAGTTCTTCGTGCGATAGGTCTTGGGTTCGAACTTGAGGATTTCATCAGGATTTGCCTTGAGCACGATTGCGAACAACTGCTTCTCAGCAGGATCGAGATCGGCTGACATGAAGAAATCCATCTCATTCGGACTCAGAACTATCTTCCTGATCATTAGTCACGAACAACATTGACCATGGAAATGACGAAGCGTGTGTGCGTGCCCAGAGCAGACCTCGCATAATCATCCGCGTCCTGTGCGGAATAGAATTTCAGGGCGGACGAAACATCGTTGGTCCAGTATCCGCCGTCACGAATGCTCCAGAACTCAGCCTCATCATAGCTCGATGATACTACCCAACATGTTGATGACAGATTAACGTCATCAGCGCTCACATTGGTGTCATCGACATCGGTGTCATCGATATCGGTGTCATCGATATCGGTGATATCATCCACAAGCTCCAATTCAACCACGTCCTCGACCAGCGTCTTAGGCCACGCGTTGAATTGGCTGAGACTCATCACCTTCGGAGCCTCCCAATGGCGCTCCTCCAGATAGGCTTCACCCTTCCAGGAATCCTCGACGATCACGACATCATCAATCACCGCCAGAACTGTGTATTTGTTCTCGGCACCAGTTGCCGCATGTGGATGTTGTGCCGCGTAGACTTGGCCAGCGACAGGTGGGTCGAGCAGTTCCATGAAATCCCCTCAGTTTATTTGGGCGATCTCATAAGCGAGGATCGCCCTACACAGTGCCAGTGCTGGGCTCTGCGTACTCGTTCCCCTATAAGGTGTTGCGGAAAAAGTGGAAGTCAACTCGACCTCGAAATATGATTCGGTCGGTTGTGCCAGGGTCCACCCGCCCATAGGGAGGTATGAACGGATTGCATCGAAATTGCTGAGATAGCAGGGATGCTCCCCGCTGCTGTTCTCGGGCGGATACTCATCCGGAAGATCATGATGTTTCTCGAAGTATTCGCGCTGGTTCTGATCCCAATCACGATACGCCTGGGTAGACCATTTGATCCAACCCGTCTCCGGATCATAACCGTCAAACTCCGCATTCAACGGAGCCTTGCCAAGGATTTTGGCCATATCAAGTTGGTCTTGGCCGGTCAGCTTGGGCTCACCGATGAGCCTTTGAGAGAGATCGAGAACCAGATTGATCTCAATTTTCCAATCCGCCGCAACCCGCTCGGCTTCCTCACGCGTCTCGTAGATTTCATTCCCGAAGGTCACACCATGGCCGAATGAATAGTCTGGGGATTCCACCCAATAATCCACTAGGTAGTTCTCGACCGGGTCTTTGTAATGGCCATGACTACGGGCGATCTCCGCGTAATCGGCGATCTCGACGATCTTCCCCTCGAATACCTGGGGGTTGCCTTTCTGGCACAGGACGAACCAGACTGTCTGATTGATGGACGGACCGATGTAACGGAAAGGATATTCACGCATACGGCCTCCAGAGGTCTGGTAGGTGGTGTGGGACTCGAACCCACAAACACCGGCTTCTAAGACCGGCAGGTATACCCAATTCCCTTCAACCACCCATCGGAGATTTTTGGTGGCGAATCGGAGAATCGAACTCACGCTATCAGCCTTATGAGAGCCGACTCCTCACCAGAGGATTCGCCAAAGAGAAGAAGGGACCCGGAGGTCCCTTTTGGTTGCGAGGCCCGGATATCGCACCCGGCTTGCAGCGTTATGAGCGCTGTGAGAAACTCTAAATGCCTCCCGCCCGCAACACCTACTTAGGGGATTGCGAGCGGAAGGTCAAGAGGTTTTTTCAGGTTCTCACTAAATTTACCAATTCCTCCGTGGTAAGGGTGTATTGGGAATCGATCCAAAAGACCTTGGCCCGTTTCAACATTCGGCCCATATCCGCGCCGGGCAGGATACCCTGTTGGATCAAGTCCTTCCCGGTCAGAGGAAACGTTGGGATTGTCCAAACCGCGATGGTCGTGGAAATCCCCGGTCGATCATGCAGCAGTGCCAGGAACTGCGCGGATTCCTTTGCGAACTCCTGGCTCTTCGGGTCCTGCTGGGTGATCAGCCGCAGATAGTCCTGGAGCGACTGAAACCGTCCCGGTTCACGATGGGCGATCAGAAACTGGGCTCGGGCGACCTCAACCTTGCTGACCTTGTAGCGATGCCACAGAGTGTCCATGAGGGTTTGATAGCCCTCGGCCAGGGGCATACGGTCGGCCGAGCAAGCTCCGACCAAACACGTGATCGGATCATCCGTATGATAACGGATGTTGATGAACTCGGCAGTCCGGATCATCGACAGGTCAATAGCCTCATGCACACCATCCAGGCACATGCAGTAGAGGGCCATGCTCGCGCCGGGCAACCGGATCAGTTTGGTCAGTTCCATCCAGATGCGCTCACCGCTGATCTGTTTGAGCCCGGCGAGGTTCCGGCGGATAGCTTCGCGGTCGCTCATCATCGGACACATGTCGTTGTTGCCGAAGCGTGCTGCGAACCGATAGAATCGCAAGATACGGAGGTAATCCTCCTGAATGCGCTCATCCGCGTTGCCGACGAACCGGATCACCGAATGTTCCAGGTCCTCTTGGCCGTGGAAGAAGTCGTAGACCTCACCCTCGGCGTCCATGAACATCGCATTGATCGTGAAGTCTCGGCGGGCGGCGTCGGCCTCCCAGTCGTCGGTGAATTCGACCACGGCGTGGCGGCCATCGGTTTCCCGATCCACCCGCAACGTGGTGATCTCGATCTGCATGAAACGGAGGTCCTCGTTCTCGACGAGGTTCGTCGGGGTGCCCGGCTCATCGTCCGGCACAACTACCGTGACTGTTCCGTGAAAGATACCGGTGGGGATCACCTGGAGCCCGCATTGTTCGAACAGTTTCACAACCTGTTCGGGCCGTGCCGTGGTCGCCACATCGTAATCCTTCGGAGTCTGGCCCAGCAGAAGATCACGAACTGCGCCGCCCGCCACACGTGCCTCGAACCCCGCGTGGTTCAGACGCGCCAGTACCCGGCGAACTGGATATGGAAAGGGTTGGGTCATTCGCCGATCCTGTAATGGCGAAAATCCGTGGGATCGCCTTCCTTGATGGAGAAACTCATCTGAGCATCTTCGCCGTAGGTGGTGTAACCACAGACGAACAGCTTGCCCTCGATGTCATTTTGCTTGGCGTGAATACTCACAACCGGATGAGGATCACTCCAACGGTCATCGATACCTCTGGTGATCATCGTACCGATGGTGATGGCATCGACCTGCTCGCGGGTAAACGTCATGAAAGACTCCTGGGATTTCCGCGATCCTACCAGAAACCCCAGGGTTTGTCAAGGATAGCTGGCCCGAACCAGTAAGGATTCGACCGGATTATTGTAACGACGGAGATCGTTTTGGTCGGCCATGAATCGGTGACCGCCGATCACCGCAACCTCTTTGAATTTGGATGCCCAATGCGGGGTGACCAACTCATACGCGTAGTAGTAGGTCGCCCCCTGCGTGGGGTCCGGGGTGAGCCCGAAGTAGGCGAGGATCGCCTCTTCCACACACTCCTGGTAGACCCTAGCCCCGGCTTTGGTATCCACCGGCACCACGTCGGATTTTCCGTCACACGTCCAGGAAAACTGGCATGATTTCGTGCCAGGGGCGAACGATTCCTCGACCACGTTGCAAACGCTGTGTTCGTATGCGGGATCGCGCAGACGATTCAACGTGACGTGGGCGACGGCGGTTTTCCCAAGGCGTTCTTCGGCTGCTGCTTCGAAGTAGATGTTCGTAGCCAGACATTCGATCTCCGCCCGATTAATCTCGATGGTCGTATCAAAGAACAGCGGGTGCAGAAACTGCAACATCCCCGCTACGATTGTCGTCGTAGACATAGCGAACTCCTGTTGTCAGGGTTTCGCCCCGAGGGACGATCAGTTGGTGGCTGGTGCCGTTGTTACGGACGGAGCCGGAGCCGCCCCGAATAGGGAATCCACGGGCAGACAGTCCACCGAGAGAGTACTGGTGGCACTGGCCTTGGTGTTGGATTCCTTGAGTTCCTGGCATTTGACCGCGTCCAACGCCATGGTTCGACGCACCGGCTCTTTCGCGTCCGAACTGGACCAGACCGTGGTCATAACGGCGGCGTTCTTGTCCACCATCACGTTGTTCTTGGAGAGTTCCTCGAATCGAGCCTGGACCCGTGCGTCCACAAACTCATCGAACTTCTCTTTCCCCTTGAGGGTTCCTAGCACTGAGCCTGCGACCGCACCGATCAGCAAAATGCCAAGCGTGATGTTTCGCAGAGTATGGCTCGGTTGAGCCGCTTGTGTTTCAGCCATGTGGTTCTCCCTTCCTGTTCAGGAGTATATCGGGGAAATCCAGAGGTTGTCAAGAATTTCCAGAAATGGTGTGAAATGATCGTGGCATATCGGTCACAATTATGCAGTCTAAGTGGAAATCTCTGAGTATTGTAAATGGACAGATATCTATTATACTACCCGAATACTAACCATGACTGTAAACCATATTGTCCAATGAAAAACCCCCGGCAGAAAATGCCGGGGGTTCTCTGTTGTCGATCCAACGTTACTCGGCTGCTTGCAGACGCTTCGCCTGAGTCATCATCTTCTTACGCGCTCCGAGAACCCTGGCCATACGATTGGCTAATGTTTGTTTGGCTTCATCTTTCTTCGAGAGACGAACCGCGTAGTGCTCACGACCCTGCTGATGCTGAGCAGGCGCACCCTCGATAAAAATCGGGGCGTTGACGAGTTCCGGCGGAACGATGTATCGCTTCATCGTCACCTGCTTGCAGTAACGGAACCAGAGAACCGAAAACTCACTGGCATGCTCGATCTGCTGACCGACACCTGTGGAATAGCCACGACCGGCTTTGAGAATAACCGGATCGATGGGCTTGTTCAAATCCTTGAGCACACGATTCATGAACCACGCAGGCGTATCCTCAGACAAATGACGAGGATTGGCCAACGTCATGAGAAGAGCCGACGCCTTGGCTGGTTGATAGCGCATTGCGACGAGCATAAAACCCAAACGACCGGCGTAGCTCAGACCCTTGAGAATATCACGCTCACCGTTCTCCAGAATTTCGTAGATCGCTTCGGCCGCCTTCTTATAGGTCGGCAGGATGTCCTTGTAAAACTTGCGATCCGACATCAGCATGTCCTTGGTGAAGCCAGTGCGCGGGTCCATGTTCAGAACGACAACAGCCTTCACAGCCGAGACGACCTTGTCCACGAAACGTTCGGTCATCTTCCATGTGGTCTTGTCGAGCCAGAACGTGTTCTTGGTGTTAGTGTTCGCAGCACGACGGGTGTGCGTGTGTCCGTAGAACTCCCGCATTTCTTCATAGCTGTCGAAGTTGATGATCTGGTAGTTGTGAACGTAGCTCTTACCAGTGGCAACAGTAGCTACGGTACGATGGCGACCGGCCAGATGATAGGCGTAGCCGTCGAGCAAACCAATGATGATGGGATCGACCTTTGCCTTGTAGGTTCCATCCTCCATCGACTCCATCACCGTGTAGAGCCAATCCGACGCGACGTAACGCTGATGCTCGTACCAAGCATCAAATAGAAGAACGATACCAAAATCTTGATCGTGTGCACGTTTGGTGAAGTAGTCCTCGATCTTGCCGGACACCAGCTTCTTCCAGGTAAGATCATCGATCTCCGGAAAATACTGCCTAAGTTTGCCGACCGTTAGCTTTGAGGTACGAGCATACCCCAACGCAGGATCGACTTCCGGTATTTCACGCTTGTTCAATTCCTCGAACAAAACGTCGAGGTCCTTTTCGAAAGGTGCAGACATGGTTCCCCCACAGGTTAAACGAGATCAATTCCCGTTCGTTACCCGAGAAACATACTGTCAACCCTAGGGTTTGTCAAGAGTTTTCCACAGGTTGGATGGATTGCTCTCTGGCGACCCCTGTTTACGGCCCACCACTATTCACCAGATGTAACAGAGTTTTGAATTTATTCAATACCTGGATTTCATGGGGTTACAAATGGGTGCAAAAATGTCCAGATAACGTCAATTTAGCGCTATCTGGACATTTAGGAACATGAGGGATCACAAATACTTGGATGTGATTCGTTTGAAGAAAAATATTTATAACCCCTATTTTGCACCCCTTAAGCAGCCCTTTTCTCTGTCATACGCTTCCGGGCATTTTCCTTTTGCATCGCACGAAGTTCGAGCATACTTGCGGCTGATGCCGAGAACCGAGCGATCCAATAGTTGGCCGAGCTATCGTGGTTGGGATTCGGCCCCACCTGCTCGTACTTCTTGTTCATACGGATGAACTTACCGCTGGGATCGGTGTAACCGTTGGCCTCCGTGCGCTTCCAGATGTACTGCTTACGGGTGGTGCGGAGTTTCCTGATGAACAGGGTAAGCTCGCGGTAGAGCGCCTTCCACTCCTTCACCCAGGCCAGATATGATTCTCTATCCTTGGGTTCGGGTAGTTTGAAGAAATCACGGAGCTTCGCATTCATTTCGCTGTTAGTCATGATTGAGTTCCTCTTGGGTTAGGGGTTGAGTTCCCGCGATCCAGCACTTGGCGATGTATCGCGAGGGGTCTTCCGTCAATAGCTCCGCAACCCCAGGGATACACGTGGCCCTGAGGAGTCGGTTGTTTCGGCGATTGACGATACCGAGGAGACCGTGAGTCTCACCGGGTTGGAGTTCCGGACCCATCACGATGTCGATCAGACGCGCGTGATGTTCCGGGAAATACGAAAGGATATGACGGGCTACCGCGCGACTGAACGTGACGCGGTAGAGTCGATCATCCTTGAAGATGCCGTAAGCAACGTTAGAATCGCAGGAGCACTTCTACGACATGGTTATGCCTCATTATATTTGCGTGAGAGTCGCGCCAACTCTTCGCGCTCAGATCGCTCGATGATGCGCTGCTGTTCCAGGCGAGACTGTTCTTCCTTAGCCTTCTTCTCAGCATCGAGACGCGCCTTTCTCTCATCGAGCCACTGTTTAGGATTGATATGAGAGAAGAAGATTCCAAATGGAATCCCAAAGCTTTCGCGCTCTGTGCCCATATGACAACCCATACAGTAATCCTCATAAGAGGTCGTCAGATGGACCATTTCATCCGTCTCGTTGATGAACACTTCCTCAATACGATTCGAGGAGAACTGCTCGATGCGGTTCATGAACCACTGAGCCTGCTCAGGAGTCGGAATAGTAAAATCGCTCACGTCACTTTCCTTTCTTACGCTTGGGTTTCTCGGCCGCAATCTCTTTGATAATCTTGCGGGTCTCTGCACGCCATTGCTCGACCTGTTCTTTGTGATCCTCCTCGGTGTAATCACCGACGTAACTTACCGGGACTTTCGGATCGTTATAGATGGCCCACTGGATCGAGAGAGGCGTGATGTTGATTTTGATCCCCTCGGAGCGATACTCCGCGCCGATTATGTTGTAGTAGGGATTGGATTCGTCGCGGATCAATACCTGATGGTGACCGTCATGACAGGCGGGTTCACGCTGGACGAAGTGGATGTCCACGTTGTTCACGCAGACCTCTTCTTCTCCGGTAGGGTCCTGCTCCATCAGTTGGCGGATGAGTTCTTTGGTTTTCATGATTGTTCTCCTCAGTCCATCAAGCGGAAGCGATGGAAAATCTTCTCGACCTCGCCACGGCGAGCCGGACCCACACCGAGCGCGGTGATCGTGGCCTTGCCCAGGAGGTCCTCACGAACCCCGTAGTATCCGAGATCGGTGATCAGGGCACAGGGAATCCCGGCCTGCACGAGCTTCTCGTGGGCCTCTTCCAGATGCACCAGGGACTTCGCCTTCATGGCGATCTTGATCCCGTGCAGAGTCTTGTAAGGGTCGATGGTATCGGGACGGAGTGTCCGTGCGGCAAGAAACGAGTCGAGATATGCATGACCCGCTTGCGCTGCAATCTTACCGGGCGTCATATCGAGATCGCCTCGGAGGATCGCATAGAGACGAAGGGGATCAGAATCCCTCCGGTTACGCGTGTCGGTAGTCAAATCCTACAACATGGTTTGATCCTCATAGTCCCAAGTTGACAGCACAATCGCTTTCAAATCACAACCCGCACTCGGCGGGGATAACGGTTGATGAATACTTATGTCAAACCGAGGAGTTTGTCAAGAGTTTTTGTGAGCGCCGACTTCCCACGACCATCCGGTGTCCTGCCAAATCTCGAAACCCCTGACACAGTCCGTCATGGTATCCCAGGAACAGATGCTCTGGCGCATCCATCGGCCGGGTTCGATCTCACGCTCGAACCAACCTTCCCAGCGCATCACGTCGGCACGGGAATCCGTTCGCCAATAACCCTGGGCGGGATCAAGTCGGGCGGGATCGACACGAACAGAGTGGCCGAGATCGCGGAGTTTGGCCTCGATCATCCTGGCCAGACGCAGACGCGTGCGGCCTATTCCCCTCGCCATTGCGGCCATGTTCGACCCCATCGAATATCGGCGAACGGCATGATATCGAACATAAGAGGGCCACTCTGAGAGACCCCGAATTGGGTACCGTCCTCGTGGCAGATTTGATACTGGTAGCAGCCCGAGTCGGGTCCGGTTTCGACCGCGTAGAGGAAACGCTTGTGGGTCACTGTCTCGTCACCCGGCACACAATGTTTGGGCAATTCCATGAGGAATCGCGCCTTGTGGCCGCCACGGGTCTGGTAGACCTCGTTTTGATCCGGATATGGAAGCTCGTCCGGGTTTACAGCCGGGTTCTCCAGATTCGGATACATTTCGGTCACTGCATGATTCTCCAGAAACCCTGGGAATCCTGGCAGGCGATGTAGTGGGCCTGGGTGATCGTGTTGGTACGGACCATGGTCACGTCCTCGACGAATTCTCGACAGATACGGCCGCCCGGACCAAAGCCCTGGGGCTCCCGCAGATAGTAGGGTGTGGCCGCGCCCGCGTAGGGCTGTGGACCCTGGGTGTAGTAACAGTTCTGCTGCTGGTCCATCGCAGCACCGGCTTGATTGCCGATGATCGCGCCAAGCACAGCCAGACCAGCGGTGCCTGCCTTGCTGCCGATGGCCTCAGAGCCGATGTAGCCGCCCGCTGCGGCCCCACCAAGGGTTCCAATGATCTGGCCGGTGCTGACGCCCCTGGAGGGCTCGCACACATAGACCAGACCGTGTTGCTGTTGGTAGACCTGCTGCCAGTTCGGCTGCATCCGGTGGGTCACCGGGGGATAGGGTTGATTCGTGCAAGCTCCGACCAACAGGGCCAGGAGCAGCGCGAGAAGTCCTTTGCGGTTTTCCATCAGAATATCCCGAGCCACAGACCCCAGCCATGGATGACCCCAATCGGAGCGAGAAGTGCGCCCACAATCAGCAATACCCATTGCTCGGTCTGAATGCAGGTGATCACGTGGGTGATCCACGCGGCAATGCAGGCGATCCAGAGAACAATCCAGACGGCACTGATCCCGGCGAAAATTGTATCTCCGGCACTGAGACCGGAACGACGGCGATAGGGCATTCTAGTTCCTTTCTTGGCGGCGGTGGCGGGATTCGAACCCGCGATCAGTATTTTAGAGACACCCGCTTTAGGCCGCTAAGCAGTACACCGCCATATCCGAGTATATATCAGAACCCCAAACCTTGTCAAGAGATTAGGAAACTGTCTCCTGGAGTTCCGAAGTTAAGGAATACTGGATCAGTTCGATCTGCATCCTCAGAATATGCGTGACGTTGTGATATGCCTGCTCTTGCTCGGGGAATTGCTTGCGAGCGATTTTCAGCATCGGGATAATCAGGTCGGTCCCCTCCCGGATGTAGCGTTCCTTCTTCTCCGGCTTGAACACACCCATCATGGTCTGGAAGTTGTGCACACGGTCACAACCCTTGGCGAAACTTGCGATGGGATCGTAGCCCATAGCGCGGAAATAGTCAGCCAGGGCTTTATCCTCACCCGTCTCATCCGCATCCGTCATGAGTTCGACCGCTCGATACACCGAATCGCCGAACTGTTTGATGCCGGATCGTGGATACTTGTGATCCTCGACAATGTCGTGGAGGAAAATCGTGCAGAACGTATCCTCCGGATAGAGTAGCTGGGATTCGAGGGTTCTCGCGTACTGGACCTGACTGACCTGATGGATAAACTCCGGAGCCCCGTTCTTGCGGGTTCCCGTATGGTATTCCAGACCGACTTCCATCGCCTTCAGTGCTTTGAAATAGTTTCTCCCCAGTAGCCAATATCTCAGACTGGCTCGAATCTTGTTGTAATCCTGAAAATTCATGCTATTTCTCCTCCTAGATTAAATTTAACTCCCGGATAGGTATCCGTCAAGCGGAATTCCTAAATATCCTCATGAGCTTGTATCAGTCCGACCGTCATTGGTATAACGCGAAAACCGGGGAATTGGTGACGATTCCGTTCGGATCGAACAGCCATACCGGAGATGTGCAAAAGCGTCCTGAGGTTTACGGGGTCGATCCTGAGGAACTCGACGATGCGATCCAGGGCGATTATGACCCGGTCACACTGGACGTGATGTTCAGCCACGGCTGGGTGCGTCTGGCGTTCGACCGTCGTAAACCTGATGTGGGTTCGAACCTGGAAGGTCGTGATTGGAAGGACCTGCGTCGGGCCACAAAGTTTCTAGCCGATCAGATTCCAGGCATTCAACGCCTGATCATCGTGGCTCGTGCACCACGCACGACCATCGGTCGTGGTGAGGAACATCGTATCCTTGATCAGGACGGGATCGAGCGCTTCATCAAACACGGTGTGCCGCCGCGTCCGGGTCGGATGGCCGCCGAGGACATCGAAATCGCTGATATTCGTCGTCGTGCTGGTCTGATGGAGGCCGGTGCGGGTGCCTCACGTATCGTGCAGAAGATCAAGGCAGGGACTCCGTTCTTCGCGATTTCGGCCTCGCGTAGCCCCGAGGCGCGTGGTCTTGTCCAGGATAAACCCAAGAATGATCGTCTCAACAAGAGACTCACCCACCAACTTCGCACCGACCTCTCTCAGGAGGCAGTCCGGTATATCCCGGTGATGGGTGGGTATCAAGAGAAGGAAGAGAATCGCCCTCATGAGGAGCAGCGGTTTCTGGTTCTACCCACACGGAATCTGGGCACACTCAACCTGAATGCGTTTTTGAAGTTCGCCATCTACCTGTGTGCGAAGTACAATCAAGAATCGTTTCTGTTCGGTGATGGTGAGGAGATTCGGCTCTACGACAGCGAGGGCAACAAGTTCCACACCCTCGGGAACCAAATCCGGTTCCGGAACATTGATCCTCAGGGGTGGACCAGGATCAAGTCGCAGCGTTTCTCAGCCACGAATAAGCCCGGTATCCAGTATGGCCGGGATCGCGTCGAGCAGAAGGCAGCGGCCGAATAAGGGGGAGCGGTTCCGGAGGAACCCTTGACCCCGCTTACCCGACTCAAACAGAAATACGCCAGAATATTCCCGGATCGCGATGCCTATTCGTGGTCCGGTCATATGCGGTTCTATTGGACCTATGCCCGACCCGTTCTGGATCGGTTAGTTCGCCGGAATCACCTGAATCGGCACGCACTGTGACTTCGAACCGTGAGCGACGGGCTCCATCGCCATAGATTTAGGAATTTGCTTTTGGAGGTCCAGACATTCTTCCATCGGATAATAATAATCCGATATAGCTTCCTCCATCACAACCGAACCATCCGGTTGTAGAATCCAGAAAATCGCAATCAAAGCATAAAGTGTTTCCTGCATGTTTCCCCCTCAGGAATCTCCAAAGTCATTGTAACTACCCCACTCGATATCGACCGATTCGATATCGCTCTCCTCGTCATCACGCTCACCAAAGAATGATTGTGTGATATGGACAAGTTCTGCCAGATCGCGCTCTTCAGCGTAGCGATCCGAATGCTTAAATGTGTATTCGTTGAACGGAGCAATCACGGTGGACTTCGTGTGCTGATGTGGCACGCGAATCACGCGTTGACGAAGATTATTGTTGGCTTTGAGATCGACTGGCACCACACAACGAAATGCTCCTCCAGCACAATCACGAAACCCGGCACGTCTTAGTGGGAGTTTCACGCAGCTATCCTCTGACGGTGTTGGAGCATCAACGAAAATATCTCCGCCTGCTGACGCGCATCATTGACCGGATCATGATCATGGACGTGATCGCTGGGCCAGTGTTCTCGCAGGAACGATTTGGTGACCTTGCGGAACGCACGGTTCTTGAACCAGGACCATGCGGCGGTTTTCATATCCAAAGCGGAATGCGAGAATACCGACTCTCCGACGAAGTGGTTCAAATACCAAAGAACGAACATGAAGTCGAACCCGGCCGGATACGCCACGAATACCGGAGTCGCGTTGTGCTGCTTCGAGAGGCTCTTCACCCAATCGGAAAACTGAAACATCGCTGCTTCGGGTTCGAACTGAGCCTCATGCAGGCGCTTGTAGACTTTGACATTCTCTGGACGATTCCAGAACGCCATAGTATCGGGATGCTGATTCGCACCCTCCAGGTGTTTCAGGTTCCATCCACGACCGTGTAGAATCTGGCCGTTCTCCAAGATAGGAACACACCCGAATGCAAACATCGAGTAGGGTCCCGGAATAGGTCCATCGGATTCGATATCCGTGGAAAAGTAAATCTCACTCATAGTTTCTCCCATGGCAGGTCGGGTATACCAAAATGTCCCCCACTTGCCAACCAGGAATAGATGGGCATCTTCCCTGGGGTTTTCAACTGAAAGCGTTCGATCAGTCCATTCGGGGATAAATCCGGTAACTGATCGTGCACGACCTTTCGCGCTTCGACCTCATCCATTCCAGAGACCCAGATCGACACGGGCTGTTCCTGACCGATCACGTAGGCGAGTTGGACCTCCACCTCCGGGAGTTTGAATCGACGACAGATGTGTTTGGCCAGATAACGTGCGGCGTAGGCTCCGGTGCGATCTAGCTTGCTCGGGTCCTTCCCTGAGAATGCGCCACCACCGTGACGGCCACGACCGCCATAAGTGTCCACGATGATCTTGCGGCCGGTTACGCCTGCGTCCACCTGGGGACCACCACGGGTCCACAGACCGTCTGGGTTCACCAGAACCTGAGTGTGCTCGGTCTGCGCACGAGTCAGACCGAGGTTAAATATGGCGAGCTTGAACACGTTCGCGCCCAGATGATCGAGTTCTTCTCGGGTCACCTCAGATGAGTGCAAGACCGACAACAACACCAACGGCACAGCACTTACGCGTCCTTCATCGGAGTAGCGTACCGTGACCTGAGACTTGCCATCCGGACCGAAACGACCAGGATTGCGCTGAGAGTAGAGACGCATCTCAATTTGCATCTCTCGTGCCAACACCAGCGGTAATGGCATGTAATCGAGCGTCTCGGTGCAGGCATATCCAAACATGATGCCTTGATCACCCGCCTTATGCTGACTCAATTGATGCAGCTTCGGAGCCTGCTCATTAATGTTGGTGACAATCGTCACATCATCGGCTGGAAATCCCCACTTGGGATCGCCATAACCCAGACCACGCAGGGTGGAGCGCACGATTCGCTGGTAGTCGAGTTCCGCCTTGGTGGTGATCTCACCCGCGATATACACCGTATCGGATTTCACCAGGGTTTCCACAGCGACACGTGAATTCACGTCCCCACGCATGGCCTCGTCCACCACCGCATCACTGATACGGTCGGCGATCTTGTCGGGGTGGCCCGGAGCCACACATTCGCTGGTCCAGACCTGACTCATTCAAACACCTTTTGAAGTTCTTTGACCGCAGCGATTCGAATCTGGAGTTCGTCCATCTCATCAATATCGGAGTTTTCCAGTTCATCGCTCAGACGATCCAGCGCATAAACGAGTTCGGTCTGAATCGCATCGATCTGTTCATCAGTGAGTGTGAATTTCTTGCTCATATCTCATACACCACGGCTTGCACCCAAATGGTTTCCTCTTCCACAATCTTGGCGATTTCGTCCCAACTTCCACCTCCAAGTCCCGCACCTATCTTAGGCATGGCGAATCGGAAGAACGTATCGACCTCATCCCACCAGTTTCGTTTCTGCTCCTGGAGGGATCGGCCAACCCCGTTGATCTCTTTCATGCACAGACGCACCGCGTCGTAATCGACGTAGCGCTTTCCATCGTTGCCGTAGTGTTGTTGAGTGATGCAGTTGGCAATGGTCTTGCCATCGGTCTGGGCAACCCAGATCACATCACCCAGTTTCAAACCGAGATTATGATTCTCATAATGGGCTCGATACGTCTGATAGACGCTGGGATATTTTGCGCGAATCGCCTTGGCCACTCCTGACCCCATTGCACCCTGGGCATTGCACCCGTGGGCGATAACCGTTTCTGGCGCTTCTAATAGGTCGCCCTGTTGATAGACGATCTCCACGTTTCCCCCTTGAAAGAAGAGCGCCTTTCCGGGTCCCCGTCAAAACCTGGAAAAGGCGCTCATTTCGTGTCGTGTGTAATCCTGAAATAGAGGGGTTTTTCAAGAAGTCAAGTCGGACGGTACTGGGTTTTGCGCTGGCTTTTCCAGGACTTCCGAGGCTTGTTGCGAGGGATATCGTCATAGGAATGACGCAGGTGACGATTCCTCACGCGAAGCTGGGGGAAATCCTCTAAATCTTCATCGACAAGGTCCCGCTCGTACTGACGGCGCTCGGCCGTGGTGTGAGGACGGCGCATGTAGCAGCGGTGACGACCCCTGCTGTGGCCGGTGCCGGGCACCACGCCCTGACGGAACATGTAGGTGCGCTTGCGCGTCTTGCGATCCACACCCGGTGTATACCAGGGCCAATACCAGCGGTCGAACAGACGCAGGGCGTAGGCACGCTCCAGGACCTTCCAGGGCGGCACGATCAGGTCGAGTTCATCCAGAACCACGTACCAGGGACGATCCCACGGAGCGAATGGGTCGTAGCCGTAGTCCTTCATCATGCGGCGACGATACTCGTGGTGATCGTCGATGCGGACGTACTCGTTCTTCGGGCGCACCCCGCTCAGTAGCGGAGGGCGGTCCGAGAGTAGATTCTTGATCAGGATGTTGTGGTTGTCGCGAACCAGCGCGTCGAGATTCTCGTAGCTCCAGGTTTCCCCGGTGTGGCGGACGAGGCGGCACGGTCCGAGGTTACCGGACCAATCAGCAGTGAACATTTCAGATTCCTCAGTAGTTTACACTACTGGAAACCTGCCTTGTGATTCTCGTGGATCATGCTCATATTTACTCCGGCCACGGCTCGACGTGAAGATTCACGGCGCGACCTTTACCCTTTTCCTCTTCGATCTTCGGACCGTACGGGAAGCACATGTCAAAGAAAAGCCTCACCGGCTGGATCATTATGTATGCGTCATCGTCCGTACGAAGCCAGCCCCAGTACGTGCTGGGTGGGTCCTCGGGTTGGCGCTCGTGGATTCTCAGACGAAGCGCGTTGCCCTTGTTCCCGTTCACCTTGGCCTCGGTCAGCCACTTCCTCTCGTAGATATCGAAGTAGGTCTGACGACCGTCGATGATCTGATAGGGGACACCCCAATATACTTCCTGAACTGGCATGAACCAATATTAGTCAAAACCCAAGGAATAATCAAGGCCCTAAATATGAGCATGGACAAGGAACTCGAACGTATCCGTAAACTGGCTGGGCTCACCGAAGCCCAGGAAATCATCCCGCCAATCCGTGATGACGATGAACAGGCACGCATCGACGCCGAGAACGACATGATTTTCGACCGCCAGATTGTTATCGAGAAAGTCTATAAGCAGAAATACCTCGGTCTCTACCAGAAGGCAGGAATCGCTGGAGAAATCCGGGAGATCAGCGTGGATATCGATCCCAAGACCGGACAAGTTGAGATCGACGTGGAACTACATGACGTAGAGGTCTCCGTGGGTGTTTTGGCCAAGCTGAGTGAGGTCGGAGCGATCAATCTGGAAAGCCTAGTGAAGGCATTTAGCAATTCCATCACCATTGGCACCGTGGAGAAATTGGCTCCGCAGGACTTGCAGAAGCTCCAACGCCCGCAACGTTAAATGAATTTCGCTTGGGCGTGGAACCGCACGCCCGTATTAACCTTGACCCAGCCATACTTCTGAATCAGATCATTCGAGTTCTTCGGCGCATAACCCTGAGCAGGATCGTAGCTCCAGGTAATATGATAGGTTTGACCATCCGGACGCTTCTCCGTCCCGTTCACCGAGCACACGAACGCCTCGATTCCCTTACGGTCACTCGCATAGCCCACGATCTTGATCTCCGCGAGTCCCTCTGGGAGCGGTTCCTGCTGGGTCACCCCAAAGACGATGGTCACGTGGTGCGGATCAAACTTGGGGAATCGCGGCGGAAACCCTATGGCCAACGTGTCGATGACCGTGCGCGGCACGAAGTATGCCTGATAGCCCATTGTGAGATGTCTGATTTTCATTGATGACCCCCGTCGTATGTAGGCGCGGGGGAGAGAAAAGGTAAGCCCCTTAGACGGATTCACCGCTGCGGCCGGACCAGATCAACCACAATAAAGCAGTATTTCTCCAGAGGACCGATTCAGACGCTCAGGTTCCCCAATGGTCGTGCACGACCTTCATCAGGTAACATGAATCATCTAAGGGGCTTGGTGGGTCCTACAGGGATTGAACCTGTGGCCTTTCCCGTGTGAAGGGAACGCTCTCCCGCTGAGCTAAGGACCCATTTGGTGACTCGTACAGGGATTGAACCTGTGGCCCCCGCCATGTCAAGGCGATGCTCTCCCGCTGAGCTAACGAGTCAAAAGTGCCAGCGTCTCTTAGACCTCTGGCGTCTCTTCTTGGGACCCACGCGGGAATCCACTCCCTCATGGGTGAGACCACGGTCCGATGCCCTTCAACAACCTCTCGGATTAAAGAGGTCTCCAAGCGATCCGGCTTGAGTGCCCTTTTAAGGGGGCCGCTGCCAGACACTTCACGATCCCGTGCCGCACGAACTTAGCACCGAAGTGCTTGGTGGAGCTTAGGGGAGTCGAACCCCTGACCTTCTCATTGCGAACGAGACGCTCTCCCAACTGAGCTAAAGCCCCTTACACATGTTTGGTGGAGCCACGGGGACTTGAACCCCGAACCTTTAGCTTGCAAAGCTACTGCTCTCCCAATTGAGCTATGGCCCCAAACACAAAGGGCGGCGAACCGCCCTCGAATCTGATTTGGTGGAGCCTAGGGGGGTCGAACCCCTGACCTCAACACTGCCAGCGTTGCGCTCTCCCAACTGAGCTAAGGCCCCAAACCGTGTCGCAGGGAGTATTTATGCGAGAATCCCGAGAATGTCAAGAGTTTTTCTTTTACCAGAAAAGAAGAGCCAGGACCCTTGGGGGGAAGAGTCCTGGCTCGTGTTGGGAGCCGGGGGGAATTCGGCTCCACTTTGAAAGTTTACACCATAGTCGTTCCCTATCGTAGCGAGTCGTTTAGATTCCGTCAATAGGGAAAATGTAGATTAAGAATCTTTTTACACTCCATTGTGGTTCGTTATGAATCCGTAAACTCCTGAACCTGGGATTCGGTTCCAAAAAATTTGGGCCGGAATCTCTTTTTTCCGGCCCACGCAATCAGAACTGATGATTACTGTTTGATCTTCGGAGACGCGCGTATCGAGCGATCATCCGAGCACGATTCTCCAGGATGCGAGGGAAGGGGAACAATTCCTCCAAATTTTTCCGTTGTTTACCGTTGACTGCGCGTTCACGGGACAACCTGAGTTGGCGCTCGATTTTCGGGATCAGCCGATCAGGATTTTCCCAGCGGGCGATGGTTTCTCGGCCCCATTCGTGTTCGAACCGGAGCATGGTGCTGGGTTCCAGAGTATAGACGTTGTGTGATTCGATCTCGCCCTGGTCGATCTGCTTCTTGAGAAATCCATCACCGTAGTCACACGGTTGAATCACCAAATGAGATTCCAGTGTTGCCCATTTCCGATAGTACGGGCCACCTTCGGTTTGGACCTGGGTGAGTTGGAAGAAACCCCCCATGGCTTCCATCACGGTAAAGGGGGCCACGGGTACCGGGTCCCACAGGGGTTCATCCCCTGGATGAAGTTTACTCATGATGTTGTAGCCCACGTACAGACGGCCCCGACCCCAGTAGAAGCACCTGGGCGACAGAATGTAGGTGTAGCCACTGCCGGAAACAATAGGACGCCGAAGGATTTTCATTTCTTCCCCTTGATGAGGCCCTGTTCCAGTTCCTCATACATGGCGGCCTGCTGCTTGCGGGAGTCCTCCCAACGCTTCTTGATCGGGGCGAGTTCGTCCTGTTCGGCCTTGTTGATGCGGTCGGTTGTCGCACCACGCTCATCATCCAGCAGGACCAGGGCACGGAATTGTTCCTCCGTGGCGGGATCGACCAGAATATCATCCTTTTCCACATACCGGTCCTTGCCACGGCCACGCACAGCCGTGCTGCCGTAGTAGGCCGCACCATCGCTGTGTTTGCTGGCTGAGGCCACCGGCTGCACGTAGAGACGATTGTCCGTCTCGCGCAGGACCCGGACCAGAGCACCGAACTTGCGCCGCCCGCCGTATCCACCACCGAAACCACGGGAATAGCCGACGATTACGAGGCGCTCGGCCTTGGCACGTTCGTCGGCTTCGGCCTGCTTGAACTTTTCCAGAGCAGGCCGATTGGCTTCGAGCGCGGCTCGACCCATGTCGTTGAGCAAATACAAACGGAGCCAGAACGGTCGTTGACCACGACCATACTTGGGATAATCGGTTTCGGGGATTTCCGTCACGAACTTCCAGAAATCACGATGCGGCCAGCGCACCTTGTCCTTCTCGTCGAGACGTTTCCAATTCTCGTCGTGATAGCTGACCGAAATACTGCTGTGCATACCACTGGTCGTCTCCAGCATGGAGAACGGCTTGGAAAGCTCGTCCAGCAGGAACAGTTCGCTCTTGGTTAGTTTGTGGGGTTTCTCAGGCATCACTCGGCTTCCGGACGTTTGACATGGTTGTACCGGATGAAATCGGCCGCATCATGCATACCTAGGAGATCGGCCACGATCACGAGATCACGAAGTTGATCTGTCAGGGAGTCCTGACGCTGAGGCCAACGAGGAAGCTGATCGATCTGACTCTGAGAAAGCATTTGGGTCCTCCTCAGCCAGATATACCAGAAACTCCAGGAATTGTCAAGGTTTCAGCACCCTTGCTCTCCGAACTCCCCGAATTCGGCAATGAATTGTTCGGTACTCATCGAGGCAATCACGCCCTTATGGCCATCAAGGATTTCCAAGGCTTCGCTACGAGCGTTCTCTCTGATCTCTTGGAGACGAGCAATCTCCGGGTCCATCTGAATGCCACGGCGCTCAGCTTCTTCACGGGCGCGTCTCTGCGCCTCCAGACGATGCTCACGAATCTGCTTGAGTTCGTCCGGCGTGTAGCAACCCTTGTTCCAGTAGGCTGCGACAAATGCCGCAGCCAGAGCCAGAGCGGGTGTAGCACCGTCGTAGGAGACTCCAGAGTTATCGGTGATCCCGACGAAACCACCAACCTTGACACGGGAACCAATCGAATAAAGCCGGTTCTTCGGCCGCATGAAGATGACGGCACTCTCCGGCGCTCCCAGATTGATCAACTGCTTCACCCTGGCATAGGTGAAGGTGTCGATCCAACCCTGGTCATAGAGGATCGTGGCAACCTGAACGAGCTTCTTCGACTCGTCCTCGGCCGGTGTGTCCATGATCTCATTGAGGAGAGCAGGTAGTAGCATTAGTGTTTCACGGCATCAACGGGAAGTTCTGGAGAAGCGGGCGCAGGTCATCCTTGCGACCGAAGATGTATCCGGCCGCGACTTCACGTCGAAAGCACGTGGCGCGGTCACCCTTGTAGATCGGGGGATACTCCAGCGGATACGCTTCGACACGCTCGATCAGCTTGGCGACCTCGGCCGTCACATCGTACGGATACGAGAGGTCCCAGGCCAGACCCGTTTCGAAGCCCAGGCGGGAGCCCAGGTTGTAGACGGTCTGGAGTTGGGTCAGATTCACGGACAGAGCGATGGTCGTACCGAATCCATCGGCACGATGTTCCTGGCCCTCACCGAGCCACTCCGCATATGCCTGGAAAGGAAGCTTGCTCTCGGCCTCAGCGGTAGTCGCGTGCAGGGCACGTTCCATCTTCCACATGAATTGGTTGGCGGCGTGCGCTCCATGCGCAACAGCCTTACCCGCGTTCAACGATTGGAGATCGTTGCGGACGAGCAGATACAGATAGGCCGGATTCACAACTTCCATGGGGTTCTCCTCAAAGAAACATAACAGCTTTGGGTTTCTCTGTCAATTCCCGGAGTTTTGACAGAAAGATCATCTTGTCCGTGGCATTTGGGTATTCCGCGTTGGGTGAGAAATAAAATCCGGACCAGTCCATGTCGTCGCGCGGGATATACCTGCGGAAGCGCACGCCGTGGGTGTCGTAGAACACCACGTAAGCATTCTCCGCTATGACACTCTTGTGCACGCCATCGATCCAATGCTCACTGTAAGCTCGGCAATTCAAAGTCATTCGCATAGTCCCGACTGGGGCCAGCGGTAATACAATCCCTCGATAATCATCCGCAAGACTCTTGACAGCGCGTTGAGAGTAATCATTGTGGATGATCCCATTCCGCATGAAAACACCCAGATAGGAATTGCGCACGGCCGGTTGCACCAAACCCTCATAGCAACGCGAGCCAAGCACACCACGATTGTGGGTCCATTGAAGTGGAGTTGTGGGAATTTTCGTCTTAGCCGCGCCCCAAAGCTCTTGGCGTTCCCAATTGGGTTCACTGATGCGCGTGGCCTGCCCACTACGATTCTCACAGTTATAGTGGAATTTCTCCTCGTAACTGTGATGAGAGAGGTCGGCATAGATTGTCGATATCGGCACCTCGCGCCAGTCGATGCCGTAGAACTCTTCCGGTGTGGGTAGGGCTCGCCAGCATTCTGGAAGAAACTCCAGAATGCTCGTGCGCAGAACTATCCCATTGGAAATCTCGAACATCTTGGGGATGTAAGAGAAAAACCTGGGGTTTCAACCTAAATATCACGGAGGCTCTAATGAAACGCCTGCGGACCAAAGACGCCACAATTCGCTACGACGACATCAAGCGTGTCGCACGTGTCTACCGGGATTATCCCAGCGTGGCACAGAAGTTGTTGGTGGATTTTCTGAACCAGAACAAGATTCAGGAATTGCGCTCGGTGTTCCTGATCTATCCGAGCCAACCTCGGTTCATCGAATTCATCGTTGGCAAGGACCTGGAAAATTTCATTCGACCCGAGCGGACCTCGAAGAAGAAATTCACCGATCTGCTACCACCGCCTGTTCGGAAACGTCAGGTCGGTGGTCTCCTGGTGTTCTGCCGCAAAACTCGTCGATTCCTCATGCAGATCAGACGGACCGAGCAGGACAATCCCTGGCTGGCGGGTCTGTGGGGGAGTTCGGTCGCACAGGGTGAAACCGCACCCATTGCAGCCGCAAGGGCGGCGCTTGAGGACGGCAGGTTCCGCGTGGATCACCGGAGACTACTCCCGTTGTGGGTGGACGAGAATCAGGACCACGTCTACCACAATTACCTCCATGTGGTGCAGGAGGAGTTTGATCCCGATCTGAACTCGGAAAAAGCCGTGGACTATATTTGGGTGGGATTTGATGGGCTCCGGCACATCGATCTGCATCCCGGCGCATACAAACTATTCCAGCACGATCCGATCCTGGCCAAGCTCCGTGAGGAGATTCGGAAGCCCAAAAACGAAAATCCCCCGGTCGATTATCGGGGGATTGTCGAGGACATCATGAACTGATATTGGTGCCCGCAGGAAGAATCAAACTTCCGATTTTTCCTTACCAAAGAAACGGTATATCACTTACCTATGCGGGCGACAAAGGGTATTTACGGAAACCCCTTGTTCTTGTCAAGAGGTTTCCGTAAAGAAATCCCTCAGACTTAGCGACCGGACAGACCCCAAACGCCCTGATTGTAGTGGCGGAACAGGTTCTGATTGCCGGTGAATGCGGGCGAAGTCGCCGAATTGCGCTGGAGAGTCGCACGGATCACGGCCTTGCGGGACTTGCGCGAGAACGGCCAAGTCTTGCTGGTGGCCTTGTAGATGGACTCCAGGGTATGCGGACCCTTGCCCAGGTTGTTGCGGATTGCGGTCGCCAGAACTCCGGCGACGGTACGAGTCGTTGCCATTAAAAACCCCCAAAATAGAATCACCCCCATGGTGACTGTCCACGGTATGTGGATAACCACAGGGATGTTGTCAAGGGGTTTTGAACGATTTCAGGGGTTTCGCTCGATGCGATCCCCAATCTGATCGAACTCGTCCGTGTGGAACGGGCGGAGTCCACCAATGAGGAACCAGTTTGTGCCGGTCCATTCGGCGGGTTCCCACTTACCCTGGCCCATGTCGAGCCAGTAGAAGCCGGGCTTACGCTCGACATCACCCGGTTGGAGAGTGGGTTGGGCCTTCTTCCTAGGCATTGAGGAACTTCTGGCTCACGTAGACGAGCGAAGCCTCCAGCATATCAAGCAAGGAATGCATGAGGCTTTCAATGTCGTGTGACTGCGCCTGAAATGCCTGACCCTCCACGGTCATCGAGCCCAGGAAATAGCCGTTCGTCTGTTCGATCCAACGGATCATGCCGACCCGTTGACCGCCCCAACCGATGTCGAAATAATCGGGCTTGTCCGTCCGATACACTCGGAATCGGGCCGGGCTGAACACTTCGGTGAGTTCATCCGGCATTCGCGCCGAATGCATACGCTTGACTTCGGGCATTTTGCTCATGATTGTGTCTCCTGATGTTTGCGAACTTCGGCGACGAAGTCATTCACGTACCACGTGCTGATCTCGTCCCAGCCGAACTCGTTGACGATGCTGAACCGATCACGGTTCTTCTCGATGACCTTCGCGGCCACGACCGGATCGAGCCGGTAGTTCTGGACGACGGTTTCGACCTTGTGCCACATGATTAACGGCCCTCTTCCATGGAGTCCGCATGCCAGCGGTCGGCCTGCTCGTCACCGACCAGTTCGGCCTCACGACGCGCGGCCTCCTCGGGGCTGCAATAACCATAGGGGAACATTTCGTTGTGCCGCTCAAGGTCGGCCTCGGCTTCCGGATCGTAACGGTTCTCCTGGGCGATCACATAAGCGTTCTCGGCCAGCCACTCGGCGTGAGCTTCTTCGGCGGCGAGACGACGCTCTTCCTCGGTGGTCCAACCCAGGAAGATTGCGATGTTCTCGTTCAGGCGCAGCATGTCGTCCTGGGTCACCGGCCGCACGAACGGCTTACCGCGCAGCATCGCCTTGAACTGATCGACCTGCCAGTAGCCGAGTTCCAGACCACGGAAGCTGTCGTGAACGGCGAGGTCGTCGCGGTTCTTCCGCGCCACTACCTCGGCCACCGTCGCATCAACACCAACTTCACGAGCGATCTCGGAAATCAACTGATACATTCGGGTAGCCCTCCTGATTGCGAGGTCAGAGTCTACCAGAAACCCCAGGGTTTGTCAAGCGAATTCTGGGATTTTTCTGTGCTTGGGACGCTGATAATGCGGCCATTCCTGAATGTGGTTGATGAAATCTTTGAGCCGCTCGAACGAGAACGTGGCGTGCCAGAATTCCCGATCCCTCCTGGAGGGTCCAAATGGGACGATCTCGACCGGTTTCAGACCGAATTGGGTCGCAGTGATGTCCACGACGTGTTCCTGGACCATCACGAAGGCGTGGCCGCCGAACGCCTGGGAATCCTCGTAGACTCTCGGATCAAACACGCCGATTTGCGAGGCGAACCGTGCCCGCCTCAGCCGTATGTGAAGTTCAGCCGCGCCTCGGGCGCAAAACCCTGTCAGGTCCCGACAAAACAAACCGTAGTTGGCTTTCTTCTCCGCCCAGGTCCGGGTCTTGAGGGCGATCTGCTCAACGCGAGGATCAATCATTGCCGAGTGACTCCATTTCCTCCTGAGCCCATCGGGCAAAGGTCTGGAGACTACAACGACCGGCACGGCGTCCGCCTCGAACGCCAAAGGCATCCGTGGACCATTGGACGGCCTTACCACCAGATCGAGACGGAGAATCGAGAATGAATTCGACACGGCGGAAATACCACGGCATATCACGCCGCACGTAATACCGACCTTCGCTGATATCCTCAGGTTTCATCATCCGTTGCTGGTCGCGTTGTCGATCACCATGGTTATCTCCGGGGTGGGCGAACCCGCACCGGAATCCTCACGGGGATCGGCGCGGGGCGCGGAAACAGAAAGTCTAGGATGCGGTCGATCAGACCCATCAGGCCGGAACCTCCGGCAGGATGTTCTTGCCGGGCTGGACCACCACATGCAGCGGCAAGCCGAAGCCGTCCTTGCCGTCACGGACGCGCATCACCTTGATCGGGAACTTCTTGGAGCCGGGCTGGAGGCCGGTGATCTGGTAGCGATCACGGCCGTATTCGACAACCTTGCCGAAGGGGAACTTCTTGATATCGATGCCGAGTTTCGGGGCAACCGTCTCGTAGTAGGTGCGGTCGGCGTCGGCCAGAAGCGATTTGTCCTGCTGGTTCAGGGTGGCGGTGAACTTGCCGAAATAGTCCTGGCTGGTGAACTTGCCGGGGTCCATCCGGATCACGAGGCCATGCTTCTTGGCGACCTCGTCGAGCGCGGCCTGGATATCCTTGGCGAGGGCCTGGACCGACTGGCGAGAGAACGGAGTAACAACAGACATCTGTAATCCTCCTGATTGGGACCTAGCGGCGGGGTTTATTGATGAGATTCTGCTGAGCGGTCTTGTCGTAGACATCAAACCATGTCTCGCCGCCCTCGGTACGTTGTGTGACCTCAACGGTATGACCCTTACCGCGCCGCTTATTCGCCTCCGTATTCGCTTCCGCCTCGGTGCTGAAACCAAGCAGGAATCCGAATCGGTTCTGATAAAGCTTCATGCAATCCTCCTAATTGCGTGGAGCCCAGATACTACCAGAAACCTCAGAGTTTGTCAAGGATTAACGCGGTCTGCTTCTCATACCGCCGGAATCGCTTGCGGGTTTTGTTGTCGAGCAGAGCCGGGGAAATCTCACATTTCAGCCGGTAATAGTTGTCCAGCTTATGGGCGATCTTTCCCGCCGGATTGTGCTTGCCCGATACCCATTCCCAATGGGGTTGAATGTGTTCGTGAACCTCGTGGAGCCGCTCCCAGTGTTCGCGATTCAACAAGGGTGCGCCCTTCTCGTTGAGCCACCCACGGTCCCGGATCATCGGGATCAACGGCAGGGTGCGCGGGAAATCCACCACGTCTGTCACCATGATGATTTTCTCATTGGCACGTGCGGCGTTGCCCTGGCCCCGACCGAGCAGGTATTTCCAGGCGAATTCGAGCGCGCTGATGCAGGCGGTAAATTCCATCAGGGAGGAGGACTCGGCCGGGAACACCGACGCGCCACGATAATGGCGTTGGCCCCCGGCGAAGATCACCCAGCCGTAGCCGCCACGTTTCAGATTATCCCAGGAACCGTCTGCGTAGATTATCATACCACGAGAATAGCGAAAATCCTGTAGTTTGTCCAGGCTCTGCTGGACTTACATCGGCCCAGGTCTTATTCGGGATGGAATCGTAACGAATCCAACGGGCAAACTCCGATCTCGTCATGTTAAAGCGCGACTGTTCGACAACTGGCTTGGTGAGTTTCTCCACAAGGACATGAGTTGCCGTGACTTTGTGGATGCGGGCAATCGGACAGAACATCTCATGCCAGTAATCCCCGGTCACAGGATTATCCGCGTGCTCGATGTTCAAGGCGTGGATCGCAGCCCAATCTATCTTCGCCATGCTCTCCAAGCTCTGTAGAAGCAATACCCCGCAAGCACAGGCAGTGAGAGGTAGATCGCACCGATCAAAACTATGCCCGTGCGACCGACCGTTTCCGACTGCTCCCAGAGCAGAATCAAACCCTCAACCACGAGCCAATACCCGATTCAGATGGGCCAGTCGCTCGACCTCAGCCTCCAACGTCTCTATGTGCAGGAGCATCGCCGGAACCATCGCGATCAGATTCGCATGGGCTTCGCCATCATTATTGCCGTCGAAGACCTCGCAGATCGTCTCCTCGTAGTGCTCGCCCTCATGTGGTCCGACCGTCCAAAAGAATCGGCCAAACTCATCTTCCTGACGTGGGCTCACAAACCACGGCCCCTCCGTCATCCTCCCAACCCACTCGATCAACTTCATGAATCCCCCTCAGAACAACCCACTCGGGCCACCAACCTTGCCCCAGGCCAGAATATCCTCGGCCGAGAGCGGCTGGCTTGCCGTGTAGTGGTTGTGAACCTCGACCTTCTTCTTCGATTTCAGGCGCTTGACCTGGGCTTCCAGGCGCTTGACCTTCTCGCGAAGAGTCTCTTTCTTCTTCGGCTTAACCTTGCGCTTCTTCGGCTTTATCTCGACCAACTTGTAGTGCTTGCAATTGGGAGTCCCATAGGAAAGCCCAGCCTTACGGCACTCCTCCTTGGTGAGTTCGACTTCTCTATATCGCGGCATTAGAATTTCCCCCAAGGCAGAGGTAAGCAAATCCTGGGGATTTTCAAGGCAAAGAAAAACCCCAGTCCGGAGACTGGGGCTGGACCCGACGTATCGGGGACCGTTGACATCTGGAGCGGGTAGCCGGAATCGAACCGGTCCTCTTCAGCTTGGAAGGCTGAGGCCCAACCCCTAGACCATACCCGCAGGGGAGGAGAAATTTGGAGCGGATAAAGGGGATCGAACCCTCGACCTAGACGTTGGCAACGTCTCGCTCTACCACTGAGCTACATCCGCATCACGCTGGTATTTAGCGATTCTCGCAGGAATGTCAAGAGGTTTTTCACTGGATTCTGGATTCACGAATTAACCTATTGTAAACACAGCGATCCAAACCAATGGCGATCTCCAAGATCAACAGTTCCTTTTCGACGACCTCTCCCTTTTTGTTGGCAAATCGTGCCTTCATAGGAAAATCCGTACGGCGAGAAATCGAGCAGACCTCCATCCATTTGTCACCGTTGTCAACTTCGACATCCATGGTGATCTGGGAATATGCGGGAAGTCGGTCGGATTCAACCAGACGAGTGGGTAAGCAGATTGCACTCTCCAGCATGCGACGAACCGGTTCAAGACTCGCGCCGTGGTAGTCATTGGCGGAATCGGCCGTGAACGCGCACTGGAATTCCATCTGATAGAATTCTTTCAGGCGCATGTTCTTGGAGACCTGATCCTGTTCACGACGAAACGATTTACCGGCCTGCCATACGCACATCGGAAAGCGAGCCTCCTGCTGCTCGATCAGATGGCACATCCAGGCGTAGGTCGCAGGAGTGGTTTCCGGGCGCAGAACCAGCGGTGTTTCATTCTCGAAGGTTTCCTGCACGAACACGTCACTCGGAGTGTACGCGGCGGAAATCAACCCCAACGGGGTCAATAGGGGACCTTCTACACGGGAAATGTTCCAGGCAGGATTCGTCCCGAGCAGGAATGCACGGACATCGTATTCGAACTCCGTGATGAATCTCTCACGCAGACGAATTTCACGCTCGGTCCAATGGACCAGACCGTTGATCTTGTAAATGCCTTGCATGGAAACCTTGAGGAACTTTTGGCGTTCTCGGTGGGATTCGAACCCGACAAATCCGGTTTAGGAAACCAGCGGTTTATCCTGTTAGCCTACGAGAACAGATTGTATTTAGCCCTGGGTGGTGTCCAAGTCAAGGAATTTCTGCTGTCGAACCTCATTTGGGGCCACGTAGTCAATCGTGGGATAATGGAGTTCCCTGAGGTATCGATCCTTTTTCGAATCCATCCCAAGCAGGACCGCTGACTTCACTCCGGCCAGGGTCAACCATGCGTAACCGTGACCACGTTGAACCAACCCTTTGGAGACTAGGTCATCACGAGTGGATTTGCTCGGGACATTCCCGTCATGAGTGGGTCCGTGCTTGAACAGGCACCAGATGGTTTCGCGCTCTGCCCCGGATAGGATGGAGAAATCCTGATCCACTATTCCTCCCCAGTCTCCACACCGAGTTCGACCATTTCCGTGTGCAGACGCTGGTCGATCTGCATGCCCAGGTCCATCATGGCGTCCTGAACGTCCTGATTCGATGGCGCAGCCCCACTCGGCGTATTGATGTCGGCCGTAAGCCCGCATTCGATTCGGGCACTCTCAAAGTTCCCCAGGTTCAGGGTGAGCGATTTGGTGAGGCGAACCTCTTTGACTTTAACCGATACTGACATGTGTCCCCCTATTCCCCAGATATGGGAGGGATTCGGATTATTCCAAGAGGCCGTGCGAATGTAATTCGTCGGTATTTCGTCCCACGTAGGGAATATCCGGATGCGTGTCCACAATAGGAACCTGGGTGGGATTCTCCTGCACCCATAGCATGCTGAGAATCCGGTAGGTCGGCAACACCCCGAGGAAGCTTCCGATCCGGGCCAACCCCCTACGGCAACCCTGTTCGTTCGCCACACCCTGGTTGATCGCGACCCACGCATCGATCCCGGCTTGAATCGCCAATAGCTTCGATTTCGGATCGTCCGGATCGAAACGGTAGTGGTCGTTCGTAAACACCTGATGAAGCATGGAGTTTAATTTAACATGTTCATTTGAAAATGCAAGGGAAATCCTAAGGTTTCAACCTTCGGGAAAGTCATGAAATTCCAACCCGACCGTAAATACTCCCGAGATTACCTCAACGAGGAAAAACTACGATGGCTCTCAATTTTACGTCTAACATTCTCTCGCTTTACGCGGGCAACGTTGGCAATGATGCAAACTACCAGAGCCCTGGTAACTTCGGTGTTCCGCCCGAGTATGTGCAGGGTGATGGCGTAACCGTGAAAGTTACCTCGGCTGGTACCGGCTACACGGCGATCCCCAATGTGAACTTCAACAACGCCGGTACTGGTGGTTCTGGTGCGGCGGGAAGCGCCCGTATGAAGGTGCTGACGGCGGTAGTGGGAAGTGCTCGTGGTTCGGGCTATCAGATCAACGAGACTCTATCTCACTCGGATGGCACCGCGACTACTCCGGCGAACTACAGGGTTGAAAGAATTGCTCCGGCCGCTTCGCAGGGTCACGCCAACTACAACAACACCGGTTCGAACGGTACGTTTGCTGGTGGCACTGGTTATGCTCCATCTGACACAATCACTTTGAATGACGGAACCGTCATTACCGTGACTGCGGTAAGCAGCGGCGTGGTTACCCAATTCACGATGAACGTTGCTGCATCGACTGGTTCTGCAACGAATCGTCCGACGCTGACTCAGACCAGCAGCAGCGGTGCCGGAATCGGCTTCACGCTGACCTTGCACACGGCCAATCAGGGCGTGCACACGGTTGCAATCTCACATCCGGGCGTCTTCTCGGCTCTACCGACGACCACCAACGGTGGTACCACGGTGGCTCCGGCCGGTGGCACTGGTGCGAACCTGAATACGACTTGGGGTGTGGCTCAGGTTGTGATGACCAACAATGGTACCGATTATACGTCGGCTCCGGTAGCGACTGCATCTGCTGGCAATGCTGTGTTCGAGGCTTTGCTGTCTCCGAATGCTGGTACTGGCCCGTCCGTGAACGAGCGCAGTCTGCTGACGATGGTCGAGGTTCTTCGTTCGTATATCGCTACGCTTGAGAATCCCGGTGAGGCTCGTTTCGCGAACACCCTGTTCCGCAAGATGCTCGCCGAACTCAACCAGGGTGGTGGAGCATCCAGCTATGATGCCGCTGCTACCGCGACTCGTGCCCTCAACGAGGGTATGCGCTTCTATGCGAAGCGTCCTCGCAACTCGAAGTTCCTGTAATCGCCTTCCTCGGGTGATCTCAGAGAAGGGCCGCCTTGTGCGGCCCTTCTCGTTTATGCAGCGAGAACCTCGGGATAGTTGGCCAGAACCAGTAAGATATCCCCATGACACTCCTCAGGGCAGCACCAGCAGGCGAGGTCCTTCCCTCGGAGTTCGCCCAGGCATAGCAACAGATGCTCCTGGGTGAGAATCCACTCGGTATATCGGTGAATAACCTCCTGACGATCTCCATGGAGGCCAATCCGAAAGGGGTTTCCCCATTTGGTCTTGCGGTCGATTCGAACCGCTCCCGGAGGGGTAAACCCACTGGTATGTCGGAGATTAACTACCTCGGCCACAAACTTTGTCCGTCTCTAAAAACTACCGAGGAGGGGTTCCCCACGAAGGCTCGGCGGTCCGCGAACCGGCTCCCCCTCCTCGGTATGGACCGCTATCTCTGATCGGACAAACCTGAACATTGATTCATTATGGTGAATAGCTTTACCATAAATTCCCAGGTTTGTCTATCACATATTTGTCACAGGACCCGAAAACGTACGGTATAGTACGAACGGGTTAGATCAGGGCTCGGGCTTGGAGTCCAACGAAGCAGATGGCGATGGTGGGTAAGCGAAACCCACCTGCTGAAAGAACCACGGATTTCTCTGTGGTTTCCAGATCATCACGGAATGTCACAACGCCGCCAATCTCGACCGACCAGAACGAGGTCAACCCCTTGCGGTCGGATTCCCATAACCGGCTGATGCGCCAGGGATAAGGAATGACTGAGACTGCATCCGACCACTGCCGGGTGTATTCGGGGATCGGACACAAGACGAACTGACCCGAGTCGGGATACTGTTCGCCCGGTTTCACCCATCTTCCACCCTGGAAGAAGCGATACTTCCCATCCTCGTCCTGATCGTATTTGAAGCCCTGGCAGGTCGCGTAGATCGCGGTATCCAGGTTGTGATCGGGCTGATCGAGGGTAGCCAACTTCTCCAGGATGGATCGGTGTTCCATTAGCCAAACACCATGATGAAGCCGCAGATGCAGATCAGGACCAAGGCGGCCATATGCACCGCGTAGAGCGCACCACGGCTAGAATCCCATTCGGGCTGGGCGACAATGCGCTCGATCACGACGCCGTCCTTGACCTTTTCCGTGACCTTGCCCTGGACTCCTAGGACAAACTTGCGGAGCGACCACATCCAACCCGGCAGCATCACGCCGAACCAAACCAGACCTCCACCAACGCCGATCACATATTCCATGAGATCGCGACCGATCATCTTCCACACGATGATGACCATGGCGATCTGCCCGGCAGTGGATTCGAGGATAGCATCGGCCGCCACACCCAGGGACTTGGCGGTCTCGGCCAACGCCGTGCCGTATGCCTGACCCACCTTGGCATACTCGGATACCTGCTCCGGCGTGAGGCTCTCGACCTTCTCCACAACCTTCTCAACGACCGGCGGTTTATTGCCGTCCTTGAGCTTCTTGACCATGTCCTCGACCAGCTTCTGGTCCTCGGCCTTCAATCCCTCCGTGCTCACAGCAGTGGGCGGATCAGCCAGCGCCGTGTTGAATTGACCACCCACGACCAGTGCGATGGCGATCAGCAAACCCCAAACGTATCTCATGGTATCTCCAAAGTTGTTTGTTGCGATTTGGTGCGCGTAGAGGTGGAAATCAAGGGATATCCTATAAGCGGGATTCTGTTTCTCAAACCACCATTCGACTTGATCCGAGGATTGCTCCTGGATTCTTTGCTTCCTACCTGAGCCTCCCGTGGTCCGTCACAGGCTCGGTCTGGAATTGCACCACCGAAGTGCCGCACGAGTCACCCTCACGGGGACCCTTAGGGATTTTTAGGCCCCAACTTTTCACCTATCGCCGGGGCCGAAACCCCTTGGCTGTATTGTCTCTGTGCGGTTTACCCTAACCTTTCAGTTGGAGGCCGTTAACCTCTCGGATGACCACGTGGTGTCCCGACTTTCCTGACTCCCATTACTGGGCCGCCCGGTGGTTCGGATATCCCTGTGGAAATCTATGAGAAACTCTGGGGTTTGTCAATAAGGCAATCCGAGCGCACGAGCCACGCCGGGTAATTTCAGAGTAGTCTTGGCCCAGGTCGCCCAGACCTCGATTCCGTTGACGATCTGATCAGGCGGACCTTCCCACTCGGGGGCTTCGAGCTTCCCGCCTTTGGGGACCATGTAAAGCCGTTCACCACCCTTATCCAAGGCGTATTCCATGTCCGCGTGTGTGGCGTCATTAGCGTTCCACAAGTAGAGGTTCTTACCCGTACATATGGCGCGAACCTGCCCCAGTTGATGAACTAAGGCGCGTGTCTGCGAGGCAACTGGATTCACCCAGACTCGATACTCCTTGTTGTGGTCGAACGGATTTTGCACGACTTGCATCCGTGCGGATTCAGCCGCCATTTGTCGTTGAGGCAGTTGTGGTTGCGTCATTCCGAGTGCACGCTGTACACCAGGATAACCCCAACCCTCTTCATCACTGGCCCAGACCCAGAGGCCATTGTAGGTCTCGGGTTTACCATCCCACTCGGTCGCATACTTCTCATAACCAACCGGTGTCAGATAGAACCGAACCCCCTGGAAGCCAAGCTTTCCAGCGATAGTCGAATGGATCGCCTCGAATGCTTCCCAGAGATAGAAATCTGCACCCTCGGCCATTCCGCGTGCTTCCTTGAAACGGTCAACCAGAGCGCGAGTTTCACTGGCGGTGGGATTCTTCCAGACTCGCACTCTCCACGAACCGTGGTCGCCCAGAACCACCTCAAAGGATTGTGCTTCGGTGATATGCAGGCTCTCATCGATGTCCTCTTTCCAATTCTTTGGATACCGCGATCTCCGTGCCGGACCCAGTGCACGAACCGTGCCCGGATATTTCCAGGCCGCATATGCACCGGGTTCGGCCCAGGCCCAAATCCCGTTGATCTCCAACGGCGGCCCCGTCCACTCCGATGCTTCTTTATCGCCCTCAATCGGTGTCAAAAAGAACCGTACGCCTTTGACACCCAATTCCTTCGCCACGGTCTCGTGGATCGCTTGGAATGCAGGCCACAGATAGAAATCCCCATTCATCGTGGAGATCGCGCGAACCTCGCCGAGACGCTCGACCAGTGCTTGTGTTTGCGAACGCGTGGGATTCTTCCAGACACGAACCTGACCACCATGATGGGACATGGTGATCTCGAATGATTTAGCATCCTCGGTGATTCGAGCCGAGCCGAGCGCACGCACCGTACCCTTATTGGTGCGCCAATACTCATCGTCCTCTGCCCACACACCAATTCCGTTGATGACGTAGTCCGGGTCTTGGTTCCACTCCAGGTAATCGCTCGCCACGCCCTGAGGGGTCATGTAGAGCCGGGTCGAATCGGCCTGACCCAGACCAAGTTCGCGACGGATCGCACCGTGATAACTATCACGTGCATCCCACAAGTAGAAGTTTCCATGACGATCATCGAGTGCACGAACCTGCTGGATGCGGTTCACCAGGGCGCGAGTTTGGCTCAGGGTGGGATTCTTCCAGACCTTCACGATGTGCCGAGCCCCTAGGGTTCGCACCGGAATCTGGATCATCTGGGCCTCGATCAGTGCCTCGTCCTGTCTGACACGCACGACCTTCTGGAACGCCGAGAGTCCCTCTCGATCTACCAAAACCGGGGCATAGCGATGACCAAGCTGGTAGGCCGCGACAAGGCGATGACGACCATCCTGGAAGTCCACCTTCGAGCCACGCATGTAGATCAGAGACGGGTCCATGTAGTTGCCACCGGACCAGTGCAGTTTCGCGTTGGGCACGCGCTGGCCGATCCGGTTCTTCCCGCCCATCGGATCATTCAGGTCCAACGCCATATTCGGGACGGCATTGTCCATGATGTCCTTGATGTTGCCCCAAACCAGGGCGTAATCGGGATCGTTCTGGTCCTTCGTGCCAACGCGGGTGGCGCGGGAAAGATGCTTTCCCACGGCCCAACGAACGTCACCGCGTTCTGGATGATTGTGATCTTCGAAAAGGTCCAGCAATCTCATGCTCATATTTAGAGATTGCTGGAATGCCGCGTGGTGTGCCAGTTAGGCCAAAGACTCTGAGGGCTTTAGGTAGTCGTCTCGGTAGGTCCTTATCCGTTTATCTACCGTCCCGATCAAACCCCCAGTTCCTCACGTACTGCGGGGGCAAAACTACCTGCACCTACTCGGCGGCTTGTCTCGAACAGCACAGACATTTGTGGGAGGAACTGATCCAGTTGCCCGGAAATCAAAAAACCCACTACCCGACGCTGCCGTCTAGCCTTTCAGTTTCCCTGCGGTTCTAAGCCCACCCCTGTGGATTCAGCTACCCGACATCTCAGTCGGGATCATCGCCCAGTGGGACCTCTTGCTTTCGGGTGCGCTCCCTACTTGCTTCCGCTCGTCACTCCTTAGAGGATGGGGTTTCAGCCCAACCTTCCTACGAGGCAGCGGGTATATATCAGGAACCCTTGGGTTTGTCAAGGGATTGCGGCTTGGCCAGCCTAGGCCATTCGCGGCCGTGGATCGACTTCGAGCCCTTCCAGCCCTGGTTGGCCTTTTCGGCGAGATACTCCGCGACCTCGCGGACCGTTCCATTTGATTTAGACATGACTTTTCCCTCAGCACATACGTGCCCGAACCATTTCGGGTCATCGTCGTGCTAAGCGGATCGGTCAGGTCATCGTGGAATCCTCAAAGGAAAACCGCCCCGAGGGCGGTTTCATCTCCTTCACCCCTGGGGTGATGAGATTTGGCGGAAGGTCAGGGAATCGAACCCTGTCAGCCTTTTAAGGGGCTGTACGGTTTAGCAAACCGCTGCATTACCAGCCTGCCCACCTTCCATGAGCAAGTATTTAGATTGACTTATCTTGAAAGTCAAGAGGTTTTGTCTACCTTGGATTCAGGAATCCCGAATAGGCTGATTCCGAAACCAACCGAATAGGATTTGGAAATGTCAAAAACTCTGCATGACCTCCTGGAGGAGGTCACTTCTCATCTTGATCCGTCCAAGCGTGACGAGCATCTCGCCCACCTCAAGAAATACTGCCAAGAAAGTCAGAAACCATTCGAATACGATTGGCAACCGATCAAGTTTATGGAGACGCTAGGGGTGAAAAATCCCCTCTATACCCAACCTCAGGTATTCCGTCCGACACTGGCTCAACAACTGATTCTGGAGCACGTCGAGAATTATCCCTCGTCGATCCTGAACGTCGGTCGTCAGCTAGGTGTCACTACATTGCTCCTGGCCTACGCTCTCTATTGGGTGCTCAGGCAAAACACGATTCCTATCTACTACTTCAGTTCTGTGGCCAAGTCGTCTCACAGTGATGTCCTGAAGCGTTTCGAGTTACGTTGGCCCGGTGTGACCAAGATGAGTCACTTCCATCATGAGCATTTCACGGCCGCCTTGACAACTCTACGAGGTGTCCAGAATACCATTGTCATCATCGATAACTTCGACTGTATCCCATTCGGTGTTCAGGACGAACTGGGGAAAATGATTCAGTTTGATCGTTCCCAACCTTTCTCAAATAAATGGATCATCCAGGGACAGCCCAATCGGACAGACAAAGGCGGAAAATCACCATTGTTTTGGAACGAGTGCATCAAAGGATTGCACGCGGTTAGTGGGTTGGTACCACTCACCCTTAATGGGTATTCCCGACCGATGGATTTTCGTTCGGATCGCTTCACGGATTTTCCGGAGGATTCTTACCTGCGCGAGGTCATGGTTATTCCGACTTAATGCAGGGCCACTGATTGGCCAGATCGACTACCTGCGGGGTAATATGGCCGTTCTCATTGTCCTGCTGGGTGAGTTCCTTGCGCCAATAATCCACATCACGCTGGAATGAATCCTCCGGAGTGCATTTTTCCATGATCAGTCGGAGTTCGGATTCCCACTCTTCCATGAGGGTGTTGGCGGGTTTTATCACGTCTGGTGGATTATCGAGAATTGCTCCACCCAGAGACTTCTCGACATCCGCCATATGCATGGCGATCCAGGAATCCTGAGCCCTGCGGTGGGACCTCATATAGTCGAAGCGAAACAACCTGACCAGAGTTCGCACGAACGGCTTGATGCTGGTGTAGGTGGCTGAGGCCCAACGAATCTGATACGAAATGATCGGAGCAATCTCCCCGATCAGGTCACGTAAGTCATAAACGTATTTCATCTGGTGCGGGCTCCGTAGTAGAAGCCCAGGATGGTGCCGATGACGCCGATGATCGGCGTGAACACGATCTCCAGCAGCATCTTGAGGTCGGTCATCGGAGCCAGCTTGAACCAAAGCGTGGCGAAGGACCCAACTACAATCGCAACCAACGTGGCGATCAACACCTTCGCAATAAGTTCACGCGCCTCTTCTCGATCTAGTTCGATCTCCTCGGGCAAACTCGAATCATTCGACATCACTTCTTCCCCATAGCCTTGGCCAACTTCATGATGGCTTCTCTTTCTGTTGGACTCATGCTGGCGAGCGCCTTCAGTGCCGCAACCATATCGGTCTCGCCCTCATCCTCATCTTCTTCCGGCTCGGGTTTCACACCCATCGTGGTCTGCTGAACACGACGATAGCTCTCGGCCGACGAACGCGCTACCTCTCCGTCCTCATGTCGTTCCAACACCTCATTCAGGTGCTTCTTCTTCTCCTCGGAATCCGGTGTCGTATTGACCCCTGCAACCTTGGTTCGGATCGACCCATCGGCCTGCTTGACCACATCCATGGACACGTCCTTGAGCTTCTTCTCGTAGAGCACACCCACTTCCTTACGGATGGCTCTGGCATACTCCTCGCCATAGACCGCTTCCATGAAGAACCCTACGGTGAACTCACCAAGCTTCTCACGGCTCGACTTGATGTCCTCCAGAACATGAGGATCATGCTCACCAATAGATTTTTCCACGGTGTAGCTCAGACGCTGTTCATTTTTACTCATGGCCGAAACCCTCCGATTTATATTTATTCGGATTCGATGGTTTCGGTGTACTCCTCGTCTTCCAGCAGAATCGAGATTTCGACACGGACTCGTTTGTAGCGGGTCACGGTCGAATCGTGTGCGATCTCTGCAACCTTGCGGCTGAGCATGAGTGTGGTCGGGCTTTCGTTGCTGACAAACTGGTAGGTCAGGGTGTCCCCGGTGTGAACGGTATAGCCTTCGCCTTCTTCGTGGATGATGGATTTTTTGAGCATGGTTTCTTCTTGGTTACTTGTTCAAGCGGACCACGGTTTCGGGATTGATCTCCACAGTGATGCGGACACTGCCTCCGGCGTACATGGTTCCGAGCTTGTCGTCATAGGGAGGAGCCTCCATTGAATCTGGAAGCGCCAGGATCGCACTCGCACCGAGTTCGCGATTGCGAACGTTGATGTGGGTGTGTCCGTCGATCTCAAACAGAGTGATTGCGCCGTTGAATTCGTAGGTATATGCGGTCATAAAAAATCCCCCCGGAACAATATATCCGGGGGGTTAAGAGTTTCAAGTTGGCGGAACCGGCGGGATTCGAACCCGCGAGGCCCTTGCGGGCCTGCTCGCGTCGGAGGCGAGTTGTTTCAACCACTCACACACAGTTCCACTCCTACTTAGTGGGGGTGTGAGGGGTTTCCTGTAGTTTCCTCCAGAGGATCATGTCCTCCTTGGTTTTCTTCTTATGGCATTCCTTGCAGAGGAGATCGACGTTGATTGGTTCCCAGTACCGAAGGTCTCCGTAAGCCTCAAATAGGGGTCTACGATGGTCCGCATCGAAGTCGCCCATGAGTGGCCGGAACCATCCGCAACCCTGGCAGGTGCCCTTCTCGCGGACGAACACATAGCGTTTCATGTCCACCGGGTTGTTCAGGAGCCCCCAGAAGTCCGCACACTTTTGGTGCCAATGCTTGCGGTTGTTTCTCTTTCCGTCCTCGATGATCTCCCCGCCACAGAAACGACAATTGCCTCGCGGACAGTCCCAACTCATCGGCCTCGGTGGCTTGCGATGGTTCTCTTTGCGTCGTTTCCAGGCTCTTCCCATGCTAATATTTACAAGTCATGACCGGGATGGGCCTGGGATTCCTAAATATCGTGGGGGTCTAAGCTGTGGATTTCATCGAGCAACTTCAACGTCGTGCTGGGGTTCGTCCGCTCATTGAGGCGGCTGTAGATCGTTATCGTGCGATGTTCCAGAAGTACATCCAGGCGGCCCCTGAGATCGCAGAGCGTGCCAACGAGTATGTGGATTGGGCCTACACGAATCTGCGTCGTGATGACCGCGTGGTCTGGTATCTGCGCTGGGCTCGCCCTGCGATCCTGGGTGATGCGCTGTTCAATGGCGGTCAGCCAGACATGGCAAACAAGAATCCTCAGAAGTATGCGAGGGATGAAGAACTGGAGAAGGTCGTGCAGCGCGATATCGAGGCTCTGGCCAAGATGTCACGGGTCACCAAGCAGCAGGCTGACATGGCCGTCACGACTGCGCTGAGCGGCCAGTTCCGACAGAACCTCAAGCACTACCTTCAGATGATGCAATACATCCCGGCCTTGCAGAACATGGTATGGCGCTATCAGACCCCGGAGCAATTGATCTCGGAGTTCGGTAAGATCGAGGCGGATTGGCAGACCAATCGTCCGGATGATGCGCGTGGAATGGACCCCACAGAGAACTCATATCAGGATGCCGAGAAGATCATGGAATTCCCCGATGGGATGGCGTGGTGGAATCTCGGCGTGGGTGGATGTCCGATTGAGGCCAAGTCCATGGGACACTGCGGCAATGGCATGGGTCGTCCCGGCGAGAAAGTCCTATCCCTGCGCAAGCGCATGGTCATCGGTGGGAAGCCGCAGGATGTGCCATTCTTGACGTTCATTCTGGACAAGCGCGGCTACCTCGGTGAGATGAAGGGACGCAACAACGACAAACCGGTGCCTCGTTATCACCCCTATATCGTGGCGCTACTTGATGCGCCTGAGGAACAAACCGGAGTTCACGGTATCAAGGGTGGCGGCTACAAGCCCGAGAACAATTTCAGCCTGACCGATCTCGATGAGGAAACCCGCGAACGCCTCATCACTCAGAATCCTCGCTTCCTCTCGCTGTTGGACAAGCTCAAGCTGTATGGTCCGACCGCTGAAGTTCAATCCGAACTCAAACTCAAAGCTGAAGAGGCTGGAGTCTATCCGGGATATGATTTCGAAGTGACCGAACATCCCGCGCATGATAATAAAGAATATGTGGTCGTCGTCGATAAGAGAACCGCCAAGGACTGGGCCATGCAAGATGATGATCTCAGAAAGGCCATGGAGGTCTGGGACGATTGGACTATGATTCGTCCCGAGTTCACCTATGACGCACACGATCTGTTTGACGTGCTCGAACGTCTTCCAGATCGCTACCAGGATATGTTCCTCAAAGATGCAGGTGTGGATCGCTCACGCGCACCGATTCGTAAGCTTTTGGCTCATGTGGTACAGAACATCGAGAAGAGCCGTTACAAGGATATCCTAGTCCGGTCGATCAAACAGGCTGGATCACCCACGGGCGAAACCACACCGAAAGAGAAGAAAGAGCTTCTCCGCTACATGCAGATGCTTCTGGATTATTCATTCACGCACCAGCAAGTTTATTCGATCTGGGACAATGGCGAGCGCGTGTGGAATGGTGATCCCAAAGTTGGCGTCACCTACTATGTTCCGCTCGACACGTTTACCGAAACCGTGGATGAACTATTGAAACATGATGAGGATGAAATGCCCGATCACGAATTCTATCGCGAAGCTAGGGCGGTGCGTGATAGTTCGGATACGTGGCTCGCAATGGACGACTATAATGTCCAAGAGGATCGTGAGAATATCCTTCGGGGTTATGACAGCAGCATCGCTGACACACCCAGAGATAAAGCCATCTTCAAGAAATGGGCCACTCTGCTGGATTCCAACTCGACCAAGAAGGTGAACCGCGTCAACAAGGCAATGAAAAAGAAACCGGTGATTCCGGAGTTCGAATTCGATCCGATGGACGCCGCCTCAATCCTGGTGAAACTCCTGGATAATGATCGTGCCGAAATGCCCGGCCCTGATCGGATGGATCGCATGATCGAGTCCCTACGTCGCCGTGCCGGACTCAAATAAAAAGGCCCACCAGTCTCCCGGTGGGCTTGAGTTAGCCGTGTGTTACGGCGGGGGTAAATGAACCTCAGGTGGTAAACTACCGCAGGTTTTATTCCCCGTCAAGCACAATTTCGGGTGGTGTCAAGGAAATTTTAGGGTTTGGAGTTGGGGATGGGATTTGAACCCACATGAATAACGGTTTGCAGCCGAGTGCCTAGCCTTTCGAGCCACCCCAACACACTGCTTATTTACCGCCATATAACCGAGACGACGGGGTTTGTCAAGCCCCGTGAGGGAATTTCGGCGGGATTTGTCCGGTGGCGACCTGATTATAATAGTCGTAGTTCACACCCTTTTTGACTCCGGTTGGTCGCCAATCCGGCTTGATCCCGAACTTAGCCAGGGCACGCTCGTACTGCGGACCGCTGCGGACCTTGGCCGCCATGATGCTTCGGTCGGGAACGGCCTCGACAACCACCAGAATTCCGTGGCGAACCATCGAATTCATGATGTGGCTGGTGTTGGCGCTGTTCGACCAGATCGCACCCCAACTGCTGTGGGTGTGCACGATCTCCGGAATGACATGCGAGAGCATGGCCACGACTCGGCTGGAGTTTTTCTTCAACCGAGGGAAATCGTAGTCCGGCTTCATGATCTCGGCCTGCTGCTCTGGCGTCAGAACCAGAGGCTGGAGGCTCAGTTCGTGCTTGTTCCGAACCTGCTGTTTGCGCTCCTGTTCCTTCCGGTACCAGTCCAGACACTCCAGATAGGGTTGTTCGGCCAGATGCTCCGAAGGATGATCAGGATCGTCGAATTCGATCCGACCACCTTGGAGATACTGGGTGGCGGCTCGGCGCAGCAGGTCTGCGTTGGGACCAGTCTTGTTCATGGCGAACACCATGAAGATGGCCCGCTCTAGCGGCTTCATCCAGTCACCATCCTTCATCGGCGGTTCCACCAGATGACGCTGAGTGGGGTCGGCCCAGCCAATAGCGGCGGCCAGAGTCGAGCGAAGCATTGCGGTCACAGGTCCCTCCAGGCGATGTCGTGGGTGGTGTCGAAGTCCAAGCCGAAACAGACCTTACGGGTGTGCTTGATTGTCTCTTTCTCACCGTTGATCGCGATCAGACCCTTGCCGAGGAACTGGCCGAACAGGGCGCGTTGATCCTTCGCGGACATCCGACCGCGCCACGTCCCGAACACGGAGCCGGTCTTTTCCAGGACGAAGAACGTCACCCTGGCTATGCGCTCCCAACGGGCTTCGGCCGGGGTCATATCGCATACCCCCGCGTGTTGATCTCCATTCGCTTCACCAACAGCCGAAGCTTGTCCAGACGCTGCTGGTTCTTGCGACAGTCGTAGGCGATCTTCTCCAAGGTCGCCACGTCCTGTTGGACCACGGCCATATGAAGAGCCGATACGAAGCACGCCTCATCGATCTTGATGATCGGTGTGTTGGGCGCAATCGCATGACGCAGCGCTCTGGTTGCCTCAAACATGAGGTCCAGGTTGTGTTTGTCGCGAGTTGCCTGATCCATGTTAGGGCTCCTGTTGGGTTCGGAGCCGAGCACGACTCCGACCATTGACGGCCATACCGAGGGAGAATGCGGCAAGCAGCGCAAATAGCACAGCCATGCCCTGGGCCACGTAGGTCAGTTTGATCAGGCCAGCCAGAGTCATCTATTCCTCCGCCTTGTGGCCACCATCTTGAATGAGGATGCCGAGATCGAGCAGTTCGCTCATCACTTCCTCGATCTTGAGGAGTCGGGCCTCGTACTGTTTCCGGGCACGGTAATAGTTACCCTGATCCTTCTGCACGTAGTAATCTCGCTGGTGAGGCGCAGCCTGCATCAGCGCTTCACGAGCCTGTTGCAGGCGCAGATGCGCCTCAGAGAGTTGACGAACCAGTTCATCCTTACTGGTCCCGTTCACGTGGATCGAGGGGAGGGCGAGATCGTTCTTGGTGCTCATTTCCGTTCTCCAGGAAGGGTTCCGGGCTTCCACTCGACGATGCGCTCATTCCAGTGAACCTCGTCGCGCAGAGCCTGCTTGAGGTTGGCCTGCATGGTGCGGATGGCCCGCTCGCGAGCCCGCTCAAAGTTAGGCTCGCCACGCTTGGCCTGCTTGAGCGCACCACCATACATGTTGGTTCCGGCGCTGTAATCCGGGTATTCCTCGCGCTTGTCCTGCTCGGCCTCGGTGATCGCGATCTTGGTGCGCTCGATGATGCCGGTCAGCACCTTCAACGCGCCATGCAGACCTTCCGGGCTGACTTCGATGGGATCGAAGCCCACACCGAAGCAGTTGCCCTGTTGGAAACCGTAGCGGATGGTGTAGCCGTGAGCGACGATCTTACCGCCCTCGTTCAGCTTCACGTTCCGACCGCAGATCGCGCAGGTGCCGGTGTGGTCCAGAGTACGGGCCGGGGTCAGGCGAGGCTCGGTCGAGGGCTTGCGGCCCTTCACGATGAGCGGCTTCAACTCGGCCTGGGCATCGGCCAGCACCTTCCAACGGTTCATCAGCGTGGTGAACGAGATCACGTCTGAGTTGGTCTGGTCCAGCTTGGCGGCCTTCTTGAGGCCAGCGCCAGCATGGCGAGCCTCGAACGGGTAGGCCCAGTAGAGTTGGTTCGGAATGGACTCACGGTCGTCCGAGTTACGGACGCGATCCATGAAATCACCGCTCTTGAACTGGTTACGCTCGGCTTCGAACACCGATGCGATGTTATACTTGAGAGCCTCGTGCTCCTGGTTCCAGATCATGCCAGCGGCCTTATGGGCGGTAATCTGCTGGAGCAACTGGTCGTAGGTATAACGGGCCATGAGTCCTCCTGATTGACAAGAGGAGTATACCAGGAACCCTAGGGTTTGTCAAGGAAACATTGGTGGTGGAATCAGGTAAGTCTCCCAATTTTCATCAGGAATTGGGAATTTTGGCTCCTGAATTCGTTCAAAGCCAGACATGGCCAAACCCGGCTCGTATGCGATGCAATCCCCAGGGCCAGCATCGGTAAAGCGCCCGAAACAAATCCCATAGAAATCATAGCAATAAAGATTGATACGCCACTCCCCGTTCGAATCCATGAACACATCACGGACAATTCCGAAGTAGTGGCGATCCTTGATCCAGACCACCCAATCGCCGGGCTTGATCATTCGGTGAGTGGGATCGCGGTCACGCTGTTGAAGGGCGAACCGTCGATCAGTTCGGTGGACCAGACCAGATAGACCAACACGTTCTTGCTGGCGTCGTAGAAGCGGCTCACACGCATTTCCTTGAACAGGACCGACGTATCCTCGGAGAAGATGACCTCGCCCTCGGCGGTTCGGTCGATATCCCCGGTGATCTTGACCGGGCCGGTGGCGCGGCAGGCGATGGAGAATCGGCTGGGGTCCTCGGCCAGACCCATCGCGCCCCCGATACCACCCGTCTCGGCGTGACTGACGTAGCAGGAGGCGTTCTCGACCTTGGGATCGTCGTAGCGGTCGATCACCACCTTGTCGTTGGGACCAACGATCCGCCACGTGGTGCTGACCTCGCCGACGCGATCCTGAGAGTGGGCCGAATATGCAAACCCTACGATCAAGGCTATCGCAGCAACCCAGATAGCCGTCAGTTGTCTCGAAGTCATGAGATTCCCCAGTTAGAGTTGAACAATTCTACAGTGGGGGAAACCCCAGGGTTTGTCAAGAGTTCTTCTTGACCGCGTGGGTATCGCAGAGGGTTTTCAGCCAGGAACGATCCGTGCGAATCTTACCGACCTCACCACAAACCTCACAGGTGCAATCAGCCACACGTTCAGCCTCAGCAACCAGCTTGTTCAGAGGTTCTTGGAATTCCTCATCCACGCGGAAATAGAAACGGAGACCACCGAACTTCTCTTTGATCTGGAGCACCTCAAACCCCGTGGGGTTCAGACGCTCGATGTCGGTGAGCAATTGTTCCAGAAGAGCATACCAGCCAACACCGATAGCCATCCCATAATGTTCGATTCCCTTGAGTGCGGGAAATCGCTTGAACAATGCACTCGACTTCTCGTCGTCCATTAGGTGTCCCTCTCTCCCTCAAACACAGCGACCGTGACGGGAAATCTTGGGATTCCGTCCGGCGTAAGATTGAAATACCTGACAGTGCCCTGACCGCCAATGTATTTGGCCTTATTCTTGAGGAGTTCCTTGTAGAAGTCAACCCCTCCACGAATTCCGGAGTCAAACGTTCTACCATCTTCCAGACGATATGTGAGGTTCCCGGCCATACCCGCTCGATTACCGATACCCTCAACAACATCGTCAATGGGGAATTCCTTTTCCATGAAAACCTTGCGCTTGAGCAGATGCTTGACGCGCTTGTTCTCGTAGGGATAACCATCAATGCGAACCATCTGGCCTTCCATTCCGGCCTGGAGGTAGAGATCATTGAGGTTGTCCAGATGCTGCATGCTCTCGACCTTGTGGGTCTCGACCGGATGCAGAACTGATTGGCGACCGAGGAAACTCTCGTAGTAGACATCACGCAGGGCGATGCGCTCGCCAAACGTCATGTCACCGTGACCGGGCAGATCATAGTTGAAATATTTGATGTGCTCACGACTGGCTTTGAAATCCTCGTAACCGGGTTTGGCCTTGCGCACGAGGCTGATGATCTTATTGAAGTCGTTCGCGAACTTATCCGCGTAGAGTTCACCATCCAGGATCATGTCCGGGAAGTGCTGGAAGAACTCAGTCAGTGCTTCGCTGATGTGGGGAACCGATAGAATCGGTTTGCCCTGTCGCGACCACAACCCATCGACCGTGGCGATGCAGCGAACCCCGTCATACTTGGCCTGGGAATAGACCAATCCCTTCTGGCACATTTCCTCCGTGACCGGATAGTCATCATAGTCCTTGGCCAGCATCGGCTTGAAGTAGTTCGGAGTGTCGATCTCGTTGACACTGTTCGAGTAACCGCCCTGGGCGAGCTTCTTCTTGTAGTTGGATTCCACTTCCAGACCGGCCTGCTGCTCTGGAGTAGTCGCGTTGGCGCGACCGAGGTTCTTACCCTCACATACGGTCCATTCAGCGGTGACTTTCTGCCCATCGAGTTGGCCGGAGACGGTGCGGTATTTGTTACCCTCGATCTCCTGATACCAAATCTGAGTCGCCCCCGTTGCAGTCTTTTTGTAGAGGGTTGGTTTGACAATCAATTCCATGAGAATCCTCGAATCCTTGCAGTGCCAATCTAGGTGGATTCGGGAGTTTCTCAAGCCTATCGCGAGTCATTTCACAATAGGTTAGGGATTTGTCGAATCCGATAGAGCGCAGCCCAAGTTGGTGAGCCGCAACCATGGTCGTGCCTGACCCGACGAAGGGATCGAGCACAATCCCCGTGGTGTCCACGACCTGGATCATCATGCGAGCAAAATCCTCTGGATATGTTGCAGGATGATCGAGGCTTTTCTGTCGGGTCTTGTAGGGGAGAAACCATGTCGATCCACGGCAACGCAAATCGGAATCGTGGTTGAAACGCTTGATGTTGGACTTATCCATGTAGGGCACGCCGATGGCCTTGCGAGCGAGTTTGACCTCGTGCTTCTTGTCCTTCTGAATCAACACGACATGCTCGTGCGAGACATGCGTATGAGATTCACTATTCACCGGCTTGAAATGCCCATAAGTCGTCTCATTAATGGTGATCGACTTCACCCAAACCCAAGAATTCTGGATATGAAAGTGTTGGGCGATCAGCCCCATCACACGGAAGAACTTTGTTGACGTGCTCGGCGATGGGGCGAGATTCATCATCAACCCATCCTTGCAGACGCGCAGGGTTTCCCTGATCCATTCCAGAGTCCACTCGTCATAATCCCTGCGGTTATCACTGACGCCATCCGCGTAAGGCATCTTGATGTTGTAGGGTGGACTGGTCACGGCGAGACCCAGCGAATCATCTGGATACTCTCGGAGCAGATTGACAGCTTCCCCGCACGCGATTCCGCACACGGGTGGTTTTTCAATGGAATCGAACATCACTCAATATTCTGCAAATGTGGGCGAGGCACCAAAAACCCCTGGGAATTACGTGGGAGGTCTTTGAGCCAATTCAAGTCTGCGCCCTTCTTTCCATTGCAGGTCGAACAAAGAGTGGTGAGGTTGTGTAGGCGATTATTACCGCCATGACACCGGGGTTTAATATGGTCGATGGTCATCATGACCTCATGACCATACTCGTTCAGACCATAAGCGTTCAGATGAAACTTAATCCCACTTCCACCCCCGGCAGGAGGAAACTCCAACAGATATTTCACCTTGGGGTCGTTGGCATGGGCCTCCTGGAAGAAATGGGTCAGTTCGGCTGAACACGCCACACACCTAAACCCGGTGTTCCAGAACACCCGCAGGCGAAGTTGATTTACTGACGTGCATTCACCATGCAGATCGACGACGATCTTCGAACGATTCGCCGGAGGACAGCCAAACCGTCCATAAACCTCATCCCTAGTGAATCGAGCCTTCCGGTGGTAAATCTTGCCCCAGTTCGTCATGCGTACTCCGTAGCGTCTCCCTTACGGAGCAAGTATTCGTCGCTGACCGATTTCAGCATGACGCGACCGATCCGGTCGTCTCGGCGGTTCTGCATGGGCTTCACCACCAGTCCCTCACGAATGTGCTTTCCGAGAGCCAAGACGCTTGGCCCACTCGTGTGCTGGAGCATCACCCCCTTCGAGAACGGACCCTTATAGAGGACCGGCGCACGGTCGATGTGAGCCCTTTCGGTATGATAGGCGAACTGATCCTCATCCAGATACCAACCGTTGCCGGGCTGACCCATGTAGATGTCGTGGGCGACGAACTCCTGCTGGAAACTGTAGTGGAGGTCCTGGACGCCCGGCCCGTAAAGTTCACCGATCAGGTAGAACGGGCGATTCTCCGGGTAGTAACGATCCTGAGTCTGTTGCCACTTCTCGTACATGTCGTTGTAGAGCCACTCCAGACGTTCCTTCATCTTGCGAAACATCTTCACGTAGAGGTTCTCAGCGTTCTCCTCGTTCAACTGAAATACCATGCCGACCTCGGCCAGACCCTTGGACGTGACGAACCAATCGCCATCCTTGTAGAGCCCATTGCTCTCGTCGGCATCGATCTCGAACTCCAAATTCGGTACATAACCGATCTGCATGTAGACGCCGTGAACCTTCTCGGTCATCACGACTTCCTCACCCTCTTGGAGGATGTCGGGGAACTTCTTGACGTTCTCCAGATCGCCCTTGAGAGTCCATCCGTGGCAGGACGCAACCGAACCTTTGAGGCAATCGGGAATCTCCGGCTCATACTTGATGATGTTGAGATCGGTCGCGAGGTTCTGACCCTCTTCAACGCTGATCCAGGGCGCGTTCATGTTGGGATCACCCAGGGGAAAGCCCTGCACGTCACCAGTGCTGACCGGAAACATAATGCCCTGGCTGATGACCCCACGCAGGGTCACCGCCTTCACGCGATTGCCCTGAGGTCCGGCGAGCAGACCCATGTTGGTCTTTTCATTCCAGAAGCCCATGCGGAGCAACCACTCTGGAACGATGGCACCCTCCGGGACGTAGACGACGAGATCGCCCGGCGCATACCTGGACGTGCCGTCCTCTTTCTTGTTGCTGATGCAGTTGTAGTCGCCGATACGGACGATATCGAGTCGATCAGCGTTCGGATGCTTCTCGACCGCACGAACGCGAACCACGGGCACTTCAAACTTCGCCATACTTGTTTCCCCTCAGTCTTGCAGAGGCACCGTGCCAGGACGCGGTCCATTCGAATCCCGAACGGTACCGTTCTTCCTGCGCTTGCCGATCTTCCTGCGCTTGCCGATCTTCCTCAGCTTGTGGATTTGCTTGCTCGGACGCTTGTTAATGGTTTGTGGATGCGGAACCTGTCCGACCCATTCGGCTGGAATCTCCACGAGCTTGCCTCGACGTTGACGGTAGTGTTTGCCGTCCTTCTCGATCAGTTTACCCATATCTCCGTCCTGTGAAGAACTCGTCGATCCGAGGCTCCACCATGTTCCGGTATTCCTCGCGCGAGTTGAAATGGACATGCAGGTGCCGACGCCGTTCGCCATTGACGGTGCGCCAACCCGTCACGCAGAACCAGCCGCACTCGGAGTATTCGAGCACGTCATCGCACTCCCGAAGCTTCTTCACGAAGTCTGGACCAGGGCGACTGGTGGAGTCGTTGTTCACAGTCAGCAGCATGTCAGTCTCCCGGCAATGGATCGTGGTGGTTTAGTGAGAACCCTTACCGACCAGGACCGTCAACCGATCCAGTTCGATCTTGCGGTTCTCTAGGGACTGCACGCCCTTGCGGGACTCTTTCATCTTGAAGCGCTTCAACGCGCCCAGGCGACGAGCCTGCTTGCGGTAGGGCATGTTCTTGGCGGCCATTATTTCTTCCTTCCCATGAGTTTGCAGTTGCCGATACGGGACGCCCGCATCGTTTGATTGTGGTGACGGTCAAGGATTGTTCGCGCCGTGGCGGAACAGAATTTGGCACACTCGAACCCATTACCGCCCGCGACCAGAAAGATACAGGTATCGGTGGTGCCAGGACGGCACACGTTCTTCACCGTATCGTCGCCGACCGGGCACAGATTTCCCTCGCCGCCGAACCAGACCTCGTTGAGGACCTCGGTGTCATCCGGCGTGATCTGAAACCCACCGTCGTCGTGCGCGGTGAAATAGACCGTGCGACCGTTGAACGTCTGGAACGCACGAGGGATATACGCACCAAGATTGGTGAAACCGAAGCCCTCGACTTTGGTCAGACTGGCGATCTCATCCTCGCGATACTCCACAACGAATTCCGACTCCTCATCCCGTTTCAGGTGAAGCGAGGACAAACTGTAATCCATGGTCACCCGCTTGCCGTTGAGACCCTTGAGGGACTCATTGATGAGAGAGTACAGATCGAATACCTTACCGCCATCACGAGGGTGCAGCGCCCACGGCCGGTTAAACCAACCGGTGAATTCGAGGCGTCCGATCAACGTGAACATCAGCGGCGTCCTTTCAGGGAGTTGTGGTGTTCCAGAAACTGCGGAGCGAACGAGAATACCTCGGCATGATTTGCCGGAATTTCCTTCATGGCCTCACGCAGCACTTCATCACGTGGGAGTTTGCAGGTGTTTTTCAAGAACGTCAGTGCCCCGGCGCACAAAGCAGCCTTGGGATACTGTCGGGTTTTCCAATCCTTGCGCTCGTAGTCGATGGCGCAATGACAGGGCATGTGAGCCTCGGCCAGGGTGGTTTGAATGAAATGCTCCGGCGTGTCCGCACCCAAATAGCCCGGCGCGGATTTGCGTCGGAACGGACACTGGTTGCAGGGAATTTTATGTTTGAGAACCGGCATGAGATCGGTAATACCAGGATTTCCCGATCTTGTCTAGGAGTTTTGGTCCCCCGTATGGGCGTCGAACCCATCTGTGCTCCGATTTGAGAAACCGGCGATCACACCAACCGCAATCCCACGGGGGAAAACGCTGGGGATATTGCACCTGCGCGAGTCGGAGTCGAACCGATCCGCTTGGGGACTCGAACCCCGCTTCACCCCAGCACCCTACTACCGTTCGGGAACTGAAACTGGTCGCCCATAGGGGTATCCATCCCCTTCCCCTGGCTTGAAAGGCCAGTGTCCTAGGCAGTAGACGAATGGGCGTCTGGTAGCTCGTACGGGAGTCGAACCCGTGTACCCGGAGTGAAAGTCCGGTATCCTAGGCCACTAGATGAACGAGCCATCGTTCGTATTCTTGGCGTCCCTGACGGGATTCGAACCCGTGATCTCCACCTTGAGAGGGTGGCATCCTTGACCGCTAGACGACAGGGACAGAGCAACAAAAAAGCCGCCGGGATTTCTCCAGGCGGCTGCGTGTGCACCAACAATGTTGGTCACATTACACAGCCTTCATCGATTCCTCTTCACGCAACAACATAGTCGTGTTTCCTCTACAAAATGGCCCAGCGGGAAGGAATTGAACCCCCGACCTCCAGATTTAACTCCGGCGCTCTACTGTCTCTGAGCTACCGCTGGTTGGCACCCCTGGAGAGATTCAAACTCCCGACCTACCGGGTAGAAACCGGCCGCTCTATTCACTGAGCTACAGGGGCGTAACCGACCAATGGGACTCGGACCCATACTAACCAGTTAAAAGCTGGTCGTCTAGCTAAGGTGCATTCCCATCGTCATGGGACAGCGAACCCTCGGCTTGTTAACTTATGATCGGGTTGATCTCGCGATCAGGACGTATTTAGTCGAAACCCCAGGGTGTGTCAAGAGTTTCTTTTCGAACGCACAACTTTTCCATTTACGAAATGCACTCCATTGAACGAGACCGACCAAATACCATCGGGATAGGTGCAGGTGTAAAAGCCATTTCCGTAGGTATAGCTGACACCCTGGTAGACCCAAGACATGCTACGCGTGGGCTTAGGCTCTTTGGGTAAGCGGTTCAGAATGAACACCGTGGTTTTCTTCTTCCCCATCACATGCTGGGAGAAACCACTGGGAATCGGCTTGTTGAAACCGTTCTTTCTGGCCTGAGTCAGGCTCTGGAATAGACCGACGTGCACCACAACCTGGGCCATGGTCCAGGAATTGTCGAACCGAACGAACTCTTCCTCGGGATGGATCGGAGCCATGAACAGGTTGAGGTCTGTCAGAGACACGTCCTCATGGACGAAATTCAAACCCGGCGTTGGAAGGTTCAGTGTGTTGATTTCGGCCGCCCGAGCCCGCGCTAGGAATGCCACGCGCCACGCCTGCCACTCCGGGTCCTGACGGGCTCGTTCGAACTCGGGCTGCTTCGCCAGCCATTCATCGCGGCGTTTGCGCTTGCTCGCCTCCCGTTCAAGCTGTTCCAATTCCTCGGACGCGGCCGGAAGAGCTTCCTTGGCCTTCTTGATCTGCGCACGCAGGTTCAGCACGGAATTCCAGGACACACCAAGACGGTCCATCAATTCCGAGTCAGATAGGTGCTCGAAGGGATTCTCGTCGGACATCCCCAGGATATATCAGAATTTTCAGAGTTCTGCAAAAGAAAAAGCCCCACCCTAGACTAAGGTGAGGCATACTCGGCCTTCGATCCATTATTCCCCGATGGGTAAGCACACCGGGTTTCGAACCTCATCCACCAACTTTCGTTGGTAGCCAAGCAAGGCCGCCCATTTATAGAGCGCTGGCATTTGCGCTTAACGTAGGCATCTTCTCCAGTTCCTGAACCTACCTGGACTCGCGAAAATCCCGATAGACCCTTTCCCTAGATGCCACCTGGACTTGGGGTCCCGGTGGTGTCCCTGAGGGACGTTGGCCTCTTTCAGCCCACGCTGTCAGCGGTCTTTCCTTTTCCGTTTCCATCAATAGGATTGGCCGTTCAAAAGCCATTGCCTACCGGAACCACCAAACACGAGCCACTGACTGTGATCCAACCGGTTGCCCGGCCAGAATACACCCGTGCTTTGCTTTCGACCTTGCGGGCCTACTAACGGTCTTTCTGGAAGCTTAGCCCGGCTACGTGACCCTCCATTTCTGGCGAGCCTTGAACAGCCGAACCTCTCCCATCAGACTGGAATCGAGCCTTCCCGCGCTAACGGTCAACCCGACCCCTTCCCTTGAGTCCTCACAGGTGGTGTTTCGCAGGAAGCGGTAGAGTGCGACCTCTACCTGACGACCCCTTTTGAGGGCCGCTTGACTACCTCACCTTGTCCTGTTTCGCACCGCTCTCACGATGCACCCTTTTGGGGCAGACCTGGGTTGTCGCGTGAGTGCTCCTCTTGCGAGGCGCGGGGTTGGTGGGGACCTTCTCCGCTTTGGCCGGGTCACCCCGGTTGTGCTGACGGCATCACGCTGCCGATCCCTATATATGCGGTTCGCTAAAAAAGGCCAAGGGATTTGTGACCGATTTTAGAATTTCTTGTGGATAACTTGGTAGCGATGTGTCGGCCGTAACCCCGACTCCCAGTTTAGTCCCAAGGCTATGAACCGAGGGCATTCAGGGCGGACCCCTAGGGGCCTCCGACACGATTACTACGTGCGTTCATCACCATTCCCGACATGTCGGGAGGCGGGCTTATATCAGAGCAAACTCAAACCGTCAAGGGGTTTTTTGATTCCAGTCGTGCGATAAAATTCGTTGACCTCGGAGATAATCCTCTGATAGCAGGCTTCGGCCTGGGCATCGCCATCGGGTCCCATTTCGAACTCTATGTAGTCCCGATCCTCCGAGGAATACCTCACATAGACGGTCGGCGGATACTGGTGCCACTCATCTGGAATCCAAGTCTTTTCCTTCGGTTTGAGTCCGATCAGGGGGCGAAAGAAATTGACAAACCAGTGATTTACCCACCACCCATGACGGTCGGTCTTGGACCAGGACACGCTCACGACGTGAAGCGGACAATAGACCTTGTTCTTGAATTCTGGAATCCGAATCAGCATGAAATCCCCCATAATCGTGGGGATCAGATGGTGCGTATTCCTGGAGAATCAAGGTGTGTGGGCCGTTGACACACGCTCCCGTTTACCCATCGGCCTTCCGTCCTCAGGTGACGAATTGATGGGCACCCACACGAGTATCGGTATTCGCCCTGGCATTCTGATCCAGGACTACTAGCCGATTGCTGCTTGGTTCAGATCACCACTGGTCTAGCGACCCTTGGCAGGCCCCGTACGGATTGCAGGCTCGCCCGGTGTATCCGCTTCGACGTGAACGCGATGACCTGAACCAAACAGCAGAAGGGACCGCGCTCTCCCCTACCAGGGTTTATTCGCCCCTCTGTGGTAGCAGATGGGCCTTTTGAGCTACCGCCTCCGGGCGCGATGCCCTCGGGCGAACCGGACTCACACCGGCATCACGGTCGTGGCGAATATATAGCAAATCTCACAGATCGCGTCAAGACTTCTTGAAAAACTCCAAAGATGCCCAATCTTTAAGAGTAAAACCAGGGGATTTCTATGGCCAAGCTTGTCACCGAAACCATGACCGTTCGCTTTAGCCGCATCGTGCGCAGCGATGACACTACCACGACCGCACTCACCAGCGATGTGCGTGAGAGTTTCCAGTCCAGTCTGAAGGACGTGTTCAACGAGGATACTGCACTGATCGTCGAGATCGAAACCGATCAGGAAAAGATCGATCCCCGTCAGCCCACCACACCACGTCCCGAGCCCACACGCAGATTACGCCGTGGTGAGGTTGCTACCGACACCAACGAACCACAGTCAGCCACGGTCGATCCCCAGTAGGTGATCCATGTCGAACTTCCTAATCGAACACCAGATCAGCTTCCATATGGTTGCGATCCTAGGATTTGCGTATCTCTGTCTCAAGCATTTCATTCTGGACTTCCCCGCACAGACCCCTTATCAATGGCGTAACAAGCACATCTACGGACATCCAGGAGGTCTGCTTCACTCCGCTCTGCACGTGTTGGGATCGTTCCTTTTCTATTTGGTCCTGATCGGACTCTCTCCAATCCAACAATATCCAAGTCTTGTTGCCTGGGCATTGATAGGGTCAGCCGTGTTCGAGTTCCTCATCCACTATCATTGTGATTGGTGGAAGATGAACCACTGTCAGAAGAACAAGCTCGATCCCAAAACTACCGCGATGTTCTGGACCGTCACCGGCTTCGACCAATGGGTCCACTACATGACCTACATCTGCCTGATCTGGTTCTGGGTCGATTATGTGCTGTTCTGGGCATCATTCCAGAATGTGACCGATCTAATGATCTTCCAACTGGAAGAACTACAGAAATCATTGGAAAATCTGTATCCCAATCAGTAAATATTTGCTGGAGGAATACCCTAACCATGAATAAACTCTGGAGAAAACCAAGCAACTAGGGAATCCACAAGTTTCTTGACTTGTGGTTCTCCAGCGTTTATAACCGCTTGAGGAGAAACCACAATGTCTGAGAAGCCGAAACCCGTGTTCGAGATGCCCACCGACCAGGAACTCCTGGAAGTCGGCGATCTCGTCGCGAACGCCAAGACAGACAAATTCTTCGAAGAGGCGGCTCGTGCGAATCCGATGCTGAACAAGCATCGTACGCTGCTGCTGAACGCGGACTATCAGCCTCTGAGCTATTGCCCGCTGAGCACCGCACCGTGGACGCAGATTTTCTTCTGGATCGCCAAGGGTGATTCTCGTGTGAAAGACGGTGGTAAGTCCATCATCACGGTCCTGGACGTGTACGAGGACATCAAGGTCAACGGAAAGTATCCGCTGCCCAGTGTGGTCGCGTTCACCGAAATGGTGCCGCTGCCGGTGATGGTGCCGTTCACGAGGTTCAACATTCTGCTTCGTGACGACTTCACCTGCCAGTACACCGGGAAGAAACTCCCGGCGAACAAACTGACGTTCGACCACGTCCACCCGGCTTCTCGTGGGGGTAAGACCTCCTGGGACAACATCGTCATGGCCGACCAGGACGTGAACGAGGCCAAAGGCGACCGTGTCCTGAATAAGGATGGGACGCTCAAGGTCAATGTGAAGGGCAACCCGGTGACGCTCAGGCTGATCCGCCCGCCCTACCAGCCTTCCGCGTATGAACTGCGCGAGAAGGGAAAGAAGTATCCGCCCAGGTTTCTCCATGACTCCTGGCGCGACTACCTCTACTGGGATACCGAACTCGAAAGGTAGGGAAATCCTGGAGGTCCTTAACGGCCTCCAGGATTTTAGAACATGAGCACAGTCAATTATCTATTGGAACTCTATAGGGCTCCATATCTCGTCCAGGATCGAATCAAAAACATCCTGAATCAGCATCCCGAACTCCTCGTCGATCTGGAAGTCGGACGCAAGGTGATTCCCTACCGCAAACCTATTTCGGATTTCCAACTCCGCATATTGGAGTGGGTGGACCCGAGGGGGCTCTTTCTCAAGGAACTTCTCGTTCTGGAAACCCATGAGGTGTGGACGTGGGATGAAAACTTCAATCTGATGTGGATGGCCGAGGCTGGCAGAAAACGTCAGATCGAAATCGTCGCGATTGCTGAATCAATGTCTCCCTCTCTCCGTTATCCGTACGCCCCATTATAATCGAAATCCCTTGAAACTACGAGGAATCAGCCATACCTGAGGGATATGGCGTTCGATGATCTTCGCGTAGGTCTGGAATACGAATTCATCGCGGTTTTGAACCTGGACAATATCCCTGAGGATATTTGCCGGTATCATCGCGTGCGTAGTTTTACTGCCTATGAATTGAGCAAACTCTATCAGGGCCTGGACAAGAACTCGGATGACGATCAGTACAAATCGCGTCTGTCCGCGTTATCCTTGTTTGACTCGTATCGTTCGGGCAAACGCTTCCTGGATGTGAACGAAAAAACCGCCGTCCGTCAAAATACTCCAGGCCGTTATATGGCCATGGCAGGAGTTCCCGATTGGGCGCAATTCTATCGCTACCGCAACGGGGAGTTCCTGGATCGAACCGAAGAGATTCATGCGCTGCTCGCGAACAACCAGGACCTCGATTACATCGCGAAGAAGCTGAACCCGCTCTTCATGAAAATCCCTTTCAACATGGCAGAGGATCACAAACAGTATCATCTGTTCGGGAACTACGCGATCAATGCGGCGGCCGACAAATTCGAAAAGGTCATCGGTCAGAGAATCACTCGTTGCATCACCGGAAATCGTCGCCGCCGTATCAATTGGGAGGCAGGCAAGAAAAATCCTGGCTGGTACATGAAAGAGGAATCGCTCGATCTGGACGGACTCAACTGGCACACCGCCAATGGCCTGGAACTGGTCACTCCTCCGTGTCATCCTCTGATCTCTCAGGTCTATTCGAAGATGATCCTACGTGCTCTGGATGAGCCCACGGAGGAATTCAGTTTCCTGACCCAGGATGATTGCGGTATTCATGTGAACATCTCTCATCCCGACTATACCCGTGATGATTACTCCCCCTGCTACATCGGTCTGATGTTCGATGATCTCTCGTTCATGAAGCAGTTCGGTCGCCTGGATGAGCACAACAAGGACAATCGCAGTCAGGTTGAGAACACGATCAAGCGTCTGTGCAATTACGATTACATCTGTCTGGACGATCTCGACACCGATAGGGGATTCCGTTTTGTCTGCGATATGATCGATTCCAATGCGGATCGCCACGTCAATCGCAGCATCGAGTACGAGAAGATAAACACCTACTGCTACCTGGAACATCGCTCTGGTGGGGGTAAGGATTATCAGAAGAACCCGGATGGTCTGAACGACTACATCCAGGCCCTCTGTGAGTTCACCCTGACCTATCCCGACCGCTGGGAAAACATCGCGTTCAAGGAACGTCTGCGCGAGGTTATGGTTCGGGCTGGGGCTAAGCAGACCGTCAACTCCCTAGCAAGGGGCTGGATTAGACCCTAAATACGGGTATGGCCCGTATGGTTCATCGTCTAACCGATCCGAACACTGCCGGAGGTGCTGTCACCCAGGCCGTGCTCCAACAGACCGTATTCGCGAACAATCTCCTGGTCCGGGTGAATGGTTCGTGTGTGACCGCGCACCCACCTTTCATACCACCCCATGCTCCGACTTGTCTGCCGAAGACCGCGAATGGCGCATTCACGGTGCTGATCAACAACATCCCGGTAAACCGCCAGGGAGACCCTGATACCTGTGGTCACGCCAGAGCGGCCGGGTCTCCGAATGTATTCGTGACATGACCGCACTTCCAATAGATCAATCCCCACTCCTTCGCAAAGCCGTGGAGATCACAAAGGGTCTGAATGATGGCGTGACCATGATCAAGAACCCCGTGAGTACGGCATCAACCGGAAGCATGGTGAATTCGGCTCTGGCGAGAACAACCGATCCCACCGTCACCGATGCACTGACTTCGTTACAGGCGCAGATCGGTAGTCTGCAAACCCACACGAATCGACTCGTCTTCGGGGATGCCAGTGCGAGTCCCACTCGGGGTGGATTAACCCGGAACATCGGTCAGGCACTAGCCGCGATTGACCTCAATGACACCCTGAATATCCAAACCGCATCTGCGACGGTGCGGACCGTCGATCCCTGTGCTCTGATCCGGGATTTCCTCGGTCGGATTCTCGGTGCAGGTGCAGCCCTTCTCCGGGCTATCCAATCCCTGTTGCAGCCAATCCTCAATCTGGTCGGAGACCTCACCAATGCACTCACAGCGGTGCTTGGACAGATATCAAGTTTAGCCAGTCAGATACTAAATCTGATCGCGAACGAGATCGCCACGTTCTTGGAGTGGATCGCTAAGCAGATCAACTTCGGATTGGCCCGGTTCCTGTCGCGGTTGAACCTGCCCAGAAACGCCTGTGCCGCACTTGCACTTGGTGCAGTTGCCACACCCGCGCTTATTGCGATTCTCGATAGTTAGCGCCACTCCGGCAGCACTCCGTGCTTGAGAAACTTTTCGATGGCCGGACCCATCAGGGTGTAGGACTTGTAGTTGGGTTCGACGATATCCAGAATCACCTCGTGTAGTCCTTCATGTGCCCACGCGTAGTGCTTGGCTGCGGCCTGCACCAATGCAGCGGTTTGTCCATGAAAGTACCAGACACCTCTGTAATAGTTGACTCGAACCCAGCCATGTTTGAAGACATCATCGATCCGCGCATTAGGCTGATTCACTTCCGCACGAGTCATGCCAAACCTCGTCGGATTCGCCTTGACGAGGTCCCAGTGTTCGTTCTTTCCGAATTCCGCAGTGACCTCTTGCTCGGTCTTAGGATGAAACCACGAGAACGAGCCTGCGACCTCCATCAGCACTGATTCGTTCGTGCGACGATACGGCTTGAGCAGGTCTGGTTCGATCACCTTCCAATTCCTCGTGCTCACACTGATCGAACGAAACTGGCCGTGCACGGCCATCGGGATGTGCTCCCGATGTGCCTCGTATTCGGGTCCATAGCTCTTCGGGAACATTCCCTTGAAGGGACGCAGACACAACGCGACCGGGATCACTTTACCTCCGGCGTTCCACACGGCTGCTGCTCGATGACGACCTTCGTGGCCGGAGACCTTACCGAAGGTGCCCGCTGGCGGCTCAATGTCGATGCGCAAGAACGGACCGACGATCCGTCCCCACTGATAATCTTTATCCTGTGAGGTCTTGCCCTGATTGACCTGGGACGCGTATTCACGCTCATCGCCCATGCGGTTCCAGTGATTGTAGGAATCCAGCGGATGAGCCTGCTTGCGGAAGACCGTCTCGATATCCGCGTCATTCGTCGTGGTCAGACGGAGGAAGTCCTGCACCGGCATCTGCACGATGACCTGACACTTCTGTCCCACAGCGTTCTGTCGCATCGAACTCGTATACGAGAGTTGTTGTGGACCCGGCTCCTGCACACGAGGATGGTCCTCATGATGACGATCCTCTTTCAGGCCCAACTTTATGAGATTCTGCGCGATCAACTTCTTCGGCGGTTCTGGGCGCTTCTTCTTGCGCACGGGCTCATCGTTGACGATCTCGTAATACTCACTGAGTTCGTTCTTCTCCAGATGCTCGGCCGCAGCAGACTCCTCCGGTGGATTGAACCCACCAACCTCTTCTCCCTGGAACACCAGCGGAAAATCCGGCAACACCTCGATGTGCTCCGGAGCGTTGTAACTCAGAGTGACGTGCGGGATGTAGCTGGGAAACTTCCAGCCCAGCTTATACTTCTCGCGAAGCAGCTTATGTCGGTAAGCGAGTTCAGGCCGGTCGAATGCCAGGACCAGAACTTCGCGGTTCTCGCCGAAGTGCTTGAACTTGAACAATCGCGGATCGATCTCCAGCGGCGGCTCATAGGCGAGCGGTGTGATCTTGATCTCACGCTCTTCCGAGTAGACGACCGTACAGTGAAGCTCCTCTTTGGGAGTCGGATTCGGGATACCCTGCTGGGTCATCCACTCAATCAGGCGATCTGCGCAATCCTCTGTGAGTTTGGCTCCGACAAAAGTACCTGCATTCCCCATTATTCTTCTTTCCAACCCCAAATATGGTGGGGATTTGGTTCTGAGGCAAGCGTTACTTTTTCAAACCTTGAACCTGAAATCCCATTGCGGCGAGCGCCTTCACGCCCTCCTCGACCTTCTTCACGCTGACCCGGACGAATTCGGCCGCATCCTTGTTGAGGGCGGGCTTCTTGTCCCGAACCGGAACCTTCTTCTCCGGAGTCAGACTTCCCGAACGCATGCTCGCGGACTTGGCCGGGGCATCGGTTTTGACCGCAGGCTTCCGCATCTCGCCCGGTGCGCTCTTGGAGGTCTTGCTGGACTCCGCAACCTTGGGCATGACGTTCTGATTGAGAACCGCCTGGAGTTCCGGAGACAGGGTCTTGGCGTTGTTACGGACGAACTGCATGATCTGCATGGCCGGTTCGATCCGGCTGAGATCGTTCGGGTTCTTCATGATCTGACGCGCAGCCATGCCGAGCTTCCGATCATAGATCGCGTTCATCAGACCCGCATTGAGCAGTTTCAAAACAATACGGATCGTCTCACGACCCATCAGAGCGCTCTCACCCAGGCCGGGACGGTACTGACTCGGGCTACCCACAGCATCCCTAAGTTCTTCCTCGTCGTCACCACCCAATGGATCGACCGTGCTCAGACCCTTGGCATTGAGCTTCTCAGCTTTCTGCTGGAGCCAAGCGACAATCTCCGGACTGTTGCGGAGCTTACCCGCTGCCCACCGACGCAGTTGCCGGGCAAGTTGTACCGCTTCGGGATCGTTCATCATGTTCTTGAACGCCGTGGCGTCGTGGACCACACCGACTCCACCCGTGCCCACGGCCATGCGCTTGAACGTCTGCACCAGTTGCTGGTAGAGATCAGGGCGCTCCGTCTTGAGATCGGCGTAGAGCTTCTGACCCACCTTGGGGCCGGACATCTTCATGAGGAACTCGGCCACCGCATCGGTGACGCCTTCCTGGACCTTCACAGCAGGCTTCTTCGGCCGATCCTGGGTCTGGTTGTGCTTCTTCGTAGAGGGCTTCCCGACCTTCCCCCGAGTCTCCTGGACCGCACGCGGATCATCGTTACCATCGTCGATGGCGTTCTCATCCTGATTCTCGTTGTTACCCTGACCGTAGCGGCGCTTTGCGCCTGCGGTCCGAGCCTCAACGAAACCGGGCTTTTTCACCCAAACACCACCACTATTGTAGTTGGCAATAGGCTTACCTTCATGAATGAAACTATCGCCGTGAACGGAATCTTTGCGAAACTGAGCAGCAGGCCACAATTTCTTAACCGTGTTCTTCCACTGCTCGTATGTGATTTTGGAAGGTCCTGAGAATTTAGTATTTGAATTTCCTTGATTGAAATTATGAGAAAATTCTCTTGTGCTTCCAGGCATACCACGCAAAGCGTACTCGTCTGATTCCTTCATCTTGACCGGTGCGGCTGGGCCGCCGTTATCGACCATGCCCTTGGGCTTCTCGGTCTGCTTGACGTTCTTCCGTGCGGGACGATCACCCAGGCCCTTGGCCCGAACCTCGCGGGATTTCCGCTTGTGGTTGTCCGGGGTGTGGATGTTGTCGTAGCTGGGGGTCTTGACCTCGCCCGGAGCGTGAGCCCGCCCCTTGGAGTTCTCCAGAACCAGACGAAGAATATCGACAGCTTTTACCATGGTGTATCTCCCGTAAATCACACGTATTTACGGAAGATACGCCTGGGTCAGGCCGGGCTAGAGGCGACAGGCTTGAACGACGGTGCGATTGCCGTCCTTGACCCACTCCGGAAGTTCGTCGAACACACCGTTTGCGTGCCACTGGCCGTCATGCAGGTAGATCACGGCGTGCGCGAGTTGGCCCTGAGCCTTGAACGAGCGCACGTCCACGTCGGTGCCATTCGGGAATGGAACCCGATAGAGGCAGGACTTTTTGCCCTTAGTCGGGCCGGTGCCGCCCTTGCAGCCACGACCCTCGGGGTTCCAACGGGGGAATTCACGCATGTCGGTTCCTCTCCCGCAATTCGGCGTTTTCCCGCATCAATTCGAGCATTTTCGTTGCGCGTTCATCACCCTCGGCCGAGAGTGCCAAAAGTTGTTGTTCCTCAGATAGGTTGTAGCAACCATCGAAACGGTTGCTCCCGGTATATTGGCTGCATGGATTGCGGGAAACCACACCACAATGTTTGCAAGATTCGCTCATGCGGGGCGCTCCTAGGTGTTGCCGGACCAGGATTGGAGGCCCTGGGCCTCGACCACATGTTTGGCATCGACATAAGCGCCATCACCAACCTTGATCCGGTCGGCCGCCATTTTGATGGCCTCTTGCAGGTCAATATGACCTTCGAACTCGGCCCGACCACTGGGACGCTCGTCGTGGGTCCAGCCAGTGACCAGAGTGTATTCACGAACGGTGTAATAGGGCATGGGTCCTCCTGATGATGCGAAGTCTAGCAGAAACCCCAGGAATTGTCAAGCAAATTCAGGAGTTTTCGACTCCAGCATCTTGACGGCATCCCGTTTGGCCTCGGAGAACCGAAATCGCCCATAGGGGCTCTGGAGGGTTCGGTCCCATAGAGCCGCCGCCGTCCAACGTTGCTCATGCTTGTAGACCTGGACCACGTTGGTCCCATCAGTCACATGATAATCACCCGGTCCATGACGTTTGACCTTGAGATTCTTCATGACCATAGTACCCCAAATCCAACGCCCATCGATCTGATGTTTGACTTTGAGCTTCATAGACCGCGCTCTACTCTAAGCCGAGCGCCCGGCGACTCACCGCGATGGCGGCCTGTGTCCGGCGGATTTCGTCGTTGATAGCGGCGTCCAGGAACCGGACTGCCACTCGCTTGGCCCGGATGAACTTCTGCTCGGAGCCAACCTTGGTGCGGTCCCACTGGGCCTGAGCCGACCACTTCCGGGGTCCAACCTTGGTGACCTCGACCACATACTGGCCGTTGCTGACGGTGTATTCGCCCGCACCGATGCGCTTGACCTTGTTCGCCATTACGCAGCCTCCTGATTTCAATGAGGAGTCTACCAGAAACTCAAGGATTTGTCAAGAATTAGTAGGCGTGCGGAGTCACTCCGATACTCCGATAATACCGATAGAGTCGCTCCTCCACCCACTGACGGAAATCCCGGTCCTCGGGATTAAATTTAACACCCTGCTCCCCGAGCTTCACGAATGCCTTGCCCAGGATGTAGAGGGAGTCGTGCTTGAATTCTTGGGCCGAGATATCGGTTCGCTCCGGTTGGAGCCCGTAAAGCCCGCCCGGTGGGTCTGGAAGGACTTCCTCTAGGGCCTGGGTGCTGGCGGCCTCGGCCGGGGGCATGACCACAGCATACCCGCAGAACGCCATGGTGAAGGCCCAGGCCGGAATAATCACCCAATAGGGCCACATAGAGTGGTGGGGCATCACAGCGGATACCGGTAAAGGATCGGTCGGTCGTCCTCGGATTCGTACCACCACGTGTCGTCCTCGTAATCGTCGGGATTGATCAGTTTACGGAATACAGCCTCACCCAAGAGCGCGTTGTAGAGAGGGAACGACAGGAGAAACTCCTGATCGCTCATGTCCTGGAGCCGATGCAGGTCGGATTCGAGAATTCGGGTAGCATCCTCTCCCTGAACCCGGCTCAGATTCCGCTCAACCTCACCGATCTGGTAGTCGTGCTGCACAGCCGCATTACGTTCGACCTTCGTGATGAGATCGAGCAGTGCCTTGTCGGTCAGATCGTTGATCTTCTGGACCGAGTTGTCATCGCCATCACGAACAAAATGTCGATCATCAGGACGCTGAAACATCAGGCGCTCGCGAATCCGCGATAGAACATGATCGGTTCGTCCGGGGAATCCGACATGGTGCCGAACTCGCGGCACTCATGATAGGGGTCCATCGGAGTGTCCACTTCCAGCACATACAGGCTCTGGCCTTGGTGTTCGAACATGTGGATGATCTTGGCCTCGTGCAAGCCACGGGCATTTTCGACATCCGGGTTGCCCAGGTGAATCCACGCTGTATCCCCGACTTTGAAGCGCCCATCATCCTTGGGCAAACTGAACGGCATAAATCCCTCTCATTCCGGCGCGGGTATGTCGAACCACAGAGTCGGACCCCCACCGGGTAACGCCAACTCGTAATCGTCTAGCTCGTCGGGAACCCCGTAATAGCTCTCGGAGTATTCCAGGTATTTCCCCTCGTTATGCCATCTGGTGATGCGGGGGTTGGTTTTCCAGACCAGAAACATGGCGGCGTCGAGCTTTCCCTCGATACCCTCGGCCCAGTCCGGAGCCCAACACAGAATGCGGCGATCCTTAGGCGCGGACGCGATATTCCGCCATTGGCTCATTTCACCGTCACCATCACCGGCCGGACTCGCCAACCGTCCTTTCGGGCGCGTTTCCATCCGGCGCGATTCTCATCATCGGCCAAACTGAACGGGTTCTCCTGATAGTAGGAGCCCATTTCCTTCCGCACCAGTGTGGCCGTCCGGTTCAGTGCCTCGATCTTGCACCCGTTGACGGCCGCGAACATCCCCCGCAATCGGCTCATGACGTGGTATCGGTGGGGATACCCATGGCGACCTTCTGCTCCGGGGTGATATCACTGACCCGGCGCGTGCCCGTGCAGTGCCAGGACTTGTCTGGGTTGTAATGGGTGCAACCGAGGAACCAATGCTTGCCCGGCCCGCCCTGGCGGGCCTTCATCAGGGCTCCGCACTTCGGGCAATGAGGACCGTCAACGACTTCCTGGAAGAGTTCACGCGCACGCTCGCGCAGATTGATCAGGGCGGACTTCGTGCGGAACACCCGCTTCTCAGCCGCCTTCACGGCGTAGCCAGTAATGTCGTCCTTGAGAACCAGACGGATCGCGTCCTCGCCGGAGTCGCGGCTCACGTTGGTGCGCAGGTCCACGCTGGAATAGACCTTGACCGAATAGGGAAACGTGCGACCACCCTTGGTGGCGACCTGACGGGTCCAGATAGCCTCCCAGGACGTGCTCTCGTCGGCACGGACGAAACCCATGTCATGCTCCAGGACCGCCTGCATCTGGCTGATCTGGATCGGAACGTAACGGGTGCCTGTGGCCATCGGTGTCCTCCTGATGGCCGTTTATACCAGATATTGTGAAAAACGTCAAGGAAATAAATAGAATACCATGAAGTTATTCGAACTCACCCGTCCTCAGCGGTTCAACCAGATCGACCAGCGTTTGATTGACGCCGGATACCAGGGGTTGGGCCAGGGATTCCATGGTGCGGTTTGGCAAAAACCCGGCGCGAAGTATGTGCTCAAGGTGTTCGCGACCTATGACAACTGCTACTTCGAGTTCCTCAAGGTGGCACGCGCCAACGCGGACAACCCACATATGCCCCGCATCATCGGGAAGCTGGTTTGGCTCAGTGATGCCTACGTGGCTCAACGCCTAGAGCCGCTAAAAATAAGGGAGATTCCGTTTCCTCTCTACAACTTCATCACGTCCTACTATGACGCGCTCGAACGGAAACGACCAGATCGTGCGGAATTCATAATTGAGCACCACGCAGAGTGGACTCAGAAATTCCCCAAAATGGTCGAGGCGCTTAACCTGATCTATTCGACCAAACAAGCGCCTCGCGCACGCGGATGCATGGATGATTTCAAGGACGCCAACATCCTATTCCGAGGCGAAACCCCGGTGTTTACTGATCCTCTGGCGTGATCACGTCCATGAGGGCTCGAAGCTCCTCATCCGTGGGCATAGGAGTGCCGAAAGCCATCGAGATACCCGCGTGGATCGCCTTGATTCGGGAGAACAGGTCTCCCTCTTGATAGCGGCTGATGATGGCTCCGGCACGAACCAATTCAGCCTCAGACGGGTTCAACGGGCGTTCGGCATAATCACACATCAATTCCCCCAAATGCTGAACCGATGTCATCGAGATCGATCTGCTTGATCCCGGTGAAATCCGGGCTGCGCTTCTCACCGCGATAACCACGGGGATTCGTCACATAACGCACCCCCTGATCGACGAAATCATACAGGAAATGGGTGTGCCCGTAAACCCAAATCTTGATTTTCTTCGCCGTATCCGCCTTGACCACGCGTTGCATTTCGGTATTCGCATAGGACCCGTTCAAATACCCCCAACGGTGTGAATCAGGAACGATTCCTTTGAGGTTGGGGATGGTATGGGTAATGACGAGGATTTTATCCACCGCCTCATCAGATTGGGCTGCTGTGACATGAGCCACAAGCTGATCCGCATGCGACCGAGCGAGTTTGTCCGCATACCCATCCGGATCGAAACGGATGCAGGTAGCATCGTTGGAATCCGACTTCCAGTACATGTGCTGCATTTCACGAGACAGAATCTGATTGCCTTTCCAGTCGTACCAACCATTCGCTCCGATCACCAGGGTCGAGCCGAAACGAGCCGTGATCTCACCATCCAAATAGGTTACCCCAGGGGTTTCCGTGGCGAACTTCCTCAACTCGTTCATGTTGCGGCCGACCGTGCGAGAATGGTTCTGATAGCCCACGTAGTGCTCGTGGTTGCCATCAACGAACAGCACCGACTCGTAATAGGCTCGGGCCTCTTTCACCACTTCTATAGTGAATTCTGGACGGTTCGAGGAATCCCCCGCGATCACCAGGACATCGGACTTCTTCTGTCTCGGCCAATTATAGAAGGTCGGATCACCGTCACGCCACGTGGATTGGGTCGAGAACGGATCATTCATTTCGACGTGGAAATCACTGATAAGATCGAATTTCATACAAAAATCCCCCAACCTATATAGGCTGCTGGGAGACAAATGGAAAGGGCGGCCGAAGCCGCCCTTTCACCCTTTTCCCGACGCCGAGGCGCTGCTTACTTGTTGTTGCCGCGCTTGTGAGTCGGATTGATGACCTTGTCCTCAGCCGGAGCCGCCGACGCCGTCTGCACGGCATCCTTCACGGAAACCGCCGACACCTGAACCGTGCCGCCGGTCAGATCGCCGCAGTCGAAACCCTGCGCTTCCAGGGCGACCACGTTGCGACCATCGTTCGCCTGACAGGCGATGCTCATCGCGGCCTTGTCCAGACCGGACTTGGCGAACTCGCGATACCACTTGAGGTTCTGGCAGTTCTCATCGGTGTAGGTCGAACCGATGGTGACGCCGACCGTGAACGACATCGCGCCGAAGCCCGCGCCGCCACTGATCGAGCCCATGCAGGTGTCCTCGCTGGCGACGATGGGACTGTTGTAGACCGGCACCGCGTTGGCGGCGGCCTCCACGTCGGCCCCTTCGACGTTCACCGACACGTCGTTGTTGTTGGTGTCGGAGTTGTTGTTGGAGTTGGACTGGTTCTGGTTCTGGCCGTTCACGTTGGTGACGACGTTCGAGTTCGACTGGGACTGACCCTGGCCCTGGGTTTGACCCTGGCCCTGGGTGTTCGTGTTGGTGTTGTTGGCGTTGTTGGTGTTGGAGTTCGTGGCGTTTCCGCCCTGACCCACACCGATTCCCACGCCCACGCCGACACCGACACCAGTGCCGCCCTGGCCGCCCGCACCACCCTGACCACCAGCGCCGCCTTGGCCGCCCTGGTTATTGGTGGTGTTGTTCGTGGTGTTGGTCGTAGTATTGCAGGAGTTGTTTCCGCCGTCACAACCATTGTTGTGATGGTTGCCTGAGGCCATTGCCGGGGTAACCGCGAGGGCACCCAGGACCAACATGGCCGAGAAAAGAATACGCTTCATTTGCTTGCGCTCTCCATTCGGTTACCCACACAGCGTGGGCCAGCAGAGAATACCCCAGGGTTTTTCTCCTGTCAACAAACAAATCAGGGGTTTACCATACTTTTTTCGTGACACATATCACACAGTATTCGGGTTTTCATTTTAACCTCCCGGAGTCCTAAATACCTGGGAATCTGGGAGAAAACAGCTATGGTCGATCCAATCAGTGAGGTTTTGAGGCATGAGGGTGGGTATGTCAATCATCCCAATGACAGAGGTGGGCCGACAAATTTCGGAATCACCCAGAAAACCCTGCGGGAATGGTTGCATCGTCCGGCCCGGATTGACGACGTAAAGAAGCTCACCGAGGGTGAGGCTCGTGAAATCTATGAGAAGCGATACCTGACGGACCCACGCATCCACACCCTGCCGAATCCCCCGATGACCCTGATCCTGGACATGCGGATCAACCACGGGCCACGTAAGGCGATCCGGATCATGCAGAGGGTGATCAACCTCGCAGGGTTTGGTCCGGTCGATCAGGACGGCATCCTAGGTCCGCAAAGCCGTGACCGTGCGATTGCCGCCCAGCAGGCGATGGGTCCATACTTCCAGAACGCCATCGTGGACGAGCGCATCAAGTTCTTCCAGCAGATCGCCGCGAATGATCCGAAACAGCAGGTGTTTCTGAAGGGCTGGCTGCGTCGTGCGGAGCGGTTCCGCCTACCGGTACCGCCGAGGGGCTAAGGATGAAGCTGACCGACCTGCACGAGAGTATGCCACGCACCCTCTACCATGGCACCACACTGGATGTGGCGCGTGATCCCAGTGTGCAGCGATGGGGATTGGAGCCGCGTGTGGGTGATTTCGTCCAGGACGCGTACGGATTGGGTGGAGAAGCGGATGCCCGAGAGATGGGCTATTACCCGTTGGTGTTCGCCGCCGATAAGCCCGAGCTTGGCAAAGCCCTGAATGCGATTGTCCATCACGTTGCGACGAAACTCGGAAAGCGCACGATCACCCCGCAAGAATTCCTGAATCACGGCGCATTAGTCGTTCTAAAGCATGCCGAGGACGATTTCAAACATCGTGATCCCGACGATTATGATAATGAGGATGGCGGCGGTGGCGTCGAGTCGGGAGACTACTATACGGATCGTCGTCAACAGGGTGATTTCATCCTGACCGGGTCTAAACTAAAGCGTGTCCTGGAGCGTCTCGGATTGTGGCCCTACTCGCATGGTCAGATCGATTGGCCCGAGCAGGTTCACGATGAGGGATTCCCAAACCCTCGACATGGTGGTCACACCAAGTTCAAGAAGGTCGCTCCCGTCGCATCCGAGAATCCCTTGTTCGTCCCGTTCAAGCGCAAGGTGGCCGAATCACTCACTGAGGAGGTTCGTGTTGCGACCAAGTTTTGGTTCAACGTTCGAACCAAGCAGTTCGTACCATGGACCGTTCGTTTCAGTAATGTCGATTCAGGCGGACCCCACCATGATGAAGCTTTAATGGCTGATCCCGCCAAGTTCGGACTGGATTATCGGGAAGGTAAAACCGGAGCCGACTATTCCGTGGAGGCCGCCGAGGATGGTTGGGTTCGTGGAGTTATCAAGAGTCGGGGTGATCTTTATCTGGATTCCAACAACAAAGTCGAAGCTCAGGCTACTTTACGCTACCTTATCAGTCGAAAACTGATTGATCGCAGAACCATCGATAATCTTCTCGTGGATATGGCGGATGTAGGTAGCATGCTTTATCGGTCGCCAGGAGAGATCAGTCAGTTCCTCAGTGAAAGCGACATCAATCCGAATATCACCAAGTTCTGGTATCACGCCAGGAGTGGTAAGCTCGAACAGTGGCACCCATTCCTGAATGATACTGCCGACATCTATGCGGAACCACATCACGAGCAGAAGCTCTTTGCGGAACCTGACAAGTATGGGATCAAAGCCCCTGAAGGGGTAGACCTGGGCGACCTCATGGATGAGGAACGTTATCGTCAGGCTTACGAGAATGGTTGGACGCGCGGTTCCATCGTGGGCTCGAAACTGATGATCGATGCCCCCACGATGTTGGATGCCCAGGCTACGATTCGTGCTCTGATGAACAAGCGTATGATCGATCCTCGCGAAACCGAGCGTGTCAACATCGGTATACAAGGAGAGTTCCACAAGGGTATCACCCTGGACGGGTATGCCGCACTCACCAAGTTTCTCCGGTCCGGCATCAATGAGGGACAACTCAACGAGGTCCATTACCAGGACATGTTCCCGGAGCGCTTCGAGGCGTTCCATCGCAAGTATCGCAACATGGTCCGCAAGAAGGAAATCAATCCGGAGCACTACTACGTGCAGTTCCGGAATTTCCGGAACGACAAGCTGGATCGCTCCGCCTATGACAAGCCCAATCACACTGACCCCATGGGAGTCTATGGTTACCCTCTGAAGTATGTGCTGCGGCATCCCGCCGACATCTGGTATGGGGCTGCGGCCCGCTACGTGCGTGTGCTCCAGAACACTGCGAGGAATCCACTTCGTCTAAAAGAGTTGAACAATCTCGGTTGGGGTCGTGTCCGCAACATGCTGTGGCGGATGGGTCTCAACGTATCCGATAAAGACCTGCGCTGGATCAAGCGTAACTATCAGTGGACCGGCAAGTATGCCCCAGTAAACACGTTCATGCGGGCATTCCAGATCAACCACGAGGGTGAAACCACCGAGGACGGCTGGGGCACCAAGAAGTGGCCCATGCGCTCGGCCAAGGAACAAACTCAACTCTTGCTGAAGGCTGGATATGATGCGGTAATCGATGAGGGGACCGGCGCGATCAATGAGCGAGAGCCCGAGCAGATCATCTTCTTGACCCGCGCCAGCTTCAAAGTGATTGAGACCTATGATTTACGTCCGGGTCGTGGTGAGGCCGATCACATGACCATCAACCAGCCCGGTCATAACAGGGAGTTTATTAGGAAGTTTGCCCGGAAGATCGCGAACGCCCTGGATGACAAACTCACCGACAAAACCGAAACCTCGAATCTTATGGGCTGGGCCTATCTCTGGACCAAAGCGGGTCGTCGTATCGAAATCCAGATCGAACGCCCCAACAACTACTATAATCAACGTCCCGCCATGGAGAAGCCTCACAAGTACGACCGCAAACACACCAATCACGTGATTGAGGTGAATGTCCGTACGGAAGTTGGTGATATTGAGGTGAAAGAGTACAGTGGTTCGGCTCGTCTGGATCAGATCGTCTCGGACATCGTTCGTCGTTTCGAGCGTCTCAAGGGAGAGCAGAAACAGACCTATTGGTCTCCTGAAGATCGCGCCATGTTCCTGAAGAAACGTGCGGAGGAGCAGCACGAGGCCATCGGAAATCGCATGCGTGCCGAACACGATATGCCTCCGATTCGGTATGCCGAAATGAAGGCGATGGAGCAGCAGGGTCTCAACGTGTATGGGATTCCATTCACCAAAGCCAGAATGTTGCATTGGAAAGAACTCTGGAAGTCCCACAATATGAACCAACAGGTTCAGGGTCTACCCAAGATGCCACTGAAGCAGTTCATCGCCCAACAGGAAGCCGAGCACGAAAGCCTCAAGCAGGTAGTGGAAAGTGCAGACCTACCCCAGCAGTATAGCTTCCATAACGATGTGACCGGTCACCACCATGGTCAGACCGATGGGACCATCTATTTCTACGACCGCTCCACCGCCGGGGACCTCTGGCCACCCAGGCGGGTTGCGGGTCGTCTGAACTGGACACAGTATCAGGGGAAAATTTTCATCAACTATATACAGGTGGAACCGGAGTTCCAGCGTCGTGGAATCGGCACCGCATTGGTCAAGGAATTGCAGAAGGAGTTTCCCCAGGAGAAGCTGGTCTGGACCAATACCACACCAGAGGGGACCGCTCTGAGGAAATCACTATCATGAAACTGAACGAACTCCGTATCCTCAAAGAGATGACCGTGGCTCAAGCCGTGGAGGTTTTCACCAACGCGGGTTTCGATCCCCAGGGCAAGACCCCGGCCGATATCAAACGGGCCTACCGCAGAATCATCTTCCATAACCATCCGGATCGCGGTGGCAACGAGGCTCTGGCCAAACAAATCAATCAGGCATACGGATTGATCAAGGATGGAGTCCACAACGAGACTACACCGAATTCCGAATATTGGAACTATCCGGGTGGTCGTCCATCCGATCCCGGCAAGAAGAAAGCCTGGGATGATTTTTGGCGTGCTGCGGATGCCCGTCGTGAGCAGCAGAACCGTGAGCGTGAGCGGCAAGAGCAAAATGCCGGGTGGGCTCAGGCTGGACATTCCGGAGGCATGCCAAACTCCTCCCACATCTACCGTCAGGACTACACTGACATGAACTTCATCAAGAAGACCATGTGGGAGAAAGCCGGGAAACACACCAACGAGGAATGGACCATTCAGGGCTACGATGGGGCGTTTTTCCGCAACACTCTGACCGTGTATGGTGCCTCCTCCATCTTCAAGGACATGGCCGAGGCTATGCGCGTGTGGCAGACCAAGGGTGGTAATCCCTATCGTTGTGAGGCTGTATTCGTGAGTCCGCGTCGGGGCAAGGACCTCTATCTGATTTGGGTTTCCAACCGGACGCCTGAGGGTATTGATCTCTCAAAGGACCCGGTCAAACTCACCCATGACTCATTCAATCAGAATGCCCGGAATGATCAGCAGTTCATGCGCAGCCTACCGGGTCTGCTCGACAAGATCAGAGCCAAGGAAGTTCTGAACCGAGGCCAGGGTAGGACTCAGAGAACTCGTGGCGCGGCCGAGGATCATCAGGCATGAAGCTGACCGATCTGTTAGAGGCCAAGATCGAAGGTGTGGCATTCCTTTACACACCAGAGGATCGCATCATCGGAAAAGCCAAGACGGTTCATCGGGATGCCATGATCCAGGCCATGAAGGACCTTGGAATGAATCCCGAAACCGACTACGACGAGTTTGAATTCATGCTAGGGGATGATGTGATCGAGGGATTTTACACGGATACCGGAGAATTCTTGGATCGTGAAGAAGCTGCAAAAGCCGTTAGGCTCGCGGACTATTTCAAAGACAAAGACCACATGGTCGATACGAACTACTACGATAGTGAAGACGTATTTCATGGTCGCACCGAGATCAAAGAGGCTCAGTTTCGCAAGCCCATCATCATGTACCACGGTACCACCACACACGCCTTGCGTTCGATCATGACACATGGTGTGGTGCCGAATCCGCCTGCCAAGTATTGGGATCGCGATAAGGACCCCGGTAGTGAAGCCTTTCCAAGCCGTGCTAGTATTGGCGGATCGTATTGGTCCACCAACATGATGACCGCCTGGAGTAGTTCAACCAGCGCCATGCGTAAGTTCAACTCCTACCCGATGATCGTGTGTGCGATGATCCGGGAACAAGCCGGTCTAGCCGATGAGGATAGTCAGACCAATGTAATTCCACGTGCTTTCGCCGAGATGATTCACAAAGTGCATCCTGGTTTGGCCAGAGATGCTTATGGTGTGGCTGCGATGTACTACTATGATGATCCGCAATATCGTGAACAGATGTTAGAGGTGTTCGCCAAATCGCTTCACGATCTACTAGAAGGGACCGGACCACTCAATCGAAAGCTCACCGATATGGTGTTTGAAGCTTTCCTCATGCGTATCATTTCGCACGCCATGGAAAAATCTGCTCGCGGAAGTCTCTACGGGATCGCTTATCATCTGAGAAAGATCAAAAACCAACCAGAAATACCGCCAACGAATGTAGCCGAGGACAACTACGCCAGAGCAATTGATTTGCTCACCCGTCGCTATAAAGCCTCCGCCTACAAGCCCGAGGGTGGAGCAGGTGCTCATACTCTACGCACCGAATACGTTATCGGATTCCGTGGGGCTCAAAAGATTATCTGCATCCTCCAACTCTGGGACGAGGAGTCCAAGGCTGGTCCGTTTGACCGCCCTCTGATCCTGCACTACGGCAAGGTTCCGGATGACTTCATGGATCAGTATTACGAGCGCATCTCATCGAGTCATTTCCCCGGAGTAATGACTCCCAAGGGTGAATGGGTGATCCAACCTAGTGAACCCATCGGCCGTAGAATGGCTGCGGAAACCGCCAATCCCATAGGTAAACTCTATCCGATCATCGACAAGGGCAAAACCACCGAATTCCACACTATAGGCTACTGGTTCAAACCCAGCACTGGACAACATCTCACAGTGGATTGGGGTCTAAGTGATCCCGAGGCGGACCCAGACGCCTCACACCATTACGACGTGTTCCTGAAAAATCTCTCATTGTTTGGTGCTAACTGGAAAGCAGGTCCAGGATTCACCCGGACTGATGATGTCGTGGAATACGCAAACAGTCAGGGATGGGTGCGTGTCGGATTCAATAACCGTGGACAATTGTCCATAGATGCAGCGAGTCCCCGAGATGGTGCCTTGACCGCACAATGGATTGCTAAGCACCATGAACAACCGATCACCCAAATCGGTTTGGTAGTAGATGGGAAATGGCACGACATCAAGGGTGTAGGTGTCCAGCAGTTCATGAAGACCGGACGTATTCCACGGACCATCCAAAATCTCCGCGAGGTTGTGAGAGACGATCAGGACCACGGTGAAGCACTCCGTCAAACCGGATTTTGGGGTCGCCGTGGTGCTGGTTGCATCATAATAGCCAAAGACACGGGTCGCATCCTACTGCCGTTTCGCTCCAAACGACCACCACCCGGCCGCACCACGGGTCATGTCGAACAACCTCACACTTGGGGGACCTGGGGTGGCGCTATCGACCGGGGTGAAAACCCCATCGAGGCCGCTCAGCGCGAGGTCCAGGAAGAAGCTGGATATCGTGGTCCGGTACAGATGATCCCACTCTATGTGTTCAAGCGGGGTGAATTCCATTACTACAATTTCCTAGCTGTGGTCCAGAACGAATTCGAACCCGTCCTGGATTGGGAAACGGAAACTTCAACCTGGGTTTATCCGGGTGAGTGGCCCCAGCCGTTGCATTTCGGATTGGCGGCTCTCCTCAAGGACCCGAAATCCGCCCACACCATCCGGACTCTCCGGAAGAAGTTCATCCAGGGCAAATAGTTCAAGAATATTTTCGCCTAAATACCCGGACAGGTGAGGGTAATCGATGTGCCGTTTCCAGGTATGGGCATGCTTAGTCAGGGCTGGCAGATAGTTCAGTCCATGGGTGGGAATATCATGGGTGGAATGACCGCTGGGGAGCGTCCGGATGAGGTCGCTCAGCCGCAGACTCGTTTTGATCGTGCCATAAGCGGGATTTCCCGCCTGCCAAGGCTGCTTATGCTGTTCGGGGCCATGGCGATCATGGCTTGGCCAATCTTCGACGTGGAGGGTTTTACGGCCTGGGCAAAGGCCATTGACTTGACCCCGGAGAATGTCTGGCTGTTGATCTTCATGGTGGTCGGTAGCTGGGCCACGACCAAGGCCATGCGCGACTTCCGTGGAAAGACCCGGAAGGGGCTGCGGATCGGGACCGGTCAGGAATCCGGATATGGTCGGATGTACGGGAATGATGATTATCGGGCATACGGAGCGTTAGGCAATGCTGCGAACCCGGACCCAACCATTCACGACACGACCGATTCCCACAACGACCGGATCGAAGCCTGGAAGAACCAACTCCCATGAAAGTAGACACGATTCGTCCAAGTCATATTCACGGAATGTTTTGCCACAATCAGTGTCGTCACGACTTGCTGATCGAGCACAAGGACATTCCGAGTGAGATCAACAAGCTTGCTCAACCCGGTTTATTGGTGGACCTGAAAGAGCTACGTCCGCTCTACGAGGCCACCTACAAAGAGATCGCCATGTTCATCGACGGCAACTTCCTGAACCAGAATGTTCGTGCGAACGAACTCAAAGGAATCAGGTTGGCCGGATTCGATGGAGACACCATGATATTCGACGTGAACTCGCGGGAATACGACGAGAATGGTATCGTCTACAAATGCCTGATCAAGTTCGATGAGTGGGAACAAGTCGGTCAGGATGCCGACCTCAAGGCCAACGAGAAGGCCCGCATGATTCTGTGGGTCGGGAACCTTCGCCTACACTGCACCGATCCCAGCTTTCTCTACTGGGGCTACCAGCAAATTCTCGCGCAATTGGATGCGGCTATCTTCCCGGAAGAACGCTACCCTGGTGAGCGCAATCCCACGCAACGTGGTGTTGTCTGCAAGCATCTGAATCGAGTGCTTCGTGTGCTTCCTTTCCATAGCGGCGACATTGCTGCGGAGTTTAAGCGTCAGTTTGGGTCCTAAATACCTCCAAGAGTTCCATCAGGAACCGAGGAAGGAGGGATTCACAAATGATGTCGAACGCACGCAAGAAGTGGTTGATTCCACGTGTTGTCTGGGACGGTGCTAAACGGGCTTGGTCCTGGGTGTGGAAGGCCATGACCGATGGATTCAGTGATGCCCCGGCAAGCCAGCAGGACAGGGCACGCACCGAGAATCTGTTCGGATGGTTCGATCCAGCAATGGATCAGCACTTCCAGGACTACGAAGCGAGTCCGATTTTCCACGAGCGCAAGAACCTTGGTTCCGAGTGGGTCCGTCTGGACGCCCAGCGCGGTTACAAGGTGTTGAGTATGTTTGTGGTATGGGCTGGTATGATTGGTCTCGTCCTGGGCTCCGGCCTAGGTGTATTTGGATACTGGCTGGTTCAGCGCTATCTCGGTTAAGCAAACCGAATCGACGTTTTCAGATCGTTGATCCGACTCATGAAGATCATGTGATCCTGGGCAGACCTGAAAAAGGACTTCTCAGGATCATTCGTTTTCAGATCGATCCGAGCCTGCTTGAGGAACTTCTCCACCCCTGCTAGGGGTTCACCACCCACGTACCAACGATAGTCTGGCCGATGCTGATGGATTATCTTGGTCTGGCCCCCACGATTGACCATGAAGATATCCCGAAACACGATCATGGCGGGACCATTCACACGATGCAGAAGAGGATCACTCTCTTCGGTGCGCTGAACCGGTTCGAAGAACTCCCAGGTGATGGATTCGATATGGCTACGCTCCTCAAAATCCAAATTCTGGTCATCATCCGCAACCAGGAACTTCTGTGAGAGAGTCAGCTTCTGAGTCATACGCTTTGTCGTTGCGCCGTGCTCAACCCACTCATAAAGTTCTTCATGGACCTGTTCGAACGTCTCATCAGGTCGAAAAAACTCCATCCCGTAGGTGCCCTTAAGATCGGGGAAAAACGGAACGATCTCCCGACCATCACGCTTGTAGGTGATGTGGGTATAGGCGGGTCCTTCTTCACGATGTTTCCGACCCAAATGATTGGTCCAGATTTCCTCGTAGATGTTTTCATCACGATGAATCCATGCCGGACCACCAGGATTGTGGATGGTTCCGTCCGGAGTCTTGTAGATGATATCAATCTTCCGATCTCCGTACCGGAAATTAATCGCCGGTCCATCCGGATTGTGATTGACTCCATTCGTCCACCAACTGATCTCATTGCCGTCGTTCGTGATCAACTTGATGGGAAGATGATAACCCTTGGAGATTTCCTCAAACAAATGACCATGATCATCCGAATACGCATACTCCTCGCAGGTCACCACATAGTGCCCGACCTTCTGCGCGATCTCATATTCGAGATCGAGGAACGGAGTGCGCCAGGAGACGCTAGGCTGTTTGTTTTGGCTCATAATGCACGGTGTGTCCGAATGGGGCTTTGATCTTTTTGTTCGAGTTGTGGATGATCCACAGCGTCGGACAGTATTTAGGATCGCCCCAGTTCGAGCCAATTTCGCCATCCGTGAACATCACGAGCAGCTTGGGTTTCATCTTGTTGCGCTTGAGCCACTCGAAGCACGAGTTGGGATCAGTCCCACCACCGCCCGCCATCACCTTCAAGAACGGGATCAGACTATCCATGGGTTTCTTCGCAATGTTCTGGCGTGTGATCCAGGTGACAGACTCCTCCATAACCAGGAACTCCCAGCACATGGCCAGGACATGATAACTGTCGAATGCCTGGAGCATACCGAGAAGCTCTGTTGCAAAATCGCGAAGCTGTTCCTCGCTGACGCTACCCGAGGCATCGATCCCGACCACAATATCCAGTTCGTTGATCATCCTGCGATAACCGGGAATGCTGATGCCGAGCGGGAACATGTTCTTGTTCAGCTTCATGTAGGAGTAGCCACGGCGTTTGACCTGTCGGACAAACCGACGAAGCACGTCCTTCCAATTCACCTGTGGCGTACGCAGGTGATCGAGCATGCGCTCCATACCGGCCGGGATCGAGCCCACACCACGACTTTGCTGAGCCTCACGATGGGCCACGGCCGCCTGCTGTAGCTGCTCGTTCCAGGACTGACGCAGCTTGTCATATTCGGATTGGGTCATCCTGACCTTGATCTCAGACCCATCCTGCTCGACCTTGGGCTGCTTGCCCTCGTCCTCGTCCGGGATGACCTCGACCTGGATATGCTTGTCGTGGGGACCATCCGGGGCATCACCCGATCCACCTTGACCAGCCTGAGGTGTACCGTTCTTATCAGAACTATCACCCTGGTTGGAATTCATCTTCTCCGGGTTCTTCTTGAGGTCCTCATAGACCTCCTCGCTCGACCATCCGAGATATTCGGCACGATAGAGAATTTTGATCTCGGTGATGAACTTACCGACGTTCGCCTCTTTCAGGTCCGCGTTGATCACATAGTCCGTGGCATAGCCCCAAATTCGCATATCCTTGTCGAAGGCACGCGACTCCGTGACATGACCACAGTGGCGGAAAATACAGTGGTAGATTTCATGGGCAACGGCAAACTCGCAGCTTGCATCGCTCAGCGAATTGACGAATTTCGCACTGTAGAAGATATGCTTCCCATCGGTCGCCATCGTGCCGATGATCCCGGTCGTATCCTCGACCAGAACCAGTGCGATGGACAACACCCCGAACAGAGGATGACGATAGAGCAGGCTGGTCTTGGCCGCCACCATCCTCTGATAAGCATCCTCATCATAGTAGGTGTTGTCCTTGAACGTCTTGCCCAATGGGCATTTGGTGAGCAGGGTCATCGCCTGTTTAACCTGATCGGCGATGACCGTTTGCTCGCTCGGACTCAGTGGATTGCTCAAAACCGGTTCACCCTCTGATACATGTCCACGTACTTATTGCAGAACTTCTCGAACGCATCGCTGCGCAGATGTTCCATCGGGATAAGGCCGGGAATGAGGAACGCCACGAATGCGCTGATCTCGGCTCCGAGGAATTTCGGAATAAATGTGAACGCCGAGTTGACGGCGGTCTGCCACTCCTGGACCTGATCATTCTCATGGACACCCGGTTTGTAGTAATTGGTGTGGTAGTCCTTGAGCTTGGACAGCAAGCGCATGACCAAGTTGTTGTAAGCGACCCGATCCAAGCCGTGCATCTTGTCGGACACGTCCTGACCCCGAAGGATCGCCTCGGTGCTGGGCAGCTTCGTGCTGACTTTCCGGAAGATCGAGAAATTCGCCGCTTCCAGGACGCCGACGAACCCCACAGCCATCCGATTGATCATATCATCGGGGAGCGCATCGTCATACTGCTCAGAGAACTTGATCCAGATGCGCGGGCTTGGGAACCCCATGTTGCCGTCAGCCAGAGCGTCAGCGTCCACCTTGAGCAGGGAGTTGCTACCGGAGTCATACAGATGGGAGACGATATCCGGATGGCAACCAATCTTGAGCGCGTAAGAGACGAAATCGTCCACCGAGGGCATCAGCTTGATATGGCAGAAGCGGTTCGCCAAGGGCAAGCTCATCTGCTGGACAAACGCGCCGTCGCTCTCACGATTGCCTGCGGCCACGATGGGCACACCCTCGGGCACGTCATACTCGTTGACACGGCGATCCAAGACAAGTTGGAGTGCAGCGTTCTGTGTGCCCGGATCGGCCGCCGACAACTCATCCAGGAACAGAATGACCTTCTCGATCACTTCGATCCGATAGCCTTTGAGAGAGGACTTCGAGGTCACCGTGAACAGCTTGAAATGGTCGTGTTCGTCGGTGGTGCGCTCAGTCATGGTCATCTGGACCCCATCCATACGGAGTCCGGGATATCGCTTGTCGTTGTTCCAGGCGTGGACCGTGCGCCCCTTGGCATCGACCAGACGCACCCACAGATCGCGGTCCGGATTGACCACCTTGAAATCCACACCGACCGACTTGGTATCCTCGATGACCCGCTTCACCACCTGCTGTGGCAGGTAACTGGTGTTCATCCACCGAACCGAGCCATCCTCCATACGGACGGCGATACCCTTGATGTCAGTGGGATCGTACTGGGGCAGATGGAGAGCCACCGTAGAATAGCCCCAGGAGCGAGCGGTCTGTCGAACGATGTCGGTCTTGCCGATGCCAGGAGCGCCCCAAATCATCACGTTCGCTGCGGGCTTCCAACTCCCATCCCGCTTCTGTTCACCGAGCAGATATTCGAGCAGCGGTACCAAGGTGCTAGGAATGCAGGCCCAATCCAGCCCGGTAAACTTTTCCCGCTCTTTCTTGGTTTTCTCGTCGATATCCTGGGTCTTTGACACCGGGTACCCCCTTCGTTGGTAATACCCAAGGATATCAAGAATTTTACGAGGTTGTCAACCTTTATGTTCGCCAACTCGATGGGCAAACTTGACGAATCGTGGATTCACGGTCTTTCTGGTTGGTACACGGCGACCGGTGACCAACGGATTCAATCCATCCCCACCAAACTGGTCCGAACTCAAATCCACCTCTAATCCATCCGGAAGACGATTCCAATAGTGAAGTTCGCCCTGAACTTGTCCCGCAATAATATCTCCACCAAACTGCTGCTGTACCACATGAGCTACGGCTGCACAATGCCCTGCAAGGTTCGATTTCTCCTTGCGCTGCTCATATTGATTGAGGTCGTATGCCGTATCTGGTTGGGCCGCAGCCAGCATCGCCATACGCAGGTCCAATAGGTCTCGAAGTAAAGTCTGGTTCATTCAGATATTTAGCCAGGGAGTTTCCGAGAATTCAAGTAGGTTTCCCACTGAACCCACCCAGTCGGACTCAAAAATCCCCAGTCCTTGCGGCGCGGACCCATCACGAACAGGCTCCAGGTCTGATCCGGGTTGATGTCGGGCGCGAGTTCCAATCGATGGAAATCCTCAGCCTTACGCCAGCGCCAGCCCTGTTGGGGATCACGCCAGAACACTCCCTCCGGAGTATGTTCGAGATAGCCGCCTTCAAGGATTCGCGAACCCCAATTCCATGGATGATCATGGAGGGCGGCGTCAAAATCCGAGCGCAACGTACGATGTAGGGTCACCCTGTAGGAGAGTTTATGGAACCACGGGTGGATATGGCGAGCCAAATGCTCCGCCAGCCATCTCGTGTTGAACACATAATGTCGAACCAGATAATCATCGTTCGTCTCGCGATCCTTAATGACACGGACGAACTCCCACGGTGTCACCTGATCCAAAAATCGCAGGATCGCGGCGAGCCCTCGCCACCATTTCAACAACTATTCCCCCAACTGAAAAACGCCCGGAATCCCGAGCGTCTCTCATATGGTGGGGAATCTTTGGGGTTTCAAGTTTTACCTGAGAGTAGTGAAATACGAGGTCAAAGAGAGATAATCAATGTCAAAAGTACGCTCTGTTGCCAGACCCGTATTGTTAGCAGTAAAATGTACAGTAACTCCAACAGGATCGGTCGGAATATTCGTAGCAATAGAGGTCAATAATATGCCGTTACGATAGTATGAAACGGATGATGCATCAACATTAACAATAATCGTTAATCTCGTAAAGGAAGCAATATCGCCCACCACACCTACATTAGTGCTCCGTGTCACACCACCACTTTCATTTTGAGCAAAAAGATTGGGACTTGAAACCGATTTAACGAAATACGCTCCATTATTAGCACCAAAAGGATTAGTGTTATCAGAAAAACCAAAGGCAAAATTAGTCTCATTATCTCCACCAGTATCCATTCTTAGAGATGCTTCCAGTATCCAAATACCATCCCCAAACATAAGTAAATTAATGGGTGTTGAGAGTCGGGCCGATCCTCCTGTTCCTGCACCTGCGATTCCAGCAAATCTAACTACCCCGCATTGGTTAGTCCCATCCGAAGCGAGATTTGTAATTGTTCCATTACCGGTGATAGCTGGTGTGAGTTGTGAATCTGATGGAGCAGTGTTCGCGGTTACGATCAGTCCGTTAAACTCTTCCGCAATCCACGATGTTACACGCATACTCCGGGCAGGATGACCAACCGTGTACCAAAATTCTCTGTTTGTACTGTCATAATACTGGAGCGAGTTTGGAGTCGTATTATATCGAACTTGAGCATCCTCCAAGACTACAGTATTCGGACGTTGAGCAGATGTCCCAGATGGCATCTTAATCGCGGTAAGGCTATTACAGGTAATCACACCAGAGATTCCTGTACCGGTTGCGCTACCATTGGCTATAAAAATATTACCACCAAACTGATTAGTTCCAACCCCATCAGAGGCTGTGAGATTGACATTACCACCTGCACCAGAGACTGGAGTTCCACCAGTAATGGTAACACTACCTGCGGCACCCGAGGACGTGCCACCAGGACCTCCTCTGATGATCACGGTAGCAGTAGAAGTACTGGAGGTATTCGTACCTCCAGTAATCGTAACAACGCCTCCGTTTGTCGCGCCATTGCCTGCCCCACCATTGATAGTCACAGAGCCACCAGTTCCGGCACCTCCCTTGTTTCCAGCGGTAATAAGGACGCGCCCAGCAGCACCGGTTCCGGTAGCATCACCTGCATCTATAGTGATTTCACCACCTGAACGATTAGTCCCGATTCCATTTCCTCCAGTAACAGAAACATCACCACCATTACCATTGGTCGCCGTACCACCTTGGACAGTAATCGCACCACCATTACCTGAGGTCGATCCGCCTTCACCACCCGAGATGAAAATATTTCCACCGGTTCCAGTCGTCGATGCGGGAGTTCCCGCTGTAATCGTAAATGTGCCACCTGAGTTTGTGAAAATCGCTTGCAAAGTAACGCCCCCACCCGTACCGGTAGGAGAGTCTCCGCCAACTAAAAGGACTCCTCCGGCAACTCCGGTCCCGGTTGAATTTCCTGTTTCAATGGTGATGTTACCTCCGGCACTATTGGAAACACCATTAGCTGCGTTAGCTTGAACCGAACCACCAAAACCACTCACAGGAATTCCACCTATCAAGGTGACATTTCCACCAGCACCACTGGTTGCTCCTCCAGGACCACCTCGGAGAATTGTATCTGCTCCGATTCCCGTAGTTCCTCCCGAGCCACCCCTGATGAATGCCTTCGGAACCTGTGCGGAATCAACGAGGGTCCCAACCTGAAATGTGATATTACCTGCGGTCCCGGATGACCCGGCCTGACCGGCGGTAATCGAGATTGTACCACCCGTACCAGACCCGGTGGGATTACCAGCGGTGATCGTGAGGTTACCACCGGAACGATTCGTTCCAACACCAGAGGTTGAGCTTACCGCGATGGACCCACCGTTTTCATCATTGGGAGTTCCGGACTCCAACGTCAAAGTTCCGACTGTTCCAGTGCTCGTCGCATTCCCACCCTTGAGGGTCAAATTCGCACCAGAAGTGGACCCGGCGTGACCATCGAGTCCCTGAACTATCCCCTGAATATGATCAAACTTAATCGCCATTTATCAGTTTATCCTTAGCCCCTGGCTGTAGTAAAATCTGAAGACACGTTCATATAATCGATTAGAACAGTTCTGGCGGTGGTACTGGCTGACTTGATCAGGAAAGCACCAACACTGGTCGCTCGCGCTGTTCCGGTGGGGACGTTCGTATTATTAGAACCGATAGAAACCCCGTTCACAAAGAATTCAGCGATAGTACCACCTACATTTACTTCAATACGAAGCGTCTGAAATCCGGTGGCAACAGCCGTACCGCTCGCGGTGGCCGTGTTTGTGCCGTTGCTCGCGGTACGTCTAATCCAGTTCGTCGAAACATTGCGGTCGTAGGTGAAGCAGATCACATCCTGCGCCGCACCGCTCGGAGCCACCGTCAAACTATCGATGAATCCAATGTGAAAATCATACTCGTTGGTCGCATCCGAGAGGTTCGAAATCGATATCCTCGCTTCCAGCACCCACTTACCACCACCGAAAGCGATAATATTTGGCGAAGCCATGAATGAAGCGCGACCCGTGGTAGTCGTGCCAGTGGACATCTGAAGAAGACCACACTGATTGGTCGCGTTTGCCGCAACCGCAGTAAACGCGGCACCGGTTCCAGTTACGCTTCCACCAAATGAACTTCCTGGAAATACGACACCACCGGTTCCTGTTGGAGTTCCGATGAAGTCATCAAACAAAAGAGCCCGTCCGCGCATGAGGTTAAAAGGAGCGGCTACTGATACCCAATTATTCTCCTCGTACACTTCCACAACACTTGAACTGGTGTTGTAACGAATCATGCCATCTACTGGTGAAGATGGACGTTGAGCACTCGTCCCTGATGGGAGCGTTAATGCCGTAAGACTATTACAATCAATGATTCCAGTACCAACACCGGTTCCAGTTCCTACACCAGTTGTAAGAACCACATTTCCACCGTTTTGATTGGTTCCGACTCCATTCGACCCAACAATACTGACGTTACCACCCACGCCCGAAACTGGTGTACCACCGATAATACTGACCCCTCCACCAGCACCAGAGGACAAACCACCTGGGCCACCTCGAACCGTCACAGATGCGCCAACACCCGTTGATCCACCCGAACCACCGATAATCTCGACAATACCACCCTGCGTAGACCCGTTTCCTGCACCAGCAGTGATGATCACATCACCCTCAGTAGTACCTGCACCTCCAAGTGCACCGCCTTGAATGGTGATCGATCCGGCCGCTCCTGTACCTGTGGCATTACCTGCTGTAATCGAAACATTGCCACCAGCACGATTCGTTCCTGTACCAGCACGACCTTGAATGGTGACTGCACCACCATTGCCATTGGTGGCTGTTCCACCCAGAACACTTACACTGCCTGCGTTGCCCGAGGTTGACCCACCAGCACCCGATGTGATTGTGATCGACCCACCAGCACCAGTAGTAGAACCCGGACCCGCACTGATGTTGACCGCACCACCAGTCCGCCCACCAGTACCGCCAAGAATTTGGAACGTACCAGGAGCACCAGAAGTACCCCCCCCACCCAAAATGAAGTTAATACTACCACCAGCACCGCTTCCCGTACCCGAGCCACCCTGGATGGTGACTCCACCACCACCCTGATTTGTTCCAACACCATCTTCTCCAGTGAGAAAGATTGAGCCACCAGCACCATTCACAGGAATGCCACCGAATAGTAGAACACTACCACCATCACCACTGGTTGCTCCTCCTGGACCTCCACGAATCTCAACAGGACCACCAGCACCGGTTCCCGTACCCGAGCCACCAATAAATGTGACAGCACCCCCACTGATCGCGCCATTTCCTGCACCACCAGTCACGGTGATAACACCACCAACACCACTCGATCCGACATTTCCCGCAGTGAAGGTGATATTGCCACCAGTGCCCGAACCCGTAGCAGCACCAGCGGTGAACGAGATTGCTCCACCGTTTCGATTGGTGCCTACACCTGCCGACGCGGTGATGCTAACCACGCCACCATTTGCGTCCACAGCCGTACCCGCAGTAAGTGTGAGTGCTCCGGGAGTGCCTGTGCTAGTAGCGTTTCCACCACGCAGAGTGATGTTTCCTCCATTAATGCTGCCAATAGTCTGGTTAACCGCAGTTAACGTATTAGTGACTGAATCTACTCTGATAGACATCTATCAAATACCCTCTATTATTATCCGATCACTTCAATTGCTTGAACAAACGCAACCCAGTTGATGGTCTTTGCAGCCTGTCCGGTGACTTGGATGCGCAGTGATCCGTTGGTCGTATCTGCATCCACGGCGACACTCCAAGCAGCACTGCTACTATCGGCGTATTTATTTGCTGAAAGTGCCTGCGGAATACTTGTAGAAGCGGCGTTTGTATTACGTAAGATTACTCCAATGAATTCTTCCATGTAGTATTCACCATCCACATCCGTGCGACGACCAACGATCTTCGCTTCGAATGCCCATGTCGAATCGTTCGCCAAAACGAGGCGTGCAGGAGCGGTCATTTCGGTTTGTGTTGCATTGGTCGTCTGAGCACGCAAAATGTACATGCTGACCTTGCAATCACCTGCTGTAGTGAATTTGCCGTTGGCGAATGCAAACTGTCCGGCTGTCCCGGCTACCGCACCATCACCGATAGCCAAGGCTTTCGATCCAGTTGCGCTCGGTAGATCAACCGGACTCGTTCCATCATCATCGATGTACGGAGTTCCCGCACCACCACCGGACACCATGTCCTTCCAGGTACCGCCCTCGCGGACACGGAACTTGTTCGTACCGCTGTCGTAGCGAATCGAACCGTTTGTAGTCAGAGAGGCTTCTGCACCGTTCGTTCCAATCGGAACTACAACGGTGGATTCAGAACCAGACAGAGTGATGATGCCGGTTGTGCCTGATCCGGTTGGGCTTCCAGCGGTGATCGTAACCGATCCACCGTTGCGGTTCGTGCCCACACCATTGCGACCGGTGATGCTGACACCACCACCATTTCCATCCACCGGAAGACCACCTTGAACGGTGATCACCCCACCAGCGCCTGTGGTCGATCCACCAGGACCACCCCGAAGAGTAACCGCTGCACCTGTACCGGTCGAGCCACCACTACCACCGGTCAGCGTGACAACACCACCAGTCGTGCCTGAGTTACCTGCACCACCTGCGATGGACACAGTGCCTGCTGTGCCCGCACCCTGTAAGCTACCAGCGGTGATTGTTATTGATCCGGCAGCGCCCGTACCTGTTGGATTTCCACCGAACAACGATAGATTTCCACCCGCACGATTTGTGCCCACACCATTACGACCCTGAACGGTAACCGCACCACCATCGCCATCCGACGCAGTTCCACCACGAACGGTAACCGTGCCACCGTTACCGGAAGTGCCTCCACCAGAGCCACCTTCAACGACGGTCTGACCACCGGTTCCTGTCGCACCACCAATACCAGCGTTCAGAGTCAACGAACCACCTGCGGCAGAGCCCGCACTAGTTCCAGACTGAATCGTAATCGAACCTGCGGTTCCAGAACCGGTAGAATCACCAGCCTGAATCAGAACTGTACCGCCATTACGGTTTGTGCCAATGCCTGCACGACCGAGAATTTGAATACCACCACCATTACCATCGGTGACCGTGCCACCGCGTACGATCACTGAGCCACCAGCACCGCTCGTAGTGCCGCCTGCGCCAGCATCCAGATTCAAATTACCACCCACACCCGTGACACCACCGGTTCCGGCAATCAAAGAGATCGCGCCACCTGCTCCCGAAGTGTTTCCGGTACCAGCAGTGATCCGGATTGGAGCACCCACAGTGGCGGCCACGTCTGCCGTACCCATGGCGACGGTCCAACCTGAACTCGCAAGAGTCATGATATTGGTGACAGAGCCATATCCGGCCGGAGTATCTCCGGTGTCGAATCGGATGATGTCTTCGTCAGCAGAGGCTTCCGTGCGGATACGAGTATCGCCATCAGCATCGGAGATGTTGTTGCCACCACCGCCTGCGGTAATGATATCGACCCATGCACCAGCTTGACGACCACGGAACTTGTTTGTGCCCGAGTCGTAACGGATGGAGCCGTTCGTGGTCAGAACAGCCTCAGCAGAGTTGGTTCCGATTGGAACCACAACTGCGGACTCAGTACCTGTCAGGGTGATGATACCGTTAGTGCCAGAGCCAGTAGCAGCACCCGCTGTGATGACGATGTTGCCACCGTTCTGGTTCGTACCTACACCGGCCGAGCCGGTGATGTTGACTGCACCACCAGCACCCGCAACAGGAGTTCCACCGATAACCGTGACAGAACCCGCCGCACCACTCGTGGATGAACCACCACGAACCGTAACCGCGCCACCAGAACCTGATGTTGATCCACCAGGACCACCTTGCAAGATTGTGGTCGCACCGGTTCCGGTCGCGCCACCTGAACCCGCCGTGATCGTAATAAGACCGCCCGTCGTAGAGCCAAATCCTACACCACCCGTAATGAAAACATTTCCTGAGTTCCGGGCTCCGGCTCCAGCACCACCCGTAATAACGATGTGTCCACCATCACCAGAAGTGACTGCATTTCTTCCAAGGATATTGACGCCACCACCAGCACCGCTCGTAGGTGAACCACCACGAACCGTAACCGCACCACCCTGACCTGACGTAGAGCCTCCCGGACCACCTTGAATGGTGATATCTGCTCCGGCTCCGGTCGAACCACCCGAGCCAGCCGTAATCGTAATTCCGCCCCCAGTGGTCGCACCTGAACCTGCACCACCTGTGATCGACACGTCATTCGCTATTCCAGCACCAGCCAGCGCACCGCCAGTAATACTGATCGCACCGCCCGAGCCTGTACCCGTAGCGTTGCCTGAGGTGATTGTGACGTTGCCGCCATTGCGATTCGTTCCAACAGCGTTACGGCCAAGCACCTGTACATCGCCACCGTTGCCATCCACGGGCAGACCACCACGAAGTGATGCGATACCACCAGCACCCGATGTGGAACCACCAGGGCCAGCAGTGATCGTGACATTTGCACCAATGCCGGTTGTGCCTCCAGAACCACCAATGATATCGACCGATCCACCGCCCGTGGAGCCATTGCCTGCACCACCCGTGATCGACACGGTTCCCGGTGCACCTACACCCTGAAGAGCGCCACCAACGATGCTGATGATTCCAGCATTTCCGGTTCCGGTCGGGTTGCCTCCAGTGATATTGACCTGACCGCCATTGCGGTTGGTACCCACCCCAGGGCGTCCTTCAACTACAACGCCACCTCCATTACCATCGGTCGCGGTTCCACCACGCACGGTGATCAAACCACCAGCACCAGTAGCTCCGGCTGCACCACCCTGAATGATGGTTGCACCACCAGCACCAGCACCTTGTCCAGTGCCACCACTGATCGTGACCGCACCACCAACGTTTCCTGTACCAGCCGTACCACCAGTGATCGTGACTGTGCCACCAGCACCAGTACCACCGAAACCAGCAGTGATACTGATTGCACCAGCAGTACCCGAACCTGATGAGGTTCCACCGGTAAGGGTTATTCCACCACCCGCACGATTGGTGCCTTGTCCGGTACGACCGGAGATGGTGACGCCACCACCGTTGCCATCGGTGGGATTTCCTCCACGCAAGGTAAGAACACCACCGTTACCGCTGGTCGTACCCCCAGGTCCGGCCTCAACAATGATTTCACCACCGGCTCCGGTAGCACCACCAGCACCACCAGTTAGGAAAAGGCTTCCTCCAATTCCCGACGCTCCACCTTGACCAGCACGTAGTGAGGTATTACCACCCGCTCCCGACGTGTTTCCGGTTCCACCAGTAATCGAGATAGGGGCACCAGCAGTCGCAGCCGTATCAGCCGTACCCATGGCGACGGTCCACCCGCTCGATGCGAGCGTCATGATGTTGGCGACCGCACCATATCCGACAGGCGAATCACCCACGTTGAAGCGGATGATATCCTCGTCGGCACTGGCCTCGGTGTGCACACGAGTGTCGCCATCGGTGTCCACGATGAATGCCGGGGTCGAACCCGCACTGATCACGTCCACCCAGGTTCCGGCCTGACGGGCACGAAACTTTCCAGTGCCGCTGTCGTAACGGAGCATACCGTTTGTGGTGAGAGAAGCTTCCGCACCCGCAGTTCCGACCGGCAACACCACAGCCGTATCAGTACCGGTCAGAGTGATGATGCCGCGAGCGCCCGAACCAGTGAAGTTGCCAGCCTGTATAGTGACATTACCACCATCGCGGTTCGTGCCTGTCCCATCACGACCCTGCACGGTGATCGAGCCACCATTACCATCCGTGGCCGAGCCGCCACGCAAGAATAGAGTTCCGCCACTACCCGTCGTAGAACCACCAGGACCGGCATCAACAACAACGTTCGCACCAATGGCAGTCGCACCACCATTACCGCCTGTGATGTTTACGTTGCCACCGACATTTGCGCCTTGTCCGGCACCACCAGTGATGTTGACATCACCGGGTGTGCCAGCACCAGCCAGCGCACCACCCGTGATAATGACTTGTCCGGCATTTCCGGTGCCCGTAGCGTTACCAGCGGAAATGCTGGCGTTACCACCCGCACGGTTTGTGCCGGTGCCATCGCGTCCAATCAGTGAGACGGCACCACCACTACCATCCGTGGCCGAACCACCACGCAGAGTCAGAACACCACCTGCACCCGAGGTCGTGCCACCCGGTCCGCCCTGAACGATTGTTGTTGCGCCCAGACCAGAAATTCCACCCGAGCCCGCAGTAATTGTGACCGAGCCACCTGAGGTCGATCCCGAACCAACACCTCCGGTAATAGAAATCAATCCACCCGATCCAACACCCGCTAGGGCACCGCCTGAAATCGTTACGTTACCACCAGCACCAGTGCCAGTAGCATTACCACCGAAAATCGAAACACTACCGCCCGTGCGATTTGTTCCCGCTGCATTACGACCGGAAACCTGAACCGACCCGCCATTGCCATCTGCCGAATTACCACCGCGAACCGTGACATCACCACCTGCACCAGATGTCGCACCACCAGTTCCTCCTTGAAGAGACGCACTACCCCCAGAACCAGTTGAGCCGCCATCACCAGCCTGAAGGATTAGGAAACCACCACCACCAGAAGTGTTTCCATGACCCGCTGTCAGGCTGATCTGAGCACCATTGGTGGCGGCCACATCTGCCGTACCCATGGCGACGGTCCACCCGCTCGATGCGAGCGTCATGATGTTGGCGACCGCACCGTATCCAGCCGGAGTATCTCCGGTGTCGAATCGGATGATATCCTCGTCAGCAGAGGCTTCCACTCGAACACGCGTATCCGCGTCGGCATCCCGGATCAGAATCGGTGTAGACGAAGCACTGATCAGGTTGCCCCAGACACCACCTTCACGACCTTCCAACTTGGAGGTCTGTGAGTTGTAGCGGATCGCACCATCCGTGCTGGGCTGTGCCGCCGTGTTACCCGTGGGTAGGATGATCGCGTTCGAATCACCAAATGTGATGATCGTGTTCGACGTGATGGTTTCGGTCTGATGATTAATATTGATAGTCATATCTGTTCATTCCTTATCCGATGACCTCGACCGTGCTCACAAAGGCAACCCAACGGATCGTCTTCGCGGCTTCGCCCGTCACCTGGATGCGCAGTGATCCGTTGGTGGTGTCCGCATTCACCTCCACATCCCAGGCAGTGATGTCTTCGGCGACGATATTCTTGATGACGTTTCCGACAATTGCCGTGCTCGCCGCGTTCGTATTGCGGTCGATACAACCCTCGAACTGATAGGCAGCGGATTCCCCATCTGCATCCGTACGACGTGCCACCACGTCGATGCGGAACTTCCAAGTGCTATCGTTGGACAGCACCATTCTCTGAGAGGTCGCGTCCCGGAAGAGTTCAGTCTGGGTCGCATTGATCGTGGTGTTGCGGAGCACATACATGCTGGTCTTGAAATCACCAGCCGTGGTGAATTTGCCGTTGGCGAAGGCAAGCTGTCCGTAATTGTTGGCTACCGCACCATCACCAATGGCGATGGAATCCGTACCGGTCGCGCTCGGCGCATCTGTGGGTGTACCACCATCATCGTCGAAGTAGAGCGAACCTCCGGTTCCGACGACGACGTTCTGCCATGTGCCACCCTGACGCAGACGCAAGCGGTTAGTGCCGCTGTCATAACGGAGCATACCGTTCGTGGTGAGCGCGGCTTCACCCGCGTTGGTTCCAATCGGAACCACAACCGCCGATTCAGTTCCGGTCAGTGTAATGATTCCGACCGCACCCGATCCAGTACTGGCTCCCGCAGTCAGAGTGATCGACCCACCAGCACGATTCGTACCGATACCAGCCGATCCGGTTAGAGCGATTGCCCCACCATTGCCATCGACCGGAACTCCACCGCTTAGACTGACACCACCTGCGGCACCGCTCGTTGAACCACCAGCACCACCCGTGAGCGAGACACCCGCGCCTGCGCCTGTTGTGCCACCAGTTCCACCAATCAGATTGACCGCGCCTCCCGAGGTCGCACCATTTCCAGCACCACCCGTGAGAGTGATCGTAGCCGCTGTTCCCGCACCCTGTAGGGCACCTGCGGTGATCGCGACCGATCCGGGAGTTCCCGTACCAGTGGGGTTGCCTCCGGTGATCGTTACTCCACCACCGTTCTGGTTCGTTCCCACACCTACGCGACCCGAGATCGTAACCGATCCGCCCGCACCAGATGTCGTTGCGACACCACCACGGACCTGGACGTTTCCACCAGCACCGCTCGTTACACCACCCGCACCACCGTCCAGGGTCAGAACACCACCCGCACCCGTGGCTCCGCCCTGTCCAGCCGTGATCGTCAGAGCACCGCCAACACCCGTGGTGTTTCCGGTTCCCGCTGTCAGGCTGATCGGGGCACCCACAGTGGCGGCCACATCTGCCGTACCCATGGCCACCGTGAGGCCACTCGATGCGAGCGTCATGATGTTGGTGACTGCACCGTATCCGGCAGGAGTATCTCCGGTGTTGAATCGGATGATGTCTTCATCCGCGTTCAACTCGGTGTTCACAGAGGTATCGGAATCTGCGTCTCTGATCTGAACCTGAACGGCACCGCCCAGATTGACGAGGTCCTGCCATGCACCACCCTCGCGACCTTCGAGCTTACCGGTCTCGCTGTTGTAGCGAATCATTCCATTGACCGGGGTTTGCGGACGCTGCGCCGTGGTTCCAATTGGGAGAGTGATCGCGGCGGTTCCACCGAAGATGACTGAGGAATTCTGCGTGCCGTGGGCCTGCACCGTGATCAGTGTGGTTCCGGCGACGACATTCTGAATTGTTCCGGCCGTGCCCGATCCGGTTGGACTACCTGCGGTGATCGTGATCGAGCCGCCATTACGGTTGGTGCCGACGCCATCGCGACCGATCACACTGACCGCACCGCCATTGCCATCTGTGGCGGTTCCACCCTGAAGGGTTACAGCACCACCAGCACCACTCGTGGAGCCACCTGGACCCGCTGTGAACACGATGTTCGCGCCCACACCGGTCGTACCACCCGAACCACCCGTGATATTGACGGCTCCGCCTGTGGTCGCACCCGATCCGGCTGCTCCGGTGATCGAGATCACTCCGGGAGTACCAGCACCCGCCAGGGCTCCAGCAGTGATAGAAATGTTTCCTGAACCACCAGTACCGGTTCCGTTACCCGAGGTGATACTGACTGCGCCACCTGTACGGTTCGTGCCGACGCCATTGCGTCCGGCCAGAGTCGCAGCGCCGCCATTTCCGTCCACCGGGAGACCACCCTGCACGGTGATCGCACCACCCGCACCCGATGTAGAACCACCCGGCCCGCCTGAGATCGTGGTAATCGCACCCGCACCGGTCGTACCGCCGTTACCGGCAGTGATCGTCATCGCACCACCAGTCGTTCCGGTGTTGCCTGCACCGCCCGTGATATTGACGGCTCCCGCAGTGCCAGCACCGCCCAACGCACCACCCGTGATCGTGATAGAGCCAGCCACACCGGTACCGGTCGCAGCCCCAGCCAACAGGCTCAGCGCACCACCAGCTTGGTTCGTGCCGACACCACCACGTCCCTGGACGGTGACTGCGCCACCTGCGCCTGCCACCGGCAGACCACCCTGAATCGTGACCGTGCCACCAGCGCCTGAGGTCGTGCCACCCGGACCGCCATTGAGGATCGTGGCCGCACCAACCCCGGTCGATCCACCGCTACCGGCGGACATCGTGAGACCGCCACCTGTGGTCGCGCCGTTGCCAGCACCTGCTGTGATAGTGATCGCGCCCGCAGTACCTGCACCGCCCAGCGCACCTGCGGTGAGACTGATCGAGCCTGCCACACCAGTGCCCGTGGCATTGCCCGCCAGGATCGTGACCGCGCCACCCGCGTTGTTTGAGGCAAGTGCGTTACGTCCGGTGATGTTGACCGCGCCACCCGCTCCGGAAGTCGTCGGAGCACCACCCTGAAGGGTTACAGCACCACCAGCACCACTCGTGGAGCCGCCCGCACCACCACTGATCGTGACCACCGCGCCTGCACCGGTCGTGCCACCGTTACCGGCGTTGATCGAGATCGTACCGCCTGTGGTCGAGCCGTTACCCGCGCCCGCATTGATACTGATCGAACCGGGCGTGCCAGCACCCGCAAGGGCACCACCCGTAATATTGACGGAACCTGCTTGCCCAGTTCCGGTCGGGGTTCCTCCGGTGATCGTGATAGTGCCGCCCGAATTATTACCACCGACCGCGTTACCACCGGTCATAGTGAGAGTGCCACCACCACCCAATGTGGTCGCATCACCAGCGTGAATCTCTACATTGCCGCCAGCACCACTCGTGCTTCCTCCGGCCCCACCAGCCAGAGTGAGAACACCACCAGTGCCGGTGCTTCCACCAGAACCTGCAAAGATGTCGATAGCTCCACCAGCACCTGAAGTATTTCCTTGACCCGCACTGATGCCAATCCGAGCGCCAACTGTGGTCGCTACATCTGCCACACCCATGTTGATGTGAAAACCGGCACTGGACATGACCAGGGCGTTCTGGATGGACCCATATCCGGCCGGACTATCACCGAGGTCGAATCGGATCGTGTCATCGTCCGCGCTCTCTTCGACCTGAATCATGGTGTCGCCATCGGCATCCGAGAGGACACCGGGATTGCCCACAACGAGACTTCCCCAAGCACCACCCTGACGAACACGGAAACGATTGATGCCGGTGTCGTATCTGATCTGACCGTTCGTGGTCAGAGCGGCTTCATCCGCCGCCACACCCAGCGGGACACGAACCGCACTCGCAGTTCCATCCAGGCTGATCTGTCCGGGAGTGCCAGAACCAGTCGCGGCTCCGGCCTGGATTGTTACGTTACCACCGGCCATGTTGGTGCCCACACCATCACGGCCCTGGACGGTGACTGCACCACCTGCACCCGCAGTGGCCGTACCACCACGCACCGTGACTGCGCCACCAGCGCCGGAAGTGCTTCCACCACTACCACCGCTGATGGTGATAGCGCCGCCAACAGCAGTCGCACCACCTTGTCCGGCGTTGATCGTGACCGTACCACCAACACCCGTGGTGTTGCCGGTACCCGCCGTCATACTGATGGGAGCGCCAACAGTCGTTGCGGTATCAGCGGTTCCCAGACTGATGATCCAGCCGGAACTCGCCAAGGTCATGATGTTGGCAATCGCTCCGTATCCGACCGGACTGTCTCCGGTGCTAAAACGAATAATGTCTTCGTCCGGTGAACTCTCTGTGTCGATCACGGTATCCGAATCGGTATCCGCGATACGCACGGCATTGCCCGCGCTGATCACGTTCACCCACGCACCGTTCTCACGACCTTCGAATCGTTCAGTCTGCGTGTTGTAACGGATCATACCGTTGACGGGCGTGCTCGGCTGAGCCGCCGTGTTACCTCTGGGCAGCGTAATCGCCGCACCACCACCAAATACGACGGAGGAATTGGTCGCACCCGGCAACTGCACCGTGACCAGATCGGAACCACCTGCGGTGAGAATCAGAACATCCGCACCACTCCGGTAGAGACCGGTGTTGGGATCGGATGCAAAATTTAATGCTGTGGTGCTGGAGGAGCCCCCATTCAGGGTGATCGTGCTGGACTGGAACGGAGCGTATGCGGAGTTCGCGTTGTTCCTGGCTTCGATGGTTCCGGTGTTGTTGTTGAGCTTGGGGCCACCCTTTCCGATCTGGAAAGTTGGGCGCATAGTACCATCGAGGTTATTGAACGTAGCCATAACCGTCAGTTCCTCCTGATCGGGCACAAGGCCCGTGCGCGGCTTAAGCCACGTAAAAAGATCAGGAATATTTAGGACAGACGATCAGGCTCTGGGACGAACCCTGGGGTTTCGTACGGTTTCGCGTTTATTGTGTTGTACGGGTTCGAGTTTATTGTGCTGGAATTAGGTTTTTCTGCTGCACCAAAATTAGGTTTAGACGCAGAAAAGGCCCCACTAGGGGGCCTCGGTAGGCGTGGAGGGAATCGAACCCGTCTCTATGCTCCAGTCCGGAACGAACGGCTTATAAGACCGCTGTGCTGCCATTACACCACACGCCCAAAAACTCCTGAGTGGGAGTCATATGGAGGTGCGGTGCAGGTTCTTGTTCATGATGGTATTTACTTGGTAAAGGACTTGATCGAGTCCTTTAGGGCATCGAGTCCAATAAGAGTACCCAAAATGATGGCGACCGGAACATATGTCAAGAAGGTCCAGATCATCCACAAGGGCATGACCCAGCGCATGGCTCGGCGCGTCTCAGGCTCCCACTTGTTCACGGACCACGAATGTCCAAGCATATGGAATAGAGGAGAATCAGAGAAGGCTTCCAGCAGGAATTCCGCCACCATCGCGATCAAGGCGACGGCTAGAATCCCGACCATGATCCAGATCAACCAGGGATTTGCCAGGAATTCCAAAATCCACCACATCGCGACACCTCTAATCCAAACTTCCGAAGTTGAAAATCACTTCGATACCAGCACCGATCATTTCCCAAATTTTCTTCATCTTTTTATCATCCAAACAATAATGTAGATGATCAGGGCCAGCAAGATGAAAGGCCACCCGAATCCAATGATCAGAGCCAGCATCACCGCAAACCATATGATGATCATCCAGATCACCGCAAACACCATGAGGATTCCGGCGAGGATTGCACCAGCAATGCCGGTAACCTCGTAGTGATATTCCGCCACCGAGGTGACGATCTGGATCAGATCGATCATGCGCTGACGCGAAACTTCAACCGCTTGACCGAGGCGGGGAGGTCCTTGAGATCGAGGGTACGATCCTCGAAATAATCGCCCTGGACCACCTTCACGAGCTTGTCGATGTCCACCTCCACGGCAGCATCCGCAATGGTTTCGACATCATCGTAGTTCTCGATATTTTTCTCACCGAAGAACTTGACGACCTCCGGGGGCACGGACACGTCGTTTTCCTTGCATACACGAAGGACCTCGAACATGCGTTGGAACTCGGCGTCACGTTCGCGCTCGGCGATCACGTGAAAGGACATTCCCATGACTTATTTCTCCTGTTTCAGAACCTCAGACGATTAGAGTATGGCCTCTTTAGTCCTTGAGCGAGCGGGTAGCATCGCGGATATCGCGTGCTACTTCCGCACCGGCCTCGACCACGGTATCGGCGGCCTCGACGGTGAGATCGACCACGGGTTTGGCCAGATCGGTCGCAACTTCCACACCAGCCTTGGTCGCATCCACGGCGACCTCGACCAGCGGGGTAGCGAGTTCGATTCCGGCCTTGGCGGTTTCGACCGTGGCATTCACCACGGGCTTGGCCACGGCCGTGGCCACATTCAGACCGGCTTCGGCGATGTCGGCGACCGCGCCCACGGTGTTCCTGATAAGATTCCCGAACATATTCATTCCTTTCCTGGGATTAACGACAGAACGGCTGTAACTCAACAATCGAGTAGGCCGTGATGCAGACCGCCACCACAGCGGCAAAGGTCCACATGTTGAACATCACGCATTCCTCCAGCGTAGTGGGTAGAGCGAAACCGGTTCTCCGATCTCGTAACGGTCGTTGTTGCGGATCACCTCCAGGGTGCTGGGAGCGATCTTCTTGACCTTGTCAGAGACAAGGTCATCACAGGTGATCCACTGCCAATCCGAGTGCTTGTGAGGCTCGGGATTGCAGACTTGTTTGACCTGCTTATCGGTCAGGCTGGTTCTGAAAAATACATTCAGGTAGTGATTCTCGTTCGATCGGTGGATGTCTTGGCACATCGCGACCATCTTGATGTGGTTTTTCCAGATACCCACGCCGGTTTCTTCCTGGACCTCACGGCGAGCGCAGTCCTCCAAGGATTCCTGGAACTCCAAATGGCCACCGGGCAGGATCAGATAGCCCTTGTGATTGCCAATCTTTTTCAGGCTCATCAGCACGCATAACTTCTGCTCGATCTCACCGAACAGAAACACACTGACCCCGACCTGCGGATACTTCTTGGCTCTAGCCATAGACGGACTCCATCGCTCGCTGCCAATGGAGAACGGCGAGTCCGAGCAACATCAGAACGAAATACAAGCTGATACCCAGACTGATCCAAAGTGTGGGTTCGCCTTGCATGCGACGACGTACGTATTCGCGCTCATATAAGATCGCAGGCAATGCCACAGCAAACAGTGCGGGAATCACCAATAAGGCTTTCCACCAAGGCTGGATTATGTACAGGGCAATACCCTGGAGCAGAACCAGTGGGAGGAAATCGGCCGGATTGAGACGAGGGATGGTCATTTGCCGTGCCACGCCCAATGGGGTTCGACTGCGACAAACGCTTCCCATTCCCCATGGACGTGGCCCCAGTTCTCGTTGTAGGCACGCCAGCCACGGCTGTTGGAGCCGTCGTGATCGAGTTCTGGCCCGTATTGGGTGTCCTCGAATTCCAACCAGGACATGACCATGGCCACCGCCATTTCCAGGTTGATCGGCGCGGGCAACGGGGTGAATCCCTCATGAGGATGGCTCGGACGGGTCTTGTAGAGGATGATGCGCTCGGTTGGCACATATGTACGACTCGATCCAGTCTCGAACTCGCCCTTCTCCAGACGGAATCCATGCACGCGCAGCCTGCCCTCATTCAGTTCGATCAGCCTGAGAACTTGCACCAGGGCAGGTGCACCCTTACTGGTCACGTCGATACGGAAGTTGTCCATTATTCGTAGCTCCAACCGGGCGCTAATGGTCCGGCATCGGGTTTGAGTTGCGGAGCGAGAGTTGGAACCGGTCCAGCATTGACCTCGCGTATGGCCTTTTGAATGCCGCCTAGCGCAACAATACCCAGGGTCAGCACGATGCTCCCGACGATCAGGAATTTCTCCATCAGTGCACCCGGAAACTTGGGTAATCCTCGTAGTCGAGAACCTTGGGTTGTTCGACCTTCTTGAGGTCATCGGGACGAATCTGATCGTGGAACACCCCGTTCACGTAGATGGCATCGCCAGGGAATGCGGTGAGTGCGTCCTCGGTGGGATTGACCAGGGCATGAGACTTGAAATGGCGAACCATGAGATCGACGAACTGCTTCGGCGGAACCCTGGGTCCGTCCACTACAGTGCCGGTGGTAATCAGCATGGTCATCACGCTCATCGGCTGGTCTTGTCGGACCAGATCGATACGGATGTCGGACTCGACCATCCAGGTCATGCCTGATCCTTTCGGGGCGTAGCCAGAATGTACGCCTCCATCAAACGGAGCACACCGAGCAGTTCCTCACGACTGGTGAGGAACTGCTCGGACGTGGATGAGGCGAGAGTATCGCGCATAGCATTGGCAATGCGCTCGGCATTCTCCAGAGTAACATCCGGGGTGGCTAAGAATTCCGGCCACGAACCTACGTCTTGATAGAGTCGAGCCAGAGCCGAGCAGATGCGGTCGATGTGTGACTTGATCAAGGGAACCTCCTGCACCGCCGGGTGCTCCTGGAGGTAGCGCTTCGCCACATATCTGACTATGGAAACCGCGTGAAGCACCTCATGCATCCCCAGGGTATGGCCGGTTTCTAGCCATTCCTTCTCGTCCATGGTGCGGGTGATCTCTGGGGTTTTCTCGCTCATTCCTCCAATATCATAGAAACTCCGGGAAATGTCAAGAGAAATGAAAAAGGCGAGGATTTCTCCTCGCCCATCATACCCGTTCTGTTTCCAGGTGGATCACCCATCCAGCCGCTTACGCGGCTAGGAGGAACAAATTGTCGTTGTCGCTTGGTTCTTACTTAGCGGTTTCCGAGGAGTTTTTCAACCCCTTTCGGAATTCGCGATTCAGAACGTCACGATAGTCTGCTGATTCACGACGATATTCGAGGTCGAAAAAGCGATCCACCTCGTCTCTCGGTCGCGACGGCATGAACCCGAGCAGACCCACAGCTTTGCCCCAGATCATCTGTAGCAACGCTCATAAGGTTTGCAAATGAAGCGGCCCGATTGAATCTCTTTCATGCGCCACTCCAAATCCGCTAGGTCTACCGCCTGCCCGAGGAATGCCTGCTCCTGGCGCTCCCTCGATGTCATCAGCAACTCACGACCAACTCGTTTGAGCCAGTTCATCATGGTTTGCTTTCCACAGAGAGTATTTAGATACTTGTATTGACTAATACAATAGAAATATCAATGTAATACAAGCATATCTGATATGCTTGTGTGAGAAAAACTCACATACTACTTGAGATTCCCTAACAATCAGATTCAGTATGATGGTATTAGAAAACCAATACCATCATACTGGGTGGTTTACCGAGTGAACCGGGCGGCGAGGTCTTCGGTTTTGCGGGTTTTGGCTTGGGTGAAGCGGTCGTATTCGCGTTCGATCAGGCTCTCAATGAATTCGGCCATCTTCGTGTCGTTGTCCCGGACCATCTCATCCAACTTGGCCTTGGTCTCGGGGCGAAGCTTGCAGAAGAGGTTCTTGCGGGAATCCCCTACGAGTTCGTTGTAGGCAGCGTCGATCCGCTTGCCCTGGGTGTAGGTCTCCCAGTCAGGTCCGAGCTTTTCCTTGATGATTCTGATCTTACGTTCGGTCGCGTACGAGGCCATGGGGGTTCTCCTATTAATATTATCTATTTACAGGAGAACTCCAGAATGGTGTTAAATTTCGCGGAAAATTACGCCACCCTCTTTCGGTTGGCCAAGCGCTGCTTATGGGCGGCGATGGCGCGGGAACTGATTAGTCCGGCTTGCCGCAAGGATTCGGCCTGGAACTCATGGAACAGGGTCGAGGTACGAGCGATCAGCGGCTCATTCAGGCGCTTCCCGTAGAGCATCGCATAGGTCTGTGTCTTTTCGTTATACCAGAGTTGATACTTTTGCATTTCCGTAATCCCACACAAAAAGAGAGCCGCCCGAAGGCGGCTCTCTGGTGTTTCTGTTTCCCGCCCACCGGGCGATGGATTTGGATTACCGAGGACCGCCTTAGGCGGCCATACGGAAACCCTCGTCCGCAACGAAGTTATCGTTGGCAATTACTGTTTGTGTTGCGTTAACCGAGCTTCCGCCGGATGACTCCACGTGCCTACTGACTACCTGTCGATCCTGTTTCGGCCCCATAGCGCCCGAGGGCATTTTGGTGGAGCCGCTGGGTACCGCCCCCAGGTCCAGAGTAGCGTTCTTCAACGCTTCAACGTCACAAGACCTATTTAAGGCAAACCCTTGAGAATGTCAAGGGGTTGCACTTTAGCAGACTCCGATGTCAAGCCTAACATTGTTATGGACAATCAAATGACGATATAGGATCATCTTCAAGTCGATATCTGGAATGATCCGCACAAGATCAACCAGGGCCTCCACCGGCCACGACAATGCCTCGTCCAGAACCGGCTTCAATAGAGTGGCTTTGTTCTGGGCGAGGCGCTCTCCCACGTCCGGTGGGACATTCATCGCAAGCAGGCGTGTCTCGATCAGACGTGCGCGTTCAATACGCCCCAGATGGTTTTCCACGAGGGGATGGACGGTTAAAGGCATAAATGCCCTCCCTGAAATCCCCCTTGGGTTGCAGGTAACCCCCACCCCGGACCTTACTTGATTCTTTCTTTATGAGCAATGGGGATACCGTGCATAACTCTGTGGGTAACTGATTAATTTTTATTCCAGAAAGCAAAAATGGCGGCCGAACGGAGATTTCCGTCCCACCGCCTCTGTAGGGCATTGAGCCCAGGCAGACTACTCTCCGGCGTCCGCATCCATCCGAGGATGATCCTTCTCGATCATACCGAGTCGTTCCAATTCCTCGGGTATGCTCGATCCCACCCAGTCGTATTTCCATTCGTAGAACGGAAGGAAGTTGGCCGACTCAAGTTGCCCATCCTGGCCGATAGGCTTCGGGTTGAAGTGGTACAGCTTGATGCAGGCGGGCTTCCCGAAGCTGGTAGGGATCGCCCGCATCCGACCCTGTACCCAGCGCCAGACCGCCCTGGTGGCGTCCTGAGGGTCTTCGGCCATGAAGTGGATCGAGTAGTCCTGTTCGAGCCAGCGGCGGTCAAAATCGGACTGGGTGAGGAAGTAACAGAGGGCGTGGAATTGTTGGGTCATTTGGAGCTTCCTGTGCGGGTCTGCGTGACGACGATCTTCTGACCGTCCACCGTGTATTCGGTCGGACAATGGACATCTTCGCGACCCTGCATGATGCAGGCACACCGAGGCCACGCGCGGCAGGGACGACCCTTCTTCTTGCTCAAATCACGGAACATCAATACTTTCCCATTCATGCCATTCTCTGGTGTCGGGCTGAATCAGCACCTGAGAGGGCAGTACTGGTGGCGTTGAACCTGGATGTTCAGCCAGGAAATCAGCGATATAGTCGCGCTTCCAATTAGCCACAGCCTCCTGTGGCGTTAGCCCAAACGCACCATGTTCGGTTCCACCAAACCAAATCAAATAACACTGCTCTTTGCTCACTTCCGACCTCTGCGTACTGTTGAAAATCTCTGCATCTTCCAGTGAGCTAAGATATCTGGACATTCATCCAGCCTAGGTGAATTACTGGAGTTTGTCAATCAGAAATGTTGCATCGACCTTGCGAATTCGAGAATCCCTTCCCTCGTAGGCGAGATTAACCCGGTGGATTACCGCGTCGATCTGAGTGCGCCAGTGATCAAGGAATTTCATCATCCTGGGGAATTCAGGTGGAAGGTCTTGGGTTTGCCAGAGGAATTCCTGTAGGAGGCTGCGGTAGTCCGGCCTCCAGTAGAGGATAGTGATGGTGGTCAGGCGCTCGGGCATGATCAGCATGCAATTATTTACGAGCCTCGGGCACCTCCGGTGTTTCCTAAATACCCGGTAATCTTGGGAAACCCGCATGACGAACAACTACATCGGTTGGTCCACACTCTCAAATCCGGCACTGGGCACGTTCACATCGACCCTGGTCAACCACAACGCTGGTGTCGTGGTCCTTCAGACGATTCCGAGCGCCTTGCACGTCCTGCCTAGCTCCTACGTGGGCAAATTTTTCATGGTCCAGAACGCCACGGGTTCGACCAATCCTGTGCGGATCAACGGGATCACAATTCCTGCAAATGACTCTGCTGGATTTCTCTGGAACGGTGCGGCTTGGGATTTGGCCACGACCCCCACGAGTAGCTCGGGTTCGTTCGAGGGGCTCCCGGATGGTCCTGGTGACTTCACCGGTCATGCCGGGCAGTTCATCAAGGTCAACGCGGGCGAAACCGCTCTGGAATATTCAAACCCACCGGGTTCCAACAAGGGCCAGTATGCCCGCACGATCAGTTTCAGCGATCCGGCTGATGTCGGTTCGAACGTCTACAACGTGGGCACTGCGCTGGTCGCTAACACCCGTGTGGAGCGCGTTGTAGTAGAGGTTGTGACCCCGTTCAACGATCCCTTCGCCACCGATCTGACGATTGTCGCCACGGGTGGTTTCACCACGTTGATGGCACAGACTGATGTGGATATCGGAACCCCTGGGGTCTACATCCGGGAACTCCCCGCCACACAGGTCAGTAACGGACAGATCAGAGCCCAGTTCAATGCCGATCCCAACGGGAACGGAGGCACACAAGGTCAAATTCGAATCTACGCCGAATTTGGGCTCATCTGAGGATAACCGCTGATGTCTAACCACAAGAAATTCGGCCTCATCGGTATCGGTTCGGATGTCCAGTACGGCAAGGGTGGTGGTCGTCTGACCTGGGTCACCGACCATTTCAACTCGCGTGATCGGACCGATTCGAGCTACGTGAATCTGCGTGTGGCAACTGCACCGACCGATCCCAACGATGCCGCCTCCAAAGCATATGTCGATGGGCTTGTGCAGGGAGCGAGTCCGAAGGAAGCAGTTCGTGCTGCAACGACCATTGCAGGAACCCTGGCGAGCAGCTTCGAGAACGGTGACACCATCGACGGTGTGGTATTGGCCACGAACGACCGCATTCTGATCAAGAATCAGGCGGCTCCGGAAACCAATGGTATCTACACGGTCAACGCTAGTGGTGCTCCGACCCGCGCCACGGATGCAAATACCGCTGGTAAGCTTGCTGCGGCATTCGTATTCGTCGAAGAAGGCACTGTAAACGGCGACAAGGGATTCGTTACCACATTCAATTCCAGTGATGTTCTGGGCACCGACCCGGTCGTTTGGGTCCAATTCAGTTCGGCCGGTAATTTCACGGCCAGCAATGGTATCACACTGGTTGGTTCTGATTTCCAACTCGACTTCAACGGGTTGGGCACCAACACGATTGTCTCCGGTGATACCTTGGCGTTCTACGATGCCAGCTTGACCAACGAATCCAAAACTACGGTTGCCGATTTCATCAGTGATCTGGGCATCCTGACCACAGCAGACATCCCCGCGACCGAGCAGGCAGAATTGGCCGCACTCGATGCTCTGGCTGCTGGCATGGTCGCGAAGACCGGTGATGCCGCTTATGCTGCTCGTACGATTACCGCAAATGGCGCGGGTAACCTCGCCGGACTATCAGTGTCGAATGGAACTGGAGTTTCTGGTAACCCGACTATTGGTCTCAACATCAATGGTCTTGCTGCTCGTTCCGATGCGGTTGATCCAAACGACCGTATCCCCGTCTACAACGCTACGAGTGGTGCCAACGAGTACTACTTGGTGAGTGAGATCGCGACGGCAGGTTCGACTAACGCCTTCGGTACGATTACCCCGAGTGGCAACTCCAATGGCACATCAATTGTGGCGGATGCGGCACCGGACACAGCGACGTTTGCCGCATCTGATGGTATTCAGATCGATGGAACGGCCGGAACCGACACGCTGACATTCAGTTTCACCCGTGCGGGTCTCGCAGACACTGTCACGGTCACCACTGATACGGTACCGTTCTTTGATGCAAGTGCTTCGAATCAACCAGAGTTTCGTAGCTGGGCCAATATCATCTCTGATATCGGTCTGCTCACGACCACCGACATCCCTGCATCGGAGCAGGCTGAGTTAGCTGCGCTCGATGCGCTGGGTAATGGTATGGTGGCGAAGACTGGTAACGCTGCCTATTCGAATCGCACCCTCACTGCGGGTGGTGCTGGTCTTGAGGGTGTCAGCATCACGAATGGTGATGGCATCAGCGGTAATCCGACCATTGGTCTGAACATCACCGGATTGACCTCGGACAACACCATCGAGGATACCGACGAGTTTCCCTATTTCAACGGCACCAACAACCGCAAGACCACCTGGGCTGCAATCAAATCTGAACTTCGGGCTGAAGTTCCTGCGGTCCGAGTCATGTATGTGACGGTGAACTTCAACAGTTCGAGTCCGGTCGTGGTCGGAACGCTTCCAGCGGATTCCCGCGTTCTGCGTGCGAGCGTGGACGTGAACACGGTCTGGGATCAGATCGAAACCTTGGATATCGGAATCAATGGTGGTGCGGCTGATGCGATCATGGCGGATACCGAAAATGATCTGGCGGTGGCCGCGATTTATCGGACCGATGTGGATTACCGCAATAGCTCGGGGTCGGCACAGACCGTGCAGGTCGCAATCACCAACGCCAACACGCCCACTCAGGGCACCGCACGCATTGCGGTCGAATACTACACCAGCGCGACCCTCTAACAGGGAAGGGGCTCCAATTTGGAGCCCCTTTTGTCTACTGGTGTTGATCCAGGTATTCCAGACCCGCTTTCAGAAGTGGGTCCTTCGTGGGATCACTACGATGGATGATGCGGGTCATGACATCGTTGCGCATCATCGCATCCTCATCATTTTTCGGATCGGTTAGATTCGCAGGGATACCCTGATCAATTGTCAAATCCGGCGTCACTCCGATCTGATGAATGCGAACCTTATCCTTTCCGACGAAAAACTCGTCTGTGGTGAACTTCACCGTGGGGTGATTGAAGGGATCACCATAAAGTGGAAGTATACCCTGGGCAACACCCTTTCCATAAGATTTGGTTCCAATCACGTATGCTCGACCGTTGTCCTGCATCGCACCGGAAATAATTTCGGAGGCTGAGGCCGAGTGATTGTTGATCAGGATCACCAACGGAACTGTGATCAGAGTGTTATCCTGAGTGTCAAACACCCTAGTGTTTCGATTATCAGTATCGGATACTTCACTCCGATCTTTGACATGGTTCGACGTGGTCGTGACCACCTTAACCTTGGCTTTCTCAAACATATCGTAGACACGAATGGCCGTATCCAAATGACCACCACCGTTCTCACGGAGGTCTAGGATAATCCCCTTGAGAGGGTTTCCCGGAACCACTAGCATATCGAGAGCACGTTGAATGTCTTTCTCAGAATCATCACCGAATGAGGACAGCACCACGTGCCCATAGCTGCCATGGCGATACGCCACTGCTGTGGTTCCCTGAATGGGCTGACGCTCGATTTGGAACTCCAACGTCTCGGTGCCACGCTTCACTTCCAGAATCACTAAGGTTCCAGCATCGCCTTTGATTTTCGTGGTTACCTCACCGATCTGTTCGTAGTCGGATGCCTGAACTTCCTCACCCCGAATCTTCATGATGATATCACCCGGCAAAAGCCCGGCCAGATGAGCAGGACTACCAGTGTAGGTGTAGACGATCTCTACTCCCTTCTGATCATCGGACAATCCGATACGAGCACCAATTCCGGAGAAGTGAAGAGTTTCGTTGAGGCTATCCTCCATGGATTGGGCTTCCTGTGGTGGAAGAAACCCAGCATATTTGTCTCCAATCTCTATCGTCACCTTGTCAAACGCAGTGGACAACGCCTCTTCAATCGATCCCTCGATCTCATCGGTCGCATAGACGTGGATCGAGTTCAGGATGGTGTTTGCGAATACCACACCAAACCCTCTCATGTAAGCCTCACCTTCACCACCCTGGAATAGTTCCGGATGCTCGGCATAATTTTTCTTGGCTGTTTCAAACGCCTTGTCCATGAGATCACGAACCTCGTCCTCCGGTGGTAGAACGTTGCCGTTCTTCTCCAACACTTTCTTCGCGGAGGAATACGCAATCATGTAGAGGTCTGGCATATCCGAGAACTCTACCTTATCATCGTATAGACTTTTGTTCTGCAACAGGTACATGGCAAGTCCAAAATCGTCTAACATCATCGCGTAATGAAATTTCAACGGATTCGGATTGGATACCTTTGCTTGATTACCTCCGAAAACGGGAACAGGGGTGACCTCGGCCTGAGGTTCACCCCTGTTCGTGTTCGAGATAACCGACTTCTCGTCTGAGGCCGAATCGCTCTGGTTCGTAAAAACCAGGAATCCCGCCAACGTCACACCCACGGCCACTATGATGGCCAACGCCAGTTTCTTCATTTTGTTGGTCCCCCAATACTCTAACCCTAATATTTACTGGATCATTCAGACCCCCAACCGACCCAGTGAAGTTGGCTGGGTGTTTCCGGACGAATGTCCAGATCAACCCACGACAACTTGCCGGGCTTTCCGTCCTTCTCTTTGGACGAGCCCGTATCCAGAAACACAACCTTTCCACCACCCGCATTCATCTGAACCAGTGGAGCCTCGACCTGACGAACTGCATGACCCACGAACACGGTGTGACCAGTTGGGATCGCATCAACCCAGTTGTAGAGGCGAGTCGGATATCCATCCGGACCCTTGGTGCCGTCCGTCTCTCCATAGAGGGCGAACGACTCTTGGATCGAGTTGCCGTTGGCGCGGAACAGTTCGTTGCCCCACATCGAGTGATGGGCGGCGGCATGGACAAACAGGAACTGACCGATCTGAATCCAATCCGGGCTCATTTCGACCAGGAACTCCATTTCGGTTTCCCACTGCGCACGGGCGTCCGCGTCGAGCGCCTTCAACTGGTTGAAGGTGACGTTGTTGCCATGGGTGGTCATGCCCTGGAAGCCGTTGGCACGCTCCTGTTCGACATAGCGCAGGACCTTTTTCTCGTGGTTCCCACGAATGCACCATGCACGACCCTCACGGATGAGCTTGGCCACTGCTACGACCGCCGTCAGCGTGCCCACCCCATAATCGGGGATGTCACCCAGGAACAGAAAGAACGTGTCAGGGTTGGCCTGCATCACCTTGGCCAACCCCTCCAGATTGCCGTGAACATCGCCGATCACACGGATACGGCGGAAGCCACGCGCATAGAGGAGAGCCGCCAACACCTTGGGGTTACGGTTCTGATGCAGAGTCGAATTCTTGATCAGCTTGGCCACACGGGTGAAGTCCGACGTTTCCCACTCGACCTGAACAGCAGGCATCGGTGCGACCCGAATATCATCGGTTTCCGCGAACAGCACGGCCTTGGCCAGTCCGTCGCCAGTCTTGATGACCGGCAGCACGGCCTGATACGTCTCCTCGTAGGCTTCGACGATGTTCTTGCCCTTCATGAACTGAGTCGAGCGCCAGCCAGCGGTCTTGACCTTGCTGATCAGCGGACGATTCACCACCACGTAGTAAACGGGGACGCCAAGGTCCTTACCGATCTTCGCAGTCTTTTTGCGCTCACCCTGAGCCAAATGCTGGGCGTCCGCGACCACTCGCTGCCCAGCCACAAGACGGGCCAGGATGCGACGGAAGAACTCGTCAAACACCTGTCGGTTTTTGTCTTGGCGCTCTTGCTGTCCGGTCAGTTCGACACGCAAGGCGTCCGAGGACACGATCTCGGTGGGATCGAAATGGGCAGCAGCCCACGTGCTCTTACCGCCCCCGCTGGGGCCGACAAGCACGATCAGAGCGGCTTCGGCTGGAATGGTAAACATGGCCCATTACTCCCTTTTCGGAATATAACAGACACGAAGTGAAAATGCAAGAAAATTCTGGGGTTTATTACATCAAATCGCCCATACCGAGACCTTCCTCGGCGGGGATATCGAAGGCAAGCTCTTCGAGATTGGGAGTTTCCGGAACAACAGTCGCGGCCATTGCATCCATGGGAGACTCGGGTTGAACCTGACCCAGAACCATACCGGGTTGGGAAACCTGGGCCATACCCAGCATTTCCCGACCACCGCCGAGAATCGCACCGATCCGGTTGATATCATAGGGTTGGCCGTCCATGCCGTAACCACCGGCCGGATAGATATTAATCCGATGGCCCGACTTGGTCTTGAGAACCAAGACGTTCTGGTCCGCACGAAGCAAACCGGCCCCCACAATCTCATCCCCTAGACGCTTCGCCTCGACGCCGAGTTGGCGTGCAGCCTCGATCTGAGCCTCCGGACGACCATCCTGCCAAAGCCATGTGACCGCGCCCGAGGGCAGGTACATCAGGTCCAGATGTCCTTCGGTAAGAAGCCCGTAAAGGGTATCGATATCGTGGTTGGCCATTTTGTATGATCTCCTCCATCATATTTAGGGCCAACCCTAACCCCTTGAGTTTTCAGACCCAACGGGACTTCTTGAATGCGTCCCAATCGATCTTTTCATCCGAGATATACTCGGAATCATCTCGGGTCGTACGGAAACCTACCGAAGTGCGTTTCTCACCCTTAGCTGTGCCCTCGAATTCCTTATTGGTGAACCCACGCTCCATCATTTTGCGGAGACGCTTCACCTGCTCGTCCAACGGTTTACCCAGGATTCGGACCGAGATGACCAATTCTTTGAGATGGGCAATGCTGAATCCAGCAGTCAGGGTCACCCAGTGCTGGACCTCCTCGAAGGGCATACTGGGTTCCTTGTGGTGGAGGAACGTGGCACGGATTTCCGCACTCGGCGGAGGCACGCTTACAACCACATCGAATCGACTCGGACGGTCGGTGAATCGCTTATCCAGCTTCTCCACATAATTGGTCGTGCCCAGGAACACTACATTGTCCACCTGAGATTCACCATCGAGCATGGCCAACCATTCGTTCTCGGCGTGACCACGTTCGGTGAGAATCTCGAAATCCTCCATGATCACGACTACCGGCACATTGGGTTCGATACGACGAACCATCTGGAGACACTGGGACATAATGTCGGGACGATCCCCATAAAGGGCGATACCACCATGTTTGATGATTTCCTTGATGAGGAGTTGGATGCAGGCGGTTTTACCCGAGCCTGGATCGCCGTACATGAGGATACCGCGTTTGTAGAGGAAACCACGCTCCTTGAACTTCTGCCTGACCTCGTCCGACCAGAAATACATGATCTCGCTGAAAACCTCTTCCTTGACCACCGAATCGATCAGGATAAGGTCATCCGTGCTGATGATCATCTTCAACAGAGCCGGACCGATCTTGGGAGCGTCGATAGTTTTGTAAAGACCCGGTATGATATTCTCGACCACGTCCGAGGCCGCCCAAAACACCGTGCGATCCCCCGTGGTAGCCCAGAATCGATTCTCACGATTCTCTTGATCATCATCCAGGTGGAATCCTACATCAACCTCATTCACAGCGGTTGTAGCCAGAGCACGCTGATCCTTCTTATCACGGTCAGTCGCGGGCGCTCCTTGATCAGAAGTTTCAGTCGCATATAGCTGATTAAATGACTTGCTGCCTTTGCGTGATCCCGAAGCCAAATTCATGAAACCCCCCAGATGTGATACTCTTAAAGATTAGGAATACATTGGGGAGTTTCAAGTCCTTATGCACCATCCCAACTTTGGATGACACTACCAGAGACAGGGATATGCTGCGGATTTATCAAGAATATCTGATCATTTCTATAACGGACAGTCAGTTCGGTTCCGGCCGAAACCACGTCGGAGACTTCGCTGGAATCGTCAATCAGGGTGAAACGGAAGTCTATCTGCTCACCCAGGCTTCCATTCACGTTCGTACCAAAATACTTCGCCTCCAAGGTAAAATCATTGGCATTATATGGTGCTTGGAGAAAATTCTGAGCGTCAATAATCAACTCATAAGAGTTTGTCAGGTCCCAATAACCAGTAGTGCTGGAAAACCCACCCGATCCGGTGGTTGTTGTGGCTGTGGGTCCCATACGAATCCGACCAATGATATTGGTGAATCCGTTATTCCACTCAATATCCTGGGCGGAGCCGCCGGGTTGTGTCAGGTCGATTACAACCTCACCACCAGCATTGAAGAAGTGACGGATACCATTACCATTCGCGAAAATGACAGAAATCTGACAAGTCAAAAAATCCGAGAACGGAATCAAGCTTGTCTGTGTAAAAAACACTCCACTCAGAGTCGGACCAGACACATTGAATTTGTTCGTATTCAACGTAGCGATGGCCGAGTTCAGATCATATGGATCACTGGTGGGCGGGTCAGCTTCGTGTGCTTCAATTGTTTGACCGACTGCGAATTCACTCAAAGGTGGGATCGAGGACAAAATCGAGCCACTCTGATGCTGAGACATGACCGTTAACATGTTTCGAAGATTCGACCATTGAGCACTGGTGATGGTATTTCCAGCTACTAATGCGTTCTGCGCAAACTGAGTCTGCCCATAACCCCATTGTCCATAACCCACCCCATAGAGTAGACCCGCAGCAGGCTCAGCCGCACTGGCTTGACCCGACGTGTAGACGTTGGTTCCTTGAGACCCGATTAGGGTGTTGAAGTCGGCAGCGAGGATGGTTGTGTTAATCTCGTAAGTCATGGCTGTTTACTTAGGTCGCCGACAAGGCGGTGATTGTGCTTGCTGCTGGATTGGTAATGGACAATGGTGTTCCGGACGAGGTGCGCCAATCTCCAATCACTGTCAGAGTTCCGTTTAATGTCGGACCACCCGACACACCGTTGAATTCATATCTGAAAATAATCGTTCGACCGTTGTCCCCATTTGGACCAAATACGGTCTCAACACGACGGGCATAAACCTTGATGTTATGGTTGGCAATGGGTGCGACTCCAACAACCTTGGTATATATCTGTTGATACACGTTGGTCAGTTGATAGTATCCGATGGCCGAGCCCGTACCAGTCCCGTTCACGGCTCCTGCACTGTTTTGATTCATGAAAACCGAGCCCAATGCGGAAAGGAAGTTTGTCAGCACGTTATTCTGTGTGGTCGCCGAGCCTGCCGTGCGAGATGCACGAAATAGAATCTGGCCACCCGAATTGAAGTAGTACCTGCATTGATCAGCGGTTGGCCATTGCATCTGAATCTCACAACTTACCTGTAAAGTCCAACCGGCTGATCTAGAGGTGCCGACGACATCCGGAATGATAATCGACCGTGTTGGAGTAAACAGAAATCGATTGGCACTGATCGTGCTGACAGCAGTTGCGAAATTACCCGTCGCTGGAGGATGAGCACGAACCACCGAACCCAGAGAAAGCTGAGGGATTGTGGGCAAGCTGATAGTCGATCCCTGATGCAGAGCGCAAACATCAAGCACACTACGAAGACGTGTCCATTCCAGACTACGAACGAGTTGAACAAATCCACCAGACACGGCTGGAAGAGGAATCGTGCTTTGGCCATAACCGAAATTGCCGGTCCCGACCCCGTACACGCTGATCGCGGTATTCCTGAAGGTGTTGTAATCGATTGCCTGGATTATGCCGTTCTGTGCGTAGGTCATCGTCTATCCTCACTTTGTTGTGACGATGGCCACCTCAACCAGACGAGGGTATTCTCCTCCTTCGTCATCCACGAGGGATCGAGCGAAAGACTTCCACTGTTGAGGATGATTCCGGTAGGAAGTTGCTATCCCCTCCGCATATCCGAATAGACGGTCACCCTTATGAACAGGACCCAGCACCAAGCAAGGCACACGTCCAATCAGAGCGACTGGCAGCATCAACGGATCATTATCGTGATTCTCATTCAGAATGAACCCCGGCTTTGTCCGGATCACACCAAACACATCATCATTGCGGCTGGTGACCTCGGTGATCTCATTCAATCCACCGATCTTCACAACGGTTCCCGGTCGATAGACACGATCCCGCTTGTAGCGCTCGGCCACATCCGCATAGAACGCAGTGATACCCGCAGTGGTAGCTCCGGTGAAATTGACCGATCCCGTTACCGTCAAATTGGTTGAGGTCACAGACGAGAACACCCCAGTAGAAGGTGTAGTGGCACCAATCGGAGTCCCGTCGATGGTTCCCCCGTTGATGTCGATGGAAGTGATTGGCCTTACCGCTCCATCGAGAACGTCTCTGGTAACCTTGGTGGTCATGTCCTACTCCCTTTTAGACGTTCTTCGCGATGATGAACCAGTTCGAACCATCGAACACCAGGGTGACGCTTCCATAGTTGGAATTGATCACATAGTTGATCGCACCGTTGATGAATGGACCACCCGTAGTGATGGTGATGTTGTTCACGCTGGCACCACCAGATTCATCCGTGATTGTGATCTTACGGCCGGAACTACTTGCACCCACCGGAACACCCGAGAGGTCTACGGTCACGGCGAACGAGGTATTACGAACACCCACATAGGATTCCGGACCATTCACCAAGTAAAAGCTCGCGTTGATACCGACACGATCCGTGAAGGAATCTCCCGAAGTAACACCGATGATCACACTATTAGCATCACTAGACACGGTCACGTTCGGACCGGCCACGATGGACTTGGTCTGAAGCACAGTTCCCACCTTGGGACCGACAAGGGACTGACCCGGACCTATAGACTGCAACGAGTTGGCTTCGCCAAGGCTCGGAGCGACAACAACCCGCTTCAGTGTACGAATGTCCACTTTGTCGTTCAGAGCTAACGGAGTGTTGAATTGGATGATGTCGTTGATTTGTGCTGGGGTGAAAAACATCACCGGGGCACCAACCGCGCTTGCCGGAGCAGCCGGAGAAACCGTGACATCGAACTGTGTCGAGGACGGAACCGCAATCACCGTGAAACTCGCATTGTAGGCCGATTGACTCGTACCACCAATAGTCACCGGGCTATTCACACCCAGGTTATGAGCGACAAGAGTAGTTGCGCGCAGCGTTGTCGGGTTGAGCTTGGCCAGTGTGGTGATTCGTGTGTTCTGTTGAACCAACTGGTAGTCCAAACTCAATACCTTGGCCAAACCATTCACGGTCACAAATACACCAGCCGGGTCCGAACCAGCCACACCCGTACTGAATTGAGATTGACCAGCAGTGGACAAGTAAGTGGCCTGAAATACCTGGGCAGATTGTGCCAGAATCGTACTCACCGTGGTGCGGGTCAGAATAACTACACCAGTCGGAATTGCCGCATTGAACGAAACATTTGTTCCGACCACCGAAAAATCACCACCCGGATTCGGAACCTGACGAACACCATCCAGGAATACTTCAACATACTGTGGAGGGACCGCTGTGGTGGCACCGGTAGCAAAGTTCTGAGTGACGTTATCACCCACATATCTCTGCTGGATAATCTGGGCCGCAAACAATCCACCTACTGGATTCCAAATCACACCATCCCAAACAAAAATCACCTTGGTGTCAGTGTCGAAGAACAGACCTCCTGTTTGGGGGATAGGAACCGATGGGGGATTTCCATTAACTGCACCAACCTCGGCAGGCACACCTTCGAGGGCGATCCATTTCGGTGTGGGCAGTGAGGAATAGACGAACGCCGTGACCTGAGACTTATCAAAGACAAGGCGTCCATCAAAATTATCAGCCGAAGCCACCGGAGGAAGTGTAGGCAAAACCTCCATGACAGCAGCCAAAGACCTACCGGTTGCGTTGTCCAGAAGAACACCGTACTTTCCGTCTGCAAGCCTGCCGTAGGGGATTAGTGACGCTGCCATTATTGTTTTTCCTTATTCGCTCACGAATCCAAACACGGAGATATTCACGGTGAGAACACCGCCCGAGGCCGGGGTCGTAACATCGATGTGGAGTGTTTCTGAGCCGCTCAAGAAGCGGGTGGTACCTTCGATCCGGTAGAATGCATGACTAACAGTGGTCATGCTCGAAACCGGGGCATTCTCCATAACATCCTCACTCGCACCCACAGTGAGGTTGAAGATAGCCGGGCTCGTGGCCGTAACCGGACCCACCGGCAACATGATAATACCAGTCGGATGAAAGCGCTGAAGTGTGCCAGGAGCCTGGAAAATCGCAGTGACGCCCGCGATGGTCAGGTCCAGTGCCGCCGCCGCCGGAAGCATCGTAAACTGTCCGGCATAGCTGCTCGACGCCGCAAGCAGCGGAATGAACTGGGTTCCATTGTAAAAATGCGGAATCTTGGTGTTCCGCTTGTACCAGAACTGCCCGGTTACCGGATTACTCGGTGGAGTCGGGAGTGCAAAATTTTCCAATTGCCTATACTGGTTCTTGGCAATAGTCGGACCATAAAGGGAAATACCCTGTCCGATCAATTCGATAGGGAACGCATTGCCCGTGGTGCTCGCCACGTTGATAGTGGCCACCGTGGTTCCGGCAGTGTTGGTTACAATATAAGCGGGCATCTGTTATCTCCAGAAACTTCAAGTATTTAGTTGATTGAAATACGCAGGGTATAAATGATCTCCAAAATACGAGATGCCGACTTCTCCACCGGACTGAACGTGATGTGGGTGATCAGAAGACCGTCCTCGGTCTTCAGTGCGATCTCGTCAAAAACAAACTGAGAATCATTGATGTTGATATTGCCGACATTATCGAAGGCGGGTTGGCCAAAGGGCTCATTCTTATCAAGAACGCAACGGATTTCCACATCCGAGAACAGGGTGCCATTCATATGGCGAACAGCCATCTGGTTACCCTGGGGAGCGCCCTCATTGTCATCAACAACCTCGAAATAAACCGGGTTGTTGAGATCGGCCGCACCCGTCGTGTTTGGGGTCGCATAGCTGATATTGCCCAGAGGATCGACAGTGGCTCCCCCCGTACCGAAATGCATCGAGTAGATCGCACCATTCTCGCGATTTGCGATAGCTCGGGCGACCAGAATCGACGCGTGCTCCTGGTGCACGGCGTTCCTCTTGTTCAGGACGATTCGTCCTTTTTCAGGCTGTCCCACATCTTCCTTGGTCGCGTATTCCTTGATTAGGACGTGACCCTCGATGGATAGATCAATTTGTTCAGACTTTTTCTGCATATGCAAATCTCCGCTAATATTTATGATCAACACGAACCTGGGTGTTGGACAACCTCGTAAGCCTCCGGGAACTCTGATGCTGCATCAGGTAATTGACCCAGTGCGTATCCACCAAAAGTCAATCCCAGACCAAATAATGGGTAATTCAGTACCGGTGGAGTCGTATAGGAATCGCCCACCGTGTAAAGGACCTGATAGACCAACCCGTTGTAGGAAATGATCTGCAATGTACGACGAACAAAGAACTCGTCCCCATTCTGAACCGGACCCAGATCGACCCAGATTGTGCCATTCCACTCCAGATAACGATTGGTCGTGGTGTTCACGACTTTGGTCCCTATCTGACGACCAGTTTCGAATCCGTTGGGTTCATCGAAAACCAAATGATTGGCCAAGATATCATCGATAATCCGGGCATATCGCACCAAGATATCTTGGGATGGTAACCCCACACGTTCTTTGGTGTAGTTGACCACTATGTTTCCAGAGGGGGGTGGAATCGGCGTGTTCAACGTAAGCACACCATTCTGGATGTCCCAGTCGTCCGACGCCGAGGTCACCTGGAAATCACCTAACTGACCAACAGGCCAACCATTGTACTGAACCAGGATCGAGTCACCAATCTGCATGAAAGGCTTCGGAACCAGACGGATTAGACTTCCCGTACTTGGATAGATCGTGAAGATGGTGTTCGAACTGATCTGAACGGTCTGACACACGCGTACGCTGATCTTTGTTCCCGCAAGCGGTGGTGTTCCGATCCATCTGATCTTGTCGGGAATACCATTCTCTATGACAAAATCCGGTGTCGTACTGGTCGCATAACCGTCTTTGATGACGCTTCCCGCAAACACCATGAGAGCATTGGGGTCTGCATTCGTAATGCCAGTGATGTTGTCGGTCGCCGTACCTGAAGCATTGAGTACGACATGTTTGAAGTCATGCCTAATAATGGCACTGGGATTCAGGATACGAAATTCGATCAGGGCTCCGTTCGATGGAGCGGCTGCGAACTGAACCTGACCAATTACCGGCATTGTGTAATCGTTGCCTGCACCAAACACCTTGTAGACGCCGTTCACGAATACAAAGGTGCGCTCGGTTACTGCACCAAAACCCACACTGAACGTGGTCTGGATGCCATTACCCGTGGCTGTAACCACACTGAAAATCGCATCAGGATCAGCCACCGCGTTACCGAAGGCGAAGGTCATTACCTTCTCGTTCAGTAGCGGAGCAGGAGAAATCGACACCTTACTGCCATCCAAAACGAAGGCGGGGTCGCTCAAAAGCAAGTTGCCCTTGAACAGGAAGATGTTGGATTCGTTCATGCTGTCTCCGGGCAGACCCATATCAAAATCAGTCTGCACCGCATCACCCAGGTAGGAACGACCTGTCGAAATCTCGTAAATCGGAACCTGAACCGGTGGGGGTTGAACAAATTGAACGTCAGTGCCCGAGATCACGTAATGCACACCATTCGTTTTTAATAATCCATCAACGAAAACCTTATCCAGTCCTGATGGGGCATCTGCAAAACTGTACAATATGCTGACACCATCTGCGGTGTACAAAATATCGTTCGGCGTCTTGAACTTGATGACATGCTTGAGACCCGGTACCCTCTCATATTCGACGCCTTCCGTCATAGGAACACCGTTTAGCGAGTACTGGACCACATCATAATCGAGGTGACTTCCAGTTACATAAGTCGGGTCTACCGTGATAATGACCTCGCTCGTCGGGAATACCTGAATACCAGCAGGAATTACCTCAGACTGACCGATTATCTGCAAGAACACACGATCTCCGATATCCGTGGGTGGCCGATCCCATGGCGCAGAATCCCAAGGGGTTGCATCCCATGCGGCATAAGCCTGGGAATGAGAAGTGCTCACACAAATCAAGACCGAATCGTTTATTTGATGATTGATACGTTCCTCAGGATTATTTCCGATATCACAACCGGCCATCTCGGTAGTCGGGTTGTAGATACCCGGAACTATCGTACGAGCAAGGTGATGTTCCCATGTGCTCTCCACAGGCTGGAATAGCGTGTCTTCAAGGGATTCAGGCAGAACTGGCGGGTTGCCCTCGTAAAAACCCATCGACTGTTGAATGTCCAAGGTAAATTGAGTTGACAGGGGTCCACTCAAAACCACAGTCACCGAGTTATGAGAATTAGAGAATGTGTGCGTGATACCAAATTCGGAAATATCCGTCACAGTCCGTCCCTGCAACACAATCAGACGCTGGTTATACAGACGAGGATCATATTTGGCCGGAACTGTATATACGGTGCTGAAATTGTCAGCTTGGATCATACCCAACCGATACCATTGCTGACGACCTAGATCAGCGAAATACCAGAATGGAGTATCCCAACCTAGAAGATCAGTATCCCAGGGATAGCCATCCCAACCACCATCCTCGGACAAATCACAAGACAAGCGATCCACAAGCAAGCTGATTTTCTTATCTGGAAACTCTTGAATATCCACATCCATCGGCTCAGCATCACCAAGACTTGCTGTAATAGCATTCGAACGGAATTTCGTGCGGAATGGCTTCACATCTTTGATGTTCTGGAAGAAAGCCTCGATTTCATCCGGACGAACGAAGCTGGAATTGTCCAACTCTGAGAAGACCTGCACGCTGATATAGGATGTCTTGGTGAACCAGTCGCAAATCGGATGCTGCTTCAACATCTCGTAAAGCATACTGAAAACAATCGAATTGAACTCCTCACGCTCCAAAACACGATCTACTAATTTCTCATAGGTCTCACGAATCAGTGATGGATCGGTATCAGTGGTCAGATTGATCTCAATGGTGAAGTTGTCGATTCCGACCTCTTGGAAATCTGTTCCGGTATAGACGTAAGTCGCTCCCACGTTAGAGTCGGTCCAGGGGTCGATGTTGTCAGTGGATTTCACCTTGATCAGATCACCTTCAGCGTAGAACTTACGCCGTGCTCGATCATCACGAACCGCAATGCTCGCAACCGTGTCAAACACCTTCTGTCCCTGATAAGCTACATCCATGTAGGAAGTGCGTTTCCAATACGTGCCTTCATCCACAAGCCTGAAAAGAGTAGGCAGCTTGTCCACTGAGGTTAGGTTCTTCCCCTTCAGAACTGCATTCAACGCGTTCAGATAGACCTGAAGACCCCTGTCACGATCCTTGAATGCGGTCTGTGGTGGGAAGAAATCGCTACCGTAGCGCTCTGCCTCGGCAAGCAAGGGGGACGGCACTACTGATCCGAACTCATCCACACCAGCTAGAGAGTCTTCAAACTTCTTCTTGATATCCGTGGGCACATCATGAAAACGATCTCCCTCCGAGATCAGTACCCACTCCTGATGCTGATCCAGACGACGCTGGTCCAAAATCACCTCAAGCGCGTATCCGTCCAGAACCTTCTCGCCATCAGTAAACACCAACATGTACTGAGAATTGATCGGCGCGAACCAAGAAATGCCGCTGATGGTCGGATTCAACAAACGTTGAATGACCTCGAACGTGGACATATCCTTGACCGGATTCAGACCCGTGTTATTAAGGACCCAGAAATAATAATAGGTGACCTGACGACCATCACTGAGCGACTCAACCTGTTCCACATAGGAAGCATCATCTGCATTAATCACGGTACCCGTTGGCGAACCCGGTGTTCTCAAGGAACTCACATAGGATTCCCACTTCCGTGGCAGAACGGGTGACTTCACCCACTCATACACATCGATCCGACCGACGATAACCTGGATCAATCCTGTGGCGGGTGTAATGGGAGTGGCATCAATCCGATAAGTGAACTGGAACGGGTTAACCACCGTGACTACGAACTTACCGTTATAATCGTGTTCGTTGGCTCCGGTGATCGTAACTGTATCACCCGTGCTCAATCCATGTTGATCAGGATCACCTGTGTAGGGGTTTTTCGTAATGACCCGAACAATGTTCGCATCACGTGTCAGGGTGGCCCGGAAATAAAGCAGCTTACCCCATTCTCGTGAGACTAATTCATAATCCGGGCTCAATCCGTGATAATCAACATACTTACGAGTTGCCGTGGCCCACCAGAGTTGACCTACCTGCTCTTCACCCCAAGCGAGTTCGTTTGAATAGATTCGACCAGGACCATTGGTGTAACGAGCCGGATCGTAATAGGCGACATAGTCGATCTGACTCCGCGCCGTTGGTTCGAAACGCTCCAGCAAAGGATCATAATGGAAATTACGATTGATAGTCTCACCCGACTCGATGTCGAACATGGTCAGATAGAACTTGGTATGATCCACATCCGGAAGACCATTCATATCGGTAGGCAATACTAGATTGCCGGTTAGATTCTGGCCGTCTACCGGAGGAATAATCCAGCGATCATTATTATCAGGATTCTCACGATCAAAGTCCGTAACCTCAATGATGTTGTTTCCAGGAATCTCAGGCTCGCCAAACTTGACGATCTGAACCTGATCACTAAAGTCCGCTTTGTTGACCTTGAACCGGACGCGCTTCCTACGCTCATCACCAAACCGGCTTAAACGCCATGCCCAATCCTCATAGACCAGAAAGTTATCCGCCCCAATGATGGAACCACGAGCGAACGCCACTGCTGGGCGAATCGTACCCTTGGCCTTGATCATTCCACGGTAATAGTCAAAACGAGAACGATCTTCCGCACCAATCGCATCCATGTAGGCATCATTCGGATACCAGCCATAGAGATTTCGAGCCTGATCACGCTTCACAGGATCATCGACCGTGTTGAATCGGTCGTAATAGCGAACAAAATCGAATGCTTGCTTTTCGAAGTTCGGATACATTTTCCCGTCACTGATCACGAATCCATCAGCTTCCGGGCGTCCCTCCCAGTTGTCTGTGCGGTAGGTTTCCACCTTCAGCAGTTTATGGTAGAGCGCCAATACAGGATCATAAATGATGTCATTGAATTTCGTGATATTACTGAAGAAAACCACATGCTGGTATTCTGTGACAAATGCACGAACCGCATACATATCCTCTTGCGAGGTGACTGTCATCGTATCAACGTTTCGAACAACCGTGGTCAAGTTTTGATCAATGGGCTCGGCATTCTTGTCGAGGATTCCATACGCTCCAAACATCACCGATTCTACATTACTAATCTGTCCGGTCTCCGAAACCAATACGGCCTGTTTTGCAATAGGTGTATAAGTGAAGGTATCGAAATCCAGTAAATCGAGTGGATTTATCAATTCGGGTTGGCTATTCCTGAGAACCCACTCGGCGAATAGACGTGCACCAGTCAACCAATCAAAAATCATACCAGTGGTTTCGTCCTGATACTCGAATACCCAACCGTCCTGAACCAAAGCACGTCCATAAGAGAGCATGAAATTGATCACCTCAGATGAGGTATCAAAGAACCTGCCATACTCGATGTCCACGAATACACCTGAGCCGGTGGCAAAATATGGAAAGTCCACACCCCTCACATTGAAGCGCTTCATCTGGGTCCGTGGATTTGAGATCGTGGTCATGACCGAGGCCACCACTAAATCACCCTCGTTGATCACCATGGATGATTCGAGTTCGAATGTATTGCGGCTAGTCACACGAACATGTTGGGGTTTAATCTTGAGCCCATTCAAGAGCACCCCAAATACTGCCGTATCAGAAGAATTTATGTTCTGTGGTAGATTCAAATTGGTCGTCGTGAACAAATGCTGACCAGCAATCGCGGTGAATTCCTCTTGCTGTTCGACCTGACCACCCCGCACAGGAATGGCCGGAAGTTCCACACGAAACCTCGGATTCAGGAGATCATAACCAAACACACGATAGCCCGTGTCTTCGCGAGCCACCAGAACACCGGAACATACCAATTCCTTGACAGGTGGAGACTGATGCAGAATCACATGGAGGTCTTCAAATGGAATATTCTTACCAGAAAGGGTGGTGATTTTTGTGCGGGTATCATTGATGAATCCCGCAGTATTCCAACCCAAGCTAGGTTTGGTGTTGCGAACAATTTTTCCGTAGTTCTCGGTGGGATCACCACCGAGGCTTTTTAGACGTTCGCTAATCCACGCCTGCACACCAAGACGCTGCACCACAGTGCCGTCCTGTCTGATTTCGAGGTCCAACAGCAAATCACCGATCTGTGGACGTGTCAGCGTATCGCGGAGCACTACGTGCCGAGCACGCCACAAACGATAAGTGCCGGTACCACCGATGTCGATGTAAAGCTCAGTCCAAAGCGGATCAATCCAGATACCCGGCTTCATCAGATACCCAGACAGAGCCTGGGTGAACGAATAGAACGGAGAGTCGTAGAACTCCTGCTCCTTATCCGCACCATCCCCGAAGGTCCATGCATCATTGATGCGGTTCGGGTCCAGAGAATCCTCAAGAACCACACCGGCAGCAATTGGATCAAACAATTCACCTACCGCATCCACAGGAATCGGTGCGATCATCGCGAGATCATTGCGTTGGATATTCAGGATGGGATGAACGAGTCCTGCCTGAAAGTCCGACCACATCTGGTGATTCTCACCATAACGAGGGCTACCATCCGAGGCGATGCTGTCCGGCTCATACTGAGTGCGCCACCACGACGGTTCGATCCGGAAGCCCATAACCTCCCAGGGATGGCTATGAGGGCGAATCGTGTTATAGATACGCTTGTAGATACCCTTGTAGTGACCTTCGACGCCCGCACTCCTATAGTTCCAGGTGAATGGATCGTTCGGATTGAACTCAGTGTTATCGACGAAGTTGATCTCTTGCTGTGCAGCCCAACGCTCGAAATCACGACGAACGATGTTACGGAATTCCTCCGTGGTGTAATCGAACACAAACGGATGGTTCCAGCGCTCGATGCGGTAGGTTGAAACACCATTATAGATGTAGAACTCACCATCTCCGATATTCTCGAAAACATCATCGACCTGAGCCGTACGAGTGAGCCATTTCTGACCATCCCATCCAGCAAATTGAGCATGAAACTTCGAAAACACACGCAAGCCGGGTGTGGGTAAGACCACTTGATTGTAGTCCTCTACCACCTGATCAACTGGTCGGATCAGAGTGGATGGGATACTATTTCCATAGTGATCCCGTAGGTAGAAGTTGGACTTGGCGAAACGACTGCTGAATGTTTCCGACTCGGTACGATGATAAGGCTGAACCTTGTTGAAGAAACGATTCTGAAGCTCCAACCAGATCAGATCGCGATCATCCCGGAAACTCGGAATAGTCACACCATCATGGCCTCGCAGACGAACCACACCATCACGATCCAACATGGATTCAGGACGATAACCACCGATGGCTCCGATACGTGCGGGGCTTGGTGGGATAAAAATGGGCTTGGCCTCTTCATCGATGATAACGGCTATTCCATCATCCATCTGGGTTTCCAGATAGGTTCCCATATCGGAGTAAAAGAATGGGAAATCCGAAGTACGTCCGACAAACAGATCGGTCAAGATCACATCGACGGCTTCGGCTGGCGAAATCAACAGCGTTCCAGCGGGATCATTAAACAGGTTTTCATCCCACATCTGAGACATTTTGGTGTTGAACTTGAACAGCACGCGGTTGTAATCACGAGCCATCTGACGGATCGAGTCTGGAATATTCAGACTAGGTAACCGTAGAGTAGCCATCGCACGGAATAAAGTGTTCTCGCAATCAACCAGAACCGCTCCCAGAGTGGGGCTCTTACGGGTCCAACGATATCCATTCAGACCGAATTCATTTCCTGTAAACCGAATCTGCGAACGAATCACCGAACTCATGTGATTGAGAATACTAGACCTCGATGTGATCTTGAGCACCTCGTGATCCGGATTCCGAGTAATGCTGACGGGCGGATCATAAAGCCCATTCCGATCTGCCGTCTGATGAGTAAGGACATCGGATTTAGCCCAGACCGAGTGGATCAATCCGGTGTTGGAGTCACGGAACATCCTGTAACCCATAAGAGGACCGGCTGTCATCGAAACTGGCTGGGTCTCTAAGGTGAGTTCGAACTGGAATTCCCCGGTATCATTGAAAACAAGCGGAAAGCCTAGGACAAAATCATCGACTCCGCTTCCAACCTGATATTGATAAACGGTTGAGCGACCCTGTGTGCCCACACCAGGGAAATGAGCCTCGATCAGTGGCTGGATTTCATCCCGCAGGAAACGATACGCGTATAGCTGAAATACGGGGAAATCATTACGTGAATCACGCTGATCATCTGCCGCTGCTTCCAGACCGTTCCAGAACTCCAAGATTGGTCTGACGGCCTGATCTACGCTGGTTCGTGACGCACGGTCGGACGGGGACAAATCCTCATAATGACGCCACCAGTTGTTTCGCATCCAACCATCAGTGATCTCGGTGGAAAGATTTCGGATATCGTAGACGTACGACCCATCCAACAGGGGTTGCCCAACCAGAGTTTTTGAAGGCAACCAATTGATGTCGATCCACCCACCGTTGGTAAACCTCTTAAAGTTGCGGGCCGGAATCAGACGAGCATCTTCCCAGAGCATTCCCTCACGAGGCGTATCCGGAACACTCAGGGAAACAACAACGGGTTGGCACAACCAACGACCAGCAGCCTCGCTGTAATTCCAAATCAAAGGACGGTTGTGATCGACACCAGTCTGGGTGACATAATAGAAATCACCATCTGAGAGGTCTTCGGTTGGCATCGCACCAACGATGTTTAGAACCAATGGAGACCATGCCGTCCCATTCCAACGATAGGTTAGACGATCCATAGTCGATGCGATCTCGACTATGTCACCGATGTTCGGAGAGGATGGAAAGAACAACTCGATCCGTACCACACGCTTAACCAGAGCCCCATTCACGACCTCATAGACCACGGTCTGTGATCCGGCTGGTTCCTTCGTGATGTATTCACCATTGACATCAGCCGTGCCCACACCAGTCCAGAAATATCTGGAGAAATTGATGTGTTTGTCATAATCGATGGGTGGGGTCCACGAATAGAACGGGGTCTCAAACAGCCTGTTGGGGTTGTTGGTGTATGCCCCGTTCGCATCCAGATGCTGGACCAAATCCGAGTAAAACACCCCATTCCGATAGGCTTGGGTTTCCGGATTCACATAAGCGGTGCCGATACCAAGCTGGTATTTCTGGCGCTGGTCGGTTTCTTCGATGATCTGTGGGGTTCGTTCGAGATCACGCGCCTGCAATACCCCTACATCCCCGATGTAACCGGACACGAATCCCAAACGCTCGGGTTCGAACATCACGTCGTCAGCGACGGAGTATTCCCTGGAATTCTGCGCTGTTCTGAGGTATTCCGGCAGAAAATTAAATGCACGACGTTCGTGGGTCATTGTGTTTCCCGTGGTTGGACGGGAATATTTATGGCCCGAAAATTTCGATCTTACAGATGGTTAAAAGAAAGGGCGGCCGAAGCCGCCCAGTTAGTGGAGCTAACAACGAGAACTAGGAGAATTCTCGTATACTCAACATGACATATCCTGAGGTTTTTGTCAAGAGCAGGCTTTCGTGTAGGCTCGAAGAAAATCACCCAGGGCGAGCATGATCAGAGACCAACGCTTTTCGTAATGGGGGCCACCAATGTGCTTGAATTCGATGATATCCGGGCCATTATGAACGTTCACCGAATACCGCTTGTCTCGGAGATTCTCCATGATGTGGTGCAGGGCACAGACCGAGTAGGGGTTGTTCTCACGCCCCCACACCCTTAGCCACATGGCATCATTACAGGTCTGAATGACCTTCTCCGGGTCCGGACTACCACCACTCACCGTGAAATGAAGGGCTGTGGTGTCCGTCGTATAGCCATGGTCGGGTATGAACTGGAGAACCCGACGCAGGTCTGTGAGAAGCTGTGGGACGCTCTGAGGGGGTGCAATGATCTCGGCATCCGTCTCCAGCGCACTGACCTGGATCGAACTGTCATTGGAGACGTACCAATTGGGTTCGTCGAAATCACCCTCCGCAAACATCACTAGATGATCCGTGACAATTCCAAGCTTTTCAAAGAGATCAACCTGGAGATCGTCCATATTCGGACTGTGATAGACGAACTCGGCCTCGAATCCTACACGGAGTTGCATCCCTAAAGGTTAACACAAACCCTGGGAAAGAGCAAGGGGCCAGGGATTTCTCCCCAGCCCCTTATATCCAGCCGCCGAAACGACCGGATTCTACTGTCGTCGATGCAGAGTTATTGCAGGCTCTGACTGACCGTGGAGAGGATATCCGCGAACGTGCCGAGGCCGTTCGGGTTCTCATTCTCCCACTTGGTGGTGATCAGAACGGAGGCATCGAGTGCCAGCGTCTCGGTGTCATCGCTGCCCCAGGAACTCTGGAGCTTCGGATAGGTGCCGCCCGGAATCTCCGTGAATGTGTAGACTGCGTTTCCGGACGGGTCCGTGGCGTCGTTGAAGTCGCTGTCGTTCAGCGGCAGCAAGGCGATCTGGTCACCCAGGGCTTCGATCTTGCCCATGAATTCGGTGCCCAGGCCGCCCACGTAGAGGCCGCACGCCACGTCGCCGGTCTTGATCTTGTTGATCGCCAGGGTATCGTTGAGGTTGACGATAGCGGGACCGTCGCCTTCCGGTGCGTAGTCCGAGTCCTCCAGACCGAAGTTCTTCCAGGTCACTTCGGTGCCGCCGCCCTGAGCGCCGACGCTGATCTTGATGTCCTTGCGGTTCTCGATGTCGGTCACGTCATCGATGCCCATCGATTCCATGGCATTGCGATTGCAGAACAGATGCACGTACTCCTTGTAGAGCACGTCGAGACGATCCAAGGACAGGGAGCCGCCGTTCTTCGCGTAGACACCCCAGGCGTCGGACTGGACCATGGCGGCATCGCATTCGCCGCTGGAGAGCTTCTGGAGGTTGTCCCAGGAGCCGTTGCTCGGGACTTCGATCACATTGAGACCGGTGCCCTTGGCGTTGTTGACCATGGCTTCGACCACGCGGTGATACTTGCCCTTGGGGCCGCCGGAGCAGACCTTGAGTTCGGTGGTAGCATCCTGCGCGGAGGCAGGGAAAGATGCCAGCGTGGCCAAACCGATGGCCGCCACGGCACCCAACATCAGAAATCTCATTCTCGTTCCTTCCGAGGTTTGAGTGAGGAAAATACTAGCGTTTCCCCATATACGCTCAGGGTTTCCGATTGTCAACAGGAATTATGAGAACACCCCGATTCGAAGTTCTTCATCTGTCAATGAGGACACCACCTCGATATCATCGGGTTGTGCCGCCCGGATAAACAACTCGTCAGGTTCGCAACGAACCTGGAACAAACGGCCAAATGCCTGATCATTACTTCTAGGAACGATCACAACGGTTTGTAGTTCCGGAGCCAATTGGCTGTGGATATACGCACAGAGTTCCGTGAAATAGAATCGCTCACCAAAATCCCAGTTGTTAACGTCGAAGAATGTATTGATCGTCCGTAGCACACGCAAACGCAAATCCGATTCGGAAACTGTCGATCCCGTGGTCTGGATAATCTTGAAGGTAGCACGGAGTTCCGGCACCGCGCGATCACCGAACAGCGGTTTGTAACGGGCCGGATAGAAAATAACCGCATCCGAGACAGCTTTGAATTCCAGGAGGTCAGCGTACTGAATGCGGAGTTGCTCCGAACTGCTTGGCACTGGTTCATCCTCAGCCGCACCATTATTCCGGAGCCAATTTCTATACGCCTGATCATACCGCCCGGTCAGAATGAATGCATTCATGATGTTGCTGACGCTCGGATCGATTCGATTGGCCTCGGGTGAGTAGTGTGTCCAAATGAACTTCAAATGATCGCGACCGATCAAGTATTTGAACGCAGCTTGATCCGCAGCCGGTTCCCACTTCAAAGTCTCACCATTAGCGATCAACCACAGGTCAGTGTGGAGATCGTAATGGATATCCCCATCACGCGTGGTGCCTTCGTCGATGTCCGATCCCACACCCGGTTTTCCCTGGTTGGACAAACCATAGGTGCCCTTCGGAGTGGTCATCTGATTGATCGGGTCCCAAACGTCGAATCCGAATTCTTCGATCTTTCTCCACAGAACTAAATCGGTGAAGCCATCCATCAGAACGAGATCACGGAACAGCAAGGGGCGATCATAGAATCCGGACTGATCCTGATCAGCAGGCTTCACGAAGAGACCATTCTTATTGACATAACCATCATCATGACGAATCACATCTACAGGATTCAGACCAAGGTCCTCACCAAGATACCGCACCAGACACGAACTCGCTGAGATATTTCCACGATTATCCGGGGTAAGGTCTATATCATCGGTATCCGTGCTCAATGTGCCGATGGCACCGATAATCACGAAAACCGAAATCGTCTGATTTGCCAACGGTGGGGTCGTAAACAACAGAATATTGTTGCCGGTGATCGTCCAATTGTTTTGAGGTGAATACGACCCTTCCTGCATGACGCCATCGATGGCGACAATCACATTCTCAGCCGTAGTCTTGATCACTCCAGTCAGGTTGTAAAGCTGGTTGAGCCCATCAGTGCCAAACTCATACTGCTTGGTTTTGGTCGTGGTGGTGTTGGCCACTGACAAAATATTGATACGTACCCCACTTGCTGGTGGATTCAAGAACAATACAGTGGTCTGATTCGGTGCGGTTTGTGACAGCGCATAGGTGAACATGGCCTGGATCAAACCGTCGAACGTGATCAAAACGTGATCACGGGTCAGGTTATTTCCAGGAATAACAAAACTGTTGGTTACATCATCGCCTGTGAACAAGGTCTTGTTGAAGACCAACGAATCGATTCCACTCAATGAGTAGGTGACGGATGAGGTTCCTGCCGGAATGACCTCGTTGTATACGATGGTGGCGTTCCCATTGAACAGACCCACACCATAGTCAAGACTCGCCGTCTGTAAGACGCCATCAATGAATGAGAACGTGTTTGAGGTGATCACGTTCTGAACGTCGAGGTCGAACTCGATCTTATTACCATCACCATTATACTGGATGGCCCGGATAATCGCGTTGTTGAACTGATTGCTGACACGGATGATGATCATGTCATCAACGGCTGGAGCAAACGCTAAACACACACTATCCCCAAACACTGAGTGGGTGATGGTGTAATCGACGTTCGGAATTTGTAGAATCCCGTTAATCGTGACCACCGTAATGTCCTCGGTCAGTGTTTGCGGGGTTGTGAAGCACTTCGTCACCCCATCACCAAGGAAAGTAAAGGCCACACCCTCACATTTGGTCGATCCTGCCGAATCCAATCCACGACGGCGCAATGAATCTCTCGACTCGTTGCAGCCAAGGATAGTGACCTCATCCTGAACAACCAATCCGGTTTCCGGATCGATCACCGGAGTGGTGTTGGTGAAGATGAAATTCACCTCACGTGCGGATTCCCAGAAAATACCCAATCCACGGTCGGTTATTTTCCACCTGTCATCCACATCACCGCCTGGAACAAACTCAACCAGGACCATCCAGGAAGCATCCAGATTGGAACCCGTCGTATCACCTTGGTGAACCAAGGTGAAGTCCCGTATCTTATCGATATTACTAAAATTGATGAATGTCCAAGTTTCGGTAATCTGGTTCCAACTCAACCCGAAATCGACTTTTTGTTCGAGTCGAGCCTTGAGTTCGGATTCCTCTGCCAGCCGGAGACGATTACGGAACGGTGGAAATACCGAAAATATCTTGGCCCCATCCTCGATCTGCTCACTCAGAATGATTCCATCTGGTGTAGTGCCATCCTCGATCACGCGATCCACGCGAATTAGACGACCATTGATGTTATCCAGGCGCAACAAAGAATCCGCACCCACATACTTAAATGCACTGGTCTGAGTCGGACCAACCGGAACAATCTGATTGGTCTGGTTCACGATGTTTCCGCGAGACTCCCCTTGGATCACCGAGGTCTGTCTCCAGATGAAGAATGTGGGGAAATAGATTTCGGTGTAACGGTTATAGTAGAGGATGCGCTTGTCTTCCTTGCGGAGAAGCGGCTTGAGGTTTATATTGACGATCTCGTCGTTCCGGATCACCGTAGTATCAGCCCGGACAAAATCAATCGTGGTGGTTTCTTCCTGATAAAATCGACCGTCCTCAGCGATGTGTTTGACATTCTGATAGAGCCCAGTAGGATCGGTCAGAGTCGAATATCGCGAATGTCCCGAATAGGTACGATTGATCGTCTTGATCTTCTGGATCGAATTGTCTTTGAGGAAGAAGTTGTTGTAATCCTGAGCCGTAATCATGCGGTTTTGGGTATAGAACACCTTATTCGCACGGTTACGGATATCGAAGTTCGTCTCTGTGGTCGCGGCGTTGGTCAGTTGTTCCTGCAAACTGAATGTGAAGCTGAGGTAAAAAATCTGATTGTCCACGACATAAGGGATCGTGAACGTCTTGTTCTGGATACCCGTGGGCTTCACAACAAGAGGCTGTGGATTGCTAGTGCGGTACCAAAAACGATAACGACCTACCGGAATACGTCCAAACCGGCCATCTCCAAAACGCACTCGGATGCGATCATTGGTGAGCGTGTCCAACTCGTAGATATTACGAACTTCCTGATCCAGCGTGTTGAAACTGACGGACTCGCCAAAGATCGTATCAACCTCGGTCCAGTCCTCCAAAACCCCACCGGTCTCGTCGATCTTCTGTACGAAAAAATCATCGTTGTTGATGTTACTGGTGTTGATGTCGAGGGTGCGCAAAACAATAGGATCGGCAAAACGCTCGTCCTGGAACAACAACTGTCCCTGCTTGATCGGGAAAAAGAAACCTGAATTAGCCCGACCGAAACCGGTTCCATCCAGACGGTAGAAAACACTGAATGCGTTATCCGTGGCCGGAGCGATCTCCTCGATCTCACCTGTATCCTTGTTGAGTTTGGCATTGTGCAGGTCAAAGGGCAGATCGATACCATTAACAGTGGCTCCGAAACTGTAGGTGCCCGAGGCAGGTGCAATACTGTTGAACAAATATTGATCCTGGCGAATACCATCGATATTGGTCTGAGCCAAAGGCTTGCCGAAACGCGTGCGGGTCTGAAACGCCGCATTCATAAGCACGATGAAACGCTCAAACCAGTCCTCATCCTTGGTGTCATTCCAACGGATGTCCTTGTTCTGGAGCCGGATATTATTGGAATCCTTCAAGGGTTGGGTCGTACGGATCGATACCACCTTGACCAAACCCCGTGATCCACGAACGCGGTTCACCTTATAAGCGATGTTCTGAGCCAGACGGATCAGACTTTCACGACGCTCGGCCGTGGCCAGAAAATTCTCACGCGTATTCAAATCCATACGGAACGCGATATTCTGGGAGAGCCATGCCAGGATTTCGATCTTGGTGACGAACTCCGAGGACGCGATCCAGTCGTTAAACTCCTCCGGATAGTTCACACGGAGGTACTGCATCAAAGCCTGGACGAGATTGTCGAAATCGTAGGCGCGGAAATCCACGTTCTCCAGAGCCTCATAGACCCTGATCCAATCCTCAGCCACAAAGAGGGTATTCTGACGACCTAGCGTGCTCATTTCGACTCCCCAAACTCTCTGTATTTACGTGATAAAATTACAAGCAGGAATCATCCGATTTCCCTGAATACGACGCTGAAGTTGTCGTCCATGTTGAATTCGATGAATCGAAGCTTAATTTCCAAGGATATCCGGTGAGCGTCGAGGTCGATGCTGGGGACCAACTGGAGCAGTTCCACGCGAGGATCAGAAGCAATGATGCGCTCGGCATCAGACACGATCAGGGCCTCGGTGCGCGGATCACTCAGATCGAACAACAAATCCCAGATCACCGATCCGAAACGAGGGCGACCAAGACGCTCGTCCAGGCGGGTGTTGAATTGGTTCAACAAGTCCTGCTTCACCAGAGCTATATTCTCTAGTTTAGTCTGAACACCCTGATTTGCAACCGTTGAAAACCCTCGATAAAGAGGAGCCACCATATTGAAAAACCCCGAAAACCCCACCACATGAATTATCCAACGCGGGGGACAATCATACTTAGGTCGGGTTGAATCCCCTCAAAAAGAAAACCGGGGGTATATTACCGCATGAGTTCGCGTACAGATTCTTTTGTCAAACCGATACGAAAGCTACTCACCGAGCAAGAAGAACAAGAAAAATTTACAGCCTGGAAGGCCGCCCGAGAGGCCGGAGAGGACAAACAGGCAAAAAAATTATTCGAGGAATTGATCCTCCACTACACGCCGATCATCCGTAAATGGGCAAAGAAGATGTCCGGATATGGCATCGACCCGGATGAGTTGATTAGTGAGGGGTTGTTCGCTCTGGTTCAGGCTGCGGAGAGATTCGACCTCTCGTTGGGGAACCGATTCAGCACATTTGCAAGCTGCTACATCAAGGGTACGCTGTTTGCGTTTGTCTCGAAGAACTACTTCCTGACCAATGTGTGTTCGAGCAGTGTCAACAAGAAGCTGTTCTTCTCCATGCGTGGGTATATGGTGAGGGAGGTTCGGCGCACCGGAACGTTCGAACTCACCGATGAACTTATTCGAGATATGGCCAAGAGATTCGATGTGAAGATGGACGATATCGTCCGCATGCATCACCTTTTACGCTCACCTTATGAGAGCCTTCACGAGGTGGTAGCGGGTGAGGACGAATCCGGATTGACCAAGGAAGACCTCCTGGAATGTCCCAATATGAACGCGGAGGATCAACTCATCCAGACGACCTCCACCGACTATCAGAAAACCCTGATCCGGGTTGCCATGGACAAACTGGATCACCGTGAGAAGGCGATCTTCCAAGCCCAACTCCTCCAGGACAACTCAGACACCCTTGAAGAACTAGGCAAGCAATTCCACATCTCCAAGGAGCGAGTCCGCCAAATCCGTAACAATGCGACGGAGAAGGTCCAGAAGTCCGTGATCGAGCAGATGTCTCGATCACGGATCACTCCAGGTGAGTTATTTGCTTAGATAGTGCAACCGCCGTAGGTCTGAATCTTGTTGTTGATGGACTTGTCGAAATATCCATAGACCTGCTGGTTGGTCTTGGGCCGCCCATCCTTGTTGAAGAATATGGACGGGTTTGCAGCCGCTGCGGCCGGGAAAGCTGCGGCGGCTGATCCGTTTGGATTAGACTGCAAGTTCGACAAGAACTGATTAGCCCCACCCCCGCCGAGGAAGTGAGCCATGTAGAGGTCGGTCCGGTTTGCCGGACGGACTCCATTCAGAGCCCCACCCTCTAGGATTGCCTTGTTGTCCTTAGCCAGACGACCGGCCGCGTCCGCATTGGCATGGGGATCAAACACATTACCACCATTCCCGTACTGGTCCCAGGTCGAGTCAATGAACTGGAACAGACCCTTGGCCCGACTGGTTCCTGCTCGGGCGTTCGGGTTGAACCGGGATTCCTGCGAGGCCACGGCCATCAGATACTCATAGGGGATGCCATTAGCCTGACTGGATTGACTGATCGCGTTCAGCACGCCCCGGTCGATCTGAGTGTTGGCACAACCCACGGGATCACCCGGCTGATACTCCTTGGCCTGATCTGTAATGCCGTCCTGATCGGGATTCTGGCCCAGACCACGATTGATCTCGTCCTGGCGGCGATTCACCAAATCGCACCGAACCACACCATCCGTGTTGACGAACTTCATCCAATTCGATTGGACCTGCTGGGCGTTACCCTGCTTGATTCCGTTCACGATGTTGCGACCCTCTGGGGTGTTCTTGAGCCCGCCCGACCCCACGTTGCGACCCAACGAAACCAACCCATCGAAGGTGCCCTGGGGCATGAGGTAATCAGGATCGAACAACTCACTGATCTCTTGCTCAGTCTTTTCAAGCTCCTGATTCAATAGATCACTCGCCTCACTCTCCGAGATCGCAATAAGATCGGTTGGTGACTTGGACAAACTTTTGATCTGGTCAAGAACCTGCTGGGTGATCAGTATTCCACCCAGGGTCTCCCCGACCTTCATGACATGACCATATCCGATTATGGGGTTTCCACGTACGTCCAAGGTGGGTGTGGTCTGGAACACTTCCTGTTGCTTAATGAAATCCTTCATCCGATCAGACGTGTTTAGATCGCCCACGAACGCCTCCTCACCCGGACGCATCGAACGGCCCATCTTGTAGTTCGGAGCCTCTCCACGGCTCGCAGTTTCGTATGGGGTGCCCACGTAGATGTTGTTGGCTGTATCACCGGGCAGCTTACCCACGACCGGTGTCGGCTCGGTCTGATTCGCAATGGGTGCACCCAGACGGAAGTTCTGCTCCGGATTGACCTGGAAGCAACGTGTATCCTGCTCCTCGGGTGGAACCGTTCCGGTTGGTGCACGCGGCGACACGCCATTATTCGTACCCAAAGTGTTGCCAACACCGCAACGCAACGGCCATGGTTGATGCTGCGGAACAATCGTTCCCAAATACTCACGATCCTGTGGACGACCATTCTGCTTGATCTCTTGCTCGGTTGGTGGTCCGGGCTTCTTGGTGAGCTTCGGAAAATTCGTCTTCTGAGGGTTGTTGGCCTGCTCCGGGTCCTGTGTGATGCCGGAGTTCATGAAGATGAGTGCGGCTTCCTCCGACAGGATGCCTCCGGATTGGAAATATGTGTTACCACCAGCCCGCGTAATCAGGTCCTCTCCCACCACAAAGGACTGACTCTCTCCAACTTTGGATTTCATCCCACCCGAGATAATGCGGTCAAAATCTTGTTCGACCAACACGGAGTGATTCCGTTGAATGGTGTGATCCAAATTGGTCATGTTCAGGATGCGGTGATCTTTCTCGAATGCCCAGTGGGTCTGGTTCTTCACGGTCATACGCTCGTCCTTATGAACGAGGATATTCAGGTTACGACCGGATTCGATGTTGATGTCGCGATCCGCTGTCAAGTTGATGTCGGTCTCCGCATGCAAGCTGAAACTGCCACGCCCGTAGACATGGATGTTGCCATCATCGACCAGTTCCAACCAAAGATTTCCCTTTGGAGTGGTCACATAGATATAAGGAATCGGTCCGGCATCATGCATGTAGACCTGACTGCCATAGCTGGTACGGATGCGAACACCCTGATGATCGGGATGATCATCGAAGACCAGTTGATGCCCGTTGGCATTAACCTTGGCATATTTTGCGGCGTCATCCTGAAATAGGCTTACCCCGTCTACATTCTTGTTGTATTTCTCCGAGTCCAGGTTCCAGCCCGCCGACTTCCACCCACTCACATAGCTGGGCGATTCACGACGCATACTACTGGTTCCCGCACCACGATGAATATCAGCAAGAGTACCCGACACCAACAGGTTGTCCGCAAATACACTACTGGGCCAGGACGGTGGGTTCTGATCCCCGTCACGATCCCTGGCGTGATCCATTGCTGGAATCAACGCATCCGAACCTGATTCATCACGGGCTGGAGAGGCCGTCTCATCATTGATCGCGTCCTTACTTTTCGCGGCGTGTCCCGGCACCATGTAGTTGCGGTAGTATTTGGGCATACACCCGATCCAGAAGCCACTGGCTGGGTCACCCTTCTCGAACATTACACCAACATAATCACCGTTTCTTGGTTGATGCCAAAACCCGTATGCATTCACGTCACCTTCACGCGAAGCACGACCATCCACAGCCTGACCCACTCGGTAATCATCCGAACCGAATGCTGGAAGCAACGGATAACACATGATCCAACCGTTGCGGAGTTCCATATCATACTGGAGGTTTCCATTCTGGCGATCCAAAACGGTTCCCCCATACATGGGAACACTATTCTCATCAAATCGTTTCGAGGAGTATTCTGGCACATATACCCAGAGACGACCCATTCTCTGGTCGTCCTGATCGTCCATGACGGTACCAATGAAGAATCCTAATGCGGGTTGTTCCGCATAGATGGGCTGACGGTTATTACCAGTCTGCACCTCTCGGGTTGCACGTCCAATACCATGATCGAAGTTCTTAGTCATTATGCTGCACTATTACGGAATAGGGTTTGGAGATCATCCGACTGGGGCTCGTTCTGAACTGCTCCACTCTGCTCTCTCACTGCATCATTTATGATCGGGCGGGTTGTGGCATCGAACATTTGCTCTGCGAAGTTCAGATGGTTCATCTTAGCCCCATTAAGTTCCTGATAGAATCGACCATCTTCGAACGCACTGGTAACCGTGTATACCTCGTAAAACCCGCCAATAATCGCGGGGCTATTAGATGCACGGGATAGCTGCGGGCTCATCATATCGTCCTGTCCCGGTGCGAATACGCGTAGGAAGATGACCTTTCCTGTTCTGGTATAGATTTTGACATTCCGGTTATCTGTTGCATTAATCGCGTTCAACGCATCCAGATCGGAACTCGCATACGGCCGTAGTAGCCACACCGGGTCACCTCTGATCTTGAACCCCTCCAAACGAAGCAGATCGTTCTGAAGATGATCGTCCAAAAAATTGGCATATGAGTTCTTTCTGAGAACTCGCGCATCAGTCTCACTGATGATGGACGAATTCAATAGTGGATCAGAGGTCACTCCGAAACCGCCACCCATACGCTCGTAATCGGTCAACCCAGATTGATTGATAGTCGATGTATCCTGCGCACCAAACAACTGGTCTAGAAGACCACTCTTCTCAGCCGGAGACAGAATATTATCAATTTGAATCTGAGCACTGGGCTTCTGATTGGTGTTGATACGGGCTTCTTTCGTCTTATTTGCGGAGTTGGTCGATGCCGTCCCTCCAGTCTGAGCAGAGTCATTGGCCTCGTTCAGAGTCTCGTAATAGAACGTCTTCAGACGAATGTTGAAATCCATCACCTCGGAATTCTCAGCCGTGTAGATGTAGTTGTAGATACGAATCAGCATGTTAAAGGCGAGGACCTCAGCCACACGATTACGCTGACTATCCGGACTCATATAGTCGGACACCGTATCCAAACCGACCGTACCCTTCTTGAAGGTCAAAAACGGCTCGATAATGTACTCGTAAGTGATGTCATCGTAGTCATTCAGCTTCTGATTCGGAAGGCTTCCATATTTTGTGTTGAAGCGAACATTCCAATGCACACGAGGTTTGGAGAAATTCCGATTACCCACCTCGTTGATGAACAAATCGTTGACCACGGGTAGATCAGCCAACGCGGCCTGAAGAATGCTCAGAACATCAGTATCCTTGCCCACGATAATCGACCCACCACCGCGCTGACCCTCATTCAGGAAATTCTGATCACGTCCAAACTCACGAGCACGGAAATCAGCCTGCTCGATGATCGGATGGGCGTAGAACTTATAAGTGCGTTTAACCAGTCCGTTCGTGGCGAGACTCTTGGCGATCCCCAATTGAGCACCGAAATTCTTCAAGAAGTCACCGAACTTCACGCTCTCACCGGTAAAGATGGAGTTCGCCGACAGCACGGTTTCTTCCGGGCGATACGCAAAATGTCCGGCCGGAACCATATCCACCTCGTAGACGGTTCCACCATTGGTGATGGTGGCCTCGATGCGTGAGATCGCTACAAAATACCGAATCGTGGGTGGCACTTCATGATTCGGTGAGAGAGGAATCTTCTCCACCCAAGCTCCGGTGTCCGGATTATAACCCCGAAAATACACATCCACGCGATAAAGAATACGACCGGGATTGATGTCGATATAACCAAGAGCCTTGGCCATGGAACGGATGTTCTCATGTAGTTTGAACCCATGAGGTTCGATGATCTGCATCTTAATCCGAAGCATAGTTGCGATCAGTGGGTTTGCCTGAGACGGTGCATATACCGTATCCACCTTCATGGATTGGATCGCAAAGTAATTTTTCTTTGGCAAAGGTTTCGTGGCACGACCTGTTCCGGGATCGTTGATCCGGTTGATCATATCCGGAGCTTGGATGTTCGGATTGCTCGGATTAGGGTCCTGGAAGTTCGCAGTATCTTCTGAGGTTAAGGTTTCGGCAGTTGACGCTAGAACCGCATCTCCAGTATCGGTGGTCTCGTTACGAAGATTATCATTATAGACCTCCTGTTCTTCCGGAAACACATTCTGAAGCTTCTTCGCGTGACTCTGACTGAGCATGGTCAACCGCACATGATACTGAACCATGATATAGTTGTTCAAAGGATTCGTATCCACGGAGGACTGACTGGCACTTCCTTTCGGGTATAGACTTTCAGCCCGCACCCGGTGAGCTTGAGGAGTGGTTTGACGCAGTGACGGGTTCTGGTTGTTGTAGATTTTATGTGCACCCGGTGCTCGCGTGAACAAGAAATTGTTCGTTATCTTACGATCCGGTTCCGAACGATTAAGACCAAGAAGATCATCAATGGTCTTCGGTTGTGGACCACGAGAGACGAAGTTGTTTCTCAGAAGTTCCGGACTTGGTTGAGGTCGCACATCCTGTGCCTCATCCGTGATGCCCGTAACGAACAGCTTAGCTGGAGCCACCATCAGATCAGACTCCTCACCATAGTGGGATCGGGTAGATAGATGACCACATTCAGCTTCAAATCAAAGACCGGGTCTTGCAGTCCATTACGAACAGCGACCACCCAGAACAGATCAGGGTCGCCATAAAGATCGCTCGCCAACAGATCAGGACGATGCACATAACGTTCATCCTTGATCTGATAAAGTTTGTCGGTGGGATCAGGACGAATACTACGATGGACGTAATAGGTCAGATAACGAGCCGCCAACTTGGTCAACTTGTATTGGGACCGCGAATCATATTGGGGAGTATAGCCGGGTACCGTCATTAGAAGAGTCTCCCCGTCTGATGGAATGTGTTATCACGGCGCAACATATCGCCGTTACGATAGTCATTAAGAGACCAATTGATCCAGTATCTCGGAGAGTGCTGGACGATCAACTTGATGTCCCGCACTTTGAAAATCACAGGGAGCCATGTGTACTTGCCGGAGGCATTCTTGGTCCCGGCCAGACGACCACTGCGATATTCATCCCGGCCGAACTCAGGCACTCCCACATAATCCACATCATTCGGAAACGTCCACCGCGCACCCTCTAACAGGACCGGAACGCGATAGAACGCATAATTGCCATAAGCCCGGAACCACATCGGACTGGGTGGACGACCTGTCTTACCACGGCCAAAATCCATCATCCGGTAGGTGCGGAAAAAATGAATCACCGACAAGGCATAAACAGCGTTCTCAAAAGTATCACAGGTCCAAGTCGCATCGGCGATATTGATACGGACATTGTTGGTGTTCTTATAGGAGTGATAGGATTCATTCCGGTGAGTCAGGTCAACCACATCATAATTGACCTGGGTCCGTTCTGAAATTGTAGGATTGTAAGGAAACACCAGACCACCAGTCTGGGTGATCGGCATCAATGCATACTTGGCGTTGATCTCGAAACGGGTGTTCTGATTGGTCTGACCCCGACCAGATTGGTTGATCTCCTTCAGGTAGTTCCGATCCAGATCGAACGGCGTTAACTTCGCCGCAACGTGCTCGAACGCAAAACTCGGGAGATTCGCCTGGGTCTCCGACTGCCGTGCATCATGCGGACCTCCCGCCGATCCGGCCACCGGATTCGGCACAAGCCCGGCGATATTAGAAGGGTTTGTGACCATGGTTTCACTCCTCCATGGTATTTACCCTCGTAAGACCTTGAAATTTGATGTGAATCCAATAGTTAATTTCAGAACAAACAATACGAGATGGGGACGAACCCCATCCGTTTCAAGAGGCCATACACCGTAATGACCGGAAAAAAACGAACCACCAACTATCTGAGCAACGAAAATCTGATCCGCGAGATCATGGAAAGTAAGAACGTTCAGAAGAAATACCCTAAACGTACCCCGGCTCGGTGTTTGACCAAGGAATTGGTTAACATGTTGATGTTGTTGGTGAATAAATACTCCCAACGCTACAATTGGAGAGGATATTCCTACATCGATGACATGAAATCCGAGGCTTTGGTCAGTTTGTGCCAGAGTGCGTTGAAGTTTGATCCAGCCAAATCTCAGAATCCCTTCGGTTACTACACCCAGATCATCACAAGGTGCTTTCTCACCTACCTGGACAAGGAGAAGAACCAGAGTATGATCCGAGATGAACTCATCGAGATGAGTGGGACCGATCTGAAACCCAGTAATAGGCGTCAGCTTGAAGAAGACTCGTCACACGATAATCAGACGGTTGGAAAAGGTCCAGAGGCGGACAAACCCACACGAAACCTTCGTAAAAAGAGTTGACATCCCCAGGGTTTGCTCCTAATCTCAACATTATGGGGAAATCCAAGACGACAATTCGTGAAGGCGATTCGGTCATGGTCGTGAACCCGGAGTTCGTTACCTCCGTGGGTTACGACTTTACCTACGCCAAGGAGTTTGAACGGGTTTCCCAGACACATGCCCAGGATGTTGTCGAGTTCCTGACCAAATTGGGATTGGGTAATTCCGATTGGATGAATCTGGATATCCAGGACAAAACCATGGTCTTGGCCGAGAAGATTGATCCCGACCATCCTCATGTCCGGCGCATGCTTCACGCCCTGGCCTGGGTCAGCTTCGAAAAGAACCGACCGAGCCGGGGTGAGCGCAAACTCACCACAGTTCGTCATCCGGAATATGCAGGTTGGTGCGGCCCAGTCATGGGCAAGCGGACCGTCAAGACTGGATGGTGCTACCCCGCTACAGGCGGGCAAGACTATTTTGGAGAGTATTACTTCGAGCCAGGGGGACTGGAAAACTCGAAGACCCACGTCATCTTGACGGTGAACCTGGGGTATCGGGAATTCGATATCGAATCCCACAATGTTGAAAAGATCATGGGGGACCATAATGCTGGAGTTCGAAACCGTCCTCAGCAAGGGACGTAATATCCGTGTGCATCCTACCGGGTATATTCAGGTCGATATCGTTGACGGCCCCTTCGAGGTCTGGGTCTGGCACAATTCATTTTCTAACGATCTCGTATCGATTCCGCCCGTGGTGGCATTTTCCTCGACTCTGAATTTCCTGGTCGAGCGCGGGGGTGTGATCTGGTCCACCCCAACCGTGGTGGGAGAACCCAACGGGTATTACAAGAGGATCACCCTGAACGAGCACGCCACTTCAATGGGTGAGAGTGGATTCGGAATCAAGTCGAATTGGTTCGATGAACGCCACACTGTTACGAAGTTTGATGGCAAGTTCACGTTTCCCGTGGGGCAACCTCGTCGCATCTTCGGCTATACCAGCGACCACAGTATCCTCGTGGTCCGCAAGGAAGCCCAGGAGTTCGTCTCCACACACATGCTGATGGCCGAATCCATCAATGAAATCGATCTCAGCCGTTTTCAGGTATCCCCGAAACAGCTTTGGGATTTGCTTGAACAGGTGTTCTAGTGTTCAAGAAGGCCCTATCGTTCACCGACATTCACTTTGGGAAGAAGTCCGACTCTGAACGCCACAACCAGGACTGTCTAGCGTTCGGCACCTTCGTCCAGATCATGGTGAAGAAGCACGACTGCGACTGCATCATTATTATAGGCGATTGGTTTGATAACCAATCTCGCATCGGCGTAAACACCCTGCATCATTCCACGCTGTTCCTGGAAGAACTCAACCAATTGGGTATCCCGATCTACGTGGTCGTGGGCAACCACGACATGTACTTCAAGAACAATCGCTCGATCCACTCTCTCAGATGGATGAAGCAGTTCTCGAATGTGGTGCTGGTCGAGGAACCCACTATGGTGGACCGCGTCATGCTCCTGCCATACTTGGTGGGCTCCGAATTCGCCTGGGTGCCGGAGCAAGAGTGTGACTACGTGTTCGGTCATCTTGCCCTACCGTTCTTCCTTCTGAATCAAAACTTGGAAATGCGAGACGAGGGTGGTCTGCACGCGGACCACTTCCTGCATCCCCGAATGGTGTTCTCCGGACACTTTCATAAGCGCCAGTGTAAGGTCAACAAGAACAACATCCCAATCTGGTACATCGGGAACGCATTCCCGATGGACTTCAACGACGTGGGCGACCGCGACCGTGGCTGCATGATTCTGGAATACGGCCAGGAACCGATCTTCGAAAACTGGGCAGGTGCCCCCAACTACAATCGCATAAAATTGTCCGAACTCCTTGAAATGGTTGAGGCGGACACCCTTATGGACCACTTCAACGGCTGGAGTGTTGTCGAATGTACGGACGATCTAAATATCGGCGCGGAAGAGGTAATCGAACTCAAGGATAGCCTCCAACAACATCTTCGCGAGGTAATAATTTTACAACCTCCTGAGGAGTTGGACATTACGGAGGGTGTGGAGGTCGAGCACGCAGAAGACTTGGATCAGATGGTCGTGAAATCCCTAAGGGGATTCGACGCAAAGGAATCGGACATCGATCCGGAGTTGTTGGTAAATCTCTTCCAGGGAACGCATCATGTCAAAACCGTTTGAAGACCTCTACGACTATGAAGACCCCATAACCGGGAATCCTCTGGAATGGGAATGGGATTCAGAAGAGCGCCAATTCATCGCTACGGATCGGTCGGGTAAAATCTACAGGATTATCCCGATCACAGCAGAGCTTGAAATTGAACAGGCTGATGACGATCTTGAAGGTGAAGAAGACCTTGAAGATTGAGGGCGGGGTTGTCACGAGAATTAATATTCAAAAAGCTCTGGTTCAAGAATTTCCTAAGTTTCGGTAACAACATCACGACGATCCGCCTCGATGAGGCCGGACTTACCGCGATTATGGGCGAAAACTTGGACGCTGGGGGTGAAGACTCCCGTAACGGCGTCGGTAAATCGGCGATCTCCGATGCGTTTATCTATGCGATTTTCGGGGATGTAATCCGCGATATCCCGAATGCCCAACTCGTCAACAAGATGATCCGCAAGGGTCAATCCATGCTGGTGGGATTGGAATTCGAAAAGGACGGATTCGAATTCCTCATCGAACGTGGTGAGAAACCCTCGAAGTTGTTGTTCTTCCGAAAACCCATCTCGGATCAGAACGACATCAGGGCTCGTAACGAGAACACCTACATCTACGAGTTCTCCCGCAATAAGACCGAGACCAACGCGGAAATTCGCAAGCTCATGGGTCTGAATATGACCCTGGCCGAGTATGTTCTGGTCAACTCCTCGGAATCCGCTCCATTCTCCCGCATGAAAGAGGAGGAACGCCGAGAGGTCATCGAAAGCCTACTCGGATTCAACATCCTGAGTCAGCGTGCTGAGGACCTCTCGGAGGAACGCAAAGACCTCAAGAAGATGTTGGTCTCCAAAGAGGCTACGATCCAGGCCACCAAGGCAGCGAACGCTCGCATCCAGAACGAGATCACCTCACTCAAGCAGAAAGCCCAGCAATGGGAACGTGAACACACCAAGGAGATCACTGAGATCAAAGAGACCATCAGGGCTCTGGAACAGGTCGATGTGGCCACAGAGATTGAGGTCATCACCCTGCTCCAGGAAGTTCAGTCCCAACTCAAAGAGGTCCAGGCGCGTCAGCAGGTTCACACCACAGAACTGCGAATGACCAAATCTGATTTGGATCGCTACGAGAATCTCTACAAACAGGCCCAGACCAACATTGATCGATTCGTCGATACTCTGGCCCAGATCGACAAGTCCCTCTGTCCGACCTGCAACCAGCACTGGGTGCCCAAACCGGAACAACGCATGCACATACTCAATGATCTTGAGGTGTGTCGTCGTGATCAACACAAACATCACGAAAACCAAAAAGTCGCCGCACAGCTACTTGAGATGATGTTGCAGGAGAGTGCCACTATCCTGGACGAGCGCAAGGTTCTGGACGAGCAAATTTCCGAACTCAACCAAATCCCCTTGACCTTCGATTCAATCCATGAGGCTGCGGCGGCCGAGGCCAACCTGAAAAGTCTTCGTGATTCTCTGGAGGTGATCATCCAGGAGACCAATCCGCATACGGATGCGATTGTCGGACTACAGGAGAATGCCCTTCAACAAGTGGACGAGGATGAGCTTCGCGAGCTTCGTCGTCTGGTCGAGCACTATAACTTGCTGATCAGCCTACTCACCAGCAACGATTCGTTCCTGCGCAAGTCCATCATCATCCGTTGGATGCCCAAACTGAATCAGAGGATTGCCCATTACCTCGTGCTCCTCCAGCTTCCCCACAAGGTCAAGTTCAACCCCGATCTCACCCTGAGCATCACCGATTACGGTCAGGAATTTGCCTGGAACGGTTTGAGCAAGGGCCAGCGTCAGCGTGTAACCATCGCTCTGAATCTGGCTTTCCAGGACGTGTTCGAGATGATGAACTACAAGACCAACGTTCTGATGGTGGACGAACTCATCGACAACGGTATCTGCCAACGAGGAGCGGAGAATTCCGTTGATATCCTTCGTGATCGAGTCGCCCACCGCAACAAGAACGTCCTTCTGGTCACGCATCGCCAAGACATCGCCAGCCAGATTCCGAATCAATTATTGGTCCGAATGAAACACAAGCAGTCCTGGATCGAGGTGGATGATCATGCCCAAGAAGATTAAGTTTGGAGAATACGGTTCGGCCACGGACCTCGGTAACAAGATCGAGTGGGAAGGTGGACTAGCACCGTTTTTCGTCCATTACGCGGGTGGTAATGGTTTCGAGGGCACTCCCATCGAGGCAGAGGTCAAGGCATTCTATGATGCCTACAAAGTCCTGGAACAGCGCTTGGAGGAACTCGGCGTCAGGGGCGACGAATGAGAAAGATGAATCCCATTGTCACGGTGATCGACGCCCTGGAACTCTTAAACACCTGGGGTATCGGTGCGCTGCATGGAAAGCTCTACAAGGGCATCTATTCGGAGGAATACGGCCCCCAACACATCCAGGTCTACTACGATCATGGATATCACGGGTCCTACGACGGGTATCCGCTCGCGAATGATGTCTTCAAAGAAATTGTCGAAGAACGTTGGATCGACCGCATGGAGGATGGTTCCCGTCTGGGTCATCCCTACATCTACACGATGACCCAACGCGGAGAGGATCATTTCCGCAAGCTCTGTCGAGAAAACTTCGAGAAAGCCCAGGCTATACAAGCGGAGCAATCGAAATTCGAAAAGACAAACCCATATGAGGTTGAAGATCAATCATGATATTTGCCAACGACATTACCAATTTCGAACGCTCTCAGGACAGCCTGGAGGAGTTTTGGATTTTCTCGATTTGTGTGGCGGGGAAATCGGCGGATCAGACCGCCCACAAGGTGCACAACTTCCTGGAAGCGGCCCGAGTCACGACTGGTCTGTCATCTCCGATGGAGTGCATCGGTGGTCTGATCCGCCAGGGTATGCTGGACTCGATGCTCCAACAGTTTCGCATGGGCCAGTATAGGAGAATCGGCCGCGCCCTCCGTGAGACTTGGGAGAAGCACTCCTTGTATCGTGCCCAGCGCAAGGACTTCCTCCGCGATGCCCCATTGGAGGAGATCGAAGCCATCAATGGAGTAGGACCAAAAACCACAAGGTTCTTCCTGTTGCACTCGCGTCCCCGCCAGAAGCTGGCTGCGCTCGACACCCATATCCTGAAGTTCCTCCGCGATCAAGGCATCGACGCGCCCAAGACCACACCGAGTGGGAAGAAGTATCTCGTCCTGGAACAGAAGTTTCTGATGCTGGCGGAAAACTCAGGAAAATCAGTGGCTGATCTGGACCTGGAAATCTGGAAGTTTTACTCCCAACACCCTGATTCCGCGTTTGTTATTCCTTGACAAACCTCTTGGTTTCTGTTATAACCAGAGCCTAGGAGGAACCCCATGGTCGCTGCCCACCAGTATCAGAAGAGCACCGAGTTCTACATGGGCATGCCCGGTCGCCGGGCCGTCCGTGAGGACAAAGAGCCAGATGCGTTCTTCGTCACCGAGAAGCAGCACGCCAAGGGCTCTTGGATCAGCGTGATCGTGGAGTCGGCCAAAGTTGGTCCTCACAGTCGGACCGCCTACTGGGTGTGTCAGCGCCCGAAGCGCACTGAGTTCCTGGTCGAGCGCCTCCACACGGAGTATTTCTGCGAGGAAGATGACGCGATGGCGTTCGCCCGCGAAGTCCTCGCCAACCTCGAACACCCGGACGTTCGCGTTCCCTACCGGAAAAAGACCCCACGAGACTCCCAACGCGACAAGGTCTATCAGTGGGAGAACCGTTTCTTCAATCCCTATCTGAGCGAGCACCTGACCCCGGATCAGGCTCTGGAGTTCGTTCGATGGCTTTGCCAGATCACTGGTGAACGCATGGTTCCGAAGGTGACCTTCCCGGAGGATGAGCGTGCGATCTGCGCGATGAAGGGGCAGACCCACATGCAAATCCCTCCGAGCATGCGCCGCCGAGACTGCCTGATCCACGAGTTCGCCCACTACGTGGTGGGTCGCCACGATTGGCTGTTGAAGCGCCGCTCGGCCGCTCATGGTCCGGAATTCGTCGGCTACTTCATGGTGCTACTGGAGAAGATCGGCGGCATCGACATGCGAGCGATGCAGGAACACGCCGTGACCAAGAGAGTTAAGTTCGTCCTACCCGAGCGGGGTGACTGGACCAAGCGGTTCCTGGATGGCCTCGATCTATATCAGGCCGAACAACAGAGGATGGCCGCATGAACCTGAGTGACGAACAGATTGTCGCAGTGATCCGTGACCGCCTTGCTCTGCGCGGTATCCAAGGCATCTGGACCGAATTGGTCGAGGCTCATCGCAACGGTCGTCCGCCGGAAGGTGGTTTCAAATACATTCGCCGACTCCTACGACTGTTGGACTCGCAACAATCGGACCAGTGAGGATTTCATGAAATATCGTCTGGTCAAGAACGTACCGAACGGAACCGTGGGTGAACTCCTACAGGACCTCCGGCCGGGTGGTCAGGTCTGTGTGTGGGTGAAGTTGACCCAAACCGATGGGCAGTGGTTTGACTTCGCCGTGAACGTGGGTAAGGGCGACTTCATCCTGACTCTGAAACGCTCCCCGCTGAGTGCACCTGTGGTGCCCTACTACGTGATGGAACCACTTCCCGAAAACGAATCCCGCTACGCCACACGAATCGTCTACATTGGACGTGGTCCAGACGAAACCACACTGAAATCGTGACAATCCTCAAACATCTGCTCTGAACCCCGTGGGGGATTAAATATCCCCGCGAGGTTCACATGAAAGTCCTAGGTATTGATCCCGGTCTGTCCGGAGGTCTAGCGTTCAACTCCGGTGATACCCTTCGGGTATTCGCCACTCCCACCATCCAAACCCAATTCGTGAAGAACGGCAAGAAAAAGACCCGTTCCGATATGAACCTGTCCGAAGTCGTCAGACTGATTCGGGAGAACCGACCGGACGTGGCCTATATCGAAAAGGTCGCCGCCATGAAGGGTCAGGGTGTGACCGGGATGTTCCGATTCGGCCAGAACTTCGGACAGTGGCAGGGTATCCTCGCAGCCCTAGGCATTCGTTTGATCATGGTCACCCCACAGGTCTGGAAGAAGCAGTTCCAGTTAAATCGGGATAAGGATGCGAGCCTCGATCTGGCACGCAAGCTGTTCCCGAACAATCTGGAGAGCTTCCGCTTGAAGAAACACGATGGTCTGGCCGAGGCCGCGCTGATCCGGAAGTACGGCTTCCAGGAAGAAATCACCATCATCGTATGATTCTGATCTGGCACAAAAAGGTCTACCACATCGACGAGGATATGGTGTGGCGATGGTCTGGTACGACTGAAAAACTACGCGCGTTCCGCGATGCCACCACCATAACCATGGAGAAGCACGAGGCGAGGCTCCCCAAGGGACTCTCCGAGGCTCTCTTGGCCCGGATCATCCCGACCGACGTGATCCAGACCTATATGCGGTGTTTGGATGCGGTCCTGGACGATCTCCAAGAAACCATGGGAAAACGCGACTTCGATAAATGTTTTCGAATTCGAACTACTCCGGAGAAAGCTCGCACCTACATACATAAGGACGGCCAGGGCGGCTACGACCTGGATCAACGTCTTGAAATGAAATGTCCGGAGTGCTTCGGGTGATCGCGACTATGCCCATAGGGAGTTTTGTTCCGTGCACGTGCGGTGCCGATAACAGCACGGCCGGAACCCACTCGCGCGATTGTCCCAGGTCCAATGCAGGCACCTACACGTTGAGTCTGAACTCGCATCTCTGCAATTGTCAGAACGATTCGACCAGCTTCATCAATGGTCACGAATCCTGGTGCGGCAGTCAACGCAAAACGGTCGAGTATCCATTGAACCGGTTCATACCCACCAAAATACCCGAGCCGACCAGCCGTCATTATCGTCGTCGCGCCGCCAAGCTCGCGCGTGAAAAACCCCGTCTGGACAAGATCACCCAGACCCGCTTGAAGAAACTCTTAGCCCGCCTAGTTTAGTCGTAAACTAGGGGGTTTCAATGAAATTGATTGGGTTTTCCGGCGAAGCGGGTGCCGGTAAAGATACCGCATACCTTTTGGCCCAGGAATATTTGAACGACTGGGGTCACTCCTATACGAAGTTGAGCTTCGCCGACAAACTCAAAGACATCTGTGTGTTGCTGTTCGGATGGGATCGAGTCCGTCTGGATCATGACGTGGCCTACAAGGAGGGCAACACCAACGATGATGGCACGCCGGACTTGGCCTGCAAACTTCTAGGAAAGACTCGTCGTCAGGTCATGCAGGAGATCGGCACCGAGGCCATGCGTGATGGCCTTCATAAGGACGTGTGGGTGATCGTGAAAATGATCCAGATCAGCCGTGGTGAATTCAACCAATTCGACTACATGTTCCTCACCGATTGTCGATTCCTCAACGAGATGAAGTTTGTTCGCTCTCTCGGAGGGATTCTGGTCAAGCTGGAGCGCGTCGATGAGAGCGGTTGTCCCTACACCCACACAACCCGCACCACTCACGCTTCGGAGCAGGAGTGGCGTCAGTGGTCGGATTGGGACTACACGATCCAGAACTACGTCGATCCCAAACTGACCGAGGCTGAGAATCGTGCCGCGTTCAAACGCAACCTAGCACAGATTTTCGACACCCCCGTGATCTAATGGATATAGGACCCATCACCAAAACTGTGGTCGAGGCCAAATCTCGACCACTCCTTGCCGGTTACAAATACCGCGAAGGTCCTATGACCTCGGTCATCGGTGGTTGTGTGGTGAAGACGTTTGGGATGGCTGAGCAATGCTCGTGTGGGGAATACCCTCAGATGATCCACAACGAGGGTTACGCCAGGGGTTGGCACGTCTTGTCGTGCGAGGGATGTCCGAAAGAAACAAGAAAACACAAACTCAGCAACGATGCGGTTGCTGAGTGGAACGAAAAGGCGAAACATGGCTAGATATGTGAAAATGCTCATGCCGGAGGAGCAGGATTTCCAGACCATCAAGACTCAGGGTGGTGATATTCCAACCCCGGTCGAGTGGGAACCTCAATATCGTGAGGTCCTGAACCACGGCTTTGTTGGACTTCAGGACTTCATGGGGGATGATGCGGCGGTGGTGCAGGCGGCCCGAGTCAGCTACGGGAAGGGCACCAAGGCGAAGTCCTCCGATGAGGGACTGATCCGCTATCTGATGCGTCACCGCCATACCACGCCGTTCGAGATGTGCGAGGTCAAGTTCCACGTGAAGGCTCCGATCTTCGTGTTCCGTCAGTGGCACCGTCATCGCACTGCCAGCATCAATGAGGAGTCGGGTCGTTACTCGGAACTCCGCGACGAGTTCTTCTTTCCGGAGATCGAGCACTGTGCACCACAGAGCACCTCCAACAAGCAGGGTCGCCAGGACACCCAACTGAGTTCGAACAACTTCAACGCGGTCTATTCCGCGATTGAGCAGGCATACGAGGACGCGTTCCAGACCTACAACTACCTGCTCGGAAAGGGCACACCCCCGGACAAGATCAACACCAGGAAGCTTTGGTTGGAAGAGGCCGCCTTGAAGTCGATCAAGAAGGCTCAAGACGAGTCCAACGGTGCGATCACCTTTAACGAGGATGAGGTCCGTGCCAAGGTCGAGGAATGGTTTGAGGCGAACGAACTCGCCGTGACCGATTCCTCCTTCGAGGGGATCGCCAAGGAACTCGCACGCGTGGTGATGCCGGTGGCGACGTATTCCCAGATGTATTGGAAGACGAACCTCCACAACCTGATGCACTTCCTGAAGTTGCGCACCGATGCCCACGCCCAGTGGGAAATTCGTGCCTACGCGAATGAGATGGCCGATCTGATCCAACCCATCTTCCCGATGTGCATGAGGGCGTTCGACGACTACGACCGAAACTCAGCTAAAATCTCCCGCATGGAACTGGAAACCCTTCGCTGGTATTTCCAGATGCACCCGGATACGGCACCATCCGTCCTCGATCACTTGAAATCCCAGAACGGAGTATCAGATAGAGAAGTTGGGGATTTCCAGAGGTTAATCTATGGCTAATTGGGAATACAAGGTATTCGAGCACCGAGGTGGAATCGACCACGATCAGACCGTCTTAACCACTCACGGAGATGATGGTTGGGAGTTGGTCTCGGTCGTGGAATTCGAAGGGGAACGTAGATTCTTCATGAAACGCTCCGTCTTTGTCAGAAGTCCTCGTCATCCTGGGGAATTATAAGATGGAGTGGGAATACAAGATCATCGACACCCGTAGTCTCGGGGATAAAGAAACCGAGATCAGCGCTCTGATAAACGCCGGTAAGGGTGAGTGGGAATTGGTCTCGGTCGTCACCGTGGACATCACCCACCGTCGATTCTTCTTCAAGCGTCCACACGCACCGGGGTGGTCCGGACCAAAATAATGCACAGTTTCGAGCAGGATGGTGTAACCCTGATCTACTGGGATATCGACGAGGAACAAGCAATCGCTCAGTTGACGATTGACCTGCTCCTCCTCATCTGCCTGGACACAGACCATTACATCTGGCTCAGAGACTTCTTCATCAAGAAGAGTCAGGGTTACCTGATGGAACTCACTGAGTTTGTCGAACTCACCAACATCGTCCAATACTACCAGGACCTGGAGGTGTCGGTGAATATGCCAGACCTGCCCTTTCGCACCACGTTCCTCCCCAAACGAAAGAAAACCTCCAGCGATCCCGTCCTGACCAAGGATGAGGCGAACCTCCAGGAGCGTGCGTTCTACGCTCGACTCTGGAAAGAGGTCTGGGAGCGCAACCCCAAACTCCACCAGTGGGGCGTGTTCAATCCGTTTCCCGGCGACCACATGTTTAGGTTGGCCGAGAAAGCCCGCGATCAGAATTGGGATTCCGAGGAGCAACTCCAGAATGAGGAGGCGTTCTGGAAAGAGGTCACCAAGATCGAGCGCGAGTACGAGATCAGCCGTGAACAGGCCGTGATCCTGGTCAGCGACTACATCCCACGCGGGCTTATGAAGGACGGCACCAAGATGGCCGTGGCACTGGCTCGGAAAGGCGAGTCCGAGATGACCCTGAGTGAGAAACTCGATAGGATGTTTTCGGAACCAGACCCGACTGACCCAGTCTGGGAAGAGAAAGCTTGACCCAAGGCTAGGTCCACACGTTTAGCCCCACACGACACATCCAGGCCAGGACCTTCACCTTGGGTTTACACGAACGTGCGCAGTTCGAAGCGACGGGGTACCCGGATACGAATAAGGTAGATCAACCCCCATCAATATCAAGCAGTATTAGGTGTTATCGACCACCAGACGCAGATTTCTTTTTACCTCAGCCGCACGCGGATCGTTCTGGTCGATACCCATGAGTTTGATGATTTCCTGGAATTTCGAATCGATGTGGGTGGTCACCTTCGAAACCTCTTCCTTGATGGTCTCAACCATGGTCTCACCGCGAATGAGTTCCTCGAACCGGGCTCGGGTCATATCGAATTTGATCAGGGCTTCCTCGAATGCCTGAGATCGCTTCTTCGCTCGCTTATCCATGAACACCATGAACTTGTCGTTGGCGGTCTTCTGGTCGGGGATTCGAGGTCGTGATCCTCGATACTTCTCCTGGTTCATTCTCACATGAAGGAACGGGAGTGGGATGTCGAGTTGCGACAGACAGGTACGGAAATTGTTGAACGTGAGCAGGGACAGATCACGATTCTCCAAAATCATATAATGGTAGACGTAGGAGAAGGTAGTCACATGGAACGGGGTCAATCGACGGGTAGCGACGGCACGAACCAATCGATCAATGATCGAGGGTTCCTCCTTGAGTAGGGTGAACTGTACGAAGTTGCCGACTTGATGCATCCGAGGACTCTCCTATCTGACGAACATAGGGAGAGAGGTCATCGAGTCAAGCAGGCGAAGCCGGTGGTTTTCGCGGGGAGAAACTCCCCGCTCAAGACCACTACTCAGACATTCTCGAAGGAACAACTATGTTGTGACTGAAGACGAATGTCTGAGGGGTGAGCGAAGCTCACTATAGTATGTGAACGGCTGTTTTTCAAAACAGGGGTACAACGCATTGATCGGCTTAGGGTTTTCAAAGGTTAATTTGCCAATTTTTGACAATGGAGGAGAGAAATTGTCAAAAATTGGCAGAAATGACGTGTCAGAAAGTATCTCCGAGATGCTCATTTTTGCGATGTAAATATGAGCGAGGAGAACCGCATGTTAGAGAATCCATTGCTTGTCGATCTGAAGACCCAGGGAGTGATCCCGGACGTACGGATCGGGTTACCCATGATGATGATGCCGTATCCGGATGGGACCTTCCGGGAGGGATTGAATCTGGAGGATATCCCGGTCGGGGTCCTTCGGGTTCTGGAGGAGAACACCTATAGAGACCCGTTCCTGTTGGCGCGGGGCAAGGCGGTGCCGAAGATGATCCGCCATATTTGTCCGGACATTCTGGAGCCGGAGAACCTTACGGAGGTCGATGTGGAGGCGATCTTGTTGGCGGCGCGTCTGGCCCGGTTCGGTCCGACCATGAGGTTCAAGCATACCTGTCAGAATCCCCAACCGGTCGGGGACAAATTGTGTGAGCAGGAGAACGAACTGGTTATTAACCTCCAGGAGTTCATCCTGAGGTATGCGCCGTTCGACCGTCTCCCAGAGTTTCAGGTGACCCTGCCCAGACTGAACCAGTCGGTGCAGTTGAAGCCGATCCGGTATGGGAGTGCGGTCCGAATCATGTTGAGGACGATGGAAGCGACCCGCCGTGCAGACGCGCTCGGGGATAAGCCGCTGGAGGGGGCTCTCCAGGACGAGGCATTCCTGGCCGACTACGTCGGTATGGTCGAGCGGGCATTGTTAACGGACATCGAATCGATTCGTGATTCCATCCTCTACGTGTCCTCCCGGACCGGCCAGAAGGTTCATGATCCGGAATTCATCGAGCGTTGGCTCAGGGCGATCCCCTCGGACCAGATCAAGATGATCCGAGATAAGGCGCGGGAACTCTTCAAGGTCCTGCGCGAGATCGGTCAGACCCGATACGCCTGCTCCGCGTGTGGCCATGATAATATTGTGCAGGTGCAGTTGGACCCACAAAGACTTTTTACACCAGCGGAGGAATCCGATCAGCCCAGGACGCACTCCGCCGCGTCACCCAGCACAGGCAGGAAAGGGAAGAGTCATTCAAGAATCTCTCGAAGATAGCCCTCGCCTATGAGGGGGCTGTGACCCTGTCCGAACTCCGACGATCCTCTCCGAAGGAGATCGAAATCCTTGTCGAATCCCTTCAGGAATTCCGCAAGGCCGAGGAACAGGCCATGCAACGGGCCGCGAAGAATCGTCGTGGTGGCCAGAAGATCAACATGGGTTGATAAAATTTTCATCCCGGAGTAGCCAAAACACGGTTTTGATGTGCCTTTATGTATCAGAGGCCCACTTTGATATAGAGGAGTATATCATGGATCAGGACATGCGGGAGTTCCTCCGGCGAATCGCGGACTCGACTGAGCCCTACTGGCCAAGCTCATGGGAACGGGATCAATACCTACCAGATGATGCCGAGAGTGATGGTCTGGCTATCCCCACCGACGAGGGTTGGAAACTCACCGATCAGGGTCGGAAACTCTTGGGTATCTAAAGTTCTCGATTTGGGAACGATCATACCCAATTTGGGAATCCTTGACAAATCTTGGAGTTTCTGGTAGAAGGCTCGGGACGAAACCACTCTGACCCAGGAGAAGACGAGTGACCAAGGTGATCCATTTTGCGCAGTCTGATTATCGGTTCTGTGGTGCCGAGGGCAAAACCGAGCACCAACTCTTCGACGACAACAAGGTGACCTGCCCGGATTGTCTCCGGGACACCCGGAAGATGTCGGACCCCAAATATCCCGGTATGACCAGTCTGGCATTCGCCCTGGACAAGCTGGCCGAGGTTCCGAACAAGTACGAGGGCGACACCTTCATGAAGGTCATGCGCGAGCAGGAAGCCCTGATGGAGAAGTCCAATCAGGATGCCCGTCGTGCCGGAACCCTGGTCGGCCGCACCATCCAGTCGCACGTCGCCGATGGCTACGCCGTCTACGAGGTCTGCTGGGTTAAGGGCCAGCAGGCGTTCCTCCGTCATATCAATTTCTGCGACGGCTATCGCGCCTCCGATATGGAGCAGATGGCCACGGTCTACCGCGATCCCCTCGACGAGAAGGGTGTGGTGTTCCAGGTCAGCAAGAAGTTCGTCCAGTCCCGTGTGGATCAGGCCGACCGCTGGGCCGATCATATGGCGTCGAGGAAGCAGGGCTGATGCAGGATATCGACATCGTATTCAGCCGGACGCTGCTCGCGGAGGCCCACAAGCTGGTGAAGAAGCACTTTCCCCAGCAGAAGCTGTACGCGAGCGGCGTCTACACCTACCATTTCATGCGGGACCATTGGGAGTTCCACGGGCCGGAGGGCTTCTACTGGCATGGCTCGGCGAGCAACGCCTACGAGGCCCGCTACAACGGATGGATGGCGTTCCTCAAGCACAAGGGCCTGGAAGAGTGACCGAGCTACCCCCGTTCTCCAACCTGACTCCGATCACCAAGAAGCCACGGCGGTCCGATCCGGCTCGTCGCGCGATCAAGGTGTATCGGGGTCCATTCGCCACGGTCTACGCCTGCCCGTTCTGCAAACACACCGAAGTGGTTAAACGTCTGCCTCGGTTGATGGCTGGGAAGATTGGCCGGGGATTCGGTCTGAGGACGGGCGGTACCGCCCACTCCAAGGTGGGTGCTCATATCCGCAAGGAACACAAAGACAAACTCGAAGGGAATTGAAACATGCGTGCACTCTCCGACCTGTCCAACAACACGAAGATCGTGGGCGACCGTTTCATCAGCGACCATGCCCGTGTCGAGCACTACCGCGATCAGTTCAAGCGGCGTCTCGGTAAGACCTTCACCGGTCGTGACAACCTGATCCACGAACTGGTCGTGGCCGTTGCCGACATGGCCAAGGGTCAACTCACCATGGAGGAGTTCGACCGCCGCGTCATCAATCACATGGAATTCCTGAACCGAAAGGACTGATCGATGGATGCCGTCGTCGGATTCGAAGAACGCATTACCGAGTTGTCCAAGTCCATTGATGGACCGGATGTTGGTCGAAAACTCAACAGCCTGACCAGGGACGTGTTCGGTGATCTGTTCGAGAAGCAGTACCGCTACAAGCTGCGTGTCTCCAATCAGGCAATCCAGAGCGTGTTCGAGGCGATCCTCGACCGGTATCCGACCCCACGCAACCGGGAGCAGACCGAGGAAATGGTCCATCACGTTCTGTACGTGCTGGCCATCCTCAATGAGTGGCCCGTGGGTATCCAGATGGAGTATGATCAGCGCATCCGTCTGACCCGCAGGTGGTGATGGGTCCGTTCCTCGAACTGTTGACGGTGGTTGGGGTCTACGCCCTGGGCGTCCTGGTGATCTTCGTGATCGTCGGTGTGGGAGTCTGGATCAGTGAGGCATTGGCGAGTCCCCCTGTGTTGAACCGGATCGACCTGGATGAGTTGTTCAGGATCATGGCGGAGCGCCGTGAGCAGTTCCATCCCGACCATCACTACGCGGCACTGATCGGGGAAGAACTCTACGACACCCAACAGGCCAAGATGATCTGGAACACCCGCTACTGGAAATACCACATCAGTGTATGGGCCAGTGATTATCTATGGGTGGCCAACGACAGCAAGAGAATATTCGCGACCGAGGTCGTGGACAGTATCGGACCGGTGGTCAAGCGTATCTACCCGTTCGAGTCCGAGATCGAACTCTTCCAGTACATGATCGAGGTCTATGGGATATCCTCGCTGGCGATCCTCCAGGACGAGGTTGTCTGGCTCCCGAAGGACTCCCCGGAGCCGAAGCGGCTCGATCTGTCTCAGGTGGTCGAGATCAATAACCCCCTGAACCAGCACGCCCTGGTCGAACTCCTAAGCCATTAGCGACGGGCTGGACGATCCTCATCACCCCGGAACAACCGGGTGAACACCTTGTTCATGATCCGCGCCTCTTGCAGCCCGATGCGCCGGGTGTTCGACTTGATCCGCTCATTCAGATCGTTGTTCTCGGACAGAAGCTGCTTGATGTCCTCCAACAACATGGTCTGACGGGTGATCTGGTCCTGGACCCGATTGTTGCCCTTCCGGGGAATCGTCGGGGCCACTCCGGAACTCCGTGGAGTGGCCGATCCCGACCGGTCGAACATTCCAAGGTCACGCGCGGCCAATGCGCCATCGATTCCGACACTCGCCAGGGTACCCAGACCGGGAATGGTCCGGGCTGCTCCGCTGGCGAGTTCCCCCGCCGCTCCGAGCCAGTCACCCTCGGCCGCCCTGGACAGACCCAGAACACCACCCGCGACCAACCCCAACAGGGGAATCTTCTTGAGAAGCGAGCCGAGCCCGATCTTACCGAGCTTGCCCGCTGCCTTACCCAGGCCGGAACCCGCCTTCATGAGGCCACCAGCGGCGTTCCCCATCACCCCCATCATACCCCCGCCCATCTTCATCGCGCCCCCTGCTGCCTTACCCAGGCCGCCACGGAGCCCACGGAAACCCTTACCGAACATCCCACCGATGGCCCCGAACATACCCTTACCACCCAGGGCGATGGTGTTGGCGTTCAGGGCGAGGATGTTCGCACCGATGGCTCCGATCAGGGCCAAGCTGCTGGTCGGGAATACGTTCCGGAAGATATCACCGAGCCAGCGGAACCACCCGCCGATCCGGTCCTTGTCCGCACCACGCTCATCCCGGAAGTCGGTACGGCCGATTCCGGCCTCACCAAATATCTTCTGGAGTTGCTCGTTGTAGATTTCCCCACCTACTCCGCCCAGGAATGGATTCTGTCCAAACTGGCGGGTCACGCGACCGGTGGCTTCAGCCAGGGCCTCACCCTGGAGACCACTCTGGCTCAGGGCGACCAGATCACGTAGGGACTGAATCTGACCGGACGCGGCCAGACCACGGGTGATCTCCTCGTTACCGCCGAGGAACTGATTGACATTCCCGCCCTTACGGACCACGTCCATCAGCAACTCGGCGAGACCTTCCTGGCCCTGACCCTTCAGGGTCGCCATGATCTGATCGACCCGTTTCTGTTGCCGATTCGTGATAATACCGCTCGCCACCAATTGGGCGGTGGTTCTCATATCCTGTTGGGTCGCGCGGACCAACTCCTCCACGGTTTTACCGGTGTTCTGCGCGATCAGATCGAGCATCTTCAACTGTCCAGCCATCTGGCGCTGGGTTGTGGTCCGGCCGATCTCCGCGTTCAGGTTGGCCCTGCGTTGGGCGTCATACAGGGCCACGATTGATTCGTTGGCCTCACGGAACCCCATGCGCTGGAACACATCGAATTGGAAGTTCTCATCCAGGGAATCACGCACATCCCTGAAATTCCTCGCCACGTCGTGAATTTCCCTCCCCATCAACCCGATTGGACTGATCAGTCCGGATTCCATCCGTGTCCTCACCGTGTCCAGGGTATCCTTGAGGTTATCGCGGCCCGCTATGATTGCGGGGGCGAAGTCGGTCAGGAACACATCGGCGAAATCGGCCAACCCGGAAGCGCTCAACCGCATGTAGGTGTTGAACTTGTCCGTGACGAATCGAGTGATATTCCGGCTATCCGTGACACGCGCGGCAAACTGATTCAGGGTCAGAGCGGCCTGACGCATATTGTTGGTGAACTGCGTGATGTATCCAGCACGCACCAACCCTCTCATATCGTCCGAAAACGTTTCGAAGTTCTTTCCCAATTCCTCAAAATCGACAAACCGCAGACCAGACCCGAAGAACTTCGTGCCCTCCTTGGCCTCGCGGTCAAACTTCCTCAGATAGGAATCGACGCTGCGGAAGGTCGCCTCGACCCCACGCACCCCGGCCACGTCGGGGTGATGATGTCCGCCACCGCTGCCACCTCCACCTTCACCGCCGCCTCCCGCTGCCATCTCGGGAATACGAGCGCTCATCCGGTCGATGGCGTTGGCCAGCTTATCCAGGGCCGCCGCGATGGGGTCCTTGGAACCCCCACCCGATCCTCCAGAACCACCTCCACCTGACTGATTCTTCTGGAGCGCCTTCTCGATCCGGGTCAGCGCCTTCTCGATGTTATCGATGCCATCACCGAGAATCTTCTTGATCTCCCCGAGGATATCGGATTCGGCCCGTTTCTCTTCGCCCCGGCCGATCCGCATGCGTTGGACCTGGACGTGCCCGACCTGAGCACGACCGACATTCACGGAACGAAAGCTGGGAGCGCCGCCTGGGGGTGTACCTGGGGGTGTTTCTTCTGCCATGCTCATATTTAGACCAGAAAACCTTTGGGTTCTCAGAGGAATAGATCGGGCTGGGCTAAATAATTTGAACGAGGAGAGCCCAATGGTCTGGAAGACACTAGCAACGCCCGGTGAGTTCGGTGCACGCCGACAGAAGCGCAAGATCAGTCTGGAAGCCCTGGGTGGGTCTCAGGGATGGTTTGGTGACGTAAACAACCTGAACATGATCCATCAGGTTTACAGGGGTCGATACGACCGTCTGGAGCGTTACCGCACGTTTGACTGGATGGATCGCGATTCCGATGTGGCTCGCGCCCTGGACATGATCGCGGAACACTGCACCGAGACCAACGAGGACGACGAATTCTTCAACATCGACTGGGACACCCAGGAGCCCACCGAGGAGATCAGTGGGATTCTTCGAGCGCACCTCGCACAGTGGACCAAGGTCAACGAATTCGACAAGCGTCTATTTCGCAGCGTCCGCAACGTCATCAAATACGGCGATTGGTTCTACTTCCGCCACCCCCACACGATGGAACTCTACGACATCCATCCGAAACTCGTCCTGGGTGCGTTGGTGGATCGCAGCACGAATGAGGTGCTGGCCTGGATCATCCGTAACTTCAAGTGGAACATCGAAAATCTGGAACTCGCCATCGACCGGAAACATCTCCAGGACTCGATCAAAAATTTATCACAGGCCGGAGTCCGTAATACCAAGGTGATCCCGGCCATGCACGTGGTCCATCTCACTCTGAGTGAGGGCAAGTTTGCCGGTACCACCTCGGATGATGACCCGATGGATCGTTACTCGAACCGTTGGCCGTTCGGAGAGCGGTTCCTGGAGCAAATCTACAAGACGTTCCGCCAGCGTGAACTCCTGGAGGACGCCAACATCATTCACCGTGTGCAACGCGCACCGAGTAGAAACGTCTGGTACATCGACACCGGCAAGATGCGTGCGGACCGCGCGAGTTGGACCGTTCAGAACTTCAAGAACGAACTCAACCAGAACCGTATCCCACAGTTTATCGGCCAGGATCAGAAGACCGTCGATAGTGTCTACAACCCGATCAGCCAGCTAGAGGACATCTATATCCCGGTCAGCATGGACCAGCGTGGGTCCAAAGTGGAACAGTTAGAGGGGAATCCCTGGGAGTCCACTCCCGACCTGGACTACTTCAAGAAGAAGATGTTCTCCGCGCTACGTGTGCCGTATGCGTGGATGCTGGGTCCGCAAGACGGCGGTTCCGTCTTCAACGATGGTCGAGCCGGGGTGGCCTATCAGGAGGAGATCGAATTCTCCCGTCTGTGTGCGAGGTTCCATAACCTTTTGATCGGACGGTTCGATTTCGAGTTCAAACTCTACTGCAAGATGCGCGACGTGAATATGAACGCCGCCGATTTCCACCTGATCTTCGAACCCCCCGATAACTATGAGGAATCCAAGCGTCTCGCACGCCAATCCGAGGCCATTGCGGTTTGGGCTCAGATCAAGGACGAGCCCTACATGAGTCGTCGCTTCACCCTGAAACACTTCATGGGTCTGAGTGACGATCAAATCCTCGAAAATGAACGTCTCCTGGTCGAGGAGAATCATCCGAACGAGATCGACAACATCGATCAACAGGGCGGTGGTGCTGGTGGTCTGCCTCCGATTGGGGGTCCTGGTTTGGGCGGCATGGGTATGCCGATGGGCTCCGGTATGGGTAATCCCGGACAAGCTGGGATGGGTGATCTCGGTGGACAAGGTGGATTTGGCGCAGCCGGACCGGGTGATTTTGCCGGAGGTGCTGGTGCGATGGCCGGGGCTGGTCCGGCTGGTATTGGAGAAACTGTTATGTCCAGAGGCAAATACCTCACCGAGGAACTCGATACTCGGAAGATCGAGCCGGTCAAACCCAAGTACGACAACACCGATCTCCAGCACACCCCACAGGATCGAGTCGTGCTCAACCAGGATGGTCTCGCACAGAAGCCCATCGCTCGGTTGGAAGCGCTCGGTCGTCTACGTCGTTCTCAGATGGCTCGCCGTGTCGAACAGGCAAAACGTCTGAAACTGCTTCAGAAAATTTACCAGAAACCTCCGGTCGATCCGACTGGTGGAGGGCTATTCTAAAATCAAACACGGAGAAAACCCACGGTAAAAGCGGGCAAATTTCACACCCCTCTTAAATATCCTGGAACTCCAATTCCAACGTTGGGAGAAAACAAATAATGACTAAACTTGCAGAATCGATGCTGAATTCCTTCTTGAAGGGATTCACCCTTGATGGCTCGAAGAAGCTCAAGGTTCTGGATGAGGGCGAGGCCAAGAAGGCAGTCGATGCCCTGTCCAAGATGATCCTGGAAAAGTCCCGCCAGTACTGGGACATGCTGGAATCCGCCGAGGGTTCCTTGGCGAATCTCCGGGACCAGATTTCGTTTGAAGAACTCAATGCCGATCCTTCGCGGTTGGTGACCGACGCCCCCATGGGTGATGCGGTTTCGGCCACTGGTGACGCGGCTGCTGCCGCTGCTGGTGCTCCGGCCGACATGAACTCGCTCCTGGGTGAGGCCGAGGATTTCGATCTCGGTTCGATCTTCGAAATGAACATGCAGCCGACCCAGATGCGCGGTGGCCAGATGATGGACGCCGAGGGTCAGGAAGACGTGGTCGATGGTGACCAGGACTTCCAGGACATGCGGATCGGTGCGGACGACGCCGGAATGGGCGGTGACACCATGAGTGGGGACGAGGGTGACCTCGACAATCTCGATGGTGACATGGTCGCGTCCGACGACATGGGCGACATGGGTGATGAGGGCTTCGACCCGATGGCTACCGATGACATGGGCGGCGACGAACTCGCCTCTGATGGCATGGGTGGGGACGAGGTCAGCCTGAACCCGGAGGACAGTGACTTCGATTTCGATCTCTTCAGTGATGAGGAAGTCTCGATGGGGGATGACTCCATGGGTGACGAGGTCACGGTTGAGAGAGGCGAAGAAGAAGTGAAGGACGAGTCTCTGGGGGCTTACTAACCGTGCAAGTACTCACTGAGACCTGGAAGCCCGTTCTGACCGAGGCCAAGCAGGAAGGAGATCGGAAGTTCTTCTACCTGAAGGGACTCTTTTTGGAGGGCGAGGTCCAGAACCACAACGGCCGTATCTATCCGGGAAAGGAGATCGGCAAGGCTGTTGAAGCCCTGTCCGAGCGAATCCGAGCGAACGGTCCGATTGCGGGTGAACTGGATCATCCGGAGGGGCTGAACATCAATTTCGACCGTGTGGCGGTGGCGATCACCGAGATGCACATGGAAGGCACCAACGGATACGGGACCATGAGAGTGATCCCGGCAGGTCTGGGTTTGATCCTGGAAGGCGCGATCAAGGCGGGGATTCAGGTCGGGGTTTCCCGGCGTGGATCGGGGAATGTCGATCACAACGGCTATGTCCGGGACTTCGACATCGTCACCGTGGATGCGGTGATCAACCCGAGTGCTCCGCATGCGCGTCCTCAGGTGAGCTTGGCGGAGTCAGTGCTCGGACGGGTGCATGGCCGAGAGGCGATGTACCTGCGGGAGCACGTCCAGAACGACCCGACCGCACAACGTTTCCTGCGCAAAGAAATCGAACAGTTCCTGATGCAGATCAGGAACGAGATCAGAGGATAAACACATGGATGAGATTCTCAAGAAGCTCCTGAAGGACAAGGTGCTGAACGAGGAGACGATGGAAGCGATCAAGAAGAGCTTCCAGCAGTCTCTGACCGAAGCCCGTTCCGAACTGGAGAAGAAGGTCCGTTCCGAACTCGCCGAGCAGTATGAGTCGGACAAGGCCAACATCTACAAGGCAATGGAACAGTTTCTGGAACAGGAACTGGCCCAGCACGTCGCAGAACTCCGCGAGGGTGTGGAGTCGGTCAACAAGCTGAAGCACGCCTACGCGAAGAAGTCAGCCTCCCTGAAAGAGGCCGCTCAGAAGTACGTGCGTGATCGTCTGCGGACGATGGAAGCCGTGATCGACCGTGTCCTGAAGAAGGAACTCAAGGAACTGCACGAGTCCGAGGTGACCAACCGCAAGGCTTACCTGAAGGCGATCAACGACAAGACCGCAATCCTGGAAGCGGAGCGTCAGAAGTTCCGCCAGAAGGGCGCAGCCGTGCTGGAAAACATCATCAACGTCCAGGTCCGGAAGACCATGGATGAACTCCGCGAGGACATCAAGGCGGCGAAGCAGCAGAACTTCGGTCGCGAACTCTACGAGGCGTTCTTCACCACGTTCCGCCGTCAGTTCTTCGATTCCCGGAAGGAATTCCAGGGCGTCATGAAGGAACTCAAGGAGGCCCGTGCCGAGACCGCTCAGGTCCGCGCAAAGGCCCGCAAGGTACTGGCCGAGGCCAAGTCCCGTGTGGAACTCGCTGAAGCGGCCCGCAAGAAGGTCGAGGAAGCGGTCACCCGCAAGTCGAAGATCGCGAAACTCCTGGAAGGTCTCGCCGGTCCCGCACAGTCCCAGATGAGGACCCTGCTGGAAGCGACGAAAACCGCTGACCTGGAGAAGGCGTTCAAGAAGTTCCTGCCCGAAGTGGCAGTGAGGAAGGCCCAGGACCCCAAGGCCAAGAAATTGGCCGAGACGGTTGTGGAGTTGAAGACCGGTGGCAATACCCCTCTGGTCGAGTCGAGGAGAACTCGGGATGACGACGAAATCGTGGAGATTTCTCGCCGTGCCGGAGTGACAAAGTAACAAAAACCAGGGGTGGAGAACGGGATTCCGTAAGGGTCTCGTAAATAAAAAGGAATTCTACCCAATAGTGGAGAAAACGAGAATGGCTAACATTATCAAGGAAAATGGCCAGTCAAAGTGGGAGCGCATCAAGGATGCCCTGAAAGAGGGTCTTCCGGCAAAGCGTGCGTCTCAGTTGGACTTGGTCCTGGAGAACACCCGCAAGGATTTCGTCGCCCGTCAGAAGGTTCTGATGGAGAACGCCTCTGCGAGCGCCGTTGCCACCGGCAACATCGCAACCCTGAACAAGGTGATCCTCCCGATCATCCGCCGCGTTCTGCCGAACGTGATCGCGAATGAAATCGTCGGCGTCCAGCCGATGCCGGGACCGGTCTGCCAGATCATGACCCTTCGTTACGTGTACGGCAACACCATCGCTGGTGCTGGCGTGATCGCGGGCGAAGAGATGATGACCCCGCTGCACATTCGTGACCTCGCTGTCTCGTACAGCGGTAACGAAATCGCTGCTGCACCAGCCGGTGCCCTGACCGCTCAGCTTGAGGGTGTCACGGGTAACGCTGTGAAGCTTGAGATGCTGAAGCAGGTCGTTGAGGCCCGTAGCCGCCGTCTGTCCGCGCGTTGGACCGTGGAGGCTCAGACCGATGCGATGAACCAGTATGGCGTGGACGTGGAGGAAGAGTTGCTCGCGGCTATCGCCCAGGAGATCACGGTCGAGATCGACCAGGAAATCCTGCGTGCGCTGCGTGCGCTGCCGCCGACTCCGACCGCCGCTAACACCTATGACCAGTCCGCCGTGGCGGGTCAGCCGGTGAGCGTCGTCGATGAGTTCGCTGCTCTCGCCGTCCTGATCAACCGTCAGGCGAATCTGGTTGCAACCCGTACCCGTCGCGGAAAGGCGAACTGGGCCGTGTTGTCTCCGACCGCACTGACCGTGTTGGAGTCGGCTCGCGCTTCGGCTTTCGCCCGCACGACCGAGGGTAACTTCGACGCCCCGACCAACAATAAGTTTGTCGGAACTCTCAATCGGTATATGAAACTATACGTTGATACGTATGCCGACGATTCCACGCCTATCCTGTTGGGATATAAGGGTTCTACGGAAGTCGATGCTGCGACTTTCTATTGCCCCTATGTGCCTCTTACAACCCACGGTGTAGTGACCGACCCGAACACGTTCGAGATGGTCACGAGCTTCTACACCCGCTATGGGTATGTGGAATTCATCAATACTGCCACTAGCCTTGGTAACTCGGCGGACTACATGGGCCTCGTTGGAATCAACGCGGGAACACTCCGGTTCATCTGATTTTATTCCCAGTAATGGGAAGATAATCAAGGAACAAAGATTCAGGCCAGGGAGAAATCCCTGGCCTTTTTCTTAGGTTAGGAGCATCGAGAGGGATTCGGACCCCCACCCCGACCTAGTACGATCGTGCTCTGTCCTACTAAGCTACCGATGCCACCCAGTACGGGCTAAGGGCTACTTAGTGGAATTTAATCGTGGGGTAATTTGTCAATACTACCATAATTACTATTGACGAACCCCACGATTTCCCTACATACGGAGTATGATTCAATGCATGCTCTGTCAGCGAGAGTTCTCGCAGATTACCAACACTCATATGCGATCCCATCAGATCACGATGCCGGAGTATCGTGAGCAGTTTCCTGATGCCCCTACAGTGACGGAAGAGATTCGCGCCAAGGTGAGGGCGGTCAATGTGGGTGTGGTGCGCTCGGAGGAGACTCGTAGGCGTGTCAGTGAGAATCGTCGAGGTATTCGACCGGAGAATCATTCGCGCTATGTGAAGGGCTCGTATAGCCCGTCTGAGGAGACACGCCGGAAGATGGCCGATGCTCGTCGTGGTCAGACCCATACCGAAGAGACTAAGCGCAAGATCGGTGATGCTCATCGTGGAGTGAAGGAAACTCCAGAAGCGACCGAAGCAAATCGACAGGCCCAATTCGAATACTGGAAAGATCGACCGGGTTCAAACACAGGTCGTGTCTTTACCGAAGAAGAACGTGAATCGATGTCATTAGGCCGCCTTGCAGCGGAAGAAACTCGAACGTCAGAATATCGTGAAGCTCGACGAGATCGATTGCGCTCTTATGTCTTAGGAAAGAAACGTACTCCTGAACAACGCGAGACCTATCGCAGGGCTCGTATCAAGTGGATGATTGAGAATCCCGAGACGTGGCAGAAATTCACCAATACGAAGCTGGAGATCGAGTTTAAGGCGTGGTGTGACGAGTTGGAAATTGAATGTGTGCCACAATTTTTTATCTCATTGAGTAGTAAGACATCACATCCATTCGATTTTTATCTACCACAATATCATATTTTAGTTGAATGCGATGGTCCTCATCATTGGGAAGGACCATGGTGGAGTTGTGAAAATCCCGAACAAACATTCCTCGAACAGCAAAAGACTGATCAGTTTTGGACTATGCAAGCAGAATTCCTTGGGTATACTGTGGTGCGACTACGTGGGCGAAACCAAATTGGAGATGAAGGTTCCGGCTCTATCGACGAACAGATGTTGAAGGTGTTGGGTGGTTGATATCGTTTCGATGGAGATTAACCAAGAGGTATTCATGTCGGAGCGAGCCCTCATGTTGAAGAAACGTCGTGAGTGGAGAGCCCCGATTGAGACGTACCGGATCAGGCCGATACGTGACTGGGCCAGCACTCTGATTCTGGATCACGGTGAGGTACATCATCCCCGCACGTGGCAGCGATTCCCCACGGGTTCCGAGGTCCACATGTGGGTGAGCCGCAGGGATCGCCGTCTGTGGGAGCGGGAGCGCGTGTTCTGGCTCACCGAGAGCATCATTCACCGTGCAGATGGTCCTGCCCTGATCCTGACCGAGGGTGATCGGATCGATTTCCAGTATGAGCAGGGGAAGCGGAGACACGAACTCCTACACGGACCCCTGGTGATGTGGTTCATCTACGGGAAGCTCTACGACCCGAAGGCGTTGGGGTGCAGGATTCTCGATCAGGCCCCGTGGTTCCAGACCAACATCGACAAGATGCTCTGGATTCACGAAGCCAATCGCTACATATCTACGATGGTGCCGGAAAGTGAGAGGATATGATGCGTCGAAACGATAACGATATCAATCGGTATCTGGTTGGTGCTTATCCAACAGAGTCGCGAGAAACTCCCAGCCCTTTTGGGTGATCTCACATAGGTGACCGCGACGACCTGAGGGGGTTTGTGCGCGTTCGCCAGTGCGAGCGATTAGACCCTCTCGTCGTAGGTCTGAGCATCGCTGACCGTCACACGCAGTAGGGGGAAATCCAGCAAGCTGATAGGCTTCCACATCCAAAAGGGGGTTGTCACTTTTAGCATAGGACCAAAGGATTGTGATGGACTGCTCCGACACGTTTACGGAGGCTGCGGCCTCCAGAGAGGTATCCGGATCATTACGGCGCGTTCGTTGGCTCGGACTCAAAACCTTCATATTGACTCCCTCATCGGGTTGAATGTGGGAGTTAACAAGAATTCGTCAAGTTCTCGTGCACATTTCTCCCGAATCTGGCCCATAGAGTAGGGAAGGGAGATCGACATGATCACACTCAGATTGACTCCGCTCCAGGCCGAGGCCCTGCTCCAACTCGCCGGGGAGGCGGACTTTGCGACGTTCGAGGGGTTCCCCCAGGAGGCCAGACGGTGTCGGGCCGGGGAACGCGCGATGGAGAAGCTGGCCGAGGCTATCGGCCGCTACGAGGACAAGCAGAAACCTCAGGACTAGGTGAGACGGATCACGTCGAGAAATCGTTCTGCGATGACTTGAAACCCTGGGGTTTCGATCCCAACTTCGAATGATGACGAAGTTCTTGTTGATCGCGTTCATGGGGTGGAAGCTCGGCTACATCAGTGTGCCGGGTATTGCCACCGAGGCCGAGTGCCACGCACTGGTTCAGAGGATGAACCAGACGGAGGCGGTGGTCTACCAGATCAGGGAGAGTCAATACGAGTGTCTCCCGTACGAGGTTGGGGAATGACCGACAAACTAGAACAGGTCCGACACGAACTGATCGACCATATGAGGCGGACCCAGGTCGCCACGGTCGGTCACAGCCTCGGAAACACCAATGACGAATTTGTCCAGCTTCTGTGCGATCTGATTCAGGTCCACATCCAAGAGGCCGGGAAGAAGTAAACCAAACGGGGAAGGTCTGATGGCGAAGTATCACGTTGAGGTTGGGTATCGGACGAAGCGGGGTGGTGTCGCCCTGGGTATGGAGGTGGAGGCGTTCGGTCCGGAAGAGGCTGAGGAGATCGCCGAACGCAAGACCCTCAAGGGGTATCCCGCACGGAAGTGGTGTTACACCAAGGTGAGCGAGAGCAACACGACCACGGTCCGGATGCCATTGTGAGGCACGATGAGTAGTAAAGCACAGAGGATCGTCGATCTCGAACGTGAGATTGAGGTGGAGGAGAAAAGCCTCACCAGACTTCGAGAGCAACTGGCCAAACTCACCTATGTGAATCCGGACCCGTTCTTGGCGTTCCTGGAACGGCTAGAGGAAGAAGCCAACGAGTGGTATCGCGGTCCGGATCATTCCGGTCGGTTCGAGAAGCACTTCGGCAAGCTCATCATGGAGTTCGTCCAGGCCGACCGTGACCGCATTGCGGCTCGTCTGGATGCGACGATGAAGCTCACTGATGCCTGGGCTTATGTGAACCCAGACACACGTGGAGCTATCCGGGTGATGATCCAATCGGGTGGGGAATGACCGTGATCGAGCGTCTCGGGGGAAAGTATGGGGAAGAACCGCGTTCATAAACGCATCGACATGGGCCGTCTCAGTGCGGTCCCTTGCGATAACGATCCCCCGTATATTCTCTACGTGAATCCGATCCCGGAGGGTTGGTCGGATGATCGTGTCCACGCCGAGGGTGATATGTTTCTGGGCTATTACTTCGACGAGCACACAGCCCGTCACATCGCCCATGCGTACTCGCGTGGAATCCGAGAAGGGCGAGAGCAACTCGCCGAAGAGATTACCAAACTCGTCAGAGGGGGATAGTTTATGGATTGGGTTTTGATCGTGGCGTTTCTCTATGTGAATCCAGCCGATGCGACCCTACTGGGAGAGACCGGACACCATTGGTTCCGAACCGAGCAGGAATGCCTCGAACAGGGACCACTTCGAACTCTGGTCACGGCTCGCAATTATGGTGCGATGGGTGCGGTCCTGGCCTGTGTTCCGGGTGATACCCCGGATGATGTCAAGTTGGAGTTCGTCCTGGACCGCACCAACGCATATTGATGAAGCTGCTTCCCGCTCCGTATGGATGGCCGCAGGGCGTAAACATTCAGTTGCATGCACGAGGCCCTGTACGGGTTGAACCTCTGCTGGATGCGTTGCTGGAGGTTTCCTGCTATCCCCCGATCATACCCAAACTGGTCCAGTGTCTGCGGGTCTCTGGTCGGTATGATTGTCGTGTCCAGGATTGTGTGGTGCGGAATCTCGATCTCCCGGTGATATTGGATGAGGTCGGGATTGATTTGGTCGTGGACCTGGAACAACCCCTTGAGGGTGAACCCTATCGATCCCGTGAGATTCACTCGCGGGAGGAAATCCTAAATTGGCCTCATATGAGAGAACTTCGCGAATCTCTCTTAGCCCGGATTGAAAACCCCTAAGCCAGCACCATATCGGTGAGGGGGATTCCATGAAGTTATTGAAAGCCGTATTGAGGTTCTTCGACTGCTCGCGCCCACACGATGGGCTGATCGGGCGTTGGTGTAGTTCGAAATGAATACCACGGTTTTCTTTCTGATCGCGTGGATTCCCTGGGGAGATTACGCGGTCGGTCATGATCGAGCCTTCCTCGATCATGAAACCTGCCTGGAACATCGTGGAAAGGCCGCAGAGATGCTGGCCGAGCAGGAGCGTTCCGGTGTGGTTTATTGCGTTGAGGTGGAATCGTTGGACATCAATGACGCCTTCAAGAAACTATTCAAGAGGAATCTCTAATGGGCTGGCGGATCAATCTGGTCGATAACACCGTGAATGTCCCATCGGGGCTGGCTGAGGACCTACTCAGGGCGGATGAGTACCAGGAGGTCTTCTACAACCTTAGTGAGGTGACCACGAAGGAGCGCGAGGGTCGGGGCAAGCGTGTCAAAGAGACCGTGCGTCTCCATTTCAACCGGGATCATCAGGAGCATATGGATTGGGTCTGGCGTGAGGAACTCCAGGAGGTTCTTCTCCGATACGAGGTCAAGGGTGACATCACGTTCTGTGACTTCGACGGGGACAACTACGGAGAGTTCTGGGGCTACCGATTCGATGGCAAGGGTGGGATGACCAAGCTCAAGGGCCGAGTCGAGTGGGACGAGGTCAAGTAGATGCCTTGCCGAATCTGTGGCGGTGGCCATCCCTGGACCCCTTGTCCGGTAGCGATGAAGCAGATCAACGAGGCGCTGAACGAGCCCGAACCTGCCGCATCGACACGAAAGCCCGCCATTCGTAGTGCCGCAGTCAAACAGTATTGGCTGGATCACTATTCTCCGGGTGGATTTTGTATGGTCTGTGGTAATTGGGGGTTCATCGATACGAGGTTTACCTTACGCACCCCAGCCGGACAATCCTGTGGGGGTCTGACTTACTGCTTCTGCCCGAATGGGCAGATAATGAGAAAGAAGAAGACCGATCTGAACCAACAGGTTCGACGCAAGCAGGATCGGGAATTTCGAGACGACGTGAACGTGTGAGGGGGAAGTTATGATTGAATGGGTATTGGCAATTGGTCTGCTCTACAGCGAGACTCTTCCGGACGGCCAGAGTCGTGCCTACGCCAGCATGGGCGAACGCTACGAGTCCAAGGCAGGTTGTATGAGGGCGGGTTCGGACAAAGCCTTGAAGATGGCGGCACGTAATGGGGCTGGTGGCGCAGTGGTGTTCTGTGTGGCATCGGATGATCCCGCACTGGAACTGCTCTGGGACGAGACCCAGAATCGCGCTTATTCGCCTGAGAGAAACAAGGACTGATCATGAGCACTCTACTACAGCAGGTCTCGGACCTGGAGAATGAGGTCCTCAAGGGCCGTAAGGTTAAGACTGACCTGGAGAAGGCACTTTGTGAACTTCTGGGTCTTCCCTGGGATACGGCTGGTGGAAGCACGTCCATCTCGGATTCGCTGGAACTGCTCAAGACTAAGCTGACCCAGGTCGAGGTTGAGAAGCCCAAGATGACCGACGACTCGCCGATGGCCCGTCACAAGGCGACCGAATTGGGTGTGCGTCTGGGCCAGTTGATCCCGGATCAGACCGAGGCTCGTCGTGATGCCACCCATGTGGCGGTTGCGCCGGTCACAGCAGCGCGTCAATGCAAGCCCGGTGAGCCTGTGCAGATGGACTCGAATGGAGAGGTCCGGCCGACCAATTGGGACTACTACCCAGTTGGAATCATCGATCCGTTCCTGCGCGAGCCGGTCGAGGAGGGTCAATCCTGTTGGCTCCTGGTCATGCCCGGTACCATCACAAGCCTGATCCACTACTGGGAGCATCCGAGTTTCTGGATGGACCAGGGACAACTCGGACACGAGAGCGATCCGTCCTGCCGAGGTTGTGATTGAGTGATCGTGTTCATCTGATTTTGATGGTGATCAGTTCGATCTGTATGGTCGGATTGGTTGCGGGACTTGGTATCTGTTTACGTGGGGGATTATGAGCAAGTCAGAGAGTTTCGCACGCCATCAGGCTAGTGCCGAGGGGATCGGTGTTGGTAAGCTGATCGAGGGTGAGGCCGAGCGTGATGCCATCCATATCGCGGTGGTTCCCGTCACAGCTGGGACTAAGCTGTATCCGGGTCAACATGTGGGTCTGATTCGGGGTAAGGCTGACATCGGAACAACCTCGCTTGGTATTGTCGATCCCTATTTGAAATCACCTGTCTATGATGGACAAAAGTTTTGGCTCTTCCTGTACCCCGGTACCATTACGAGTCTCCGTCATATGTGGACTCATCCACACTTCGAGGGCGAAACCGGTGGGCATCGTCCTGGAACGATTGATCCAAATACGTTCGACGCAGAAGAGTTTCCACTCGCCGAAACTTCGGTTGAGGCTCTCGAAGCGAGTCTTCCACCGTCCATTCGAAAGAAGGACAAGCCGGTGGACCCAAAAGTAGCGGCGCAAGAATTCATGGAGGAATTCGCCCGAACTCATGGGATGGGTTCGGCTGAATCTGCCATCTCTCGTGGCCGTTATTACTTGGAGAACGGAGACTACATGAACGTGGGCGAAATGGAATCCTGGTACGTGGGTGATGACTTCTGGAACGCCTACGAGGTGTTGACCGGAGAGAAGGTCAGTCCGGATGATCGTGGCAGTTTCTTCTCCTGCTCGTGTTGAGGTAAATCATGGGTAGTTTTTGGGATCAACTCTTGTTCTTGCTGCGTGGTGGAAAAGAAGCCACGGTGCGTCCGAAGTCCAAGAAGGATATGGATGTTCCGGTGGCGGATGATCCCAACCATGTTTGGACCAGTTCCGGGAAGTGTCCGGAGTGCGGGAGTTCCGATTGGTATGAGGGACCATCGGGCGGAATGAGCACCAACTATATGTGTGCGAATGACGACTGTGAGGCCAAATACAACTTCACTCCGTTCGGGGGTGGTCGGATCATGCGCGAGTTGATCTCACACGGGAAGCTCTGGAAGAACTCGACTCAGATCGAACAGGAGGAGACCGAGTGAGTGAACATCGTCTGATCGAGAAGCTCGAAAAGCTGGGCCTGAAGGACATCCATGGCTTTGCCAACTTGGATGGCGTGAGGGGGATCACCCTGGAAAACCGTAGGGTGGACAATTCCAGATTCTTTCGCTGGAATTGCCTTGCCTACTTCATGGGCCATTACCAGCAACGGAAAGTTCGCGTCGGCTGCTACAGCAGCATCGATGCATGCCTGCTTTACGATCTGGAACTCCGTGTGAAAGCCCGCAATGACACGAATGTTCCGCCCGACGTGGACATCCTAGTTGTGGTGAGGAACTGATGCCGTACGACAATACACAATCGACGTTATGGGCCGCTGTAAAAGACCCTATTGATGCTGAACGCAAGCGAGTATTCCAGGAAGGATATGCGATGGCACGTGATCTTTACGGGATGAGCCGAACGTATTCTATTCCTCAGGGACAAGGTGTCAGTGAATACATCGCCGCCAGAGAGCAAGAAGAACTCGACCGAGCTTGGGAGCGTTGGTCGCGGGAACAGGTGGGTGCCTGATGCAACACGATCCGAAGTGTGCCGGTCGTGGGGTGTGGTTCACCGAGGAGGGTGAACGCACCGTCGTGACCGTCTGCAAGGCATGCGCCTGGGAGAAGAAGTGGCGTGAACATATCGTGGTGATCTCCTGCCTGATTCTGGGCATGGCAGTGATAATCGGTTTGGTGATGATGGATGTTTAAGGCCGTGCTTATTCAATACGTGGAGGAATCATGAAGGTCACCTACATCCTGTTGGCACCGAATGGCACGCCGCTCAATCGATTTCCGTATCGATCCGAGGTGGATGCGGTTCCCCAGAAGGGCGACCTTATCGAGGTTCTGGATGATGACGAACTCTACGAGGTGGTTCGTGTGAAGCACCAGTATATGAACCTTCGTACGAGTGCTGATAATCGCCCCTATCAGACCTGCATCTATTTGATTCCATACGTGGAGGAGAAGTATGTCCTTAGGTGAGTTTCTACAGAAGACACTGATCTTCTCGATGGTGTTCTTGCTCTCCTACCTGATGTTCGCCCTGATCTATTGGGACCTCCTCTGGATTCCTCTTATGGATATGGCTGGCCGTGTAATCTGGATCATTGTAACCACAATCATCGCGGGTCTCACAGCGGAAGAACTCGAACTGGATTTCGACAATGGCACCTGATTTCAAGACGCAATGTCAGATCGCACACGTCCTGCTGAACGAACTCGCAGAGGGACGTTCGATCACACCGGAGCAGAAGAACGACCTGATCCACTTCCTCTATGTGGCACGCGAAAAGGCAGAGCGTCCGCACACGGATGAACCCATCAACCTTAGTGGCCTCATCGAACTTTTCGATACCGCTTACGGCTGGACCATCGACGTGTATGGCGAGATTCACGGATTGGTCGCCGGAGATATGGGCTTTGAAGGTTCGGGAGTATTTCTCAAGGACCTCGTCGAGGACGCCCTCACAGTTTCATGGCAGAAGCGCGAATTCGACTATGAACAAAAACTCGGAGAATTCATCGCCGAGAGCGTCCGCGTGATTCAGTCCGAACAGACTAAAGGGACGGTCGAACAACCTGTTAGTGACTGACGCAATAGTGTAAATTATCGTTGTCTTATAATGATTTAGCTATGTTGTCTCATAGTTAGTTCCACTAAATATCCTCGTAGGAGTTTCAAAAACAACGAGGATATTGAGACATGAGTCACACTGATGATATTCGTGCACTATTGGCTTTGGTTGATGCCGATTACACGCAATTCCAAATCAACTTGAATGCGGCACAGACCCAGATTGGGACACTTACCGCGCAGAACACTGCACTGACCACACAGAACAGTTCGCTCGTCACGGCCAATGCCACACTGACGGCTAATCTTGCATCGGCGAATGCACTCATCGCCGAACTCAAGGCGCTCACCCGCAAGGGTCGTTTCAAGATTTATGATTCGATGCGTTTTCCTGGAAGCCCAGACCTCACTCGGTTTGGTCTACGCAAGTTTAAGATCGCCTACGAGTCAGAGTTTTGGCCGACCTCGGATCATTCAGTTCCGAACAAGACCTACATCAAGAACACGATGATTCCGAAGTGGAAGAATCAGAATCCTGGTCTGACACATCTCATCATCGATATCGAACATTGGAAGCTTCAGGACACGACCGGTACCGTGTTGCAGCAGAATATCCAGTACCATCTGGACGTGTTGGATTGCTTCCGCACGGATTGGCCCGGTCTGAAGATCGGTTATTACGGTGAGGTTCCGATCCGTAGTCTCAACCATCTCAATACGGATGTCGCGGCACGTACCGCAACGTGGCAGGCAAAGAACAACGCGTTGATGCGGATTGCGAACGCGGTGGATTTCTTCTGCCCGTCCGTCTATTCCCTTGTGGATCATCACGACGACAACGTGACCGCACAGGATGTGAATACGCCGTCCACGGCTAATGCCCAGAATAGCTGGGCTCGTTATTGCAAGGACATGATCTCGGAGTGCCGTCGTCTGCGTCCGTCGATTCCGTGCTATCCGGTCTATACTCCGCACAAGAGGGTAGCCGAGGATATTCACGCTCCGGCGGGTCAGTTCGGATATGAGGCGTGGTACGAGATGTTGCGCGTCGGCTTCGATGATCTCACTGCCAATGGTGGTGCTGCTGACGGAATCGTCATCTGGACGATGGCCAGTGGATCACCACAGTTCGACTACAACAGACCCTGGTGGTTGGCGACAAAACAATTCATTCAGGACAAGGGTATTGGTGCTTGACAAATTCCGGGAATACCCTAATATTCCTGGAAGTTCAAACCCGATGCCCCTCTCTTAAGGGCATGGACTAGAACTTGACGATTGAGAGAGCAGTCATCTCCGGCCGGGGCGAACCCGGTCTAGGCCCCAGGGGGAAACCCCTGGGGTTTATTCTAGGGTGGTTCCGATGGAAGTGCTTGGACAACGAATCGAGTATTGGTTTGCCGAATACAACGGGGCTGGTCGATTCCTCCGGGACGTGTTAATTCCTGAGGATAAGCTTCAGGAAGCGATCCGTGTTGGGAATATCCCGGATAATCCACCCCTCTATGATTATGCTCTGGATGAGGCCGAGAGTGCGGCTATCGCAGCGCTTCTTCAGATCGTGGTGACACCGCGAAACGTCTACGTCTTCGAAACCATGAGGGAACGCGAGTATCATCCCTAAGTAAGATTGCCTTCGGAGGGTAACGCAGGGGTCAGGCTTCGGTCTGGCCCCTTTACTTTTCCTGTGGTTTCCCCATATACTTGTGGTTTACCAGGAGACCCTGATGGGCTGTGACATCCATTGCTATCTTGAATACCGTGATCCGAATCCTGAGTGGAAACCTCAGGATGGAGTAATCCAGTGGACGGGTTGGTCTCGCATCTATCCTGGTCGAAACTACGAGGTGTTTGGTCATCTCGCTGGAGTTCGTTCCAGCACCGAACCTGTGGTGGAGCCACGTGGAGTTCCCGAGGATATGAGTTGGGAAACAGCGGGTGACTACTACCTCCGGATCAATGACGAATACAAGGATATGGAAGGATACACTACCCGAGAGAAAGCGGAGGAGTGGGTCAAATACGGGCACAAAATCATCTACAAAGAGGATGGAACGCCGGAGAAGGTCGAGCATCCGGACTGGCACACACACTCTTGGATCACCACAGATGAGTTAGCTCAGGTCTTGGGTAGGATTAATCCGAGTCATATCTCGGTGGGATACTGGGGGCTGCTCGGTGCGATGAAAGAGCTTGAGTGGCATGGACAAGAAGTCCGACTCGTATTCTGGTTCGACAACTGATGGGGTTCCTTCTCAAAGAGCGCGGTCGATTGTGGTGGCATGAGCGATACTATTCAATCTGCTCGGCCCACCAACGCAGCCGTGATGATTGCGATCTCTGTCTGACCGGAAGCTGGCACAACACCTGGAGACACAATCTGGAGAAGGCCCTGAACTGGGTCAATCATGATTGGTGGCTCTGGTGGGTGAATCGACCGAGTAGTCCACCGTAAGTTTCTGGAAGAGACATTTCCGGGACTTCGAGCGAGCGCTCCTCAGATCGAGGACGACTGGGTCACGGATGAGATTCTACTGACGGATGAGGTCAAGGATGTTGATCGGCACCAAGAAGGATGAGGCTTTGGAGGCGATGAGATTCGCCTTTGAGCAGAGTGATCGCTGGGACGGCATGGAGTTTCTCCGCGCATGGTATGAGGGCGATGGGGATGCTCTTGAAGAATGGCCCGAATGGCTAGAACTCGTCGAGACCCTACCGGAGGCACGAGGTCCGCTGGGGCGATTTTGGGATGGACTCGTGGAAAGGTTTCTGCTGCCATGAAAATTGTCTATCTGGTCGTCACCCTGTTCTACTCGGAACCACAGGACACCATGATCACGGCTGGATCGTGGCTCCAGGCCGAGGTTGAGGCCAACGGCATGGCTATCTGCCAGAACGATGCCATCCACTTTGCCGCGCCTTTTGCGGCCGAATGGGGTGCTGGTGGGGCCGTCGCCTACTGCGTGGTAGCGGAGAACCCCAACGACGCCCTAGCCCAGGTGTTGAAATGAACTGGGGCGATCTTCTGTGTTGGTTTGGTCTCCACCAGAAAGGGGATCGTCTGCACGTCATCCATATCCCGTCCAAGACCGAGATTCATTGTGGTGGGATGATCGAGGTTCATCACGCCGGTCGCACCTGCCATTTCTACGACTGTGAGCGTTGTGATACCCTAGTCCAATACTACCCGGAACAATCAAATGAAATTTTGCCTCCGCAATGATTTTAGCGGCAACTGGTTCTTGATCCCGGTCGAGCGCTGTAAGGAATTCGAGACCTGGAGGTGTTGGAAGGTCGCATCCAGGAGGGATCAACATCCTGCGAACTGGATGAAGCCGGTCGAACGGGGTCCAGTCGGTATAGTATTTGAAAATCCCAAGGAGGGATGATGCCCTAAATATGGGCATGCGCTTGAAAGATTTAACAAATCCGCTTTTCGAGACCCCACTCGGAAACTTCCATCTTCAGGGATTCAACGACGAACCCGTCCGGTTTCGTGCGCCCGAAATGAAGATGATGAAGCAACCCAGCTATGTGGAGAAGCTCGGCCGTGCGTTTCGGCGCACTCCCTTTATCTTCGACATCTACATGGATAATCGGGATTCCAATTTGGATGGGTTGGAGGGTGAATACGATCAGGGTGATGATTTCTCTTATAAAGAGAACCCTTATGATCCAGATGCACCAAAGAATCCAGTCGAGCATATGGAGAACGAGTTTTCTCAGCTACTCAACACGGTACCCAATGTGTTCTGGACCGAGCATGGCAAATACAATGAGTTCGGTCTGATTCCGTCTCGGCCCAAAGCAATCCGGATGATTTTCAAACGGAATGCCAATCCTGGTCCGAGTAAGATTCCGATGACTCCGTGGATCGTCGCCCATCGCATTGCCCATGGTATTTTTGATGCAGTCTCCCAGGGTGAGTTCGCCCACGATAGCATCAACCAGGAAAATGATGTGGCCGGTGCCAATCAGATGACTTCGAAGATCGTTGCTGAACTTGTCCGAATCGCTTCAAGTCGTGGTGTTCAAGACACCCTGGGTAAGCTCATCGATCCATTAGACCGCAACTATACCAGTCCGCTTTACTGGAAAGGGATGGTTCAGAAGCTTATGGGCGGATTTCGTTCGGCCCGAGATGGGACATTGCAGGATTCGGAATTCCTGATCGAATGCATGGCTCAGTTTATTATTCAGGGTCGTGTCACCTTACAGGGTCCGGAAACTTGGATGACCCGCGCGAGAAGCTCGGGTTTCTGGGGTCAGAACGTACCCAAGACGTTGCAGGTGGCATTGTCAAACAAACGTTGGATTACGAAAATCTCAAAAATGGTCAAACAGATAGAGGATGACTTGAACAAGGCATTCCATTCGATTCTCGAACACCTGGAGGGTGCGACTATCGTCACGATCTGATCTTGGAATTTCCCAAACCCTTCCCATATACGGGTCTGGGGGTTTCCATGTGGACGTTTCTATTCATTTGGTTATTGTCGGGCTACGTGCTCTGGCATGTCGCGTACCAACTCTTTGAGAAGTTGGAACACGAACAATGTCGGTCCATCACAGTGGGTCATCTTTTTCTGGGTCTGCTCATGATGTGGCTCGGACTGCTCTGGTTGTTTCCAATTCTCTTGGTGGTAACAGGACTGCTCATTCAAACCTATTACGATCCGTTGAGTGAGTTTTTCAGCCGTCGAGCCCTCACGAGTCCCTGTGAGTGGTTCCGAAAGAAGCAGCCTGAACCTGAAAGCAATGCACCTGACATCGAGAAGATTATTGGTGGGGATTGGAAGAAATGATCGGTTATATCAGGGAGAATTTCTGGCCCAAGGCGGTCATCGGGTTTGTATTCTATATGATGGTCGCGGGTCTAACCAACTCGTATGTCGTGCGTTATGATCCCGACTGCAATTCGATCTACCCGAACGAACGTTCTTATGGGGGTGGTGGTGATTTAATAGCCTCATTTTATTGGCCTCTGTACTGGCCGTTCCAGTTGGGGCAGATCATTAGCGGGTATGAATCGACCTGCGCCGATTCACCTCTCCAACAACGACCCTGATGACTTACGATCCCAAGGTTCTCAACTCCGAAGCTGACATTCGAGCAGATGAGCGCGAACGTATCATCCGCAGAATAGGAAAGCTTCTGTATCCGGATGATGCCGCGCTTGTGATCAGGTTGACCAAGGCGATCAGACAGAATGACGGTCAGTTGGTTCTGACCGAATTACCGGTCGGGCGCAATCCCTATACGGGTGTGCCGCAGGACCCCTCTGCACCAGAATGGCCTTATTCGAAACCCGAACCGGGTCCAGATCACAAGCAGTGTCAATCCAACAACGATGGAGAATGTATCTGGCGTTTCTGCCCGCAACGCATCGAGGGCGAGCCAGAGAAGTCCGGTCGTTCCTGCCCGTTCTATTCCTGGAGTGATGAATGAGTCTCAATGAGGAGCAGGAAGCGCATGTTCGTTCTCTCCTGACCAACCCCGACAAGGTATGCGGGTGTGGGTGGTACTGGAAGGAGGAGTGCGCCCGTCAGTGCTGGAGCCTGACCAAGCGCCAACCCGAGGAGGCTAAGATCAACAGCGCGATCCTGGACGAGCGCGAGCGCAACGCCAAGAAGATCGAGGATTACATCCGGAAGAACTACTGGCGACTCAAGGATGAAGAAGCAGATCGTCGTTGGCAGATGGAGGCACAACTTCTTCAAAGGATGGCCGCGATGATCAGGAAGAACGAGTATCCCTGATGTACTATATTCACGCGATCAATCCCCATCACGGAGCCGAGTTTGCCGATGTCTTCTTCGAAGGCTTCAAATACGGCCTCACACAGACTGAGGAGACCCCACTGGCAGTGATCCAATTCGTGATCATGTTCCCGACCTGGGAAGATGCTCAATATGCGTTGGATCATAATACGGGTCTGATTGAGGATCGAACCAATGGCAAAGGGTATGGGCGATCTGTAGGCTGGTGATCAGTAAGGGAGTAAGACAATGACGTATCGTCGTATGTTTGATCCCCAGGTTCGGAAGTGGTTCACTCGACCGATGATGGGCAAGCGCATTCTGTTATTCGCTCGCTCGACCGCACGAACCGGGGACATGATCGACATGGTCCAACGGATCGATGAACTCGACGGAATCCCCTTCGAGTTCGAACGCATCCGAAATGGTAGTCATCTCTGCGAAATTACTCCGGAAGAACTGATTCGAATTCATTCAAACGGCGGTTGATCGAACGCAATTCGTTCACACTGAGCCAATTATCCAGAAAGTAACTGAAGCTGCCGTGGACCTTATCGAAGGCGTTGCTGATCTGGACCAACACTCCCAACGTGATCACACCGGCAAAGAAGCTAGGTGCACCCACCAGAAACGGTAGGATGATGGCGGCCTGGAAGTAGAAGGTCTGCCATACTGTGAACCACTTGTAGGCGTTGAACAGGGCGAAGTAGTTGGTACGAACTCCCGTGAATAGCTCCAGGAGATTCGCCACATTTATCTGAGCTTTGTTGTCCTCACCGTAGACGAGTTCTTTGCGGAAAGCAGCCTCGACCTTCTGATTGTTATATTCCAAGCGGGGTAAGCGATAGCCGACGAACCATGAGATAATCATACCACCAATGCTGGTGACCAATGCGATCCACACCAAAGAGCCCGGTACGTCGAAGTAGGGAATCTTCACCACCGCAGAAAATCCCCAAAGCATTGGGATGAACGCGATTAGTGTGAGCACTGCCTTGAACGTGCCCAGACCAAGACTCTCCAGGATTCGAGCGAACCTCATAGTATCCTCTTGGATACGTTGGCTCGAACCCTCATAGTACTCGGTGGTGATCGCAGCCCATCGGGGAAGATAGTTCTTGGTCAGTGCCTCTCGCCAACGAAAGCTGAAATGCTGAGACACGTAGAAACTGGCCGTGGATAGAAGGATGCTGATCCCGGCCATCCAAGAAAACTTGAAGATGCTGGGTCCAAATCCGGCTGCATCCTTCTGTTCCAGAATGTTGTAGAACTCACCATACCAATTGTTGAACTGATAGTTCAGATAGACCTGCGCTACCGTAAGCCCGAGAAGGAGGGTCAAAACGGACCATGCCCAGATTTTATACTCTTTGGAACCGAAGAATGCCTTGAACATGGAAACCCCCTGACAATCTTGAATGTGTCTGAAGTTTTGAGGAGTTCAAGGTATGAAGCCCAATGACCCAACCCCCTGGGGTATCCACCATCTCGAAGACATGCTGGGTTCGAAAAACGCCCAAGCTGGACTTCCGGATGGCCGATATGTCCGTGCAGTCCCAGTTCCATATCCGGGCACCCTAAAGGAGCGCATTCGCGCTGCATGGTGGGTGTTTACGGAACGAGCCCATGCTGTGAAGTGGCCCGATTCGGGTGATTTGGAGCGTCACATCCACGAGACCGGTGGGCTCTGAACCTATTGAAGTTAGTGACAAAACTGTGACTTTGACAGGCGTGTTGTCTTATCCCTGAGCCAGTTAAATACGGGCAAATCCTTTGAGAAGTTTGCCCGTGAAAAAGCGTGTTCTGTTCATTTTGAAGCTGCGTCACTCCTATCAGGGAGAGACGGCGATCCATTTGAGTTCGGGCCTTTTCAATTCGGCTCGATTCGTCAATGACATGCTCGTACGAAATGGCATCGAGTCTAAGCTGGTCCAGGTCGTGGACAACAATCGGATCGACCGCGAGGTCTCCCAATACAAGCCGACCCACGTGATCATCGAGGCATTCTGGGTAGTGCCGGAGAAGTTTGACATCCTCACCAAGTTGCATCCAGACGTGACCTGGATTATCCGCAATCATTCGGAGATTCCGTTCCTCGCCAACGAGGGCAACGTGATGAATTGGATCGTGGAATATCTGAAACGTCCGAACGTGGTGGTGTCACGGAACTCCGAACGTACCAATGAGGAGATCAGATTCCTCGCTCAAGACACCCTGGGTATGCGGTGTGCTGAGGTTGATCAACGTGTGGTCTACCTGCCCAATTACTATCCGGTGACGAAGAAGCCCCGCAAGCACCGCGAGACCAAACACATCGACATCGGTTGCTTCGGGGCGATTCGTCCACTCAAGAACCATCTGATGCAGGCAATGGCCGCGATTAAATTCGCGAGACTTCTGGGTAAGCCGCTTCACTTCCACATCAATGTGGGTCGCGTTGAGGGTCGTGGTGAACCTATTCTGAAGAACCTCCGTGCGTTGTTTGCAGCGACTCCCGATAGCAAATTGGTTGAGCATGATTGGCTTGATCATGAGGAGTTTCTCAAGCTGGTTCGTCACATGGACATGGGACTCCAGGTAAGCTTCTCCGAGAGCTTCAACATCACGGCCGCCGACTTTGTTAGCCAGGGCGTGCCGGTCGTGGTGAGTTCTGAGATTCAGTGGGCCAGTTCCTGGTTCAAGGCCGAGCCCACTCGGTTCTGGGGCATTCTTGGTCGTATGAGCCTCGCGTGGTTCGTTCAGAATTGGATTCCTTGCTGGAACCCCAGCCTCCACGGACTGCTCGAATACAACAGAAAATCTCGCCACGTTTGGACCAGATATTTTCGTTAAGACTTGATTAGTCTAACCCCTTTGCATATCTCCTATGCAAAGGGGTTAAACCATGACAAGTCGTGATTTCTGTTATTGGCTCCAGGGTTTCTTCGAACTTTCCGAGCCTGAAGTCGAACTCAACGCGAAGCAGGTAGAATTGATTCGCAAGCATCTGAATATGGTGTTCTATCACGAGATTGACCCGAGCATGGGAGATCAAGAACATCAGGATAAGCTCAATGAGCTTCATTCAATGTCGTCCCCGGCATTCGACCTGACCAATTTCAGGGTCGCTTGCTAATCACAAAGGAGGACTTGCTATGGCTAAGTCCAGGAAGCGAAACCGTTATGCCTTTTGGTATCCTGTTGCTGCGATGATCGTGGCCCTTGTGGGAGCCTTAGTTTTCTATCTGGCCAAGTGACTTGACCCCTTCCGACCTGGGACTACCTTTGATCGGAAGGGGAAATCACATGAATTGGAATGAGTATCAGAAATGGGTTGACTCGGTTTGGATGAGCAGCCCGCCGGAGATTCCGAACGACATCTCGCACAAGCTGCTCCAAGGGGATGAGGATATCCAGGCTTATGTGAACAAGTTGTTCATGGAGAATCGTGAACTCAAAGACCTCTACGTGATGAGCACCGGTACCGCAGGCGAGGCTGGCGAGGTCATGGAGAAGCTCAAGAAGTATGTCCGAGACAAAACCCTTGACAAAGAAACCCTAAAGCTTGAACTTGGTGATGTGCTCTATTATCTCTGTCGTATTGCTTCGCAGTTCGGTATGAGCTTCCAGGATGTTATGGAGGCAAACGTTAACAAGATCAACTCGCGTAAGCAACGTGGCACAATGAGGGGTTCCGGGGACATTCGATGAATATCAGAACGACCCAGGCGGAGATGGCGACTCGAACCATTGAGAAGCAACCCTACAAGAAGCGCACCCTCTTGACGATCCAGATGGAACTTACAGAGCCTCAGGCTCTTGCCATGGAAGCCATGCTGGAATACTGGAACTCACTGGGTGGATGGGGATCGTCCCGATACGTCGGATTCTACTGTGATGGGGACGGAGACTTCAAACCGCATGCCCGCATCCATTCCAGTAGAGAACTTCCCGAACTCACGGACGAGCATCGTAAGATCGCGGTGGTCCAAGGCAACCCCAATGATATCACGGATCGTTTTTACGATTTCGATCCGATTGCCTGGACCCTACATGGTGATCCCAAAGACTGAGAGGTGTGAGATGTCCGAGCGTCTAGTTTGGGCGGCATACGCGATAGATTGGCTCGAATCCGAACGCGGATGGGGCAGCAAGATCGACGACACTACCTACTACAAGACCAAGAAGGAAGCCCAAGACGTTTGCGATAAATGGCTTGCGGATGAACTCAAGCGCAATCCCAGCCGTATCGCACCGGACTATTACTATCAACCGCAGGAACCGCGTCTGGTCGATCTCGGTGAGGTCCGCTACAAAGAAATCTTCGGAGAAGGCTGATGCCAAATCATGTTCAGAACGTCTTGATGGTGAGTGGTCCGGATGTGACCGACCGGATGCGAAAGTATTTCCTGATGCTTCCTGATCCGGATAAACCCGGTCAGATGTACGGTCCGACGTTCGATTTCAACCAATTGATACCGATGCCGGAGGTCGCGGCTCAGGTCGTGGAGTCGAGTTTGGCTCCCACTATTATCACGTTGATGGTGGGTGGTCCCGGAATGATAACGGCTTGGGATGATCTGTGTCGAACCGACCGCGATAAGATTCTAGGTCCCTGGATCGGCTTGGCCTATGAGAAGATCGAGGCCAAGTTGGAGAAGGTGGAAAAAGCCTATCCGGGTGCAATTGCCAATGCCCGTCTCATGGCTCGCTGCATCGGTGAGACTGGCTACAAATCCTGGTATGAGTGGTCGATCCATCACTGGGGCACGAAGTGGAACGCCTACGACAGTGTCATGCAGACGGTTGTTCGAGGTGAGGACAAACAGGCAGAGCTTCGCTTTCAAACCGCATGGAGTTGCCCCACCCCGGTTCTGGAAAAACTAACTGAGGTCGAATCCGATCTGACCTTTGAGTATTACGCGTTCGATGAGGGTTGGAACTTCATGGCGACCGGAACCGGCCGAGACGGCAAGTTTACTCTCAATAAAACCAAGCCTGAGAGGCGTGATCCAGAAACGGAACGTATCCATCAAATCTGCTACGGACGCCTTCCCGAATACGACGAGGAAGAGTAGATGATTCCGGTCTTTTTGCGTCCAGCTATTCATACCGAGACCCAACAGCAGTTCGCGGTGTTCTGGGAACCTGATAGGGGTTTTTGGATCGAACCAGACCTGATTTTCAGGGAGACCTTGTTTCCGGGTATCGATGAGGATGAAGCCCTGGCCAAAGCTACTCATCGTCACTACAAAGGTGGGCTCTATCGATTTCTCGACGTGATCCATCAGTCCAATGATGATTCGAAAGAGTCATTGGTGCTCTACGAGCATCTGTGGCCACACGTGCGTGGGCTCTGGCTGAGACCGGTCGAGATGTTCTTCAGTAACCTTGTTGATGGCCAGCCTAGATTCAAAAAGCTCGGGGTCGATTCTAAGCACGGTTGATCATTGAAAATCCCCCTGGAAACCCTATGTTTGGGTAGTGTGTTATTGGGGGAAATATGAAATCCGAGCTTAAGGTCAGACTCGCCGAGCACGCTTTCGGTATGATTGCTACCCGCACTGAGGCATCAACTGGTAAAATTCCGGCTGATGAGGTGGTGAGGGAAACCGCAGCCTATCTGAAGTGGTTTGAAGAGGTCCAGGGTGATGTGAACAACGCCATGGTCCTGACCTATGAGCAAACCCTGGACATCCTGATATTGGCGGCAGCTATCGCCCATCCGGTGCCAGACAATCCAACGGATCAACTCCATCACGCCAGTCAGCTTTTGGATTGGTTGGTGAGCCGCCACAAGAAGAACCCCCTGATCTCGATTCAGGACCTGATGTCTCTGGTCTCCCTATCGTCGGCGACGGATGAAGGTGAACCAGACACAATCCAGAACATCCTGAAACGTACTCAGAAGTATGTGGACCTGTTCCATTTGGGTCCGAAACTCAACTAAGGGGGTAATCAGTTATGGATCGTAAGTTAATGCGCAAATTCTCTTTGGACATGCGTCAGTCGGTTTTGATGTTGGCCAAGAACGATGTTGAGCCGCATGCTGCTTTTTCAGATATCACAGATCGTGCAGAAGCCTATCTGAAGTGGATCAACGAAAACAATCGTCTCCCAGCGGATCAGAGTTACGAAATTCTGATCCACGCTCGTGTATATGGTCTATCGACCGAGGAAGTTCTCAGAAACGCCACCCTGCATAGGAATTGGTTAACGAAGCCAGAAACCGAAGTCTGAGTATTGATCCGGATTCGGAACTCTGCTAAGGGTGGAACTTGCTGAAAGACGATGAGGAACTAAGAGCATTCTACGTGAATCTCCTTGATGGGGAGAGACACCTCGCAGAAGCCCGCGAATATGTTCTTCGACAGTCGTGGCGAGCCTTTTGTGTGACAGTAGAGGATCGCGTCTGGATGCATCTGGCCCAGGCCAGTCTGTTCCGGATGGCGATACAGCCACAAGGACCGAATACCAGAGCCACCTTTGACATTCCAACTCCCAGCGAGTCTCCGCCGGAGGAAGATCGAGAGTGGCTTGTGGCGTATTTTAGAGAACGACGCATGGATGTTAACTTTTGCTCAAATGGGCAAGGGACGTTCATGCACGTTTCCTGGCAAGTCAATCCTCCGGAATCACCGAAATAAGGTAGAGGAGGAAAACGAAAAAAGTTGTGGAACTTTTTCGTAGGTAGTTGTTTACTCCTTTGTGCCCTGCACGGGGTGTGCAGGTCATCCCCCACACTAAGGAGTAACTCTATGAGCGTTAGACCTGAGATCGCTCTCGAAGTGATCAAAATTGCCCGGTCACCCCAACAGGGCATGGCACCACGGACGGCGGAAGCGGTGATCGAAGAAGCCGATGCCTACCTGAAGTGGCTCGACGAACACACGGTCGATACCCCGACCAAGACCACACAGGGGACCGGCGGTAATGTCCATCCGATGCCGACCAAACCCAAAAAGAAGAAGAAGTCCTACTACATCCCAACCGGCCGCCCACCGGGACGCCCCCCGAAGAATAAGGCGGGGCAAGGCCAGGGCCAGCCAGCCGCAAATTCGCAGAAGGCCGCCGCGTAAATCCAGCGGTCGATCTCGCCTGTGATGAATCCCCCAGGGCAGGTTCCCCCACCTGTCACTGGGGGGTTTCTTTATGGGGGTTTCTGACTCCTAAATAAGGGGATGATTCCTGATCTTAACCATTCGGTAAACCTGATTTATTACGGACCTATCGTGAACGGGTCCAATGATGTCCAGGTCTTCCGTAATCCCTCGAAGGCCGAATTTGAGCAGTTACTGCGTGAATCTCAGTTCGGATCGTTACGTGGGCTCCTGGGCAGTCAGCTTCACCTCTGGGAAGCATTCAAGGCCACAGCCGATCAGGTACGTGAGACCATGGTCTCCGTGGGCAAACCCTTTGATGGCGTTGCCATTGACCTTTACACGACGGAGGTCTGGGCCAACTTCAAGAACGAACTCTATCGGTTCCGGAAAGAAGAATTCGACGAATGGGCACGGTGGATCAGCCAGCATCAGGTGCTGCGTCGGCTCTATCCGGGTGGCTTCAAGCTGCGACTGAGGAAGCAGGGACACGCCACTATACTCGCGGAGATGCAAGTATGAAGAAGTGGCAATTTTTCCTGATCACGTTTCTCTTCTCGTTAATCTTGTTCAAGCTGGAATTGCTTCAAGACATTCCGAACCAACTCTGGTCGGTGGGCTGCATGGCTATGATGACGGCCTCGATCATCGGCTCGGTTTGGTATTTCATGACCAATCGTCGTTGATAATCCCTCGAATTCTCCCTACATTTGTTTCAGGGGGATACCATGATTTCCTTTGTTGAAAAAATGACCGCTGATGTCTGCGACCATCTGACGGAGCTAGAGCGTCGTGCGAAGCAGGATGAGATCGATAACAAACGTTCCCGTAGGAGGGAGTGGGAAAAGCTTCTAGCCTGGGTCGAAGAGGGTGGGTGGAAGGCCGCCTTCGAGAAGGAATATCAGGAAGAGATGAAGCGCTACAACAAAAGACGTGAATTCTTTCTGATTAGTAGCCTTCGTGATTATCCGAGTTTCATCCCGTATGAGGAAGACACGGAGGTGATGGCGAGGATCGATGCCGCTTTCAAGAAGGAAGGTTTCTACAGTGCGACTTATAGTCCGCCGAGTCCGGGGACATACGATACGCAAGGAGATTCTCCGATGATTTGGGTGTGGGTGGTGAATCCGAATGGCCGATATAAGTAAGATGCGTGCGGCCGGAAGGCTCGCCGCTGACACCCTCGACTACATCACTCCGTTCGTTGTTCCAGGTGTGTCCACGGGCGAATTGGACAAGCTCTGCCACGATTACATCATCGAGCACGATGCGGTGCCGTCCAGTCTCAACTACAGGGGCTTTCCGAAGTCGATCTGCACTAGTCCGAATCACGTGGTCTGCCATGGTATTCCTGGTGAGAAGAAGCTGGTAGAGGGCGACATCGTCAATCTGGATGTGGCTGTGACCCTGGATGATCATATCGGTGATACTTCGCGAACCTTCCCGGTGGGGAAGATCGGGGTGAAGGCACAACGTCTGATCGATGTCACCCAGAAGGCCATGTACATGGGGATTGAGCAGGTCAAGCCGGACGCTCATATCGGCTACATCGGGCTCGCGATCCAAACCTATGTGGAGTCTCAAGGCTTCTCAGTCGTGCGTGATTATGTCGGCCATGGTGTGAACACGATCTATCATGATCAGCCTCAGGTCCCTCATTTCTGGTTCGGTAATCCTGGTCCGAAGATGATACCGGGTATGACCTTCACAGTGGAACCTATGGTCAACGTCGGAAAGGCAGAGGTAAAGTTACTCCAGGATGGATGGACCGTAGTGACAAGAGATCGATCACTGTCGGCACAGTTCGAGCACACAGTTCTGGTGACAGCGACAGGCTACGAGATTTTGACCCTGTCACAATTGTCTTGATGATCTCCGCATCGATCTCTTTTCGAATCTCATCGGCCAAAATCTTCTCAAGCTTCCTTGCCGAGAAGAGAGGATCAGCCATCAGTTTCGCCACATAACTGAGCCAGATCATTTTATCGGTGGCGGATTCAAAGTAAGGTGGAGTTGTGGAGATACGTGCCCCGCACTCCTTCTTGACCTTCTCCGGGATTAGCTCTTCGTCGAAGATGTAGAACGTACCAGTTCCATCCGGCCGGATGATTGCAGGACCAGCCGGATTATGACGGCAGTCCATATTCCACCATTCTTGATGACCGTCTGAACGTTCTATCGCGGGTTTGTCGTTGCGATGGCGATAGCCATGATGGTACCATTCCTGTACGATCATGTCCTTCCATACGACTGGATCATAGAGTTTCGTTATCCTGGCAGGTTTGTCATCTTCGGAATGAAGCTGTTGGGAATTGTTACGATTCTCGAAAATCGGATTTTTCATCGTATGGAGTGCCATTTGCCTTTATCTCCTACCCCACTATATTGATATTTCGAGGGGTTAGGCAAGAGAGGGTTTATGCCAAAGATCAAGAAAGAGATCGATTACCAGGGTTTGTATACCCAGTTTTACGAAGCCAGCACCAAGAGTCCCGAGGGGAACAAGGACCTGGATCAGGTCGTGGCGGAGTTCTTCGGTTACCGACAGACCAGTCAGGGCAAATGGAAGGCTCCACACAAGGACCTGCCGGGGCGTCCGGCCATCCCCCATTTCACCACCGATACCGACACGGCCCTACTCCTGTTCAAGTTGTTCTTGAAGGATTACGAGGTTCGTATTCAGGAGGACTTTGAACCCGCCAACAACCGCCCAGTCCTGGTCAAGGTCGTGCACTGGTCGATTCCGCGTCACCAAGCCAACCCTGGCGCGTTGGGCGTGTACGAGGTCCAAGGCCGCACCAGACAGCTTGCCCTGTGTATGGCGGCGATGAAGGCGTGGAGGAACCACGAGAAGCTCCAACAGAAGGTGGCCGCGTGAAGTCGCCCATTAACCTAGGCGAGGCGCTGACAATGGCCAGGGAGCTACAGAACGATCTGAGTCGTAACTCGGTCGGGGCGGAAGCGGCGATTGAACGCTCGAACGTCTTGATCACGTACATCCTGACGCGAATGCTCCGTGAGGAACGCACTCGCGCCAGGGACGCACGGTTCGATCAGGAATGATCAGCGAACGCCGGGCTTGAACGTCTTGCTGCCCTTCTGCGAGGGGCGGTCGGCCTCGGTATGCGGGGTGCCGCCGAAGCTCAGACGTTCGTACATCTCGATCATTTCGGCCTCGGTCTGGAAGCGCGAAATGTAGCAGGAGAAGCTGCTGGTCATTTCGAAGCTTCGGCGGTCAGTCACATCGACTTCCGACCACTTGTAGCCGAACACCGTAAGTTTGTCGTCGAAGTAGTCCTGGAGCGCGGACATGCGCTGCTGACCATCGATCAGATACCCATTGTAGGGGCTCGGGGTGTACGAACCATCAGGATGTTTGTCGTAGTCCTGCTGCTGGTATGTGTAGGTGCCCAGGTTGATGCCGTACCAAGCGGACTCGACGAACCTCACCTTCTGATCCTCGGTCCAGACCAACGGACGCTGCCACGTCGGGATGACGAAGCCCATGATCGTGGGCAACCCCTGCGGGTTGTAGAACTCTGGGTTCTCGGCCGCCCCACGGCGCATATGCAGGGGGTGAGCCATCGTGGACTGCATGTAGCTGCCCAGGTTCAGACGGGACGGCATCACTCGGGTCATGGAAACTCCTCCTCGTTAATCCAACAATTCTACCAGAAATGTAGAGAAACGTCAAGGAGTTTCTAGGGATATTCGATATTCGAGGATCGGTTTGAGGTTACGGCGATCCACGCAGAATGCCCATTTGATGGTGTTCTCGGGACGCACCGGGTATTCGTCCTCGGCAGAGACAAGGTTGGCGACCGCATCCAGGCAAGCATCGGCGGTTTCCATGTCGATTCGAACGAAATCCTTTGTCTGGGGTTCGGCCTGATAGGACAGAACCATGACAAAGTATAGCTCGGCTAGAGCCACGGACGACCCGGACAGGTGGTTGTGGTGGCCAGGGCCGGTCCCTTGGAGAGTTCATCCTGCTCCATGCTGATGCGGACCGCCATCTTGCATTTGGTACAGGGACCGTAGTAGGTGCCCATAAATTGGGGATCGTTCGTCCACTGATCCAGAGGTGGGATGTCATGACCGAGATCGGCCGCCAATCTCAACCCTTCATCGACGAGCGCCTTGAAGCGTCCACCGTATTCGGACTTGTAGAGACGATCCGCACGCATACGGGAACCGAATTTCTGAGGCATGTTTTGAATATATCTGAAATTAGCCGAAATGTCAAGAAACCCCTTGACTCCGAAAATGTGTGATATAAATATCGCTGCGGAATCGCCCATGTGGGATTCCCGACCGGATGCCCGAAAGGGGTCCAAAACATAACCTTGCTTTATTGGAGGATACGACAATGGCACGTGATCTGTATGCGTCCCTGTTTACTGATCCCCGTTTCCTGGGGTTCTCAACCTTGTTCAGGGACATCGACAGCATTCTCAATTCAACCGCCCAATCCTACCCGCCCTACAATATTGAGGCGCTGGAGTCGGATGAGGACGGCAACGCCACGAAGTTTCGTATTGTGATGGCAGTGGCCGGTTTTGGCCAAGACGACATCACCGTGTCCGTGGTGAAGGACTGCCTCTCGGTCGAGGGCGACAAGAAGGCCGACGAGAAGAAGCGGTTCGTCTATCGTGGAATCGCCAATCGTGCGTTCCATCAGAAATTCAAGCTCGCCGAATACACCGAGGTCGTCTCGGCCGATCTCAAGGACGGTATCTTGATGGTCGATCTGGAGCGCCGCCTCCCGGAGGAGGAGAAACCGAGGCTGATCCCTATTGGCAACGGCGATTCGCTGCTCAAACTGGACAAACCTCAGTTGAAGGTGGCCGCCGAGTAAAACCCAGGAGGGGCGGGCGTGACCCGCCCCTCACTTCTTCCCGTAGACCTGTTCGCCTCGCTCCAGGATCGGACAGGGTTTCCAGTTCTTGGTCCAGTGCTCGTCCGTCTGGACGTGGTTGGCACGGACATATTTGCAGACGTGGCGACGGAAATCCACCGCGTCGAACCCATCCCAGGTTCGCATCACGAAGCCCTCGCAGGGGCCGCCGAGTTCGGACGGTTTCTGGAGTTCCTTCTCGAACCACTTGGTGATCGCATCAACCTCGTAGAAGGTTCCGGTGAAACGGATTGGAACCAATGGGAGGTCGAATATTTCAGAGTCATTGAAGGTTTCATCCCAGTCCATGAAACGGTCGTAGGTTTCATCGAAATGGCGGGACGCGAACATGCGATAGGTCTGATCCTCATGGACCGGACCATACTCGATGGAGTGGATACCGTAGAGGTCCTCCCCGTAGAGAGCCATCCAGGGTGTGCTGTGGGTTTTCCACGCATGGTGCTTCTTGACCATGGCGAACCAGCCGTCACCGGCCGGGAGCGTGGTGGAACGGGCATAGACGTTCCCATTCCAGAGGCAGGTATTCCCACCGTCCAGTTTTTCCGTGATAACCACACGCTTGCCCAGGAAGAACTCTGGCTCCTCATGATAGGAGTCGTCACGGTGGACCTTCTGGGACCACGGCCAGTGTGGAGTGCTCGGGTATTTGGGTGGATGGGTAATCATGACCGGACTCCGGGTGACGAATCCCGAAGATATAACAGAAACCCCTGGAAATGTCAAAGACCTTGACCGGGATGAACGGGTCTGTTAGATTGACCCGATGAACTTTCTGTATCACGGAACTTGTGAGCGTGTGGCTGAGAAAGCGGTCTACGCCGGGTTGAAGCCGAGGGGCGTCCGCAAGGGCAACTACGCCCATACGGTGGAGAGTAACACCCGAGGCGTTTACTTGACGGATTCGGCCTTTGCTCTGCACTTCGCTGGGAATGCCACGTTGTTCCCCGCCGATGGTCGTCTCGCAATCATTGAGATCGACCGCCTCAAGTTACATCCCCTGAGTCTGTTTGCGGACGAGGATGCGGCTGAACAGAAGATTGCGGCCATGCCCAATCTGACTCGTGAGCAGCGCACTCGGTTTTTCAGGGATCGTCTTATCGATCTGACCCTGGCCGGATTTGGTTGGCAGGAATCTCTGGACGCCCTGGGGACATGCAGCCATCTGGGGGAGATCATCCCCCGTGCATTCACACGGGTGGCCTACATCAATCGCGAGGCTCGCCTCTTGCTGGTTCTGAACGGGGTTGATCCCACCATCAACGCGATGAATCGAAAGCTCTTGGGCGAGCGCTACAAGAAGATGATCCGCTGTATCTTTGGGGATGAGGAACCGGAAAAACCCTCCGGTGATTTCCTCCAGGACATGCTCACGTCGAATGTGATTCATCCCGATGTGTGGGCAGAAATCCGCGTAGGAATCGAAGTCCAAAAACTCTGATAAATTTTACAATCCAGCATGGTCGGGCTGACCTAAATACCGGGTCAACCAGGATAATTCCATGCGTCTTGTCGAATTTCTTGCCCCGCTCTATGAGGGAGCCAAATTAAGCCGGAAGGATGTCACGAATATCCTGGCTTGGTTCCGCATGGGTTTCGAGGTCGAGTTCTATTACGAGCGTGGTGCGAATCATTACCGGTTCAAGCGAGTTCGGTTGAAGGATTGGGACAAACTCCTCGACCTGATTGAGTTGAAGGGTGGGTCTGCCCTGCTTGAGGTCGCTCGTTCCCTGATCCATAACTGGGATCAGTTCGTTCAGGAATACAATTCTCATCAGAACCTGGGTTTGCAACCAATCAACCTGGATATGCTCGGTAATATCAAGCGGGGTGAGAGGGCTCGTGATCTTCCTTATCTGATGTTGATTCTGGATAGGCTCGACATGATGGGTCTTTCCCACGCCTTGTTGAGGATCAAAGGATCGGAATGGGTCCTGAATAACTTCCGCTACTCGTTCAGGCATGCGGTGCAGCAGGATGAGGATGGTCATTATATCACTGTGTTTCCACCTCAACGTGAAATCTTCGGGAAGCTCGCTCAGGATTTCCAAGAACAGTTTGGAGTTAAACTTTATCAGGAACGTGAATACGCGAAGATTCCCGGACATCAAAGTGCGGTGTGGCGTGTCATGGCTGATAGCACGGTTGACGATTCGGATAATCCACGAGGCGGTGCTGAGATTTCATCTCCGGCGATGGACATGCAAGAGGGTCTGGAGTGGTTGGAGAAGATGTTTCGGTTCATTGATCGAACTGGCTACACCAACAGCAATACCGGCCTGCATATTCGGGTCAGTTTCAAACAACCCAAACAGCTTGAGGACATCGATTGGTTCAAGGTTGCACTGTTCATGGGTGACGAACGTGTGCTCTCGGATTTCGACCGTCGCAAATCCACTTACACGCAGACTCCTCTGGATCGAATTCGTCAGTATTTCCGGGACCAGATAGCCAAGATCGGTGGTGAATCGAGCCGGGCCATTGCCCGGATCATTCGTCAGGATGGGTTTACCAAGCTGGTTCAGCCCATGCGTGACATGTTCACGCAAGAGGCTGAGAAATACAGCACCTTCAATATCAGTGGATTTCGCGATCACCAGGGTCGTATCGAGTTTCGTGTCTGGGGCAACGACAAGTATGAGCGTCGTTTTGACGAGATCAAACGCACCCTGTTCCAGTTCTGCTTCGCCGTGATTTTAGGTGCATCGCCGGACCTTCATGTCGATACCTACATGAAGAAGATTTTCAATCTGATCCGACCAGAACAAGATGTGGAACAGGATCGCTGGGGTGAGGAATTCACTCGTGATGAGAAGCAGGTGATCTCTCGTCTACCCGGATGGATTCAGCAACGCATCCTGAATGTGCTTCGGTCCTCCGGGTATTGGGTCAACAAATATGCGGTGCGGGCCATCATCGGATTGCTCCGGTTTGGAATGAACGCGGACAAGCAATTCCGGAAGAAGCTCACTCAGGCTGGAATTCAGATTGTTATGAAGAAGATCAAAGACATCGACAACAATCCAGCCCATGCCCTGGAACCGGTCGTAACCAATTATGATAAGATGCCAGAGCCGATTCTCCAGGGTCTGCTAAACACTCTTCGCGTATATCCGGAGACCTACAAGATGCTCCGGAACTACATTGCATATCGTGAGAAGATCAAACCGATCATCCCGCAGATCGACCAATACACCAGGAAGTCCGGAATCGCCCTGACCATGATCCAACAGTTCTTCGGAGCACGCAAAATCGATCAGATTCTAGCGGCAGTTTCTAGTGATCTTCATGACGCCTATCAGGAGAGTAAGCTCCAGGTGAAACCAAAAGTGATCTTCGATCTGATCTGGGAATATCTCCAAGCACTCTACGTGAACAACCCCCAGGAAGCTCAACAGAAGTTTCGAGCTTTCAGTGATTACATGGCATGGGCTAAATAAAATTCATGAGACTCAACGAGCTACAAGACCCCCTGGACACGATCCAGTACCACGAAGAACTGAACCCCGCTGTATGGCAGGGGTTTGAGATGCGCCCGGAGGTCCGTGAGGCCCTGATGAGGATCGCCGAAGCCTTCCTGACCTACTTGAAGATTCCGGGCCTTCGCGTGGAGGATGTGGTGGTAACCGGCTCCTCGGCCGGATTCAACTGGACAAAGTTCCGGGATATTGATCTGCATCTGATCGTGGATTTCGACCAGTTTCGTGAACTTTGCCCGGAACTCCTTGACGACTACATCCAATCGAAGAAGCGTATCTGGAACGATGCCCGTGACATCACCGTGCACGGCTTCCCGGTGGAACTCTACGTGGAGGACACCAAGGAACCCGCAGTGACCCAGGGTGAGTATTCCCTGCTTCGTGATGACTGGCTAAAGAAGCCGACCTATCAGAAACCCCAGATCAATGAACCGGCCATTCGCAGGAAGGTCGCTCATATCGTGCACATAATCGACAATTTGCCTCCGTGCAGGAATCCCGAGGCCATCAACAAGATCAAGGATAAGGTCTGGGGTATGCGTCAGGCTGGACTTGCCAAGGGCGGGGAATCACGGGTCGAGAACCTTGCGTTCAAGGTTCTCCGCAACACCGGTTATCTGGACAAGTTGACCCAGTGTCATGGTCGGGCCATCGATCAGGAACTCAGCATCTAATCACTTATCCCAAGGATTCTCTTGACATTCCAGGATTTTTGTGTAGATACCTGGAGGATGGAAGAGAAACAGTTTTACGAGGAGATCGGTAGGCTCCTCGAACAGGATCACAACTTCGTCCCCAGGTCTCGTAGGAGGACCCGATGGTTTCCGCGTTATCCCGGCAATGGTCGATTCGAAGGACATGGGATTGTCCGCTGGTACAACAGCGAGTCGATCTTTATGAGCTTCCGTGATCCCCAACTGATTGGCAGCTACGCAAGCCCGGAGGCCGCGTTGGCGGCCCTGCGAGGTGCGTTAGATGCTACTCCACGACCTGAAAAAGAAGGGGTTGATTCAACCCCCGCCATATCTCCCGGATAACACCCATTATCTTACGTTGATGGGCTCGGTGGCCTATGGCGTATCCTCGGACACCTCCGACAGCGACGTTTACGGATTCTGTGTGCCCCACAAGGACATGGTTTTCCCGCATCTGCGTGGGGAGATCATGGGATTCGGTCGCCAGAAAGAGCGCTTCGAGCAGTGGCAGCAACACCATGTGAAGGACGAATCCGCCAGAAAGGAATATGACTTCTCGGTCTACAACATCGTGAAGTATTTCCACCTGTGCATGGAGAACAACCCGAACATGGTGGACTCGTTGTTTACGCCTCGTCGCTGCGTCCTTCATACGACGCAGATCGGTGAAAGAGTACGCGAGCACAGAAAGCTGTTCCTGCATCGTGGGGCGTTTCCGAAGTTCAAGGGCTACGCCTACGCTCAGATGAACGCCATCGGCAAGCGCAACACGACCAATCCGAAGCGTATGGAATTGGTCGAGAAGTTCGGTTACGACACGAAGTTCGCCTATCATGTTGTGCGATTGGCGAACGAGTGCGAACAGATTCTCGATCTCCATGACCTCGACTTGGAAGCGAATCGCGAACAGCTAAAGTCGATCCGTCGTGGTGAGTGGACCCTGGATGAGTTGAAGGATTGGTTCACCAAGAAGGAAAAGCATCTTGAAGACCTCAATGCCAAGTCTACATTGAGGAACAGACCAGACGAAGAGGCCATCAAAGCTCTTCTGCTGGAATGCTTGGAGATGCACTATGGTAGTCTGTCCGAGGCCATCAGAATTGACCCGGACATCGAGGCAATGGCGAGGGACCTCCGTGAGGTTCTGAACCGTTATGTTCCCCAGCCCTAAAGGTTGGTACGAGAAGGCAGGTCGTTGTAGGGTTGTTCAGGTATGTGCCTTGCCCAAACGTCGTGAAACAACTCGGTTTTGTCGCTGTACCATAAACAGAGACCCATGAAAGCCGGTGGTGCCTGTGCTTGACGCCGACCAGAGGATTCGGATGGATGGGGAAGGGAACGCGCGTTAGCCTTCCCCATTTTCATTTTATGCAGACGGCAGCAGGTACCAGATGGTCACCACAGCAACACCCGCCACGGGCGCACCACTAACCACAGCGACCAACTGCTCATTACCCACACCGACCTGAGCCGATACATTGGCTAGTTCCACCTCGTAGATACCAGTGAGTTGTGGATTGATCTTATCCGTGGCCATCAAAACGTTCCCACCCCCATCCTCGATACGGATAGTCGCGCCAACCGAATAGGCTGTGTTGATGGCGACTGTAATACGACGGATCGTCGCGTTCGACTCTAGTGGAGCACCAATACTGGTGGAGGCGAACAACGCAACCGAAGCCATACGATACTTCACGTTGGTCGCGGGTTCAGAGATCGTGATCAGAACTCGACCACCACCCTGATCGGTCAGATTCACCACGGTGCTCTGGAAGTTCAGAATCGTGTGAGGTCCTCCAGCCACAGGCACCGCGTTCTTTTCGATTCCGATACCTGCCGAACCACCCGAGATGGTCACGGTAAGCTGTCCGCCGCCTCCGTTTGTGGCGAGAACACCGGCTCCAGCGAAGTTGATCCGGCTGAATGGACCACCCGCAACGATACCACCCTCGTCGAACATGTTCATGGACGCGGTCAACGGATTCGAACTGATCGTGGTGACACGCCCATATTCGTCCACCGTCATCGACGGATTCGTGTAGGGACCCGGTGTGAGCGAGGCCACCACAGGAAGACTGATACGCTCCCAAAATCTATTCTTCGGTGTAAGACCAAGAAGTGGCATCTATAAATTCCTCAGAAGACACGCTGCACGATCCAGCGAATTGCCGGAATCGTCGAGGCACTGCCCGATGTGTTGTTGAGTTCGACGGTGAATGCATCACCAGCAGTGCATTGGAACATATCGTCGGCATAAGCCGTGAAGGTGTTCGCGGCGTTCGACTCGACCACTCCAATATTACCCTCGGCCGTACCGTTACGACGCATTCTGATCTCATAACGTCCGGATACCGTGGCCAGTCCGACCTCGATGTAGGCAGTCATCCTATAGATACCATTGACTGGAATCGTCAGGGTATCCGTAAGGTTATTGAACGAACCATCATTGTCGAAGATGACCGTGGTCAGGTTGATCGTCGCGTTCATGCCGTTCGAGATGGCAAGATTCAACGACTGAGCACGGACCATGGTGTTGTTGGCGTTCGCACGAATGAACGTCAACACATCGTTCATGTTGGCCTTGCGATTGGTCGTGATGTTCTGATCAAAGATCGGAATTTCATCGGCACCAGCAATAGTTCCGATATTGGTCAGTCCGGTAATGTTCAGACCCACCTCGGGATTACCCACCACGCCATTACCGTTGGTCACACTCAGTCCGAGCCGGTTGGCCACGGCACTTGCAGTGATACTGCGACGAGCGAACGTGGCTGGTGCACCATCTGCGGTGCGAGCTACGAATCCGAATTGAGCAGTGGTGTTGATATTGTCGAGGACCGCTCCGTCTGCACTGACATCACGTCCATCAACTCGCCCAATCGGGTTATATGTGCCTGGGGTGATGCCTACGTCTGCCAATGGTGTATTACTGGTGTCAGCCAGAATTAAGTCTCCACCACCGGTCTTGTAGATACGCAAGGCCGTGGGCGATCCGACTGCATCGGCCACAATTGTTCCATCCGAGATGATACCGGGGAAGTTATTGATGGCCGTGGCCATGACCCCCGCATTAGAACCCGCATTGATTGTGATCGGTCCAATACCATTGATGGTGATTGTTCCCGCCGGTCCCGATACCGCCCCAAAGGTTCCCACAACCGATGCACGATTGTTCGTGAACGTCATGTTCGCGCCATCCATACGGATGTCGCCGTACTGGGTATCGCCGATGGTGTTCAGGAACAAAGAGTCGAGACCCGCAGTACCGACGAACGCAGCAAAGTCACTGATCGTGGCTTTGGTATTGGCAGAGCTTCCACTGTCATAGACCACGATGGAGTCGGCCAGATTCAGACCGCTGATCGAGGGCAGACCATTGATATCCAAACCGATCTCGATCACACCGGCACCGTTGCCGTTGGTCACACTGATGCCATTTAGATGCGAGGCCGCAGCCGGGCTAATTTCGCGGGAAACTACCGCACCACCAGAACGGACCAACACACCAGAATCATTGGAAATCGCATTGATCTGATCGATCACAATACCGTCTTGACTTAGATCACGGCCGTCCACGGTCTCGTTACCGATCATCGTGATATTGCCGGTGTCTAGGACGAGGTTACCCCGGAGAACTCCACCGACCTGAGTAATGAATTCATTCCAACCACCACCAAAGAAATACTCGGGCAATCCCGAATCGGTGTTCTGACGAAGCATGGCGTTTACAGGTGAGCCAGGACGTTGGGCATCGGTTCCGGACGGAATCGTGATCGCACCGGTTCCGGGAATGACCGGGTCCGTGGTGATGGCAAAAGTCGGATTGCCACTGACACCATCTCCGTTGGTTATGGTGATCTGATCGGTCGTACCTGTGAGAGTGCGGCGGTTAAACACGTTGGAGTTGGTTTTCACAACGATCCCGTTACCGGCACCGTTGATCGAGTCCATAACCAGACCATCCGCACTGACATCGCGGCTATCGACGGTTGCACCCGGAGCCATGGTGATGTTGCCGCCAGCAGTCATATTGATGCCGGACCCTGAGGTCATGATCAGAGAACCACCTGCGAAGGTGATGTCAGAACCCGCCCCTAATAGAATATCCGAACCACCCGTCATGGAGATGTTGCCGGTCATTGATCCACCAGAGAGTGGCAGGAAGGTTCCAGCGGTGGTTGAGATGGTGCTCCACACCCCATTGATAACGGCACGGAACTGTTGGAGGGTGGTGTCGTAACGAATCATGCCGTTGACCGCAGCAGGTTCACTACCGGTGGTTCCGGCTGGAATCGTCATGCTGGCGGTGCCCGGAATAACCGGGTTCGGGGAAATCGCAATCGCGATGTCGTTGGCGTTCTGGGTGACCGTGATCGGTGCGCCACCCGAGGTTATTGAGCGGAATCGCAGAGTCGTGCCGACCTTGCTCTCGAATATCTGTGCGCCACCACCGAGGTTAGACCCGGTGTTGATCTCACCCAGACTACCCACGAAGTCGATCAGGACCTCACCACCGCCGGAGTTGCTGATCCCGATCTGTCCCGGTGTGGTTGTGGCGATGGAGCGGAAGTTCAGATTCACACCAACCTTGCCGTCGAACACGCCAACACCCGAGCCGACGTTCGCGGCGGTATTGGCCTCACCGATACCCGGCGCGTCGATACGGATGTCCGTGGGGGTAACAACGAAGCTGACTCCGGTGCCCGGAATCAACGATTTGAACTGGAGATTCGGCAGGATTACCGGGGTAACCAGGAGACCTTGGCCCGCGCCCAGATTGGTCGCGGTGCTGAACCCGGTGGTTCCAGCCGTGGTAATTGGTGCCCAAACACCGTTCTGATAGACCTCGGTGCCGGTGATCGTGGTGTTGTAGCGGATTGTGCCCTCGTTCGGGGCGAGAGGACGCTGTCCGGTGGTTCCGGCCGGAAGGATTACGCCCTCGGGACCGACCGATGAAAGGTCAACAATATCACCTTCCCAGAGTACGTCTCTCCAATAAAACCTTCTCACCATTCGGGGATTCCCTCGTTAATCCTGGTATTTAGGCCCCAGGGGATTGACCAGATCGAGGGGATTCCTTACATTGGGTGCATGTTCAAAGCCTTGGCCCGGAAGCTGAAGGATTTTCTTGATCCGGCTCCACCATTCGAACCGAATGTGAGCGGGCAGACCTTTGCCTATTCCAACTCGCAGTACCACATCCGAGTAACTCCAGAGCGCATCCTCTACCACAACTTGGATGGACCGTTCTTTGACGACCTATATCAACGGGCGTGGTTCGTCTATGGGGAGCACCTGGATCAGGAATGGTTCCGATCCAAAGGAATTGATCTCCTCGACAAGGAGCCGTGGTTCCGAAACTCCATGGATCGTATGATTTTCCTGGACAATGCCAGGAAATTTCGACAAGATAATGTTGGAAAGATTTTTAGGGATAAAGAGGGAAATCACTACATCCTGGAACAGGATTGTAGGTTGAGGCTTATGGTCTCGTTTGGAGGCGGTGGGGGTGGGAGCAGTTGGATAACACCGAAGCCCGGTCTCGCTGGTGTAGGTGGGGTATCAGTTTACGGAGGTTCTGGGGGACATGGGGATACGCATACCGTCACCACCTAGTTCGGTGGGTCTAGCTCTGGGGAATCTAGGTCGTGGGTTGCGCAACGTCTGGTGGGAGATCACGGACCCGCCGACCCACAAGGACAAGAACTATCCCTGGACCAAAGAGTGGTACGAGAACGATGCCGAGGGATTCAACGAGCGTGGGTCCCACTCGCGCATCTTGGATCGTCCCGACCACATCGATGCATATTGTCGGAAATGGCATCGACCTCGTCCCTATGGAGGCCCCTCGACAATCTATCGCAATGGATCGCAGGAGTGGTTGAATAGTCGAGGGAAAAAGGATCGGGTCGATGGTCCAGCCTGGATCGGTTGGATCAAAGAAGCCGAATTCAAGGACAAGGATGAGCGTTGGGCAGAGGTCTGGTTCAAGGACGGACGAATCCATAGCCCTGATGGTCCAGCCATTATCGATCAGTATGGGCGAATCGAGTGGTATCTGCACGGGAATCGGGTGACCGACCCCATGATGGAGCAAGCCGGTCTGACCCTGCTCAAAGAACCTCCATGGTTCCGTGACAATATCCAACGCATGGCCTTTATGAGTCTCGGCATGATGCTGCGCGACCAAGGTCCACTTAGCAATGTTCCGACGATTGACACCCTCTTAAATCGTGGTGTGATGGTTTTTACGAACTTCGGATCAACTGGAAGATCACTTCATTCAACGTTCAATATCAATTCGTTATATCCGACCGTCATCAACCATCCACCAACCCCATAAGAAAAGGGTCGGGAGAAATCCCGACCCTCTTCCGCTCTAACGAAGACCAATTCTACTTATTAGAATTCGTATCCGAACGCGATCAGTTGCAGGTCGAACTGGTCGAACTGCGCCTGGACCGTGACGTTGGCACGGATTACCGCACCCGCCGTGAACACCTGATAGTCGGCACCGTTCGCACCGCAGATCGCGGGGAACGCATTGTCACCCTGACCGAGCGGCATGACCTGACCGACAGTGCTGAACGAGTAGGCTCCCGGATTGAACACGGTTGCGTTGTTGGTGTTGTCCAGCAGTTCGTCGAACTGCGGGCTCACGCCGATGTTCATGCGGAAAGCCGCCGTCGATCCGGTTCCACCACCCTGCAAGCGGTTGGTGATACGAACGAGAATCTTCGTGACAATCGCCGAACGTCCGGCGGCCACCGTGTAGATCGTGGTCTGACCGGTAGCACCAGTGACGAGACCCGCTTGCACCGTGGCTACACCCAGCAGCTTTTCACCGGAGAACTTACCGGAGACCACCACTGAGTTGTTCAGGTTTGTCGCGCCACCGATGGTGACGGTGCTGGCCACACCATCCAGAGTGAGGATGTTGTTGCCGCCCACGGAGAATCCGATGGAGTCCGCGCTGATCCAGTACATGCCGGTGTTGCCATCGTTCACGAACTGGTAAGCTGGGGTGCCCGCACCGAAACCGGTGTGCTGAAGAGCCGGAGCGCCGTTGGTGATACCGTTACCGAACAACACGTTTGCAGTGCTGATCGACATGATACGAGTGGCGTTCGCGGCGAAGCCCAGTGTGTTGCCACCGACGCGGTAGAAGCCGGTGTCGGTGTCCGCAGTGAAGCGGATCGACGGAGCCGCAGCGGTACCATCGGCGAATCCAACCGGACCCGAGAAGTTACCACCAGCCGGAGTGATCGACGACGAAGAGATCGCGTTGATCTGGGCCTGGATGTTGCTGGTCGCACCCTGGAGGTAGTTGAGTTCGGTCGTGGTGATGGCCGCGCCCGAGATTTCCGCAATACCAATCGGCACGCCGATTGAGCGACGGTTGTTCAACTGAGCCTGGATGTTCGAGCTTGTGCCTTCCAGGTAACCAAGCTCGGTGGAGCTAATCTGGGCGGGGAACGCACCCGAACCGGTGAAGATTCCGGTCAGTGTGTTCAGATCGTTGACCGAGGCAGTCAGACCAGCGAGGTTCGGAACCGCATTCAGAGCAGCCTGAACATTCGTGTTCAGACCGATCAGGAACGCCAACTGTGTGGTGCTGACGCCGGTTCCGGCGAGACCCGCAATCGCATTCAGATCGGCAGTGGATGAGTTCATACCGACCAGCTTGTTCAGATCGCTGGAGTTACCAGAGAATCCACTGATACGGTTGAGATCGGTCGCCGAAGCGGTGATGTCACCGAGCTTCACGATGTCATCACCAGTCCAATCCAGAGCATGTCCAGCCAGCACGTTCATATCGGCGGCCGACGCAGTCAGTCCCGACAGATTGTTCAGGTTGGTCATGTTGACGGTCGGAACCACGTTGAAGAACGAGTTCAAAGCCGCCGCAGTCACAGTCGTGCCGGTGAGGCTGGTCGGAACCGAGGCCGCAATCGCATTCAACTGGGTCTGCACATTGCTGGAGACACCAGCGAGGCGATTCAATTCGGTCGCACTCACAGTCACGTCGGCCAGCTTCTGCATGTCAGTGACAAGCAGCCCATACGCGGCGGTGCCCGTGAGCACGTTCACGTCGTTCTGGTTCGCCGTGATCACTCCGGTGCCGATCTTGTTCTGCTTACCAACGGCTCCGTTGGTGCCGTCCAGGATGTCGGTCAGCGTCTTGCTGAAGTCATTCACGTAGACCACGTCATCCGTGGTGAACTGTGGAACAACCGGGGAATTGATCAGGAAGTTCGTGCCGGTACCAGCGCACTTCAACTGGGAGTCGATGATCGCGGTGTTCGTACCCGGACCAGACTGACCGCCCGAGATCGCACCCATACGGGAATCACCATAGACCGAGATCGCACCAATCGAAGCCACAGCTACGCGGGCACGCACCCAGGGAGCATCGCTGTCGATGTCGAGAGAGAAATTCGCGGTGTGGCCGGTGAACGTCACCTGGGCCAGGGTCTGAAAATCATTCGAGCTAGGCCGGGCTGCATAAGAGCCCTCAATCAGCACCGAACCGCTGAATCCAACACCCACCTGCGGGTTGAACTGGATCGTGCGAACATCATCCGCACCCGGAAACGACTGGATCGGGCCTGCACCCACAACACCAGTCTGAGAAAGAAGAGTCTTCACTGCCATATCTGTTACCTCCGAAAGGCTTTCGGAGATTATTTAGCAATGGTGGGGGAATATCAGGATTCGCAAAACAGATTCGTGTAGATACGTGGTATGAACGAAAATGAACCTCTTGGATCAAAGGATTATGACCGTGTCCGTCGATGGCGTTCGAACCATCGCACAGCCTATAACGACTGGATGAGAAGGTATCGTCACTCGGGAATGCCTACAGAGAAAGAATTCCTAGAACAGCCTGAGGAGATGTGGTTTCGGAGGGATGCGAGGCGTCGATCTGTTCTGATCCAGGCTACGCCGGGTTGGACCACTTTGATAGAGATTCGAAGAGTTTATGAGGAGTGTTTCCGAAGGATTCCGAGCCGGGCCGTGCCCTTGTTGGTGCGGCATCAGGTGCCGTTGGCTCATCCTCATGTGTGTGGATTGCATGTGGGGGCGAATCTCAGGATAATGTCGGAGAGTTACCATCGTCGAGCGGGTAGGAAATTTCGTAGGGATTTCAGAGAGAAGGCCGAGCGTGACCATATGGAATGGTTGAGGAAACGTGGACTCGCTTGACAAACCCTGGGGTTTTCTGATATATTATGGGAAAGGAGAACTCGATGACCCAGCTTACTCTGAAGTATTCGCCGCGTTCCGAGCAGATCGACATGTTTCTGTCCGAGGTCCCGGCGAAGCCCGAGGAGTCTTGGTTCAGGAAGAACATCGCGTTTATCCTGACGCCGATCTGGATCGGGTTGCTCTTCCTCAATGGTATGGGCTGGCTCGACCAGAATTATGGGGACCTGCTTTGGTGGGTCCTGGGTACGCTCCAGAGCATCGGCTTCATCATGAGCCTCATCGTTGTGGTGGCTCTCGGCTACACCTGTCATACCGTTAAGACGGTCATTGACGGCGACAAGCTATTCGAGTCGGTTATGGGTGCCCAGCACAAACCTCTGTTTGACCTGAACAAGTACAAGCTGCGGGTGGCGGATGTCGGTAAGCTGGGCGCGGCCAAGCTGACCATGTGGCGTTTCCTGTTCATGAGCCTGCCCTATTGGGCGCTGCTCATGTGGAACGGCTGGATCGGAATTGCCCTGATGTCGATGGCGGCTCTGGTCCTGATCCATATCACGATCTGGCAATATCAGGGGCTGACGGAGATCATTTTCAAGCAGGTTGATCCGGCCTGGAACGGCGAAGTCAACCTTTAGTTCCAGTTCGATTTGATCTCGACACGACCAGTTCCGGCCGTGGTTAAGATGACACGCAGATAGAGGGTTGCCGGATCAACCGTGATGGTACGGGTCTGATACCGGTCCGCCTCGCTGATGGCAGCACCATCATCAGTCCAACCAGTCTCGGCTGGAACCTTATCCAACCGGTGGCGATTTTGATCTCCGCCCGGAGTCTTGAATATGAACGTATTGTTGTGTTGGAGTTTTACCGCTCCTGATCCCCAAACCTTGATATGGACCAGAGCCGGGGCCGGGGCCGCCACCTGATAGACGTTGTAGTTGCGACCGGTCACGGGACCGTTCCACTCAACCAGTACATCATTGACTGCTCGACCTTCAAATTTGAACATGCGGAATCTCCTCTTCGTCGTATTTATCTGAGTATCTAAGTATTGACGAAGCCTCAGGGGTTTGTAATATTAACTCTATGAAACTCCGCGCCACTACAGAGTTGACCGAGCGTATTCTGGAATACGGGATGGAGCATTATGTCTCGGAGAGACCTAGGTCCCGCTTGGACGAATTCCTGTATGGGGTGATGACCTTCTACCTGCCGGTACTGCTCCTGCTGATGAGTCTGGACTGGCTCAGTCCGTGGATGATCGAGTTCACCTGGATCACCCTGTTCCTGTTCACCCTCGTCGAGGGTATTCTGTGCGGACTCGCTCTGTGGTCGGAGGCCGTCTATCGTGAAAATCTTGGAAATCCCAAGATTCGTGGCCTCCTGGCCAAGCAGTTATTTTCCCAACGCGGTGGGATGATGATCGTGGGGAATTACCGTAATTGGACCCCGCTGGTCTGGCTCGCCCAAATGATGCTGCTCTACTCGATGGGGATGTCCTGGTCGTTTTGGATTTGGGCCTCGATCTTCCTCTGCAAAATCGTCCTGGAATTCCTCTACGCGAACCTCGCCCAGGAACTATTCCAGTGGCTCGATTCGGAATGGAAGGGTAAGGTTGTCGTAAGTCTTTCTTGACAATCCCTGGGATTTCTGGTAATCTCCGGCATCGGATAACCCCTGCCTGGAGGACTTATGGGTAAGACCCTACGCGTTGTGGATAACGAGGTCGATGAGACGACCCGCTACCTGCTCAAGATGATCCAGGATTTCCGCAAGGTCTTTGCGGACCTGCCTATCGAGGCGTTTCTCAACCCCAGTTCCGACGCGATCAGCTACACCGTCAGTGTGGTTGGGTATCACCTGGACAACGCCCAGGGCGACTACATCAGCATCGAGGGCGTCACCAAGGGCTTCCAGGAGATCGTCCTGGTGCTGGAGTCGTTCTACGATGGTCGGCCGGAGAAGAAGAAGTTTCCCATCGCCCAGTTCAATCTCGCCACGATGCTGGCGGTCCTGCGCGAGTATGGTCCGATCCGGTCGAATATCAACCGTCCCGACGACTACCGCTACGCCGACCGCGCCCACGCGGCGCTCGCCGCCCTCAAGGAACTCACCAAGGGCTGCGGTCGTGACATGCACGAGCCGGACAACGCGGGCATCGAGGGCCACGTCCTGGCCAACTACAAGAACAAGTCCGACGAGACGCCTCGTCCGGACCCACTGGTTCGGATCGTGAAGGACGGCGGCCTCTCGGTCGATCTCTACGTGGATGACCTGATCTACCTGATGGGGAACATCCGCCGGGTCTGATCGAAACCCCTTGAACCCCGGACCGGCCTATCCATATCTCGGGTAGGCCCGTTTTGTTTGAGGGGATTCATGGGGTTTTCCAAGGAAGAATTTCGCGACTGGTTGAGGAATCATCCCGACCGTATCGTAGGGCGATCCGGTACATCCTGTGACTGTCCGTTGGCCCGATTCATCACCCGTAGGGGCAGTCCTTATGAACATGCCGTGGTGAGTCTCCATGGCACACGTGTAGCCATGCCAAATGTGGACCCGTCCGGGTCCACATTTGTTTGGAAGGATTTTTCACTGGAACCCTGGCAACAGACCTTCATCAGAATCGTCGATGGGTCCAGCACAACCGAGAGAAGAATTTCACCAGATGATGCCCTTCGAATGCTGGAACACACCGAATGATCGATCTGTATGAGTTTGAGACGTGGCTCCGTGGATTTTCCCAGGATAAAGTGATCGCCCAGGTCAGGGATTGCTCGCATTGTCCGGTGGCGAAATTTCTGATCCATCAGGGTCATGAAGATGTGAGCGTGAGTCCAGGATATGCCTTGGTCGATAAGAGCCCGATACCGTTGCCGGATTGGGCAGCGGCTCTCATCGAGCACCTGGATGGTTTTGAGCCTCGAACCAAATACGGGAACGTGACCGCTGGGCACGTCCTGAACGTGCTCGCCAAGGTCAAGTCGGGCGAACTCAACCGAATCGGGAGCCAACAATGAACATCCCCACGGCCGTGGCCACATTCCTGGGAATCACAATCGGAGCGTTCCTCAGCATCGCCATTCTGCTTGGGTTATTGGGCGGACTCATCGTCGCGTTCGACTCCTTGTTCGGTGATCTCCCATACCCGTTCAATGCGATCCTGGTGGTGGGATCGAGCACCGCCGTGACGCTGGGAATTCTCGGAACCCTAGTGGTCCTGTTTCCGGGCAAGAAGAACACCAAGGGTAATGCTGCGAGCGGGCCAAAACCCTAGCCGCATATTGGTGAAGAGCCTACTTGGTGACCAAAAGACAAGGGGCCGAAAGGCCCCTTGTCTTTAGTCGAAATCCTCCTGGTCGAGTCCGGCGTCCCCGTAGAAGGAACGGGTCACGTAGGAGGCTTGCGGATCAGCCAGCTTTGAGCGGGTGGATGCGGCGGCATAACTGACACTGGCGCTGGCCAACCCCTTCATGGTCTTTGACATGCTGGCCACCGAATACGTCATGGTGTTGCCCTTGGCCAAGCCCATGGTCTGTCCCACGGCCCAGGCATCCTGGTTCGCGCCGAGATACGCCACGGTCCAGGTCTTGTCCTCTTCCAGGCGCTTGATCATGCCCTTCACGTCGCTGTCCTGGTAACCCTGACTGTCGGTATTCTCACCATCGGTGATGATCACCAGCAGGACGTTCGGCTTGTTCTGGGACGCCTTGATCTGGTCCTCCGTCTGCATGATGACCTGTCCCACCGCATCGTACAACGGGGTGCCGCCACGCGGCTGATAGGTCTCCAGGGTGAGTTCGGGCACCGCGTTCAGATCGACACTGTCCACGGTGCATTCCAGGTTGGTCACGGAACCGCTCGAATCGAACTGATACAGGCTGAACAGGGTTCGACCTGGGTTCTTCTCCTTGAGTTCCCTCAGATACTCGTTGTAGCCGCCAATGGTGTCGTGGCGGACTCGGCCACCCATGCTGCCGGAGCGGTCCAGGACTACTCGGATCAGGGTGTCGGCATCAATCTCGTTGTTCACTTTGAAATCGGTCATGTTTGGTTTCTCCTCAGAAACATCTAGTGTTGGTTGTCGTTGTGTACCAGGTGCGGGTCGAGCAGTAGCAGGATCGCGTATCCGGGCTGTGCACGGTTCCACAGCGGGGGCACTCCCATCCCTGTCGGGAAGGAAGCGGCCACTTTGGGATCGTGGGCCAATCCGGAGCAGTCGGATTGATCGGGACCGGCGCAGGACCATTGGGTCCGGGAGCCCATGGCTGCACGGGCGTCCTCGGTTCCCAACGGTATTCGTCCTCGGCCGGTGTCTGGCTGGGCCAAGCAATCGCGGTCATCTTAGCGCTTCCAACCCGGCGGGAGTGGGCATCCGGTTGATCCGGTCAGTCCGGGAGACTTCGGGAAAGGATTCGCCTCGACCTGGGTCTTCTTGTAGGACTTCTGGAATCGCTCCACCGGAACACCACGGCGCTTCAAACCCCGTAGGGAGTCGTAGTAGAACACGAAGATCGCCTGGGGTTGAGTCGGGGTCTCACGCTCAAATGTGGTCTCGACCGTGTTGAACCCGGTGGCCTTACCGAAGCCCGTACCCAGGGACTTATCCTGATCCACATCCGCGCAGTACATGGCCTGGGTCTCGAAGGACGGAGCGATGCCACGTGGTGCATCCGCCGAGTTGCTACCCAACGTGTTCGAGACGTTTGCCCCGACAGCGGAAGACGCATTCAGTTGGTTGGCCTGGAACGAGCCCGTACCGTGCCACGATTCCCCGCTCATCCCTTTGACGTACCGACGGGTGATAGTGGGTGGTCCATTGTAGAGGTTCCAATTCCAATTGAACGGAACCGGCTTCTCCTTGAACACCATGAACCCGATGGTGCCCTGGTTGGTCTCGTCCTGTCCGACCGCCTCGACGTAGGTCTGGTCACGCTCGTTCTCGGCGTGCTGCGGTTTGAACACGAACTTCGCGGCCTTCTTCGAGTCCACCTTCCAACCCGGAATCGTGATCGAGCCGTACGCATTCACGACAAATCCCGGCGAATCGATACCAGCGGGTTTGCCGTCGATCACACCCAGCCCGTCCACACTCGGGATGACCAGGACCTTGCTGGAGGAGTTGTTCTTGAAGAACAGTTCGTAGTTGGAGTTCTTGCGACCTTCGATGAAGGTACGGGCCTGATGGTAAACTTCCGTCACAGGCTTACGGTTGACGACAATAGTCGCCTCATACTCGTGAGTCGAGTTGTACATGACAGCTTTCCTTTACTGCTCCAGGACTTCCATGCCACGCATCACATGCTGTGGACTTTACTGCCTGAAGACTTCACGTGGCTTAATTGCCACGACTCGTATATAGGCGAGGAACAAATTTAATCCAGGGGTTTCCGATAATTTTCTAGGATTTGTTCCAGTTCGTGACGAGATTGACCACGTTGGTTGTTTTCCCCTCCAGGGCAGCATCCCAGAATCGTTTGCTCCAATTTCGATGCCACATGATTTCCAGATACGGGAAGTAATCTCGATTCCATTTGATGTCGTACAGACATCCATCTTGGGATTGGAAAACGATCAGATCAGCCAGACTCGTATAGTAGAATCGGGCTAAGTGATCGTCTCTCCGATGGACCGGGATTGGAATTTTCAGTGTGACGACACCATTGATCGCGTGTCTGATCGCCCTGGCCATATCCCTACGCCAGTGTTCTTTCTTGATGTAGTCCTCCAAAACCTGAATTTGTTCTGGACCGGACTTCTCGTAGAATCCACGTCGAATCGAGGCTGTTGTCATTTCGCACGCTTACGTAGTGTGGTGATACGAGGTCCTACTACGACGTTGGCGCTTTTCGGGCGACGAGCAGGATTAGTGCTAACTCGTCGTCCACCCCGTAGAGCTTTTTGGCGTTCACGTTCACGTCGTTTGAATTTTTCATTCTGACGAGCCTCAGCACGCATGGATGGATGTGGACGTTTGAGCGTGATTTCTTGTGGTGCAACGGGCTTACCAGCATCGTTATCTAGGACGATCTGGCGAGCACGCTTGCCGAGATAGTAACGCTCGACAACTGGATTTCCGTTGGCGTCGATGTATCGAATAATCGCAGTTTTGTTTCGAACCTCGAAATTCGTTATCTCACCACCCAAGGTGTGTCGGAGAGTTTGGGCAATGACGCAACGGTTTGGATCGCCAGGAACGGCACGATTGCAATCACGTTGAGTAATGAACAGGCGTAAGTCTGCCTTCGCATCAACCCAGTCTTGACCCATATCCTTGATGATACGAACTCGGTCATGATGAATCCGAGGAAGCTTCCGTAGTGTTTTAGTTTTCGTCGTCATAGTCGTTATCTCCGCATTACAGGAATACCGATATACTCTTTATTTTCAAGGAGTTCAAGAGGATGGTTGAAAATCACATGGTTATTCAATTGATGCGTGTGTGGTGGGCCTTGGCGACCCCTGAACCAGGGGTCGCCAGTTCGAAATTATATTGAAAGAGGAATGGGATAGAAGCAGGACTGCAAAAACTTGTAACCCTTTTTGCAGTCCTAATGGTTAATTTTGCACCCCAATATTTTTCTAGTTGTTTTGGTTTTCACAACCATATATCGGGGATGTTGCCCTCATCCCTGGACAATCCTGGAGTTTTGTGGTATTCTAGTCCATGCCCCTGATGAAGCCCTCTCTCAGATGGATACAGACCGACCTGGACTGGGTCCGGCCGTTCTATGAGGCCGCCGCCCAACTGGTCGAGGATGAGTTCGTCGAGAATAGCGTGACCGGCCATCGTATGCGGTTCGACCAGGGTCATCGGGATGTGCTGGTGGCCAGGGGTAACATCTTCCCCCATACCGACATGGAGTTCGAGCCCTGGGGCTATGTCCTGGTGCTGAGGACGAACCAGCCCGTGTTCAAGGTGCACGCCCAGCCGCCCCTGGTGCTCCGCCAGGGCATGCTGGTGGAATTCACCGCCCATCGCCGCCACAGCCTCCAGCAAGGCCCTGATGACCTTCTGGTGTGGCTCCCGTGGGACGACCATGAACAGGCCACCTGGAAGCACGCCCTGGCCTGCCTGGAACGACCCAACAGACTGTTTCAGGTTCTCTAGGGAATTACGGCGATCTCCACACCCAGGATCAGGGCGGTGATCGGCGACACCAGCAGGCTGTTCAGGACGACCAATCCCAGGATGAACCCGAGATAGGCCAGAACCTTACCCACGAGGCCACGAGCCTGGTACCAAGCCGTCTCCATGAATCGGATTAACAGGTAGGTCAGTGCGAACACCCAGACCAGCTTGATCCATTCGTAGCTGGTCTGCGGCACCATGATATCGTAGAGATAATCCCACATCAGATAACCATCCAGTTGAGCAACCCCATCATGACTTTGGTGGAGTAGTTAAGAATCAGGTAGAAGCCCATTGCGGCGAACTGGCAGAGGGCGAATCTGCCCAGAAACAAATCCCAGAAATTCTCCGAGTTCTGTGACTTGGCCCAGGTCCAGGCGTGCCACAGGGTGACCACTTCGAGGACCACAAAATAAACGCCGCTCCAAGGGGTATCGAAGAACTCATTCATCCCTGTGGAGATGAGGAATTACCCAAACAAATTCAAGTCCTAAATACCGGGAAACCCCTTGGGGAGACCCCGATGAGCGACCTTAGCACGATTGAACCCCTTGATTTCGGACAGAAAGTCTCCGAGGAAACCCGAAAGAAGATGGAACGCCTGTTCCTGATCTGTAACACCCAACTGGGTGGAGCGCGGATCACGGTCCATCTGGAAGACCTCGACTACCAGATCGCGTTCGAGGCGGCCGTAAACCAGTATCGTGTCACCCGGTCTCGACGGGTCTACGTGCGGTATGCGTTTCTCACGCTGGAGCCGCTCCGACAGGTCTATCAGTTGAACGAGCGCATCGACAACATCGAGTACATCTTCCGTGGTCGTGGATTGTTCGGGGGCGTCGGTGGTGGTGTGGGACGGTTCGAATCGTTCGGTGCGGCCACCGCCAACATCCTGCTCCGTGGCGGCGCGGGTCAGTATGGGGCGACGATGGACTTGGCCCGGTACGACTTTCTCATGCAGTACCAGGAGACCTTGGACCGTCTGTTCGCCCGCCACATCCATTTCCGGTTCCGCAACGAGAACCACACCCTGATCATCACCCAGACCCCGCGCGTGAAGGAGACGGTCGGGCTGAAGATTTGGGTGATGAAGCGGTATGAGGAACTCCTCAACGATCACCAAGCCTATAACTGGCTCCAACGATTCACCCTGGCAAAGCTGAAGATTCACCTCGGTGAGAAGTACTCGTTGTTCGGATCGCTGCCGGGCGCTCAAGGCGGAACCACCCTGAAGGGTGATGCCCTGAAGCAGTCCGGCCTGGATGAGTGCGAGAAGCTGGAAGAGGATTTGAGACTCTACGCGGACAACTCCGAGATTCCATTGCCGATCCGAGGATAACCCCCGATGCCAAAGTTTTCTCCGGTGAAGCCGTTCGAACTGTATGAGGCGGGTACCCACGGTGGTGCGCCCCGGAAAACCTCCGCGTTCATCCGGGACATCGTGAAGGATCACATCAACATGGGTGGGGTCCTGGTCAACGTCTACAGGATGAAGGGGGTATTCGCGCAGGATCGCGATGCCCTGAACGTGAAGGTGGATGATAAAAACCGGGTGGAGGAACCGACCCGGATCGGTGCGTTCATGGGGTTGCAGGACACGATCCTCGGTGAGAACCGCGACCGTGAGTATGACTTCGAGGTGATCCCCATGCTTCGTGGGGTCTACCAGATCAGCCAGTTCGAACTCGAATACGCCAAGTTCGGTATGGCCTTGGCCAACGACATCATCACGCTGGAACTCCATGTGAACACGATGGAGGCCGAACTCGGTCGCCGATTGATTCCGGGCGACGTGATCGAGATGCCCCACCTCCGTGATGTCGATCAGAACGGTCGAGTGGCCAACAAGTGGTATGAGGTGCGGAAGCACGCGTGGGCACCGAACGGGGTGGACCCGATGTGGATCAGACACATCATGGGTGTGGTCCTGAAGCCGCTCCGTCACCAGCAGGAGTTCCTCGATCTGTTCGAGCGCAAGGACCAGTACGGAAAGACTCTGGCCGAACAAGCCCGGACCCAGGCTCAGGACATGGCACTGACCGAGGCGAACCAGCGGCTCGCAAACGAGCACGCCTACACCACGTGGTACGACACCACCATCATGTGGTTCGACCCGGATCACCCTCGGAGAAAGCCGTATCGTTGGAACGACGATGGCAAGCCCGATAATGGTCTGCCCGTGACCCAGGGCACGACATTCCCGGCCAATGCCATCGAAGGGGACTGGTTCCTCCGCATCGATTTTGTGCCGAATCGTCTCTATCGCCTTCAGGGTGGGAAGTGGAAGCTTCGAGAGATCGACAACAAGCGTGAGTGGCAACCCTACAACTGGACCGCCAAGTTCCGCGACTTCCTGCGGGATCGCTCCGAGAAGGATCGCGAGCGCAAGTTCGAGCTACGTTCGATCCATGATGTGATCACGGACCGTGAGAAGCGTTCCGATCCGACCGGGGATGAGGACGAGCGCAAGAAGCTGGGGCTGCACACGACATGAGGCTCCTAGACCTGCTCGAAACCAACATCACACCGCTTGTGGGCTATCATGGCACGGCCATCGATAAGGATGAGTTTCGCCGACAAGGCGGAGCATTCGGCGTGGGAGCCTATTTCAGTCCGTCCTTCAAGGACGCGTTGGATTACGCTATGATGGATTCGGAAGTCGATGGGGATGAGCCCATCGTGATCCAGGCCGAACTCCTATTTCAGAATCCCTATCACCGGACCGATGCCAAGACGTTCCAGTCGGTCAGTCCGAAGCGCCGTGACGAATTGGAAGCGGCCGGGTATGACAGCATGATTGGCCAATATCCGAATGGTCAGCAAGAGTATGTCGCGTTCGATCCCCGTCAGGTCAAAATCATCTCGAAGATTCGCGGTCATGAGGCGCTTGAAAAATTCAAGAGCAGCCTTCGTGAAGATGTACAGCCTTCACTTATCCAGAGCCCCCAATTTCGTGCGTGGTTCAAGCAGAGCAAGGTCGTGGACCAGCAGGGAAATCCCCTAGTGGTGTTCCATGGCACCCCGAGCCCGCTCTTCGATAAGTTTGAGAATCGTAAAGGATTCACCACGTTCATGGGTATTCCCGTGGAGGTGCAGCGCCACGGATTTTACTTCGCCGAGAACGAAGCGTTCGCCAGGGAATTTGTGAACCAACCCAGACATCGTGGCAAGGGTGGAGTGATCCCGGTCTATCTGAGCATCCAGAATCCATTGAGAATTACTTACGAGGCTGGCATCTATTGGAAGGATGTCCAGAAGCTTGCCGCCCAAGGCGTGGATATGGATTGGATGGAGAATTACATTGGCAATCCCCAGAACACCTGGGAGTTTTTCGACGATAAGGAAGGCGAATGGTTCGTCCAGGCCATTAAAGCTGCGGGCTTCGATGGGGTTATGTTCGAAGAGAACAATTCTTCAGGTGGGTCTGAAACTGTCTGGCTCGCGTTCTATCCGAACCAGATCAAGCGGGCCATTCAGAGCGGGTTCAATCCCCAGCGGGATGTGATCCACGAATCCTGGGATAACTACCAGGAGATCGGCCACTACCGTGGGGCCAAACTCTGGTACCTCCTGAAGGGTGGAAAGCTCATCGTCGATGATGTCGGCTACATGATGGTCGGTGCCACCCCTGAAGACTTCGAGTCTGTCAGTGATGAGCGTGATGGGTTGATGAACCACAATCCCGAGATCGAGGAGAATACCCTCGCGGTGGGACGTATCGATGATCTCCGAAAGAAGATCAGCATCCGCACCCCATTGGCTCCGGGAAACTCCTACTTCGATCTGCCCGAGCGCACCATCGAGTTCGCCGCGAAGAAGCTTCGTCAGCAATACCCGGAGTATGAGATTTGGTACTTCGGAAAAGGCGCGAGTGAGATCAGGCAGATCATGGAGGACGAGCGTCTCCACTATTTCGACATCGGTCATCACAGGGGTGGGTTGATGTTCTATGTGATGCCGGGTGGGAAATTGAAGACCGTGAAGGATCAGGGTGTGTCCCGGTCCATGCACAATCCGGATGAGGCAGGGAACGCCCTGGCCGTGGGTCGTATTGATGATCGACGAAAGATGATCAGCATTCGCGATCCGGATGATCGACGCCCGATGGACGAGCACCGTCTGGATTACGTCCATAAGGTGTTGCGTCGTGCCTATCCGGAATATCGGATTTACTTCTTCAGGTATCATCAGCCCAGACTGCTGGAGGATCAGCCCGTTCAGGATCGCTACTACTGGGAGGACCAGAACACTGCTCAGTTCCGGATCGGTCCGTACGATTTTGAGGCCCGGTTCCTGCGCGGTCCGTTCGATCCGGATGATCATTATTTCAGGGTCTGGCGTGTGATTGGGAAGCGTCCCCAGGGTGGGACCGGACTGTTCCCGAAGATCACGGAGATGCTCAAGCGAATCACCCTGGAGTTCATCCAGCGCGTGAAACCCGCCGTGTTGGAGATCAACGGGGAGGATGCCAAGCGCAACGAATTCAACGCGAAAAACTACGCGGGGTGGACCCCTCAGGGATATCGTTTCGAACTCCTTAAGGATGATGGTCGTTACCGGATGTCCGGGGCCTGGAACGGAATTCGTGGTGTGGCTTTCGTGAGGGATCGGCAATGAGACTGCTCGACTTCCTCACCGAATCCCAAACCATCTACGGATGGATCACGTCCGAGGGCAAGTTCCTATCGGGAAGTCATGAGATAATCGTGTCCGAATACTTCGCCGATGATATTCTGCGCGATCATGGGCCGCTCCAGAAGGGCCAGTCGGTATACGACTTGGTCGAAGCCGAGCACTACGGATACGCGTTCAAAGCGGGTTGGATCAGGGTGAGTTCGTCCAATCGTGAGGTGGCATTCGAGGTCAGTCGCAACACCACCAAGAATGCGCTCCGGGGCATGAAGAGACTGATCAAGGACATCGTGGACGGTCGCCTAATCGGGATTCAACTCAACAACACCTACGACGAGTTCCCAGACGCTAGGCGGGCACTACGCTGGCTCAATCAGATGCGGCGTCAGATTGTCAGGGAATCCACCCTGATGGAGATGGAGATTCCCGAGACCGACTATGGCTACTGGATCACCGACCGGGGCAGAATGATTCCGGTTCCGGCTGAGGCTCATGGTGCGGTCGCGGCCCGTCATCTAGGAATCGATTACAGCCACCTCACCTACGATCACACAATCACCACGGCTTATGAACGTGGTTGGATCAGGATCGTGGACCAGCAGAAGTATACGGTTCGTGCCGGAGGCAATCTGGAGCACGTCATCCACATCAGCGTGGAAGACCCGAAGAAGCTCACCCGCGAAGCCCTGAATACGGTTCTGGGCTATCTCGCCCAGACCGATGCCACCACGATCTACCTGGACGTGTACGATCCGCACACGAGTCTGAATTTCACAAAGCCGCATCGACCGGAGAAGGCCGAGGTCATGCAGTTTTTCAAGAAGTTGTTCTTCTCCACCTCTCGCAGGAATGTGGCGGAGGCCGTGGATATCCCCGGCACCTACTATGGCTACTGGATCACCCACACCGGGGAGTATCTCCAGGTGGACGACGAGGCCCATCATTGGACGGCGCAGCAGTGGTTCGAACAGAATCCCCATGAGGGCAATACCCGAGAGCTTGGGGTGTTCGAGACCGCCTACAAGAAGGGCTGGATCAGGATCATCGACCCGAATGATCCCAACGATTACGTGCACGTGTCGATCCTGGACCCCAGAGATGTTGCACCGGCCGCAGCCCGCGCAATCCTCCCCTTCATTCGTGGGGTGGATGATCGGCGTGATCCCCACACGATCATTTTCGATATAGGACGTGGTTTCAAGTTGCCCCCATGGGGAAGCTACCCGACCAAGAACCAACTCTATCAGTATTTCCGGGAACTCTACAAGGCGAACCGTCAGAGGGGGAAAGCGGCATGAGACTGCTCGACCTCCTGATTGAGGCCAACATCCCCGATACCGAATACGGTTACTGGATCACCCATCATGGTGAGTATCTGGAGGTGCCCTACGAGAGCCATGCGATGGTTGCTCACAGGTATTTTCAGAGGCATCCGGAGGAGATAACCACACCCGGAATTACCGGTTACGAACAGGCATACCGTCTGGGCTGGATCAGGATCATCGACCGTAACGGCGTGAGCATCGCGGTGCGCGATCCCAAGACGTGCACGGCCGAGGCGCTGCGTGCGGTGCTCCCCTACATCCATCAGATTCACGACGACAACCAGATCGCGTTCGATGTGCGGTTCGCCTACGACCAGCCCAAGTTCAAGCGTCGGCACTACCCGACCAAGCAAGAACTCACCAAGTATTTCATGCGTTTCCTCCTCGGGAAGCGGCGACCCCAGATGGTGGCGGAAAACCACGATTGGTCTCCGTATGGGTATTGGATCGACGCGCAGGGTAAGGTGCATGCAGTCGCACATGAACAACATGAAAGAGACGCACGTAAAGCCTTTGGCATCCCTATGGAGAAGCTTACGGATGGCACAGGTGTGGCGAAGCGTTCAGGGTGGATCAGAGTCATCGATAACGGACATGAATTTGATGTCGAACTCGATCCCAGATACGCCACAAAAGACGCGTTGAAAAGTCTTCTAGCGCTAATCAAGAACGCCGAGACCAATAATTGCTATCTGGAGACTGGAAAAGCGGGTGGGGAAATGACCCGTCAGAAGCTCACCCAGGCTATTCGCGCCCTCCTGAAGGGTCAGATCACCGAGGAGGAAATCCCGTTCACCTCCTACGGCTACTGGATCACCGCCGAGGGCAAATTCATTCCGGTGCGCGGTCAGTTCCATCAGGTCGTCTCGGATCAGTATTTCCCTAAGGGTGAGGGTCTGAATCGGATCGTCCGCGCCTACAAGGCGGGGTGGATCAGGGTCGTGACGGAACCGCGCTATCTGGACTTCGATCTGAACCCAAGGAGTGTGCGGAAGCTTGCCCTCTATGGGGTATTGAAACTGATCAAGCAGAGTGACCCCTGGCCCGAACCCATCCGCGTCACTTTTGATCTGCTCGGGGCTACCCCGCCCACGCATAGATTCGATGGTGAGGCCGAGGCCAACGCGTTCGTTCGTGACCTGATGAAGCTCCGGCCGGAGGCACGCGTATGAGACTGCTCCAACTCCTAGAGGGGGCCATCCCCGAGACCGATTACGGCTACTGGATCACCGATCAGGGTGAGTTCATCAACGTGGGCTTCCAGGAGCACGATTACGAGGCAAACGTCCGCTTCCAGGGTTCGCCCGTGGCGGGACGTGTTGCGGCCCTGAGGAAGGGTTGGGTTCGTGTGGTTCAGAGTTACACCCGGTTGGAGATCGACTTCCTGATCGAGACCGTGACGAATCGTGCACTCTATGCGGTGCTCGAACTCATCAGGACGATGGACCCGGACGAGATCGGAGTGGATGCGGAACGGACCACTGGGCAGGACAGGTATGGAGATTTCACCGACATCGGCAAGGCCAACGCGTTCATCCGCGAGTTCATGAAGAGTCCCACTCGGATGGTGGCGGAGGCCCCGATCAATGCGATGCAGGTAGACCCCGATTTCAACGCGAACAACCTGATCCAGCAGCAGACCTGGACCGGCCCGAAGGAGAAGTTCCGCCCGGATTATCGACCAGTCGATGTCAAGGCTCTGAATGATCCTGGCGTGCTGAAGAAGATCGAGCGGCGCTTCCTTAAAGTGCCACAGAAGATCAATCTGTATTTCTGGACCAGTGAGGGTCATCCCAACACGGAGGAGACGCGTGGACCCGGCAATCTTCTCCTGGGTGTGGTACGGCCTCGGAATCTCGGTCTGCATATCGGTCCGGACGCGGCTCGTCGTGTCCTCCGGATGCCCGATCAGAAGCAGTCGATCACCATCGTGATCGCGAACAACTTGGCGACGGATGTTGGATTTGTCAGCCTGCGTTCGCCCTGGATGGTCGCTCACCGTATCGCCCACGTCCTGTTGATGACCACACAGGGTGGGAAAATTTCAGGGATGTTCAGAGAGTTCCTGGAGGAAACCCTGAAGCAGTATCATTTGGATGCGGAAGCACATCCCGAGGCTCTGAAGGACTTTGCCAGTCCCTGGTACCGCAACACCTATGTGCGGGCGATCTGCCACGTTCTGGGAACCACCCGTGCCGCACGCGATGGCAACCTGAACAACCCCGGTGAATTCCTGGTGGAGGCCGTCACCCAGTATATGCTGCTGGGTCGAACCGTATTCAACGCGAATCTCCCCTCGGAACTCCCCTGGGGGCGTCCGAATGAATCTGGGGAATACCACTACGACGACGCCGTCCTGGAGGGTAGCGTCCAGGAGTTGAACCGCTCCGTCAAACTGTTCGAGAAGATCATCAATCACGAACTCGGCCATCTCATGGAGAGTTCCGTAGGCAAGATCATGGTGATGTGATGAAGTTGATCGACCTGCTCCTCGAATCTCATCTCTACTACTATGGCTGGATCGACGCCGATGGGGTCTACCACGAGGGTGGTCATACCCAGATCATGCAGGAGGCGTTCTACGATCAGATCGTTTCCGATATGGACCTGGAAGGACGCGATCCTCATATCATCAAAAATAAGATGAATCTTGTCCCGGACAGTGACTTTTACCTGTACGGGTTCAGTAACGGGTGGGTCCGCGTCTACACCGAGGGTGGTGAGATCGGGTTCCAACTCGGTCTGGAACCGAGCCGTGAAGCGGTTCGTAAAGTCTACGAGATCATCAAGGATCGGTTCGACTACAAGATCATGCTCCAGATCGGTCAGGATTGGGGCCGCTTTGACGACCCCAGACAGGCCCAGCGCTGGCTAAATCAGCGTTATCGTGGGGTGATCACCGAAGCCGTTGAGATTCCCGGTACGGACTATGGTTATTGGATTACTGACCGAGGTGAGTTCATCCCGGTCGGGTTCGAGAATCATGAAGCAGAGGCGGAGGGCTATTTCCCGCATTACAATCCGGACGAGCATGGAATGGCTGGTGGTCTTGCCCTGAAGAGCGGGTGGATTCGTGTGGTTGAGACCGACGATGGATTGGGTTTTGGTTGGTCCATCCGCAACGTCACGAGACTCGCGATTTACCGGATGCTCATCCTGATCAAGGACTCGCCCAAGAAAGTCTATCGCATTGACGAGTACGAGGGTGGTAGTAGATCGTTCTACCGCGAGGTGGACGTGAATACGTTTGTGCGTGATCTGCTCAAGTCCAAGCTCAACGAAGCCCCGCTCGGTGACTTCCAGGTCGATCCCGATCTGGAACAGAATCTGGCCACGCAGCGTCGGAAGTGGCACGGCTACGAGCGTGAGAAACAGCACTTCTCGGACAGGGATGTGAAAGCGATTCGTGATCCCGAAGTGATCCGGAAGATCGCCACGAAGTTCGCCCGCATTCCACAGAACCTCAATCTGTATTTCTGGGCCAATCCTGATCCCGACTATGACTGGCACACCCAGAAGGGTGAGGTCCGGCTGGATTGGATCAGCGAGCGTATGGGACCGGATGTGGCCCAGAGAATCTCCCGCCTGAATAATGCGCGGAACCGGATCAACATCATTCACACCGGAAACCTTCGGGACGAGGCGTATGTGCCGATGCGGTCGCCCTGGATGATGGCGCACCGAACCGCACACGTCCTTACTCAGGGTTATGAGCCGAATATCCATGGGATGTTCGATAAGTTCGTCGAGAGCTTAACCCGGCGTGCTTATGGGGTGGAGTGGCCCAAGGTGAGTGGTTGGAATCGGGAGATTTTCCGTCGTGATTATTTCCGGGCCTACGGGAAGCTCCTCGGTCACATGCTGGGGCGGATGAACTCCGCCCGTAAGGGAAAGCTCGTGCAGTATGCGGAGTGGGTCTACGAGCGGTTCACCCAGTACCTGATGACGGGCCGCGTCCGTCTGAATCGTCAGCTTCCACGTCGTCTGGACCGGGATCACACTCTGAGACCGGGTGCGGAACAGTTCACCACCAAACTCATCGCTCGATTCGAGCACCAACTCGAACAGGCGTTCGAAAAAGTCCTGAATCAGTCTGTGGGTAAATATTACGTCATGTGAGGGACTTATCGTGAGATTACTGGAATTCCTCCTGTTAGAGAATCGCATTGATTTCCTTCGCCGGAATTACCAGCAGGCGTTGTGGGATCACGCTGTCCAGAACGAGCGTAATTCCCCCAGTCGCACGTTCATGCATCCGGAGACGTTTTTCGACGTGATTATCAGTACGGACCCGACCGGGGACAAAAAGTATGCTCAGTGGGTGATCCGTTCATATCTGGGTGGTCTCTTTCGTGTCGAGGATATCGACCGAACCAAGAGCTATCTGAGCCGATTCGATGCGTTGAAGCCCAAGCTGGAACCCGCACAGCGCGACATCAACCGCTACAAGGGACCGATTGATCTCTACACGAAGGTGATCAAGCCGATGGAACTCGTGGACACCACGAGTGAGCGTCAGATTCAGGCCATGATCGATGCTAAGTTGAAGGAGCAGGTTCGTGTCGTCTACAGGGGGCCGGAAGGCGCTGTGTATGTGCCGACCACGGAGGAAGCCTCCTGCTATCTTGGTCGTGGTACCCAGTGGTGTACGGCATCTACGGAGAGCCAGAACCACTTCAATGATTACAACAAAGATGGGCCGCTCTACATCGTCCTGACCCCGAACGGGCGAAAGGTGCAGATGCACTTCGAGAGCAACCAGTTCATGGACGAGAATGATAAGGAGATTCCGACGTTCCCGGCCAAGTACAAATCAATCCGTGGAGAGCCCGCCGAGGAGCAACAGAAGTTCAGCCTCGCTCACAACTATCGTTGGCTCAGTAAGATTCCGGAAATCGCCAAGAAAGCCGAACTCAATGGGGCACTTTGGATGTTCGAGAATCCCAGCGAGGAGATGAGGCAGAACGGTATCAGAAAGAACTGGAGGAACCTCTTTAACATCTCGAATCCCACCGAGGATGAGATTGAATTGGCCATGAATATGACCCCGCAGCCCCGCTATGGTCATCGAAACATGGCTCTGGTCGAGATTCTCAAGAAGTTCCCCGGTATCAGTGATGACTTGAAGTTGCATGCGGTTCATCTTGATCCCGAGAGTATCCGTCAGATCGTTAATCCGGGTCCGGAGGTTCAACGCTTTGTGGCACAGGAGAATCCCGATCTGATTCAGGTCATCAAGGATCAGGACCCGCTGGCCATGAAAGTTGCGGTCCAGCGGGTGCCCAGGACGATTGCCCACGTCAAGGATCAGACGCCGGAACTCCAGAGGCTCGCAGTGTCCCGAGTGGGTTCGACCATTCTGGACATCCCGCACCCGACTCGTGAGGCGATGCAGCTTGCGGCTCCGAAGAGCGGCGAATACCTCCTCAGGGCTTCGACCCGTTTCAAGTATCAGATTCCCGACGATATCCTGATCACCATGGTCAAGAACCATCCCAAGCTGATGCGTCAGATTGACAATCCCAGTCAGAGGGTGATCGACGCCTACAACGAATGGCTCGACACATTCGATGAGGATGCACAGAAATACATCGGCGGTAAATTTGTGCCACGTCCGAAGATGAAAGCGGCAGAGAGCCATCGCAGATGAGGTTGGTCGAACTTCTCAGAGAAGGCTACATCTATAATCGTGCTGGCTGGATCATGGACGACGGTAATTTCCGTGATGGTGCTCATTGGGAAGTGATCCGTGACCGTGCTCGTGAACTCACAGGCCAGCAAGAACCACATTGGAGTTACACCATGGGCTATCGTTGGGGTTGGATCAGAGTGTTCCAGCACACCAAGGAAATGGGTGTGGAGTTCCAGACCGATACAGTAACCCGAGCGGCCCTGAAGGAGTTGCATCAGATGGCTATGGAGTTCCTCGACCAGAACCCGTTCAATCGGATCGTCTATTTCGAATACGGCACCGAGAAAGAGCCTCGAAAGAACGCTGCCTTCACTGATCCCCGTTTGTTGCGTCGATTCCTCGCTCAGTTCCGGACGGCTATGATCGGGGGAGAGTAAATATTCGCATGGTACTCAAACGCAAACCATTTTTCTACGATGCCCAGTTGAAGCGCTACCTCGTACAGGTGATGGCGGCGTTCCGGGGTTATCAGGTCCAGACCGGTATCCAGCGTGATGGGAAGTCCCGATTCCTGGACGTACCGGTGAAGTATGGGGATATGGGAACGGTCGGAGCCTACATCATGCACGGTGGGTCCGACAACACCATGGCCTACCTACCGGTGATGGCCATCTACATGACCGGTCTCAGACAGTCGGACGAACTCCGCCTGAACCCGCAGCATCGGGAAAAATACAACTATATCGAACGCGCCATGACCCCGGACGGAGAACTCTTGGTGAACCAACCCGGCAAAAAGAAGACCGTGGAACGTCACATGGCCGTCCCATACACCGTGAACGTCGAGGTTCGGATGTGGGCCTCCAACAACGACCAGGGTTACCAATTGGTCGAGCAGCTTTGTACTCAATTTAATCCATCCCTCGATATCGAACTCCGGAATAGTCCGGCTGATTGGACGTTCATGCGGAATATCCGTTTCGAGGGCGAGGTTCGCATGGAGAAGGCCGTGCCCACCGGGTTGGAGGCGAATCCGCTATACGTGTTCACGTTACCGTTCGTGTTGGAGCCGGTCTGGATGAACCCCCCGGCCAAGGTCTACGAAACCAAGCACATTTACGAGATTCACGTCCCGATCAAGCAACTGGACGAGCGGATGGACTTCGACCGGTTCCAGACCCTGGACGAGTTGATTATCCGTGCGGACGAGAACGATATCCTGGTGTTCGAGAGCCTTGGATGAAACTTACTGATCTAAAAGAGGGTTTTGATCACCCATCGGTGATGTATCACTACACGGCATCGGAAAATCGTGCACGGATTCGTCGTCGAGGCTTGGTGCCGGGTCGGGCTGGGGGTGTGTATATGGCCACCAAATTGGACCCCAATCATGGAACCGGTGACATCTGGGAGGTAGATGTCTCTGGTCTGCGCTTGGACCCGGATCATACCACGGACCCTCCCGATCCGGACGATACGTGGTGGGTGTTTTGGAATATTGTCAAACCCGCTCGTCTTCGACTAATTCGTCAGGGCACTTCCTAACTCCTGATACGAACACGGTAAACCCCTTGGCCCCGTAAATATCGGGATAGAGAATTCTCTTTAAGCCGAGGGTAACCTTAAATGCCTCAACTGATTTCCGCTGGCGTCCGGGTTTTCGTGCAGGACCTGTCGATCTACCGGTCCCCGAATCCGACAACCATTCCTCTGGTGGTTCTGGCTACGCGCCGGAACAAGACCGCGCCGGATGGAACCGGCACCGCACTGGGTACGGTCGAGCGGGACAAGCTTCGTCTGGTGGCTTCGCAGCGTGAACTGCTCCAGAACTATGGTAACCCGGTGTTCGTGACGAGCGCGGGTGACCCGGTGTTCGGGGACGAGACTTGCGAGTATGGTCTGTTGGCGGCATGGTCCTTCTTGGGCCGTGGTAACCGCGCCTACATTTTGCGTGCGGATGTCGATCTGGGTGAGTTGGTGCCGAGCACCAATGAGCCGGTTCTTCCGCCGCCCGATGGCACCTACTGGTTGGACCGGGATGCGGTCGTCGGTGGTATCTTCAAGTTCAATGGCACCTCTTGGGTTGCGCAGGGATTTCGCGTGGCCACGTCGCCGCTCAGCGGCTCGGACGGTGCTGATGGGGATTGGGCTTTCGACTACACCAATCTCGATGGCACGATCCGCTACAAGGAAGGCGGCACCTGGAAGGCCGCGACCGCAGCGAATCTGATCGCGGATTTCGGCTCGACCTGCAACCTGCATGTTCAGCCCACCGCTCCGGTGAGCCCGCAGACGGGTGATTTCTGGTACAAGACGACCCAGTCCAGTGGTGGCACCAACCTGAAGGTGGCACGTTTCCGTGCCGTCGATGGTGTGTTTGTGAGCCAGCCTGTGATTCGTCAGCCCAGCATGCCGACGCCCAATCAGAACACAGTGTGGGAGGATACCAGTCTGATCGCGTCCACTGGAGCGCGTCCGCTCTACGTGGGAACTGGAACCCGGTTCATTCCGCTGGCCGTTGTGGTGCAGCCGAATCAGCCGGTGAGCGACCCCGAGACCGGCACCCTGTGGTTCAACGACACGTTCACGGACTTCGCCCTGTATGTGGAGGGCACCGACTTCGGTCGTGGCAACGAGTGGGTTCCGATCCTGACTACGACTGTGAGCAATCCCACGGCCGAGCAGAAGGTCATCTCGGGCAGTGCTCCGCAGTTCCCCGCAGAGGGTGCGATCTGGGTGGACATCCGGAATCCGCAGAACTTCGACAACTATCCGATCATTAAGAGGTACACTCTGGGATCGTGGGTGGACATCACCCGGAACGTCAAGATAACGGATCAGGACCCGCTGGCCAGCGCTGTCGTCAATGGCACGTTCTGGCTCAACCTGGGTGAGTCCAAGACCACCTTCACGGTGAAGAAGTTCAACCCCGACTACACGCCGAAGAAGGTGGTCCTGGAGGCTGGCTTCTTCGTGGTGGTGGATGAGACGGACAATCACTGGGAGCCCGCTGCCGGAGCGACCTTCGGTCGTAAGGCTCAGCGTGAAGTGGTGGTGGAGGGTATGCAGAAGGCCATCGTCGCGAACGAAGAGGTTCGTAACGAGGTGAACTACTTCCAGCTTATCGCTGCGCCGGGTTATCCCGAACTCTACGACGAGATGCTCGCACTGAACACGGACAACAACGAGACCGCGTTCATCGTCGCGGATACTCCGAAGTTCATGCGCCCCTCGGGAATCCCGGTGGGTCGTGAAGTGACCGTGCGGGAGTGGATGAGCAACGCCAACAATGTCGCGGCGACTGGTGAGCAGGGCTTCAGCCGGGCTCCGACTCCGTATGCGGGTTTCTGGTACCCCTGGTGCCTGACCACGAACGTTACGGACGGACAGGATGTGTTCGCACCGCCCAGCCATATGGTGATGCGTGCGATCAGCTACTCCGACAGCGTGGCCGCTCCGTGGTTCCCGCCCGCCGGTTACACTCGTGGTCGTGTGGACAATGCGACCAGCGTGGGTTACCTCGACAACGACGGTGATTACATCCCGCTGATCATGACCCGCTCCATGCGTGATATCGCCTATCAGAACCGTGTGAACCCGATCACGTTCATTCCGAACCGTGGTCTGGTGATCTTCGGTCAGAAGACGAACTCGGCCATTGCCAGTGCTCTGGATCGTGTGAACGTGGCGCGTTTGATTGCGAAGATGAAGTACGACTTGCAGCGTCTGCTGGAGCCGTTCCTGTTCGAGATCAACGACGCCGTAACTCGCCGTTCTGCTCAGGTTGTGACCGAGCGTTATCTGGCCGGGTTGAAGTCGCTCCGTGCTCTCTACGACTACGCGGTGCGTTGCGACGAATCCAACAACACGGCTGACCGTATCGACCGTTATGAGTTGTGGGTGGACGTGGCGATTAAGCCCGCCAAGGCCATCGAATTCATCTACGTGCCGATCACCGTCCTGAACACGGGTGATCAGTTCCCCTTCTAAGGAGCGCGGTGAATAGACATGGGTTGGCTCAGTAAGCTTTGGGCAACATTCCGGGACAGTGAGAAAGAGACGACCATCGTCATCGGTCTGACTGCCGGAATGTTTGTCCTGACCTATTTGGTCGCTTACCTGCTGATCGCGTTCATCTCCTGGGACCTTGCCTGGATCGCCGAGACCACCGCTGGTGGCCGATTCTGTTTCATTGTGGTTCCGCCGGTCTTGGTGGGATTCTTCAATTTGGTAACAGGTCGCTTTTTCTGAAATTTCCCATCCTAAATACGTTCGGAGGTTCCGATGAAACCGAACGTCGATCAAGAAAGTTTTAAGACAATCAATACGTTGTTGGCGGGTGAATTGGAAAAGACCAAGCCGCTCGTTGGCATTCCCGAAGTGGATGCGGGCACCCGCATTGTGGGACCGACCAAGCTTCACATCGAGGAGGAGGTCTGGGCGTTCGAATTCATCGTCGAGTACATCATGGCGAAAAAGCCCCAGGATGAGAACCAGGGTTTCACCATGGACGATTTCACCCGTCGCGATCTGGTCGCGGTGAGTCTGATTCTGGAGGAGAAAGATGGTCTCCCCAAGCGATATCGTGGAGAGATCATGCCGTTGCGGAAGTTCTACGAGAGTTTCCAGACCGACCGGGTCTCCCAGATCAGGATCGACCGCATCATGGACATGATGGATCAGATGGTCCGTCCCAGTGATAATTTCTTCATGAAGATCAATGAGGTTTGGATCAACAGGATTGCGGGTGAAAACCCATTCCAGAGGACGATTTATCGATGTTAGTCATGATGAGGGTGGGTCAGACCCATGCCGAAGCCGATGCCAAGATGCCCGGTGCCCACACCGATATTATGACCGCTCGGGGTTATGAACGGCTTCGAGAGGGTGGGGTGGAGATTCGAGACCGTCAATGGGATGTGATTTATTGCGGTCGGAGTGAGGCGGCAATCTGCGCGGCCCGTCTGTTCCGAGAGGATGTCATTATCACGCACGCCCTGGACGAGCGCCGGGGCGGAGCCATCGAGGGGCGTCTCTGGGAGGAAATCCGTCAGGAACTGCCTCCGAAACGCTACAAGCTGTGGGAACGTGATTATTTCCGGTGCCCTCCCGGTGGCGAATCCTACCAGGACCTGGAAGATCGCATCCAGACCTGGGCCAGAAGCACGCTGTGGCCCGCTCTAGACCGGAACCAGTCTGTCCTGGTGGTTCGGCACGAAACTCCCTTGAAGGTCCTGATGGGGCTCCTGAGGGGCGCGGAACCCGATGAAATCATCGAATCCCGTGTGGAGGCGGCGATGCCTTATTTCTGGAATGGCAAACGGCCTGATCCAAAAGGCTAAATACTTGGGAAGTCCGTAAATATTCGGGTCAGTGGAGAGAAACCTAAATGACTATCAACAGTTTGGCCAATTTTGGCGTACCGGGAATGAACGGGGATCGCTCTGCTGTGTTGCAGCCGATCTTTTCGAATCGTTTTCGTGTGCTGTTCTTCAACTTCGGTGCGGCCAATGAGCCTGCTCCGTATGACCTGACTCGTCAGATCAAGACGATCAACCGTCCGACCGTGCAGTTTGAGGCTCAGTCTCTCTACTCGTATGCGAGCACGGTCTACGTGATCAACCGTGGTGAGTGGGCCGAGATGAACGTGGTGTTCTTCGATGACATCACCAACAGTGTTCAGACTCGTGTTCAGAATCAGATCGCGAAGCAGCAGAACTTCTTCGACCAGACCATGAGCCGTGCTGGTGAGAACTACAAGTTCGAGATGGACCTGGACGTGCTCGCGGGTGGAGCCTCGGCCGGTGCCTCTGCTGCGGACCCCAACATCCTTCAGAAGTGGTGCTACGCCGGATGCATGCTGACCAACGTGGAACTCGGCGAGATGAACTACGACGAGCAGCGTTACATGACGATCAACTGCACGATCCGTTA